CGTGCACAAGGCGATGATCTTTTTGCTCCCAACTGTAGTTGCTATGAAACTTTCCATTGGCATGAAAGTACACGTCGTACGTGTAGTTGAGATCATAATTAGGTACAACAAAATCAGGATCAAGCGCACGTAATTGCGTTTCAAAGTAGCCGAGCGCGGCCAGAATAGTGTTGCTGGCACGAGCGTGAGAGTAATTCCAACGCTCCTTGTCTTTGGGGTGCAGCATTTTGTAGTAGTTCTGCATGAGCTTCCCAAATTGCGTCTCCAGGTAGTTTGAAAACGCATAGGAAAGGTACTCTTCTATGGTTTCTCCGCCAGATTTACCACCTTTGAGCATTAATATTTCTGGATAGTCAGCCATGAATGTTCCCAGGCCGTATTCCTGAATATAGGTCTGTTCTTTTTTGTAGATGATCTTTTGTGAGTCGCGAAAGGTGAGCAGGTATTTGAGCACCATTGGCTCAACTGTGAGTGGTTTCTTCATACTATTCCTCCATCCCCCATTGTGGTCGGTAATCAATGCCAAGCTCGTGCCGTTTGAGCCCAAAGAAAGGGAAATCAAAGAGTGTGAGCTGTAGTTTTGCGATGTCATGATTTTTGCGCATCATGTTTGCGAGCTTCCGTCTGGCCTCGCCATAGCCCAATTGATACTCCTTACTGATATGCCCCTGGCATTTTGTTTCGTTTTCAATGGCGCACGCTGCGCAGTGGGTATAATAGGTTTCGACAAAAAAGTCTCTTTTCCCTGGCATACTTCCACGTTGTATCCAATTGCCAAAAGTCTCGATATAATAGTTGGGAACGGTAATCGTCAGACCGCGCATCCCTGGCGTGTTATCCAGTTCGAACACGCCAAAGCAGGTTTTTTTATCCCACTTGACCAGCCTTGAGGCTCTTGCGTGTTGGAGCGATCCATTCAGCGGAACAACAAGTCCGTCAATACGACTTAACATGAAATCTCCTTTTTGGAAAACAGAATGCCGGTCGCTTTACTTATTTCTATCAGCAGGCCGTTAAGTGACACATTACAAAGCTGGAGTGAAGGAAATGCTCCGACAACGGTAGCAAAATAATAGCCAGAAACGTGCTTGAGGGTGATAAGACAACGCGAAGTGCGAATTGTATATGGGTGCATTAGTTTTCTCCTCGAATACTATTTTTCTTCTTTAACAAGTATACCTGCTCTCCTCTGTTACGTCAAGAATTAATTCTCTGTATTTTCAGAAAGGAGAGCAAGAAAAAACTACCAGGATACCCAAAAGCGAAATTCGCCAATTCCACCATCATTGGGTGGGAACTCGTTGACGAAGAGGGTGAGAATTTCTTTTACCCAGGCAGGAGTAACTTCTTCACGGCTCCAGGTATCGAAGTCCATCCTAAAGTAGCAGCCGTTGTGGATTTCGTTTAATCCAAGTATCCAGTGCCAAAAGTTCTGATATGGACGGCTACGGTCTTCCCACGTCTTGCTATAATTGTCTATATCAATGCTATATTTCTCGTTTATCCAGGCTTCGCACTCATGATAATCATATGCTGGTTCCTGCTGCTTGGGCTTCGGTTTCTCCACTCGTTTTCTCCTCTCTGTTGCGTAGTACTACTGCATGCCGATAATCTCCACGTGTGTGAAAGAAACGCTCATGCTCTATCTCAGAATGACGAAACACCATATCGAGCAGATCCCACCAATCGTTCGGGTCGTTGCTCTCGTATTCTGGCTCTACCTCAACGTACGCGAGCCAATCCAGGTAGTTTGCAATACCATTTTCTATTTCTGGCAGCGAGAAGACGCGTTGGTAATACGTGCTCTCGTAGCCAAGTAAGATGTCTCTACTCATCTACAGCTCCTTTGCGCGTGCTTCAATTTGTGTTTCATACTTCTCGGCATTGATCACAACATCGCGGCTGTAGTTCACTAGCCCCTTGCAGACGATTTGCTGTTCAATTTCAGCGTGGTAGAGGACGGTCTCCAGGTGATATTGCCAGTCTTCTCTGTCGGTTCCTTCAACTTCAGGCTGCATACCTTCGCGACGATTCCAGGCCAGGTAATTGAGAATAGCGTTATCAATCTCTGGCTCTGAAAATGCTCGTTCGTAGTACTCGCTATAATAGACGTTCATGCTGTTCCTTTCTTATAAGTAATCTTGTTCCCAGGCAGCGGGTACGCCACCAGATTCGTAGTCTTCTAGTTCTTGTGTTGGATCATCGTGTTCATCATCTTGCGCTTCAGAAAACGACCAGGAGATACCTTGCGCCATTCCTTCGTAGATGCCGTTTTGGAGGCACTCGCGTATTTCATCAAGTGCCTCGTCTATCCCTTGCCAACTCCATCCATCAATAACTAGTTTCATTGCTTTCCCCTTATTCGTAGAGATAAAAAGTACAGTCCAGCCGCTTCAGGTTTCCTGGTTCGGTGAGCAGTTCGCGTATCCCTTGAATGCCTTTACGACTACGCCAGGGCAGACCACCAAGACCGCACCCAAGTTTAGGGAGCGCGACGCTAGTCAACCCCTCTTGCTTCACAAGTTGCTCTAGTTGCAGAATGCCAGCCATCAGGTATTCATAGGTAGAAGGTTCCTGCCACTCCACTTTGGTTGGAAAGTTGATCAACCAGGGCTCGCTTTCACGAAACAGAGTCATTGGTAAATTTGGATAAATCCGCATACTGCGGCACTGTTGCCGGTACTCTTCGAACCATGCAGGATAGCGTTTGCGCGCCTCGTAGGCCAATCCTGCACCAGCAACACCCCGACAGTTCACCGCAACGGCAATGGCCTGTGCTTCGGTCGTGAAGATGTTTTCTCCTACTACTTCGATAAAAGGCATTAAAAATCCTCTTCCTTCCACGCAGCAACCGGCGCGGTGTCTTGTGTGAGCTCTTGCCCACACAGCAGCGCCCAATAGAGCGCATCTTGCAACAATTTTTCTCCCAGACTTTGTTGGCTATACGCCTTTTTCCAGGCAAGGCTATATTTACCCCTTATTTTTTGTAGGTAAACGTGAAGATCACCAGACTGAAAATGGTAATTCTTACCGTTAGCAACGTGCGCTGCAAGTTCACGCACATACTGATCGCTAAAGGGCATGGGATATTTTTCTACAGGGCTCGTTGCGTTACGTGCAATCATGCGCTCTAGCTCTTTGCGGTGTGCGCTCAAAAATTCGTAAAGGGTTGCAATATCAGCAACAGGGAAGAAATCACCATCCAGGTATGCCTGATGCTCTCCTTTTTCAAAGAAGAAAGCGATGGCATCTTCGTCACGGCTAAGCACTTTTCCAGGCGGAACAAAGAGCTTACTATCACGGGGAAACGCAACGAGAAGCCCAAGAGTGGTTGCCCAGGTGTCCAGGTAGAGTAAGAGCGTTTGCATTTCCTCCAGGCCGTACCAGCAATCTCTGAGCATTATCCCATAGCGCAAATCGTCATTGAGCACGAGCGAAACGAAGCCATGTTCTGTAAGGGTAATATCTCCCTGTTCTCCGGCCTGTTTCTCTGCCTGCTCTTGTGAGAGGCCGTACCAGCGCAACTCTTCTATTCTGGTGAACTTTTCATCCATCATTCTTTTCCTCCAATGTGTACTACAAGCGTCTCTTCTTGTAGTGCTTTGTAATTCCAGCAGCGCTCATCTAAAGTGGCGCGTACATACGCGTTTATCTCTTCTTGCGTCATCGGGTGCGGAAGGCGCACAATACAGCGCTGCTCTAGCGTTGCCTGTACCGTGACACAAATCTCAATTGGGGTAGTCTTCATACACTTCCTCGCTTTAAGAGCTCTTGAAAGGTTACGCTTCCATCGCTCAGCGCTTCGAAACGTTCTTGCAAGACTCCAGCGCGTTCCAAAAACACGATTTGATATTCTGAGTCGCTGCCACAGGCACTTTGTAATCGTTCTAAAGCAGTCAACAAGGTATAAATCTCTTCTTGTGTGAACTTCATAGTTTTTTCTTTCTTGTTATCGATAGCGATAAGTAAATTCTTCAGGATAGTTTTTCATACGGGCCAAAAATGATTTTGCTTCGCCAAGATCGGTGAAGACCTCTTGCTCACGATGGGCAAATACCAGATAAGCATTCTGCGTATCAAGGTAATCCATGCTGAGATCCTGTGAGCCAGGAAGCACCTGGGCAAGTTGGAACTCGCTCTGATGAGCGTAAGGATAGGTAACTTCTAAGATGCCGAAGAGACTTTTGCGAATCTTTTTAGTCAGGCGTACTCTCGCTCGTACAAACTTGAGTCCATAAGCTTCACCGCGTGGATTGTAAAAGGTTTCAAAACGCATGTTTACTCCTCCTGGTATTTTTCGCTAAGACGTTCAAATTCCTCTGCGGTAAAGTCAAAGGTTTCTTGCCAGTTTGTCAGTAATTCACTGGTGATCTTATGGACGGTTTGTAGCGCCTCCACTTTGTTAACCGATACTTTTCCCGTTTGATAGGCGCTGGCCTGTATCTCTATGTCACCCCAGTATTCACGGAGCGAAGTACTTGCCAGTGCCTTTTCCTGGTATAGTTCGTAACAGGCGCGCTGCTCTTCATCTGCGCTGTGTGCCGCTTCCTCTTGCCACTGTGTTGCCAGCGCATCAAGTAAGGTACGCGTATGCGTCTCTATACAATTTTTGCAGGCAAATTGTTTGAACTCGTTTTCTGCTTTGAGAGCAAATTCTCCCGTGAGCGCACGTCCACCGCAAATCCCGCAAGTAATGATGTAGGGCTCGATAAGCTCTGCGCAACAGGCATCGCAATAGGCTCCATCCTCAAAACTGCCATCATCAAGAAAGACCGAAATGGGTCCGTCATGATCGCGTGGGACAATGCTTTTAAGGATTTTGACGTTTTCGTCAAAGATGATCTCGTCATCATCATCACGATCATAGTCGTCAAAGTAGGCATATTTCTCTCGACGCGGCCAGCGCTCCATCATTGGTGCGTTGTCTGAGCCATGATAGTCAGGCCCATTGAGAAGATAGCTAATCTCTTCGGATGTGAGTCCTGTACATGCTGTTTGTGCGCAGTAGGTACCCGCGCACATAATCAGGCCAGCAATGCTATACAATGGGTGTCTCCTTCATGGTGCTCAGCACTCGCTGGTCGGCATAAAACTCGAAGGGAAACCAGATAGCGCTTTTCATGTTGATCTCGAAGAGGTCATAAAGTTTTTGATTGAGGACACTCAGGTAGCTGCTTGCGGCTTTTAACGCGATTGAACCTGTTTCTCCGGTACGTATAAAGCAGGCATACCTTGAGTACCCCCTCTCTTCCCGATAGATGAAGGCAACGGTATAAGAATCAAGCATGGTGCAAGCAACGTTTACTGCACTTTTTCCGAGCGCTACACTCATTGGACTCAAGGGAACGCTTTGTCCCAGGTTTCTTTGTAGAATAGGTAACAGCTTTGCAGGGATTTCAATCCCTTCTCGGTAGGCTTCGTCCAGAATAGTCTGGTAAAGGTCACGCACGATTTTTCTCCTTTCTAGAGAAATGTAAAAAACTGACGAAATGTTACACGGTTTCCATCAGTTCGTGGATACGCATTGCGATAACATGAATGTGAACAAAAGGAAATTCTTCAACAAAGATTTTGTTGATTTTGGCGTACGCGCCTGCAACCGGCCCTTCCGCAGGCATTGGACACGTCATACCAACGATGCCTTGTGCTAAGCGACACTGAATAGAAGTGATTTCGTTCGCATTAGAACTCAGTTGCGCGATACGCAACAGAAACCCGACCGCTTCCTCACTCAGGGGATGATAATCTTCATGCCTGGGCAGGTGTTCAGGGGAACCATAGGGGTGTTCACAGGCGATAACATAATTCATAGCTGTACTCCTTTATGCAATTGAGATGAGATAAACCTCGCTCCAAAAGATGATTGCGGCAACAATCCAGACGATAAGTAAGAATATCCATTGCCCATCAGCAAAATGGAGTTGGCGAACATCTTTTGAAAAAGCAGCTCCAATACTCGTGAATAAGATACCAACAAAGAAGATGCCTGCGAATGGAAAAGGGATAATTAAGATTATGCGTAAAAAATCTATCACAGTGTTGTTCCTTTACTCTATCGTGTTGGCACCATAATTGACGGTGTATTTTTGTAAGCGGCGAAGCAGCCGTTTGTTCTGACAAAAATCGGCTGGATACCAACGCAGAGCATCTTTGCTGGTTTGATAGTATTCTTGCAGTTTTCGCTCGACTACATCTTCGTCACGATTGGGAAGTGAAAACTTGAGCGCACCTGCGGCATTGATTCCAAGAACGCTATAGCAGAGCCAGTAGCCTTGATAATCGTCAATGAAGACGAGCGAATATTCATTGATTGCGGTATAGGCCATAATAATGTTGCTCTGCGCCAGCGCTTGCGTAAGGGTCAGCGGTGCAAAGTTGGTATGCGTGCTCAGGTATTTTTGGAGTAATGCATTGAGATCAGGGGTAACCTTTATACCGCGAGCCTCTGCTTCGAGCAAAAAAGCAGTATAAAGCGCGTTATCGCCACCATCCGTTTTGAATAGTTTTTCAATCATTCGCTTCCTCCTTGCAGAAGCTTCGTCAGTTCCTCAATTTCTGCGATACAGTCTTGGAGTCCAGAAGCAAGGCTTTGAAAGCGCAGGTTCACCACATTTGGGAAGCGGGTCATACACGGTGTGCATACGAGATTGACGCCATGATAGCCGAGTGAGCCATCTTCCCAGTGATCTACGGACTCCACCACAAAAAGATCGTGCTCTTCACCGCAATAGCAGCAGCAATTTGCAGCGTAGGGAGCCCAACCGGCAAGATAGCGCCCATAAATATGATCGTCTAAACAGACAATTCCATGTTTCCAGGCGCGGTAAATTGGTGTTTCAGTGCCACCACGTTTTGAGGTTGCGTTCATGTTTTCCTCTTTCTTTTCTAGATTGCAGTATGGAGGTAAAGACCATACGACCTATGATAGTTGTCCCATCCAAGAAACCAGCCATGATAGTATTCACGAAGATCTCGTAGAATGTGTTCTTTTTGTCGCTGTGTGTGACAGCGTAGTAAGCGTTTCCCTAAAGGATCAGCGCATGTTTTTTCTGGCAGAAGACCAAAGCATTTAGAATCTTCTTCGCGTTCAATCTTCCATCCTGGCAAAAAATCGCGCACAATCCTGCGGATATCCTCAAAGTTGGCTTGGAATGCGGGGTCAGTGTAGAGGCGATAATCGGTTTCTAAGGCTCCGATAAAAGTTGCCGCGCAGGCAAGTTCTCCCTTCATAAAAGTAAAATTCCTTTCTTGTTTCACCTAAGTATAGAGTGACAAGAAAGGAAAGTCAAGAATTATTTCTCTGTATTTTCAGAAATTGCGCGGTAACAGAGCACGACCGCATAGATGAACAGGGAAGCCATACATACGATTTTCGCTGCCATTTCTGGCAGACCAATCAGGGCAAGGACGATAAAAAGAAGAAAACAAACAACTACACCAATAACAAGCCTTAAAGCAAAAGTAAACTCTTTCTTATATGCCTGGATCAAAGTTTTGGTTCCTCCAACTGTATTGTGCGCCGAATGACATCCCAATTGTGCACTTCGCTGTGCTCTAGGAGCCAATCAAGCTGCTTAGAACTCAAAGATGTCCCTTGCATGGTTGACTCCACTTTGTTGTCGCCGCTGACACCGGCATAATACTCGTTTTCACGATACGGAAAGCCCTCTTGAAAGAGCTCACCCAACTTGTGTGGGTTTCCGTTGGCTTCAACGAGCAACAAATAATAGATCTCAAATTCCGCTTTCGGGTTGAAATCTAGGATCACTTCTTTGACCGCATCTTGCAGCTCGTGCATTGGCTTATTCTTTGCCAGCCGCATACAAGCAAGTAAGATCTTGCCAGGAGAAGTATGGTAGCGTGACGCAAGCGCACGTATTTCGTAAAGTTGTTCCATATCACGAAGTGTGAAGCTTATTTCTGGCCGCTGTTCCACAATGTCACCTCTTCTCAGTCATAGAGTCCCATCTCTTGTGAGATGGCAGCGATTTCAGCAAGACCTGTTTCACGTTCCTGCGCACGCCGTTGCTGAAACACCAGAACATCTTCTAATAAGACGCGCCTGTGTGTGCCAACACGAATAAAGGGGATAACACCATTTTCTAACAGTTTCACTAAGTGCGGCCTGGACATACTTAAAAGATCTGCCACTTGTTGTGTGGTCATTTCCTTTTGTCCAGCGATAAGGGCAACGTAATGCCCACGCGCTAATTGATGTGCGGCTTCCGCAAGTAAAATGCGCAGTGAAATTGGCAGAGAAACGGTTTGTTCTCCTATTTGCATCTGCGCACTTTCTTGTTGAAGCAATTTGCGTATGCTCTTGAGCACTTCTTGATCTTGTGGGTCGCCTTGAACAATCATATAAGTACACCTTTCTTTTTCTACGAGAAGTATACTATATAATCGAAACAAAAGCAATAAGCGAACTATTCGCCACGTGCATGCCAGAGCGCCGGAATGGTTTCCTCTTCGCGCTGGTAATAATCATCGCTGTGTGTTGAAAAGACATTGAAGGTTTTGACAACTGAAAGGGCTCCCAACTCATCTGAAAGCAGGGAAAGCCAGAGGCCAAGATACCAGTCAGCTTCGGGAACCGCCTGATTGCGCACAATGCAAAAGTCTTTTGTGTAGTTGCCGTTCTCGAAGACGCGTAAGCGACGCTCTCTGTTTTTACGCGGATAGTCACGACGCAAACGGTACACGCGTCCTTCAAAACTGTAGCTTGGTACATCTAAGAAGTGATTACGTTCTAGTTGGGCGTAGAGCTCTTCTCCCAGGAACATTTGCAGCGTCGCTTCAGCGCGCTGTTCTGGTCGCAGACCATCGCCAAGATCGGTCTTTTCCGTCATTCTGATAAATGAGGTGAGCCGTTTCTTCGCTTCTTTTGCGCTCTTTGGCAGCGTAAAGTGTTCTGGCTGTTGACCGGCCATTGGGAAGCCACCATAGCGTGCGATATCGGCTGCATGAGCGTACCCGCACCATCCAGCAATACGGTCGTAGACGCGCTCTATATCGGGGCGTCGATTGGCAAAGCCAATAATACAGCGTGAGGTATCGCCAGTGCCAAGCGTGAGGATCGTCTCCACGAAGAGATAGGTACTGCTCTTGAGTGACGCATTGCGACTGGTAATAGCCCAGTCTCCAGCGAGACCACCATGCCAGCGCTCATCCATTTTTTCAGTCACGCCGTGAGGGTCAATGACTCTATCGGTGCCTAGACGGAGAAAGTCCTGATGTGTATGCGCACTCGCGTAAAATCGGGTATGAGGACAATTTCGCTCTTCATCGCCACGTTTGAAAATCCAGGCCGGACAATCACAAGAAAGATCGCCTGTCGTATTTTCCAACAGGCGATACCAGGAGTCAGGTGAACTGGACGATTCAAAGATGGCGACTAAGCGATATGCCCCTGATTGCAAACTTGCAGGCATAACGCGTCTCCTTTAGCGACTTCCGCCAACGGTACGTGGAACAATAATTGTATGCGGTGCGGTGGTATCAAACTCACCTTTGTTGAGACGTTTGAGACCAACGGTCCCACCTTTTTCGGTGATTTCTTTGGCAGTGAAGACGGTGTTGCCGATGCTTTGGGCTTCGCTGACCAAGCGCATTGCTTCACGCACCGCAGCCTGTCCTTCATCGTCAAGATAGTGCAGGGATTCGATGTCGTTAATCAGCGGATAGCTCAAACGCGTATCGCCAGACTTTCCAGTCACACGAAGTTCGGCAGTACCCAGGAGAATTCCCTCTGGAATAACTTTGTTTACTTTCTTACGTGGCATTTCTTTGTGTCCTTTCGGGAAGAATAAGAAGTACTCTTTTCCTTCTTATTCTTTTTGTCTTCTGAAAAAGCAGTAGTTTTACTGGGTGTTTCGGAACATCAAGCTAACATTTTGACCAGGGAAGAGGGTGCAGCTCAGGATGCGTGTCATCCCAAAACTGGTTGTATGAGAAACAAAACCTCCATGCACGCCATGACGCACCTTGATGTCGCGTGCCTCTTTGGCGATTTGCATCGTACCAGCAAAATCAGCATAACTCTCTTTGCTGCTGTAGGCATCTGCGATGAGCGAGGAGATATTGTAGGGCTCACCATCAACCTCAACAAACACCTGATACTCGGTGTCAAAGATGCCAAACTCGACGCGTTTTGCTCCCATCCGGTGATACGTCAAAACGGTCTTGGAAGTGATCATACATTGAAGTTGTTCAAAAGCAGTAGTCGTAATCATTCTTTTCCTTCTATTTGAGTTTCATAGCAACGGCAACGCCGTCAACAGCCCACTCAGGTAAGTGGGTATATAAGTCTTGCAGGGTCACCATATCCGGTGTATTGACGACCTTGAGATGTTCAAAACAATGTGGACAAGGCTCTGCAAGATAATGGTGTACCGCAATAATCGTGTCGATAACGCGATACAACTCTTCATTCGGACGTAAAAAGACAACGCCAATTGTACGGCACATTTCACATAACCAGACGTATTCTTGCATCTACAACTCCCGCATCATAGTAAGAAGTGGCGCATATTCCACGTGCATGTATGCTATCTCTTCGCGAATTTGCATAAGCAAACTCTTGCGTGTCAAGCGGCCATGGAACTCCTTCTCAGGAGCTAATAGCGCCGCTTTCTCAGCGCTTTCTGCGCTATGGTGCATACCGCTGCCAAAGACCGCCTCTCCCGCTTCGTAGTGCGCTTCCGCGCTGGTATAGACGTAGGAACCATCATTTAAACGCACAATCCAGTGCCAGGAAGGTTCCTTTTCGGTAGCCTCAACTTCTGCCAGGATCGTGTCCACGTCTTCCGCACTATACATGCGACCAATAGTATCCAGACAGGAGACCAGTGCATTATCAACAGCAATACGCTTTGCACCGGTTTTGAGCAGGGCAATCTCCAACTGCAAGGCTTCAACTTCACGCTTATGACGAGAATCATATTCCAAGATTGCGAAGATGTTCTCTGTCATGGCCTTGGAGGCCGCACGTGAGTCTTCGATTTGCACGCCCAGATGCTTACTGTTCATGTCGCGCACCACGTGCTCTACTAGGTACCAAAGCGCATTTTCGATATAGCCAGGAAGTTCAAAGTAGGTTGGCTGATAGGTCTCGATATATTGCATGATTTGCGCCTTCATGCGCAAGACATTGTCTTGATACGGTGAGAGCAAATCGTCTTCCATCGTGTTCTCCTTACATAGAAAGTATGCTGTAATCGTGCTGATCAAGCGCACGACCAATCAGCGCAATACGATAATTTGGCTGCTCTTGGAGCGTGAGCGCAATGTGACTTTCTTCCTGCATGGCGAAGATGCCATCGTAGTAGAGACTTCTTGCGTTTACTATAGCTTCAATCCATTCTAAGAGCTCGCGAGCCAGCGCAATATCTTCTGGTGACCATCCAGCCACCGCTTCACTGCCGCTGGGCATTTCTTTGAGCTCTTCGTCAAACTGTGCCAACGTCAGGTGCATCGCCTCATCGAAACTGAGGGTCTGCCCCTGTTCTAAGAGTTGTGTACTTGGACTCATTCAGCAAAGCTCCAGTCGTGCGTAAAGACAATATAAGCCACGAGCAGCTCCCAATAGACACTTTCCGTCCAATAGCGCCGCTCATAACGCATGCCGCCCCTATGGTGTTCTGAGAGCCATGTACGTAGCTCCAATACCTTCTCCCAGGCCACGCTCACGGCGTATTCCAGGCTGGTCTCTAAACAGGAAGAAATAGTGCAGAGCGCATCTTTATAGGCTTCATCGCGTATACTTCTTACTGGACTATTCATCTTCTCTTCTGCAATGAAGTGATAATACGCAATCACTTCCTCCAGACTGTCATAGTACATATCCTTTTTCCTTTAGGTATGAATAAGCAATAACTATGATGATATCGTGCAAGTCTTCTCTTGAGCGCGTGGCGTCCAGCACAAGTAGTCGTTTTGGGTGCTCTTTGGCGTATTCAAGATAGAGTGCACGTGTTTTCTGGTGCACTTCTAGCTCTCTTGTTTCGAAGCGGTCACCACTGGTTGTGTAGCGTTTTGCCGGATCTAGATCAAGCAGAAACGTAAGATCGGGTCGGAGACCATCACTTGCGAGCAACGAGAGCGCTTCAGCAAGACCGGTTCCTATTTTCTGGCCCTGATACACCACACTTGAGTCATAAAAGCGATCTGTAATGACGTGTGTACCGTTTGCAAGCGCAGGTAAGATCACTTTTTCAACATGCTCTGCACGTGCGGCCTGAAACAAGAAGGACTCAGCCAGTGCCGCAGGCTCATGTGCTTCAAGTAGTACAGTGCGTAGCTTTTCGCCAAAGGGTGTGCCTCCTGGCTCACGGGTACACAGGCAAGAGAGATGCTGGTGGGTAAACCACGCTTCAAGCAGTGCCACCTGTGTACTCTTGCCGGTACCATCAATTCCCTCGAAAGAAAAGAATACTCCCCTTTTCACAGTCATCTCCTTTAGCTATCAAACCAGACAACAAGCCGACAATAGCAGGGGCGCACGATAGGATCGTAATAGGCGTCACGGCCTTCGTCTTCAAAAACCGAAGTATCAGGCGTAAAGTGCCCGTTGAGATAAAACATCATCAAGATGAGTAACTTCCAACCCTGCGGATACTCGATATCATTTTGCGTGGCGAGAATCTCTTTGAAACTAATCCAGGTAGGATCATCTCCAATTTCACGTTTGGCGTAGTCTCCATGTTCGTAGCGAAAGAGAGAAATGTCTGCGTCATCAGGAATGCCACGGTCTGCCGCAACAGGCACATAGTGCTCATAGTTGCGCACACCAAAGAGCCGCGCAAACACATCATAGTTACGACCGGCAAGCGGTGAAATGTCCATGATTTTCTGCCAGCGTGTTGACCAGGGGTAGGGCACAATTTCAATGTGCCCATGAATATCAGTACCCATAGGTTGTACCCTCTCTGTTGAGCGGAGACAGCGTTGTTGTCCACTGCGGGTTGGTGAGGAAATTGTAGAGGTCTTGGTACTGTGGCTCTTCAGGGAAAGTTAGAAAGGGCTCCTTGCCACAACCAACGAACCAGACCGCGATAGCGTCTTTGATCTCGTCGTACTCTTCGTCCTCATCTTTTTGGTAGTGCACATCAAAGTGTGCGATCTGATGCGGCGCATAGCCTTCGCCGTTAAACAATAGAAAGAAATGCTGCGGGAGCATAGGTTTTTTCTCCTTGCTGTAGCTGTAGATAGATGGCGTATGCCACCTGATGAAAATCAGAGAGTGTTTTAGTGTACGCTTCCTGGGCAGTGACGCCAAGTGAAGATTTATAAAAGCGGTACATACCAAGCACCGCTCGCTGCTGTAAATCGCTCAGGCCACAGGTAAGAATAATCGTATAAATCGTCGCTTCGTCCATTACTAGAATTTTTTAACTACCTTTCCATGCTCGCCCAAACGCTTATAGAGCTCCATGTCGTAATCTTCTTCGCTGTGCTCTCTTTGTTCCACCATCGCAATTATTTTGGCCCATCCAGGTTGCGTGGGGATAGCGGTAAAAGAGAGCACACGCTTGATATAACAGGTGTGCTTGTTGACCATACCGGAGCCCCAGGCTTGTGTATAGGTGACCGTTGAGGTGTTCGGCAGGCTTCCCAGCCAGTGTGCTGCGACTTCTGCATTAAAATCACTGGAGACGAGACACACTATTTCGTATTCTTCTTCTGCCATAGTTTATTCTCTTTTCTTTGCATGTATAACTTGTATTCTGAAAGCAGCGCAAGCACTTCACGGTAAATGGGACTTATTTCTGCGCAATAGCGTAGCCAAAAGCGCAGCGTTTCCTCTGTTGTGTATTTCTCAAGCGCCTCCAAAATAGTTCTATAAATGCCCTGTTCAGGCGTACCATAGGTGTTCTTTATTTCCTCATAACCATACCAGACGATGAGCCAGTGTTTAAAAACACTCCACTCCGGTAGCATCAAGCGGTACAACCATTGTGGAAGAAAGGGTGCATCACGGCGTACACTAGAAGGAATCTGCTCATAAAAATCAGCCAGGATTTCGTTTATCTCTTGGCGATTAAGTAGCCGATCATAGGGACGCCAGCCTTGCTGAGCATGATACTTCTGTACGGCGTATTCATCCTCGCCTTTGGCTCTGATCAGAATATCTTCTTGGTAGCTATATAGCGCTTTGCGCATGTCTTCAAACACACTCGGTTTCCTTTGCTGGCCGCGCTACAATATGTGTGAGATGCAGCGTTGGGTGCTGTTTTTGAAATGCTCTTTTTGCAGCTTCTCTATTGGGAGCGCTGATAATTTCTGGCACAACCGCTTTGCCGCCTCGTTTGGCTTTGGCTTGCGCCAGACTCATACAGGCCCAACGCCGCTGACCATCAACGCCAATGTTGTCGAGCGCGTACAGACGGATTGCTCGGATCTGGCTGATCGTGAGATATTCGTCGTCGTAATACTTATCGCCAAGCGCCTTAAAACGCATGACGCGCCACTCGTCTTCAAAATCTTCGTAAAATTTGAGCCCCGCGTCGCTGTATGCGTCGTTGAGCTCTTTTTTAACTTGTTTGAGCAGATCCGCTTTTTTCATTATTTTACGCCTGCAATCTTTTTGGCCTGCGCAAGAAGCAACTGAAGGTCGAGCATTGAAGCGGTCTTGCCTTCGATTTTTTCGCCCACCTTGAAGTCAATCCAGAGATTTGGGGTGGAACGTCCATATGGATCGTAATCCATACCGATGTAGGTGATAGGACAGAAAACAACCGCGCCGTCAATCGTGCGTGCCAGCGTTAACTCTTTGCCGTCGCGCAGCATCAACGTAATTCCTAAATAGAATTTAATCATCGGATGATTTTTGGTAACTCTGCCGTCTCTCGTATAACCCTTCATTGCTTTTCTCCTTGAATTATTTTTTCTCTTCAACACTCCTAAGTATACGGCAGCTCTTACCAAAAGACAAGCGTTTCTTCTATGAATATTCAGAAATAAAAAAGACAACGCGAAGACGGGAAGGAGGGAATGTGGAATTAATTATTTTTTCGTGATGCGGGGGAAATTATTTTTTAAAATTAATTAATTATTTGGAGGCAAAAGAAAAACGGGTACATCCCGTTTTCCTGTGCTGTGATTAGACAAACACTTGTGTGGTCGCATCCTTTGCGGTGATCGCAAGTGGATGATCCAATTGTGCTGCGGTTTCTTTTGTGGTAAGAGTGACAGGGCGTTTGAGGCGATCTAGCACGCGCTGTGCGCGACTGGTTCCGTTTACCCGATTGTAGTTGTCAGTCCGTACCCATTCGCCTTCGGAGAAGTCCAGGTACAACTTTCTGCCACACCATTCTCCAACGTACCCCTTGCCGGTTTGCAGCAAGTCTTTGGCCTGCTCAATCGACATTCGGTCGCACTCTTTGCAAAAGCGCTCATGGGGCGTCTTGCAATGATGCTCTGCGGCTTCAAACAAAGCGCTGAGAACCACCGCTTGCTTCATGAGGTCTTGTTCCACACGAATACTACTCATAGAAAAAAGCTCCTTAGATACCATAGAGGGTGCTCCCAGACTCATTCCAGGCGCACCCTTACAACGTTTGCCAAATTATTTATTACTTCTGCGTTAATCATACCTTGTATATGGAAAAAAATCAACCAACCAACTAGTCAAACGGCATCGTTTCTTCAATTTTCTTCCAAAGCTTGAAGCGCTCTTGTTTTTCTTCCTGGTGTGCGCGGTCTCGATCTCGTTGTTCATGTACCTCAATCCAGATGGTTCCAAGAAAAAATAGAAAGCAAAGAATAATAAATGCGTACAGGTGGAATTCCCTCCTCTCGTTTCAAGTTCCCAGTACTTGAAACGAAGAAAGGTGGAAAAAAGTACCGTGCTTAGCGTCTTTGGATGTGATCTTCGATATATTGAGCCAGGAAGGCGAAGTTTTCTTCGACCGATCCATCGCGGTAGAGTTGTTCCATAGGACGATCAAAGAGCGCAGAGGTTGCAATGAAACTATATCCAGCCTTATTGTAATATTCTCCTTTTCCATGTTCTACAGTAAGGAAAGCGACCAATAGCCCAAAACGTTCTGGCGATTCTGCGCGGGTAATAAAGAGGCCGAATCCAGTTTGATACCCTTCATCGTTGGTGTACTCCACTTCTTGCCCACGCAAGATATAGGTTTCATTGTTACTCAGGGTAATGCTTGTCATTTTCTTTTCCTCTTTCACTTCTTTGGTGCCATAATATCGCTCTGTTTTTATTGCGACGTTAAAAACTGCATAACTCAAATCCCACAATCCAGTGCCACTGATGTTCTCGTCCATAAGAGAGTGAATGGTGACGACCGCATTCTCCCAGGAAGGGCCATAGTCATTTTTGTCTCCATGATAGCAAGTAAACAAGGCGACAACCTCACCTTTTTCTTTTCCTGGCGTGCAGCGTTCAACTGTGTAGCCAGAGCCAAAGACATCGCCGCATTCATCAATACTGGTCACGGGGGTGCCGACGAGCTGGTAGAAGACGCCATGCGCGAATTCAATTTTCGTAATCATATTTTTCTCCTTTCTTATTCGCCAAGTGGCAAAACATAGACACATTCAAACGCATGCATAAAGCAGAGACAGACCGTGTCAATGCCAGGGTAGTCTTCGTCTTCGCTATGAATGAAGTCGTAACGCACGACGCATTCCGCCACGTAGTCTTCAAGTGGCGAATGGGTCTGCCCATCTGGGATAATGCTCGAAAGCAGGCCATCGCCGTATTTGCTATAACGACGAAGATGTTGAAAGTAAATACGTTTTGCCACCAGGACTGCCTCTGAGGTGGCGTGCATAAGTCCATAATCAGTTGCCATTGCCTACTCCTATTCCGCAAATCGGTTGATACATCAGTTCATTATCAATCTGGTAAATCTCTCGAAACACAATGCTTCCGCTACATTTCTCGCTTGCCAGCGTGATCGCCTTCCCTTCATTTTCAGCACAGAACTTATACAAAAGTAGATGTTTCTTTTTTCGATCTTCCAAGATGATCAGGTACGTATTCATAAAATCTCCCTAAATTTTCTTCATGATGCAAGTTTCCTTTTGTTGTGAAAGACGCTCGCACGCAGTTGCGCATCTTTGAGCGAAACACTACAAATAGCATCGATAGTCTCGTTTGCGTTGACGCCGTATACCGTGTCTCCAGGCCGCAGCGCAGGGTTACTTGACTCTGCGATAAGTTTCTTGAGTTCCAGGCGTGCTTCAGTCACATTCCTGGCATTTTTTATGAACACAATCTCCATCGTGCCATTGGCGTCGTCAAATGCGAAAGCAAGATACTTCATTCGTGTTCTCCTCTGAGTACTTCAACGACCTTCCCTGTGGTAAGGGTAAAGAGTGCCCGTTGCAGGCGTGCTTTGATGTCTTTTTTCTGCTCGAAAACTGCTGAGCGAAAGGCGTGGAAGTCCAGCATAGTTTTTCTCCTATCTGACAGTGACAATTTCTTGCAGAATGTTGTCGTCCTCGACGGCGACAATGTTGCGGATAGCAATCTGTACTCGTTTTTCTCGGTAGGTTTTCATGACGAGCCCAAGTGCCGCGCCTTCATTTTCAGCGCGCACATAGATGACCATCATAGGAGTATGCGAGAAGAGGGAAGTTGTCGTTACGCCTTCCTCTTTATTCACGAGAACGATATAAATGTGCATTGTTTTTCTTCTTTCTTAGTAAAAATTCTTCTTACAAAAGCGACAGGTGTATGTTCCATCGCTGGTCTGATCCTGAGTGATATACCAACTAAAGCCGTCTTCACCCATATCTAATTGATTGATTTTGCCCATATGTGCTTTGCAGTAGATGTAGTCTTGTCCATTAATATGCGCTATGGCTCCGATAATCGCTGCAACCGGCTCGTTTACGTACCCTTCTGCCATCGACTCCTCGACTGGCTCCACGTGTACTGCGGGTGGATGCGAGGTATCTCTTGGCGCATAGTTCTCATCTGGGCCATCCAGTCGTAACAGGTCGGTCGGCTTCTCCCTGTAACATTCAATATCAACAATATCGGGGTCGTTACCAGGAATAAGCTCACCCTCCGGTGTCTCCAGAGAAATGCGCACCGCGTCATTCCAGAAGCGCAGTTCTTCTTTGTTGCGTACACGCACGCGCAGCTTGACGGTATGCACCTGTGTAAGTTCATAAATGAACTCTTTCTTCGGGCGTTCTAAGACGCCTGCGTAGGCCGGTGCTTGGATTTGCCGTTGGTCTTGCCCTTCTAATCTTTCCACCTGCCAGTGTCGAAACTCTTTCCACATTTTAAATGGATTCATAGTAGTCCTTATTTTTTAGCTAAAAAATGATTGAGAAAATAAAGGTGAGAAGAAACGCACTGGCGACAACGTTTCTTCTCACGCGTGGACTTAGGCAACCGCAGCCGTTTTATTGGCCGCGTGAATACCTTGTACCACGAGATCAACGGCAAAGATGCGCGTGCGAAGCTGTGCGTTTGTCCAGCCCTCTTTGTTCATGTTCTCTAACCAAGCGCGGTGGTGGACAAATAAGTAGTCCATGACCAAACCCCAGGCAACGGTTCTGTGCTGGTTGGTGACGCTATGCGTAGAGGCATAGGTTTGTCCGAGTAGAATGAAAGTCTGCGAAAATCTCTTGATCTGTCCAATAGTGAAAGTGTTGAGCGTCTTTTCTGCTTTGGTTCTCATGTATTTTTCTCCTCTTTCTTTGGTGAAACATCCTATGCAACAATCATAGGCCATTTTCTGAAAAACGTCAAGACTTTTTTCTGTGAATATTCAGAAAGGAGAAAAATAAAAAAAGAGAAGAGGTGTGATGCCCCTTCTCTCCTGAAAAGAACCGATGCGCTCCGACTTACAAGAAGTCGAAAGAAACTGCATGAACGAAAGCTAGTATAGCAGAAAATTCGGAAGAAGTCTCTCATTTTTCAGAAAAATATGCTATACTGCGTGCAACGAAATATCTGCGTCTTCCCAAGAGAAGCGTTTGAATCAGTTTATACGTAAGGCAATACAGCGGTATGAACCAATTGTGAGGTTAGTCTAAAGAAATATGGGTGAGTAAATCTATTTGTAAGAGCATAAGATGAGAGCGAGACACCAAATTACTTGTTTCACATGACATGTTCGAGTCATTAATAGTGTTGCTTCGGTATGAGCGTACGAACCAATAAACTTGTATATCTACATCAGCGTGTGAGTCATGATGTTCGCGTTTCCTACACTCAGTACGACTCCAATAATGTGTCCGTTCCTTATCATAGTAGGAATCTCGGTGCGTGTTTGCTCAATAGATTAGTATGAACACTTAGTACATGTTGTTTCAATTGACAGGTGCGATCCGGTTCAGCAGCGCATCAATACTTTTGCGAGAGTCATTCTTTCTGTGAAGTGTCTTGAGAAAGGTATGAGCCCAATAGGTAGTCAAGAGCAATCTAGAAGTACGAATTCTTGAAAACGTGTTTCCATGATATATGTGTGAACCATTGTGTAGGCAATTCATCTGATTTGTCTGAGTCGCTAACAACGTTTCTCTCATTACATTTGCACGATCCAACAAAGCAGTAAGAATACCATAGAAGTGAGAATCAATATGTAGGTCTTTTCGTTCAATTCGTATGAACCATCAGGGCAGTAGTTTTTATACAAGGTGTGAGTCGCAATAATAGTTGCTTCAGGTTTGAGGATCGAGTCACCAACGCAGTATTATCAGCAACACTGAACGATTGTAAAATGATAGTTTTACCATATCGTGAGTAAGAGCCAACCTAGCCGTTGCGTCGCATAAAGGGAGCGAACGAATAGAGCAGTCAATTCGATATTGAAGTTTGAGTCTACCAGGAGTTTGTATCATGGCTGGGGCGTGAGCGTTTGAATTACTGATACTGTATAATCAAACAACAAGTATGAGGCGTGATTTTATAAAAGACGTTCGAGCTGTTCAAAGGAGATCTTTCGAAGCTTGGGAGCGAATCGTTTTAAATGTCATTTCAATAAGCGCGTATGAAATAAGAGAGAAGCAGGGGGTTTGCTTCTCTCTTTATGCAGGGGTAACAATATCGCCTTGTCCACCCCAATACTTTTCAAAGGTGGCGTAAGTCATCCACTGCATGTTGAGTCGAGAGCTGTCGGCCAGATGTACGTACTGGATGCCGCTGATTGTTTTTCCACCGATTACCACTAAGATATGTCCTCCGGTCCACTTGTAGGGCGGAAAACCAATGATGACAGGTGTCCCATTATTACCAGCGTTGACCACATCGTCAATTGTGGGATTGTTCATTTCCTGTGTCTTAAAACCAAAGTGCGAAGTGGTGTAGTCAATCCCTTGCCACTCCATGAGTCCCTGGTCGGTCGTGATTTCGTGAATACTACTTTCGTAGTTGATCACATCCGTGAGACTGAGCTTTTTTCCGTAGGCATCCATGACCTCTTTCATGGAAGAAGCAGAACAGTCAGACGGCCACCAGTTATTATACTGATCAGTGGAGCTATAGTTGGCTGCGTTCGTCTGATCAATACGTACAAGTGCCTGGGAAGCATTGGCTGCTTTCGCAGGAGCCGCAACTGGCATCTTGACTTGTTTGGTGGTCACCACTGGCGTTGCTTTGGGCGAATTTTGTGTGACTACCACCACGTTTTGCATCACGCCGCCATCCCAGCCAGTGATCACGCCAACCGGCCCAACTGGTCGTTGTGTCCAGGCAATAAATCCAAGAAATGTAATGCCAAAGACGATGACAAGTGCGCCATTTACCAGAAACTTCTTCAGGCGTGATGGACGGCGCAAGACGGGAAGTGGATCGGTCCTACGAACCGCAGTGCTGCGTGCAGGAACAACAGAGATAGCGCGAGACGGTGGTTCCTCAAGAATTGATTCGACCACCATCACACGCCGCGAGAGACTCGATTCTCTCATGAGTACCTTCCTTTCCTTCTATGCACGCCTCTACGATATGTGCGTGGCACAGGAGAACGTCGCGAGCTTTTATGATAGCTGCGCGAAAGAATAGAAGCCATCATCCCCAAAAGAAGAACGATGACAATAGGGACGATCAGCCAGAGCGCAGGGATTATTTTCCCTAGAAGCAGCCCGACCAGCAGGCCAAGACAGGCAGTTTCGCTATGCTTGACGCGGTAGTACAGCGGATTTTTCATAGGAGCGCTCCAACCAGCAGGATACAAAGAACAAGGAGCACCAATGTGAAAAAAACGATCACCAGATCTGCGTAGAAGAGGGATCGTTCATTGCGCCAGTATTTGAGAGCCGCACCTTCAGAGGTGCTCAGGCCCGTGTAAATGGTGTGTACTCGTTTCACAATTTTTTCCTAAAAAGAATGTAGAGCAGCAGGAAAATACTCACTGCTGCCCCAATAATAATGGCACAAAGTGCAAAGAACATGCCAAACACGCCGGTACCAATTGCGCCAGTACACGCTCCAACCAGGAGCAGGAAAATTGCCGCTCCAAGTCGTCTGGCTAATTGGTGATCCTCTTGCTTTCTTCGCTCTCTTCTCAGTTCTTCACGAAAAAAGTACTGATCGGTATCAGAGAGTGGGCGATACACGCTGACAGGATGGTCAGTAGTATGCACGTCGGCAATGTGTTGGCGTTGGTAGTGTTTCATAAATTTCCTTTACGCAGCAGGAGACATTTTTTCTACGACCGCATACAATCCATCATTGCGCGTCTTTGCGTCAATGACGTTCCAACTGAGCAGGCTACTTTCCGTGAGCTGTTTGCCATCAATGCGTTCTCTCACGAATGCCAGAAGATCAATTGTATCCTCTGGTGTCCAACCCAGGCGCTCCAAATTCTCAAGATGAAGCTCAAACAAAGAAACATCAAGGGGGTCCATGCAAAATCCTTTCTCTTTAAAACGCCACTCCAACGGCGATGTACGTCCAAACGACTGTGAGTGCTCCTATCAGGAGCCAGATATACCAGGGCGTGTGTTTAGCAAAAATGAAACCATAGCGCCGTAAACGGCTGTACTTTTTGATACAAAAGAAGCCCACTACAAAGAGCGCTCCCAGCGAGAGTAGTAAAAGTGCTACTTTGATCAACGCTTTCCTCCTTTTTTCCAAAAATAAAATGAGGCAGAAAACTGCCTCGCTCGTGCTTTGTTACTACCTGTATGCGGATTACATAGTCTACCCTCCAGCTTTGGGACAATTAGAACATTCGTTTTTCTCTTCCTCAAGTATATGCGAAAGAAAAGCTTTTTGTCAATAGTTTCTTCTATTTATTTTCAGAAAGCAAAGTGATCGCATGTCGCACAACGGTTTGTCGCGTTGAGTCGAAATTCAACCGATAATGCTCTTTGGCGCGCTCAAGAATGGGAAGCGGGTCAACACCCCAACGGTCAAGCCGATCAAGCATGAGCGAAAGCGCAAGGTATTCTTCGGCTGCGGCCATGTGAATACCCTCTTGCTCGTCACCATCATTGCTGCGACGAAGATACGAACGCGAATATTCAAAGAGTTGTTGTGCAACCACACTCTTTTCTTTTTCTTCACGCGCTTCTTCGTCAGGGATGGAAGAGATTTTTCTTGCCATCAGCTCGTCGGTATATTGCTTCAGGAGTGGTCTTGCACTATCGGTGACTGCGAGGCGGAATTCTTCGCCTTCGCTGGTTTTGAAGATAGCTTCTTGTTCACCTTCCCGATTCGTTTTTACGGTATATTGGACAAATTGGACTTGTTTCATAATTTCTCCTTGGTGTTTAGAATAAAAAAAAGCGCCCCCCAGATGTATGAGGAGCGCTAACTCGGCTAGCGCGGAATTGAACCGCGCATAAGAAGTCTTACCGTTAGACCATAGCCGAACCAGAACAGATGTACATGTACCAGAATACCCGCCAAAGAAGTTCTCAAAGTAGCTTTTTCGAGGAGTCTACTCGTCAACGAATACTTCTTTGTGTGTAAAACAATGGTTACAGGAGCCGACTGTGTACGTTCGGCTCATCACTACTATAGCAGAAACCTTCGCTCCCTGTCAAGAGTTTCTTCTATTTATTTTCTGAACTAGCGTGAAACTTTCTGGCCGATGTAGATGCCGGATGCGAGTGCATACAAAGTGACCACAGCCACAAGCATTTTCTTGTTCATGTTCCTTCTCCTTTCTTTGCAAAAACGTAGTCCTCTTCGATTAACCAGATATGCCCATCAATGATCACAGGTACATGCTTTTCGTGTGGATCAGCGCGTTCCTCTTGCTCGATCCAGCGCTGTATATCAGGAAGATCAGAGCGCAGGTAGGTGCCAACGGTGACCGATACATAGCGCCCGATACCTGGGCACAAGGGATGCAAAAAGATGATGCGTGGATCAATCCAGACCATCATCCCTGGCCGAAAGAGCCGGTGCGTGTATGGTATTTTATGGAGAGCGCGTTCGAATGCGTCGCTCATGCATAAAACAGGTGGACGAAGAGCGCCCACTTCCCTTTAGAGGTAACTTCGACACTATAATGGTGTTCGGTTAACTCAACATTCTTTACAAATCCTTGATTTGTAAACCAGAGCATCGTTCCTCTTGTTGGCTCGCCGGTATAAACGCCGGTTGGCTCTTCGAAGAGCATCTTGAGCAGCTTTGCATCAACTCTGTGCAGCAAATTGGCACGCGAGAGATTGTGTCTGCGCATCGCATATTCTGTTGCTTTGTAGAGCAGGCCAAAGTCAGGCTCAAGCTCTTTTTCTCCTATCAGGAGCCGATCACGGTAATCCACGGCCATTTGCGCATAATCAATAAGATCTACACTGCGTAATGCCTCCCAACCGGTGTTCTTCGCATAGAGGAGAAAATCCCGATTGGTGAGTATTTTGTCAGGGTAGAGCAGGCGCATACCTTCGCACCAGCGATCAATCGTTTCAAAAGCAACGCCGTAGGCATCAACGAGCGCCATTGGGTCAAGCGCACTATCGAGATGTTCCATAGTTACTCCTCTATGAACTGTACCGCGTTGGCGGTCGCAAAGCAATAGTGCATTGTACCAGGAAGAGTGGTAAGTGTTACGTCAATAAGGGCATCGGCTCCAAGCGAGCCTGCTTCGTTTTCCAGGGTTTCGATCACGGCATCGCAGCGATACGTTCCGGCAAGCACACGAATAGGCGTAACTGCTTTTCCTGGGATAAACGAGTGGGAAGTAGAAACCATGAGAATACTCCTTTCTAGCAATATTGCTGTTCGTTCGGATCAGAAATCACGACGGCGGTGCCGATGAGGATTGCTGACCAGATATCTTCTCCGGTCATATGGAGCTTGATATCGATTAGTCCATTGGCTCCCAATTTTTCTGCACTGCGCTGCGCTTTTTCTTTCACTTTGTAATACGGCCCTTCTTCAATGATCATTCCAAGGATACGAAACGCCTTCCCAGGAACGTCTGGGAGTGTTGAGGTAAGAAAATTCATGCGAACCTCCAGGCCATGCCAAGACAACCAATCGTGATAAGCGCAAGCGCACACGCGGTTTCTCGTAGCAGGCGATGTTCAGGACGCGCATAATCTTGTCGATAGATACGAATACTCCAGGCGCATCCAATAGTCCAGAGTACCACGAAAACGGCAATAAACATAAAACTTCCTCTACTTCTGTTCATTCTTAGAAAAAATATGGATGGGGCATGAAGCCCCTTAGTGTGCAGCCACCGCAAGGATAATAGCCGCGAACACGAGAATAACAAACGAATAGGTTGAGCCTTTTGCGGCCCTTTTTGTGCCTCCACTGTCATCGTGTAAGTTATTTCCAAGCAGACTTACGGAAAGCTTTGAGAGGCCAATAATAACAGCGAGAATTCCCAAAAAAATGAGCATAAGAATCCTTTCATTTTTTGTTTTCATGAATATTTTGCGAAGTGTCACAAAAATATGAGGAGGGGCTGAAGCAAAGGACTCCAACCCCCACGATTACGGTTCTGAGATGTGTATTGGCGGCTCTTCTGGCATTGTATGCGGTGGCTCTTCAGGAGGAGAAACATGCTCTTGCGGAGCAGTACTCGGCTCTTCTGGTGCAGCAGGGTGCTGTTGAAACAATACATGCCAGAGCGTAGGTTGCGGTTGTGTTACCGTTCCGCCACCACTGGCAGGAACATTGAGCAGCAGCACAAGAAGTAACGCGCAAACAACCAAAGCGCTTAGAATAATAACTAACGGCGTCCAATCTCTTTTCAATAGGTTTTTGCCTACCTTTCTTTGTCTTTCTCTAGGAAGTATAGGCTTTTTTCACAAGCGCGTCAAGACTTTTTTCTAGTTATTTTCAGAAAGGAAACGTTTGAGGCGATGAAATACGCCAGGGGAAACAGTCATGTTGTAGTCGGCAGGAAGGTCGTGCTGGTAGGCACGTTCCTGATATAGCAGGCGCGCAAGAGCATTGTAAACGAAAGCCGCTTCCTCGAAGGTCTCGTAGCTTCCACCGCTAAAAGTGCCACCATCAATATGCAGTGCGACGCCGTATTTGGCACCCAGGCGACGAATGCCAGGAGGGAGAATGCGCAGATTGGCGCGGTGGTTATTGAGCTTGTTGCCATCAATATGACGCACACGCTGATTAAGCCAGAGTGCTTTGCCGCTCATGTGTTCTGCCACTTCGTGATGTAAATAGACATTCCCGTTATCGTTGCCAAGAGCACGTGCACCACCATGACGTACACCGCTATACTCTTCGCTGCGAAAAACGAAGCCACGCTTATCCAGATTCCAGTGGTGCAGCGCAAAGATATCGAAGTCTTGTGCGTCAAGAAGCACTTTCTTGCCGTTATCTAAATAAATACCACTACGATCTGTTTGAAATTCAATCGCGTTTAGTTTAATGACGCCTTTGCGTTTGAGCGTATGTTGTGGTTTTGAGAGGAGCAAGTTGTCGCGTTCGCAGTTAAGCTGATCGTCATCCAGGTGCAGCACATGATAGTGCTTTCTGCGCAGCAGGCCGCTACGTTTGGCAATCTCTCTACGCAGCAAGACGTTACGACCTTGAATAGAGGCGACCACATCACCCCTGGTATTTCTCCGCCAGGGGTATGTTTCTATCAACGCTGCGTCTTCTTCGCTCACACGCAGCACGCTTTCGTCAGGCAGCAAGAACTCGACCATCAGTATCCTTTTCCTGCATCTGGTAATAGAGTAATTGTTTCTCTATCTGGCTATAAAAATCGTGAAAGCGTGTAAAGGTCAAAACGCTATATCCTGCGTTATGGGTGCTGCCCACAATGACATGATACACGCCATCACGATAAAGAATACGTTGTAAGTGACCGGTGGCATAGCTATACTCCGTAAGTAGGACAAAAATGTAGTAGGTCTGAAAACGCCGGTTCGTGCGCAGCGTCGTATTGATTTGTGCAAGCACCGTATCCCTACTCAAAAGTCTGCTCCTGTGAATGCTTCACAGAGAACATGAAGCCATCCAGTTGAGAAGTTTCCAAGAGGCAAGAGCGTGCTTGTCGCAGGAGCCTCTGCGACGACGATACTCCAAGCTTCCGGCTCTTCTGCGTACACTTGCGCGTCAAATGCTTTCCAGGCGACCTTTGCGGCCTCCTTTGGGCTTTCGTCACTATAGGTATACCACATATTGTATTTTTCACTGGCCTGGGAATTATGAATGTAGATAATATAGGGTGTCATTATTCTTTTCCTTGTTCTATTAAGCGGATGACCATGTAGGGCATCCAGAGGTGTTCAAAGCGCGCAAGGGTGCGCACCGCGTCATAAAATCGATACCAATAATCAGAGAGTTTTCGTTGTACAGGGAGCATAATCAGTATTCCATCGATGCTGCTATAGAGCTCAAAACGGTTATCGTTTTGCTTTCGCAATTCCCACTGGTGCGTGAGAAGATAGGTGCGCATTGTCTCCAGTGGAATTTTCCGTAGCTCACACTCAAGAAGTTCCCATTCCTCAGTATCAATGCGCATGTTCTTCCTCTTTTCTAAAATTCAGTAAACCAATCGACACTTCTCCAGCTTGGCAACTTCCAAAGATTTGTGTCCTCGTCCCAATAGGCATTCGTTTTGATAATGCGTGGCATGCGTCCAGTAAGTCGTACGTAGGGCGCAATAGCGTTACGCAGTGCTTGCGGCTCAGTTCCGTCGCATACAAAAACCACATAAGTATACAGTTCGTTCTGCGTTTTGTATAGGGCTGATTCTGGAATAAGAGTCTTTGTTTCATATGGCCCAAACGCCGTATACGGCTTGCCAAGAAGTGTTTTGAGCCCCACCCGAAGATTAACCAAATCCCACGTTTGCAGGACGAGAATCTCTTCTCCTGTGTCCTCCGGTGCCTGGAGTGCTTTAATGAAGCCATCAGAAAACGTCAGAATGTCATCGACCGGTTGACTCCCTTTAGAAGTGAAGGCCATAATCATATCAGTCATCGCCTTCGTGTTTTCAGGCCCGACCAAGCGTAATCTACGAATGCGTTCACCGTAAACCTCGCCCATTTTATACCAATCCATTGTTTAAAAATCCTTTGCAAAATGTTGCCCATTTGTGAGCAATCCTGGGATAAAAAGAAAGACGGTTGCGGGACCGTCACTATATTTGCGCGCTGCCTCAAGTGGCGAACTGGCACGCACTGCGTACCGCTTCTCTCCAACTTCTACCAGATAATTATATTGGCGTTTTCTTCCGCGCTTGCGGTGCAGAGTCAACTCCTCAGAAAGCTGTTGAAAGTCAACATACCATCCTTTACCAATACGGTAGGCACTGATGTTGCCGCGTCTACGATGATCATGAAGTGCCTGTGGCGAAAGAGAAAGGGCTCTTGCCGCGTCCGTCAGGCGAATTTTATCGCCAATAGAGCGCACTCTCTTCTGCCCCTTCTCTTGTTGATAGGTCTCAACCCACTGTGGGAGGACATACTTTTTGCGCAACCAGCGATACGGGGTAATCTCTTTTCTCCGCAGCCAGCGCGCAAAGGTGCTTGGTGCAATGGCGTACTGCTCTTTTAATGCCGAAAAGGCGATTGCCTCTTTTGGCGGGTACCGTTGTTCCATTTTTCTTTTTCCTACCAACCAATAGTAATCAGATAATTTCCTTCAGGTACTTCGCCACGTCTGGCAAGTTCAGCCAGTAACGTACTCCAATGCGGCGAAGACTTCCATTTCTTGCCTTCAGCAAGAAAATCTTGTATTTCCTGGTGCCCATAGGAGCCCTGCACAGCAACTTCTGACGCATGCACTGTATTGCTATGCTCGGTATCGTTACTCCATTCGTAGGCTGCAATTGAACAATAATCAGGTTTGCCAAAGTGCGTTTGAATAAGGGTATCCAGTTCATCAGACGTGAGAAGATAGTAGCATTTCTGTTCTAGTTGTAGCATGACAGACTCCTAGCGATAGACATAAAATCCAAGGACAATAATCGCAATACCGAGACTGGTGGCGATAGTCGGTTTTCGATAGACACGGTCAAACAACTCTTTATTCGAAGAACAATATTTTACGATGACCGGAACCATATACACGGTTGCATAGACGCACCAGAGTGCGCCAATAGCCAAAAGAAAGCTGCCAACGGTAAAACAAATTGCGCCAAAGACCATTATTTTTTCTCCTCTCCTAGTTTTTTCAGTGCGGCCTCAGTGAAAAGCGCCGCAAAAGTATCCATCGCTTCTTCTAAGCGCTCACGATTGTGATCATGAAACTGGACGACAATGGAAGGTGGGGAATCTTCGCGCAGAATAAATTTCCCCCACCACCAGCCGTTGCTTGACTGATGAATACGCTTTTCCACCATCAGACTCCTTTACTTTTTCACCGAAAAGGTAATTAGTTTTTGTGAGGGAAGTAGCTTGCAATGATAAAGCATTGCTGCTTCCACCTCTTCGGTATTCAAGAGAGTAATCGTCTCGCCATCAAGGTAGAGCGTGATGTTGTTTTCGAGCACGCGCAACAGTTCTGCGTTCATACGTGCGTAGCGCTCGTCATCAAACATAATCTTGCAATGATACGCGTCAACATCTGAGAGCAGCCCTGGTATAATGCTGTGCTCTTCTTCAAAGATGCGTACCCGTTCGTAGCCATGATCGCTGAGCACGTATGGCTTTGCTTCAAGCGCCGCCAATTGCTCACCAATATCAAGCAAGTTTTCACGCACCAGCAGGGCTTCAACAAACCAGCGTGCCTGCGCGTAGAGATGATCGCCACGATCACGCACACCTGCAAAGCGGAAAAAGACTTTCTTCATGTTTTCTCCTTAGTATTCGTAGAGTAAATTTGGGGCACCATGATAATAAAGTGCCTCGTGGACGGCCTCAAGCGTTTCATAGTCGCAGCTTGTCCAATCCACCAGCGCGAGTGTCTCTGCGTAGCCGCGTTTAGAAAGAATCTCCAAAACGGCCTCTTCCGCATCTGCGTCTTCCCGAATTGGAAACTTTTTCAGTGCACGCGCCAAAATGCGCGTGAGTGCTGCTTTCGTTTCTTCGGGGGAAACAGGAAAGTCCAACTTGTTTTTTGCGAAGGCAAAGATAGCATCAGGACTCTTGTCTGCGCCATCGTACTCCAGCATTTCGCTCAGTGTTTTACGAATCATCGAATCGATATAGGTATCAAGTTTTTTGGTCATCTAACCTCCCAATTATGTTATCGAGGTACTGCCGTTGATGGGCAAGGAACACTTCAGTTGAACGGATCATTTCAAGCGTATCTTTATAGCGATCACGGTCATCTGGTGTAAGCTTGCGCAGATTTTCAAAAGCGTTAACATTGCTGATCATCTCAGTCAATGTGTTCACCCAACGATTGATGATCTGCCCAATGAGATCCAAATTGCGTTTCTCCAGGTGTTCAGCAACCGTTCGGTAGCTCTCAATTAAGTGCCAGTTTTCAATTTGTTCTGCCCAGATCACGTCAAGAGATTGCCATCCTTTTTTGGTAATAGGGACTTCTTGTTTGCAGAGCTCTTCAGCCGCGCCAAGGATCAGAAGCCGATTTTCCAGGCGTTCTATCTCCTCATGCAAAAGCATTTGTAGGTACATACCTCTCTCCTAGTATAGCGTTTTTCTTCTCAAGAGTCAAAAATCTTCATGGTATTTTCTGAAAAATAAAGTGTGACCTGATCGTGACACAAGCAGCACAAAATGTGAGTTGCGCACCATATATCTCAGGTATACTTTGGTCAGAGGTAAGAGAAGATGAAAAAAGAACCGTCCAAAACTGCGCGTATGCGCCTCTTCTCTTTGTTCCTTCTTGGCGTTGTTTTCTTCCTATGCACAGGACTGCCGAGCGTCTTCTACGCTAAGACGCATAGTGAAACGCTCTTGCAGTTTCTTGCAGAAGGAAATAACGCCACACAACTCCTGGCGTATCTGCTCAGCGTTGGTGTGACCATTGTCTTTTTCCTTCTTGCCGCATTTCTTACCTCATTCTTACGTGTTGAACAGCCTCACAATCTGGATGATGATATCTTCGAGCCATCATGAGCGGGTATAGGTGCTCTCAAAGATGTCGTACTCAATGACGCGCATATCCAGCTCTTTGCCTTGTTTGCCATTCCAGGTGATAAAACCTCTCTCCTTACAAAGCCAGATCCCTTTTTCTCCGATAAGTCCAAACCGATGAGGAATGGCGAAACAGAGGACAGGATTGGGGCGCACCATATAATGCAGTTGATACCCCTGCGCATCTGGCTCTCCGACTGCGTAGCGATCACGTTCTACTGAGGCAAGCGAAGATGACCAGCGCTCTCCGTTTACACCCCTACAGATACAGCGGCCAATGACAACCTGATGTTCTCTGCCCTCCAAATCAAAGAATGAGGTCTCATCAACGCTGTCCACATCTTCTTGTGTAAGTAACTTCTTAATCCAGGTGCCACTTGTCTTAGTAGCATAGAAGCGTTCATAGCTGCCCTCTAGTACGTCTTTTGGTTGAAGCATGTGGATCATCGTTGTACCAGCGCTTTCAGGCGTTGTCGAAATGCTGGATGATACTGTTGTGTTGGAAGTTTTGCCATTGTATTATCTCCAGTCTTGTTTTGCTTGAACAGTAAAATTGAATTCCTCGCCACAATCTGCGCATTCAAAGAAGTATTCTTCGGCCTCACTTTTTATAAAGTGCAAAGAGTGCTCTCCAAAGGTGATTTCGCTTGCTGACACCAAGAAGTGCATCACTGAAGAGATTCTCCCCTCAGATTCGCGGTCAAACATGATCTGGCAAACGCCTGGATCGCTGTGATATTTTCCCGCCTCTTGTTCGTAGGCGCGAATGACTTCGTACTCTTCTGCGTTGAGACGATAGATATGATATGTATCCACCTGATCCAGATGTAAGCGGTTGCGTAAAAAATCTTCTGCTTTTTCACGATAGGTGCTATTTTGTACGCGGTCAAAATGAAAAATGATATGATGTTCCATAAAAATCCTTATTAAAGAGGTTCTTCAGCAGCAGTGGTTTCGCCTTCCGGTTTGCGCCAATGATGCTTTACCCAATGACCATTATACTTGAGCATACTGATATTAAACTCCAATTTTGCAGCAACATGCTTTTTGCTATACGGCCCCTCTGGCGGAAAAAGTGTGCCATCACGATGTCGTTGGTAGAGATACCAACCTTTTCAGGGGAAGATTCTCTTCACTTTAATCTCCAATATCGCGAAGGAGGCGTTTGAACCGATCACCAAGTGTGAGATTGGCCTCGATCTTTGCGAGAATTACCTGATCAAACTCTTCGGTATCAATACCATCCAAAACACAACTTCCACCGTCTGCTTGCTGAAAAGCGATACTGTACGTTGCGTTGGATTCGAAGAGTATATGCTCCAGATAGCCACAGTAAAGCGCGCCTTTGCATTGAAAGGTGAAGAGTTGAGCACGTAGATGTGGCGTTGTGCTCAGCATGTAATTGATTTTTTGAGCGTGTAAATCGCGTCGCATACTACAATCCCTGCCTTTTGCGCTCGACATTTTCGCATTTTTCATAAAAATCTTCAGCAAAAACGCGAAGATAGGTTGTTTTAGAAACAATCCTGGTCACGGGTGTTTTGCTTTTAACATCGAAGAGCGACAGCTCCACTTGCTCATTTTCAAGTGGAGTTACGACGCAAAGTTGATAATAGCGCTCTTTGTAACACACTTCTTCGGTAAAATCGAGTGGGTTTTCCTTTGGCTCAGGTTCCTGGTCGCGAAGCCAAAACGTAAAACTTTGACATCCATACTCATTTGCTTTGAGCATACGATTTGTTTCTGACATATTGAATGTTGATCGATACATAGCAATTTCCTTTCTTATCGTTCAAAATGCGCTAGCAGCGCATAGCCATAACTACCTTCGTTTGCCACAGGAAGCTCTCGTGAGAAGATGATCCTCGAAGCCTCGCCTGCGTGTAGCAGCGTGTGCATCAAGTATCTCTCTGCAAGTTCCTTACTTTCGTGATGTGCATGGTAGATATTAATTTCTTTTGTGCCGGAGAGCTCTCGCTCCACCAGAATGAGAAAATATTTCATTGTTTTTCTCGCTTTCGCATAAAAAATGGGATATACCGAAGTATACCCCGCATCTTGTCTTTTATCAATACTTTCTTCTTTGTATTTTCAGAAGAGATTAACGTGCTCGGCTGTACTGTGCTTGAAACTCTTGTTCGAACACGGCACTGTAGACTTCCTGTGGAACGGTTACAACTGCGACGCGCATCGAAAGTTCTGTTAAGACAAGGTCAACCTGTCCATCGGCACCCGTGGTTGCGGAACGCAGTTGATAGAGAGAATTTCCAAGGCGATACGCAAATTTTTGACATCCACGGTCATTGTTTTCTATCAATACAGTGATCTCTTCTGGCGTTCGAATAACTCTGGTCATCTTTTTTCTCCTTGAATTTTGTTTTCGTTTATTTCTTATACAGGAATGATACCTCATTTGGAAGAAAGCGTCAAGCGTTTTCGCTGTGTATTTTCAGAAATCAAGTGTACTTTCAATACTGGTTAAATCAATAATGCGTTGTGTCAAATGGTCTTGCGTTTGTTCAAGAGTGCGCAGTAAGATAGTGCGATGCGGCTGCTCAGGAAGATCACGCATGGTTTCCATCACTTCGCGCAGTTCTTTTTCCAGAGCTTCTCGTTGCAATTGTACGCCACACAGGATATCGCCTTTGGCGCGCCCATAATAGAGTACACTCTTTGGCTCTCTTGAGGTGGTAAACGACTCCAGTTCAACGCCTAGCACCTGCTCGTAGCCCCTGAGCACTTTCTCCGAAGGCGTTTCTTTGCCGTTCTCGATACCAGAAAGATAGCCTTTGGTAAATCCTATGCGCCGCGCCATCTCGGTGAGGGAAATCTTTGCGGCTAGCCGCGCTGCACGTAAGTCAATCATAGCAAACTGTCCTCTACAATGAGCAGGTTACTAATACGTAGCTCCAGCGCTCTGCGCTCGGCAGCAACCGCTTCTTCTGCTGTCAGCACACCATCAAGCTTTACCTCTAGCCGCTCACGGTAAACCGTAATAGCTGCAAGCATATCTTTGCGTGTTTGCAGATCATAGAAAGGAACGGTTTCTTTGGGAGCCGGAAGCGTTGCTTCGAGAATGATCTCGTACTGCCGGACAACTTTCTCCGTTACCGGTTTGTGCCCGTTCTCAATACCAGAAAGATGTCCTTTGGAGACACCCATACGTTTTGCCATCTCGCTCAGAGAAACATTCTTTGCCAAGCGCGCCTCACGTAGACTGCTCTTTGTTTCTTTCATCTTTTTCTCAATGGAATTAATTATTTTTTATTTGTCTCTCAGAAAAAGAAAATAAAAAATAATTAATTCTCCTCTCGTTACCTCTTGTAGTGCCGCTCATATGCGGCCTCGATTGTTTCAAGTGTCTCGATATCTTCGAGCCCCATGAGAAGTGCTGCTTCATCCTTTGGAAAGATGGCAACTTCCCAGTCGTAACTCCAGTCTGAGTTGTCGCGAAGCGTTTCGAAAAGACTTTCCCAGACATCTTCCGATGCACTCAAAAAGCGCAGCTTTGCATGTTCGTAGATGAGACACATACCTGCACTGATGTTCTTGCGATCAATGAGATCGTTTTCGAAAAAATCGCGCACCGTAAAGAGCCGCATTACGCTTTTTCTCCCTTGAGATGAGCAAGTGTTGCCTTGAGATGAACAAGGGCACTGGCAAGGACATTACGCTCTGCATAGAGGGGAGCCAACTGCGCATCGACTCCTTTTGCCCAGGCTTCCGCTGTCCAGGCGCTCTGATTAAAGCGTGAACGTTCCGCACTCGCCAAGAGAAGCATCGTGCCATCCAGATCTGCCTGTACTTGTGCGCTCTCGCGTTCTAAAAATGCGATACAAATTTCTTTTTCTTCCATCATTTTTCTCCTTTTATTCTAACTCTACAAGAATCGTATGTTGATGTTTTTCTTCAAACGCTTCAGCTCGCGATTCAGTTGTTGGTATACCTTGCACGTGATCTAGGTAGTGACGTAGTTCATGCAGAAGCACTCGATTAAGATACCTGCTCACGCGTTTACGTTCTTTTGTCTGAACAAGTGGCATCGGCTGGCGATAAAAACCACCCATGCGCAGCAGCGAAAACAGGAAGAGTAGCAACCAATGTGGCATGGTATGCGCTGCCTGAAATCGCTTCCAATAATAGTCTTCTATAATCCAGTTGGTATAGAGAGAAATGTGTTTCTTATAGTGTTCGCCATCAGGAAGCCGTAAGACGTTCCAGAAATGTTCATTATGGTGTGTGACCGTGATTGAGAGAGCAATTTCCGTATCTTTCTCGCTATGCGCTCGTAAAAACGTTTCTATGCGGTTCTGATGAAACAGTATAGGATAACTCTGATCCTCTACATGGATGTTCATGCGTCAGTCATTGTGAGCACAAGATGCTCTTGCGAGAGGTCGCCAACAAATTTACTGGTGACGCCTTCAACGATATAATCATGTGCGGGTGTCGGATAGTGCCAATCCCAATGATCCTGGCAAAGCGCAAACGGGACAAAGAGGTCGTTTTCATCGCGTATCCAGATCACGGCCTCATTTTGACAGCGCCCCTCTTCGTCGGCAGGAGCGTGTCCACCATCATGTTCTGAAATGTGCAGCATACAGCGCTCATCAAACACCTCTAGTTCCGAAGGTTCTATTTCCACGTTTGGAAGCATGTAGCTGTACCAAAAGCCATCAATAGTATTATCGGAAAACCAATAGTAAGAGGTGAACACCCCTTGTGTATTGATGCCGTAGCATTGGCTTACTTCATAGCGGTCACTGATCTTGCCAAGAGTACGCTTCGCGAAATCTCGCACAATGCCGAGCGTCTCAGGTGAGCGTGCCATAGTTTCGCGCCAACGATTTTCAACAAGAGGTCTCAAACCCTCTTGCGGCCAAACGGAACGCCGTGGAATAACAACCTCTTCGGCAACATCATCAAGCGTAGAGTCAGGGTGCAAGAGCATTTGCTCAATGCAGTCTTCCAGACCGTAACCAACAATCTTCCATTTCGTAGACTGTGGGTAGTACTTGACAAAGAGTTCAGAAAGCTCGCTATCCGTTGCCGTGAGTTCTCGCTCAAGATATTCAACAAAGAAGTTGTCTACACTCTCCACATGAATAATGCGCGAGTCCTCGTCGTAGATCACGATCAGTGCGCCTTCCTCGTGATCATCAGGAACGATTTTGTGTGAAAGCAGTTCGTCTGCGGTAAAGCTAAGTATCATGTTCTTTCTCCTCAAGTAGATCGTTCACGTACATTGCACGAAAGTCTTTGCCAATCAAAGCTTCAAACCGTTCTGGCTCAAACTCTTTGATGTAGATATTATGTGTGCCGCAGTCCTCGACGGCTACACAAACGGTACCATTATGAAGGCTTGTCACATGTCGCAAAAAGAATGCGCTCTGTGTTTTCTCGCCATCTTTCCCGCGCACTGGCAGGAGGAATTTATGCGATTGTTTGAATCGCTCGCTGGTTTTCAGTATTTCGCTCATTTCCTCAGTGTCCACGGTTTTCCTTTCTTTCTTGTAGCATACCTGGATGTGCGAGCGCTGAAAAGTCAAAACTCGCACAAATTACCCAGTGTTGTAAAAAATGGAGCTATACTTAGAAATAGCTCCATCAAACGCTTTCTTCAATGTATTTTCAGAAGAGCTAGAGAGGTTTTCCCGTTTGAAAGTCGTAGACGGTTTCGTGGTCTTGCTCTTCAAAACATCTTTGGCAGAGGTGGCAAAAATCAAAGATGACGGCATATGCGGTAAGCATGCCAGTTCCGTTCTCAGTCTCATCATAGATGGTAAACGGATCACCATCACGAATGCCGCAGTGCTGGCAATAATAACGCAAGCGAAACACTCTGCTCTTTGCTAGCTGATCTCTTTTTGTTTGTGGCGAAAAGTCCATCATTTCTTCTCCTTGATGCGTAGTGTGTAAAGCTTCCCATCAGGGGCTTCTAGTGTCAGGCCATCTTCGAGCGAATAGCTAGAGGTAGCGATATTGCGGCTCCCAGGATGTTGTCGTAGGAATGCAGCCGTTGCCAAGTCTACCGCATCCTGCGTTTCCTCTGCCATATAGAAGTCAGCATGAAATTCAAAGTGGTTATCAAGATAGCCCTGTATAGCTAACACATGGAGTTTCATTTCAAGATCGCTTTCTTCATTCTCGCAAAGATCCCTTGTTTTGGTTCCCTTTTCATAGGCGTCTCTTCAGGGAGTGCTGAAAGCCATAGATCTTTCGGAAGCAGCCAGACGCTTGAGCCATCGCTGGTCTTGCCATCTGGAATTGTTTCTAGTAGCGTGTGGGTAAGTGGCTTCCAATTGGATTCGATTTGCTTACCGACTTGCTGATAGTTTTCATCGACGCGAATTAAGAGCGCGCCGCTAAAGGTCAACTTCACTGCAAGTCGTGAGGTGACAGGTGTTGCTGAAAACACGTCGTCTTTGTACTCATCGTTGATGTAGGGGTCTTTCTCCATCAGGCCGTGAGCTAAGCCACGCATGCCAATCACATGCTTGTATTCGCTCTCGCTCATAGTATCCAGCTCTTCTAAACCAATGCCAGCGGAGCCTTCGTAATACGCCATAATTTGATTTATCTCTTCTTGCGTGTACATCTTTACTCAGCTTTCTGTGGCATTCCCGTACTAGAGGAGAAGAATACCGGATGTCTTTCTTTTACACTACAACCTTCGCATAAATGTGTCTCTGCATCAACGTGATAGCGTCTCATCGTTGGTTTCCTTCGAAGAAAGCCATCATAATAAGAGCAACGCATGCTATACTCAATCTCGCTTTCGTTGTTGCGTACGCCACACTGTGTGCAAAAGTGCCCACGAGGCACTCCAGAAAGATGACCATGAATGTTATAAGACACGCTTTTCTTCCTTTCTTAGAGTAAGCCGTAGCTAAATGCGACGCGGTTGTTATACAAGAATGTGCCCAGGCGTTCCGCAACTTCTTGCGCTGCGTTATAGCCGGTGCCACCAAGCTCAATGCGCTCATCATTGCTCAGAGTTGCTAAGCCTAGTTGGCGCATCTGTTTGTTGAGCCAGTGCGAAGTGACCGCGCCATCTTTGCAGGTAAAGGTGTAGGCATCTACGAGCCGATCACCGGACACGTCCTTTTGTTTAATCACGGTAAAAATGGTGCTACCCTCTGGCAGCAAGGCTTGTAATCGTTCTTTTGTGGTCATGCGTTTCTTTCCTTCTTGTAGCCATTTGCCTATACGTTTTTTACGATCCAGACATTGACGAATATCCTCTCGGTTGCCACTGCCCAGGCTTCTGCCTCTTTTTCTGATCTATGCGCACCCTCAAGGGTTTGAATAAGGTAGTTGCTGGCGTCAAAGAGCGCAACACGCGCCCACCACGTCTGTTCATCAAGCCAGCAAACGTGGCTACTTTGATGCACCTGCTTTGCTACTTCCTGTTTGACCTCTTGTTTGAGCTTCATTTTCTCAACTTCTGCTTTCATAGCGTGAAGTCGTTCCATCGCTGCGATATCTTTCATTATTTTATTTTGGCGGTCGATCTCAGCTTGCGGTGGGAAGGTATAGTCAGGAATATGGTTGATTTCGACTCTACGATTTCGAGCTTCGTCTTCACGCCGCTTCTGAGTAGCTGCTCTGCGTCGCTCGTTGACCGCGTCTTTATTTTTTCCGTTATACATCGCGCTGTTCTCTCGCCCAGGTGCCAGAAGGATAAATGGCTCTATCCATATAAGAGGTGACGCGCTCGTAACCTTTAGTTTTCAGCTCACGAATGGCAGCGTTGAAGAGGAATTTACTTTCTCCTCTGTATTTGCAATACCATGCACGAAGCGTGTAAAACTTGACGTAATATTTGTAGTGATACTGTTCGTTGTCTGGTGCTGCCATGTTTACCTCCACTGATCGGGCCATCGATCAAGATCCTCATGTCGTTGCTGCTCTGGACAATAACCATCAGGCATTGCTTGCCCACAATAGTCGCAGGCTTCGTCGCCGCCCAGGCGATAGGCTGTAAAGAGGTTGCGCACGTCTTCAAACCCACTGTCCTCACCATCCAGCGTAAGCGTAATGCTCTCAGGAGTATTATGAAGATGCTCCACTTCTGTTGAGCAGGTTGCCAAGAGTTGTAGAAACTCTGTGTAAGTCGGGTGACCGTCTTCTTTGTAGATGATAATACTTGCCATGTTATGCTTCTCCTTTTTCGTTAGCGGCTTCCGCGTCTAAGCAATCCTGGCACCATGACGATGTTGGATGTTTTGCAACGATAGGTTCGCGCAGCACATCTTTGCGATATTCAAGGTGACGTGGACAGAGCGTGATCGACGTAAAACGATGAATATCTTGCTCATCGATGCCGCGATCAATAGACGCTTCAACATTTTTGTCTTGCTGATAATTAACCATGCTTTGTGTTCTTTCTTGTAGCTATTGAACTACTTACTTTTGATGTTCGTAATATAGGTTCCTAGCTGCGCGAGTGCTTCATCGTTTAAAACGATATGTTGACTCACAAAAACCAGGATATAATAGCTTTGTTCAGGTTTACCAATTTCTTGAAAATGTGTTGTCGTCACATGAGCAATCCAGGCGATCTGCTCTTCATCAAGTACCTGAAAGGTATCTTCATCGATGATATATTTGGTGTTGCTTAGAATATAGTTGCGCGACCGCTCAATTTTCGGGTTCATTGTTTTTCCTTCCTGTAGCCATTGGACTACAAAGTTTTCTTTCGATTAAGTTTGACACCTTCGTTTGCAATGGGTCTTTTATTGTATCTTTCTGGCAAGTGTGACCCATTTTTATTCACTATCGCGTTTAAGCAAGGCCCAAGACGATAGATAAGCTCTTCCTCGCATGTTTGGATAAAAACATCGTGCATTGCTATTTGCTCATACTCTTTTGCCGTAATTAATTCTTTAAGTTCCCATATCTCCATCGTCCAATTAAGAGATTCTGGCATATTGTCAAGAATAATTTGACCAACCCTGTCGGGCCAGGGAAGGCGAGCGCCTTTTCCCAGGTGTTCAAGTAGTCTGGTATAAGGATGAATAGAGCGCCCAACATAGAAGATAGTATCTTCATCTCTGTAGACATAGAGGCATTGCTCCTCCTCGAATGTTTCCATTGCTTTGCCAATAGTAGTTTGTATCATTCGTCATCTTCCTCGCTAATAATAACCCCATCGTTTGCGATAGAGCCGCGCTTTGCATAGTAAAGGGGCATGTGCGGAGTTTTCCAGCCTCCACCACTTTGCACTTTATCAAGCGGCGTGCCATTTTTGAGTGCGTCATAGACCCAAAAGTGTCTGGCATCGTGAGGTGAGAGATTTTTTACCCCAATTGTTTCTCCAAGAGTACGAACACGGGCATTGATAGCGCGTCTCGTAATGCGTTTGTTTTCGTAGCCCAGGAAAAGTGGCCCTGCCGTTCTTGGTATTCCAGCGACGCCTTCCTTGAGCATTCCTATATAATTCTCAGCCGCAATACGCGTATGCTTTTTAAGTTTTTGTTTATCGTGAAGATTTGTCTTTTCATGATAGATATGCACATTGCCGGTCTGAAGGGAAAAATCTTCAATATTAAGATTGGCAACTTCGCCACAGCGTAATGCATGCTCAAAAAGCAATCCCGTAAGTAAGGCATCTCTCGCGGCCATTAATTCCTGCTGTTCCTTACTTTGTTTCTTCGGCTGCGTCGTCGCTCTCTTGATTTTAAAAACTTTTGACGTTTCTATTTCGACCGCATTTTCTTTTTTATTTCCAATGCGTGTTGGCACACCATCAGCGATTCGCTCATGATCACGATTTACTGCGAGCTTTCCACTTTTGCCTCGCACCAATTGAATGAGATGTAATTCTTCGAGAGAAAGGAGTCCGGCCTGTTCAACAAGGTTACAATACTTCTTGATCGTGGTGAGGTAGACGCAGATCGATCCCATTGCATACCCTTTGTTTTCCAACCAGACCTGAAAGCCAGAAACCAGGGCATCATTTATACCTTCCCAACTTTCAGGAATTTCGTAGAGTTCTTCTGATGCTCTGCCAACGCCAACAGCATAGAGGTAATTGCTGAAATGAGTCAGATCATTTTTCTGCCGCCTGCGGGTGTTTTCGGTGAGTCCTTTATGGTATTCGAGAAAGATATTGCTTGCCCTTGCTTTTCTGGCAGCGTTTCCAGCGCGATACAAATCGTCAGGATACAGTTGATCTGAAACACTGGTATCCGTGACAAAGATAGTGATCGCCTTTTCTTCTTCCATTAAGTTTGTTTCCTTTGAAATTTTCTATTTCCGATTTGTATCCATAATCGGCACTGGTTTATACGACCATTATAGAACATTCTTTCTTTGCCGTCAAGGGTTATTTCTTGGTATATTCAGAAGATGGCTGCGCAGGCCGATGTATGATATACTGGTCGCTACTTTATTGAATTGAAAGGGAAAATTATGAACACGCCTGATATCATTGCCCTTTGCCAACTCATATTATCTGCTCTTGTTGCTCTTATTGGTGGAACTCTAGCAATAGCTGCTTATCTCAGAGTTCTCAAAACCACAGACGAAAATACCAGGGCTAGAAAAGAAGAGATAGGAAAAGACATTGAAATAAGAAAGAACGAATTAAAACAGGCCGGTGATCAACTACAACAATTAATGACTTCCAGTGGACAGCAATGGGAAGCTAGTATTAAAAGAGATAAATACGCTGTCGCCGGACTTATGATTTTAGCGATCTGCTTTTTACTAATATCAGAAAACAAAATATCCAAAATATCAAACGAAATTCGAGGTCAAAAACGTGGAGAATGATTTTTCATTCTTTTGACGATGGACTTGGCACCGCAAGTGTTTTTCTATGCATATTCAGAAGGCAAGGTCAAAGGCCAGCCGGAACATATGTTCGATAGCCAAAAATATTTTGGGGCTTCTGCATCTGCCGTCAACGAGTTAGAATGCAGGAGCATCATTGTAGAACCTAGTCTGTTTTAGAAGGAGTCGCTCATGATAAATGAGTACGCCCTGTTTTTTCGCGATAAAAATGGTAACATCTGTGGTGGTCAAAGCCACGACAAAGCGAATTTTTTAACCTCTGGAATAGTTGATGACAAGGCAGTCTTAGCCATAGAACTATCCGTTCTAAAAAGATATCTTGAAGGAAATATCCCAAATGGCGCTCATAGCGTAGAGATACATAAGATGCTTCCTGAAGAAACGCTCTCTCAACTAATTGAGAGAATTAATGTTGACCATTTAAAACCAATCACTTCGATCAATAAAAGCGATCTAAATTTGGAGGAAGCAAAATGAAGAGACTTTGCTATATAAAGCACGAAGGCATAATTCATATAGGTGTAGATACAAAACATCCCAACCCATTTTGGTCTTACGGAGATGGGACAAAAAAATGTTGCGATACCAAGATTATCGGCGCTTACGAGCATGGACTACTATCTCTTGATAGGATTTTCTCTTCGAGAGAACTTTGCCAAGATTGCAACAAAAGTTGGAACGATGTGGATTTCTTAATAGAGTGCGAGCCCACGCCTGTTTTTGAACTATGGCGCGGCGACAAGCACCTAGTTGATTTCTCTACTGAAGAATTAAAAGAGATGATCAATAAAGATACTGATTTACCAATGGAGCTGGTAACGCATGGATATCATCAACAAGTTCCCTTCATTGGCAGGCATATTGTTTTTGAAACTCTTGCAGAAACAATAGAAGGAATTAAAACAGAGATTGCCAATAGAGAGCAAGCGAAAAGTTAAGCTTGACAGACGTGATATGCTCCAGATTATCACAAGGTCGAAAATTTTCAGAAAGGATAAAAGCCAATGGAACTTTTCGCCCGAATAATCGGCACCACAATTGGTGGCATTGTTGGTACTTGGATTACCAACGAGATCATTAAAAATTGGAGAAAGAATAAATAACGCTCCAATTCTAAAGGCAATAAAAGCACCTTGAATTTTGATCAAGGTGCTTTTATTTTTGGAGGAATTTTATGAAAAAATCTTTCTTTTTGTTTATGCTGTTATTTTTGTCAGCTTGCGGTTCAGCCGCTCCTTCTAATAGCGCCGCTACCAAAATAGCGCCCACTGCAACGCCGCAAGTTGTCTTTTATGGCACTGTCGGAAAGCCAATTATTATGATCCCTTGGAAGATATCGCTCGAATCAGTAAAAATAATTGATCCGGCAACCATTCCGCAACACGATCAAATATTTCCATCCGTTACTGCCAATCAGCATTTTCTTCTTCTGAATGAGCATATAGAAAATATCTCAAATTCTTCTGCAAATGTTGGAGGGATGCAGTTTGCGTTGCAAAATACGAATGGAGATAGTTTTTCTGAGCAATTGGGGCTTCCTGGCATTGACTCGTCAGGTCTTGGAGGAACAATGGCACCTTCGATACAGCAGGCCGGACAGCAAGTTTACATTGTGCCAACCAGCGAGCATTCTTTTCTCTGGATCTATACCGCAGACGATAACTTGCATCAAATCATTTGGAAGTTTAGTGCGTAGTGCAACAAAAAAGAGAGACGCTATGCTGTGGCGTCTCTCTTTAGGCAATGCGGTATGACTCGCTTATTCTAGCACGCCCCTGCCGTAGCAGTCAAGCATTTTCAGAAGAAACTTGGTATCCCAGCGTAAAGGGAAAAACTGCTTCTTGAATATCAACCTGAGCATCATCCGTCTTAGACTCAACGACAGGAGTAAGGCCATCTAACCGAAGGGTACACGTGAAATCTCTTGCCTCGTAGAGCACATGAACTCTTTCGTAACGGCCAAACACGAATACTGAGATATACGTTCCGTCTTCCTGGCTCGTAACTGCTGGCGTTGCCATGACGCCAGTTGTCGAAAGACACATGACTTTAAAGTAGTCATCCGACTCAACTAGACAAATGCAATATGATGTTAACTTCCCCTGAGTGTTATTGGTATATTTTATGCTGTATCGCATAGCTATTCCCTTTCTTTTGTTTACTATTAAATTTTAAGATAACAGAAAAGCGAGATACCGTACCCCGAATATCTCGCTTTTCCTTGTGTTCACCGAAACACTACAACGTTATTATTCTAGCACGTGCTCTCAAAACAGTCAAGTATTTTCAGAAGACGGCCAAACGTAGGGAAGATTTGGGTCAACCCCCCAGCCATATTGCCCGTACCACTCTGGATTTTTACGCAATAAGTTGGACTGATGTGAAGCGTGAAAATAGTAATTTCCCAACCAGGGCGGGAGTGTATACTTAGTAATTTCTGGATAGAGCACCATCGTATTCTTATACCGCTCTTTGCTTATCCACTCTTTTATCATCGCATTGACATACTGGCTGAGCGCTTCCTCGTACCCTTTCCACATCTTGACCGCAGGATGATGTTGCCACCCTGTACTCTTGCCTGTAAGCGTGTTTAAAATTTGCATTCCCTCAACACGTTGCTTCCCAAGTCGTTTCGAGTCCAGGCAATGAGCAGACTCCGTAAAGCTTGCATAGGGCAAAAATGTTTGCATTACACATTCCGCCAGAGAATAGGCAGCGCTGCAATAAATTCTTCGCTGTACTCAGGGGCAAACTCGGCTCGCAGGTGAACTGGAAGCTCGTTGGCACAGATCAGGCCATCAAACCAGAGCCCAACAATGATGATATCTGCGTCTTCCTGGTTCATCGGGGTACCGTCTGAATTCAGAATATAGGTAATTCCCTGTGCGTCGTTATGAATGGTGTATTTTTCGTCTATCATTTTCTTTTCTCCTTGAAATATTTTCTACCCTAATTGTGCCTCAATCGCACCGTTCCGTCAAGCCTTTTTTCACTGTATATTCAGAAAGATTGTCGCCATCCCCTGCTTTATACTATCCTCATGAATACACACGAAGCAATTGTAGTCAGTGGCTACACGAAATCTCATCTCTGCCGTCTCTGCGAAACTGGCCGCATTCAAGCCACCAAGAGAAAGGGTGAATGGGAGATTGATCCTGTCTCCCTGGCTTCCTACAAGCCGTCACCTCCTGCTGGTAATCTTCCACGTCCCAACGGTCGGCTCACTCCAATCGACACCATCATCGTCTGTGAAAGCGAAGCGCACGCCTGGGCACTAGAAGGAAATATTGCGCGCTTCATTCTTATTCTCAAGTTACACAAGGAGATCACCATCAGGCGTTCAGGGCTGGAGGTCTCTGTACAGGGAAAGGCGACTGAGGAATTTGTGGCGCGTTTGGAGAAGAGTTCTTGGAAAACGTAAGAGAGAACGCTCTCCTTTATGTTAAAATAAAGAGACGAAGTTCGTCAAGAAGTCTTCTTACAAGGAGTACCCACAATGGCAATCTTTGCCAACAAGTTTTTCACTGCGTCAAGTAGTAAAAAACACCCTCTCAAAATCTCGTTGAAATCGTCAAAAAAGCAGAAGAGAAAGAAGTAGTTTTCTTTCAAAAGTGAGGGGCAGGAACAATGGCGTTCCTGCTTTTTTATATGCTCGTTACAAAAAAGCAGAGCAATTCGTCATGGTAGATAAAGGAGCTTTTGTATGCAAAATTATCCGCCACCACCGCCCTATGGCGGTCAACCGTTTCAACCCGCGCCACAACCAAAGCAAAACTTCTGGAAACGCCAGAGTAGAGCTGGAAAAATTGGCATTATCGCGGCGTGTATCATCCTTCCATTGTCGCTGTGCATTTGTGTAAACGTAGTCAACAGCTCAGGTGGTAAGTCTCCTGCTGCGGTTATTACCGATACCCCTGCTGCAACTTCTCAGCAGCAAACAACGCCAGCGCCAACGGAAAAGCCCACTGCTATCCCTCCAACGGCTACGCCAACACCTGTGCCAACCTGGAAAACAATACAGTCATTTAGTGGGGATGGCAATCAAAATACAGCTATCTTTTCTGCTCCCGATGATTGGAAGATTAGTTATACCTGTACCGCTAGTGATGGAATGGGTATTGGAGGTCTTTTTTATGTGACTGTTTACGGTTCCGATAATTCTTTGATCGATGATCCTGTAAGTGCAGATTGTAAAGACGGTCAAACAACCAATGGAGTTTCTGAAGAGCATCAGTCAGGCCAAGTATATCTCAAAATAATCTCCGGTATTCCTTGGACTGTTCAAATTCAAGCCTTGCAATAGCGCAAAAAAGAGAGGATACTTTTGAGTGAGTATCCTCTCTTTTCCTGTCCTTCGTTTGCACCGGTAGACAGTACCAGTATACCCTCCTCATTGTGCCGAAACAACAGAGAGATCGCTTAGCTTCTTTATAGTACATCCATCAGCCGCTCACTACAATAGCGTTTCCTATCGCTTTAAAAGAAGAGAGAAAAGATAGGAGTCGTGCTACCTTTTCCCCCATCTATCTAACGCACAAAACGTGTTGAATATTACAGAAAAGAAGTGTACTATACTGACATGACACCAAAAGAAATTGCACAACACCCGATCTTACGCGAGCTTGTTCAGCGAAAAGACGCCTGGACGTTCCTACGCGCCTGCACCCTCTACAACAATACATTCTCCTGTAGAGAGTGCCACAAGGACTCCTGTCCTGTGGTCGCAACGCCCTACCGTGTAGATTTGTGTTTACTCTGTCTCGTAAAAGAAATCAGAGAAGGAAGCCCGTATCCTGGCGGAAGGTTGCGTGATCCACGCTCTGCCGACTACGACGAAGAGTATGCTATCGTGTGTCAAGCCTGGGAACACCAAAGCGAAGGCATAGAATGGGCATAAAAAGAGACGCCCGTAAGCGTCTCTCATTTCTATGCTGTTACCGTATTATTCCGATCCAGAGAGAAAATGCTCCGCTTTATTTTGATCATAATAGACGCGGATATCGCGCTGTTTGAACCAACGATCCACCGCATCCAGGCGTTTCATGCACAGGCGAAACTGCTCTGAAGAATGACTATACGCGGCTGCTTCGCAAGCTCTCCATGCTTCGTTGAATTCTGCCAATGCATTGCTTACTACTTTTTCATTTTCTTCTTGTATCTTAGTTAACTCCACTTCTTCCACCAGCGTCTTATTGCCAGCAGGGAAATGGGCGTATTCTCCGCTTTCCAGTAGTATGCATTGGAATTGTGGGTTGGTGTTGTTATAACGATATTCTGATTTGACTGCGTAGACGCCATCCTCTGTCACAAAGATGGCCCCAGGTCGTAGTTCATAGAGCATTACTTTCATACTAGATACTCCTGTCCAAGATACAGGATGCGATCCTGATCCTCTTCAGTACGAAACTGAAGATAGTTGGTAATTCCGATAGCCGCGTTTTCAAAGCATTGACTTGCCGTGTATAAACGGGTACGCTTATACAATTGTATAAGCGTCCAGAGTGCCAAATCAGTATCGAGAAGCTCTTGCAGGTACTCTGCGTGTTTCTCCAACTGAATTCTACCACCGCCGTAGAGAGTCAACCTTGCTCGCATTGCGCGCTCACCAAGTTCCTGCTCTCGCGGATAGATGATGCTATCGAGCGCTTCAATCTCTTTTGCGACGCGTGTGCGTTCTTTTGAGAGCCTTGCTAGTATTTCTTCCATAATTTTTTCCCTTATTTCCAGAATAGCTTTCCGCATCCATTAAAGCGGCGATGCTCAGGAAGCGTAATGCGTTGTACAATCATGCCCCAGGCCCGACCATCAATTTCTCCCTGGCATACCAGTTTGTGCCGAGAGTAAAAGATATCACGGACTCGTTGCCCATGCTCTTTACAGTATGCCTCGTACAGCCAGAAGGTTTGCCGGATTGTCAGGCCACCGCCATTGGGTTTCTTCTTGAAGAAGAGCGTAGCTATTTGATTCGTGGTCATCGCTTAATCCGTATCTAAATTTGCAATGAGCACAACGTCATTATTCTCAGTGAAAGTTGGCATCTCAAAGAGTTGCGCCGCCCACACGTTGCCGTTGTGACGATCATCCTGTTCTAATTCGTAAAGAGAAAGAGCACGCAGCCGTATCAACTCTGCTTCGTACTTTTCCTCTTCGTCAATACCCAGGTCTTCGTACTGCATACAATTAATAATTGCGCCCTGTCGGTCTTCGGCTTCCGTCAGGTATGCGGTCGCTGAGATGTAGTCCTGATTGTGAGCACGCGTCACAATATAAAGTTGTTTCATTCTTTTTTCCTCTTTATTTTTTCTAGCGATTGCGTATGCTTGCAAATGGTACTGACTATGAGCTCTTCAAGTGTGATCCCTGACTCTATTGCGAGAGCCGTGAGATGATATAATACGTCGCAGAGCTCATCTTGAAGATGTTGAAACTTTTCTGCTTTTTCACACTCTGGCAACGGATAATAGACAAGTTTTTTCACAACATTACCAGCCTCACCTGCTTCGGAGCAAAGAGCTAGCGCCTGAAATTGAAGACGATCAAGCTCATTCGTTGCTCCCTGAATAGCCAGGATGAGCGCGTGTAAATCTCTTATTTCTTGCATGGGTTTTCCTTCAACAGTTTCTCTAGGTGCGCTTTGAACTCTGTTCCGGTCATGCTTGGTATGTTCACAGGTCTTGACCATGCATACTCCACGATATGTTTCTCTTCAAGCAAACGCTGCATAAGATCGACACCGCTATCTTCATCGTTTGTCTCGTGCGTCTCCAGCGCAAAGATGCTAAAGAACGCACTCTGCGCAATCAGCTTTGCAGGAACACCATAGTGCTTCAAGATTTCCTCTGGCAACCGGTGCTCATAGGTAATTATTTCAAGGCGACTTGTTTCCAATTGTTTTTTCCTCTCTGCGTTGTATCTCAAGCGAGATGGCGCTGTCTCTTTTTGCCATCTCTTTATCGCGCCGCCACTGTTCTACATAGCCAAGCATCTTTACAAATGGGTCACTATTCTCAGGCTCACTTCCTATCTTTGTGACCTCTTTCCTGGTATGCAGGTACCAACCATCATTGGTGTTATAGTAGTAAACGCTGCTCTGATACAGCATCCAGGTACTCACCCCCTGAAGCCGCTCAGGCCGGTTGGCATAGAGAAATGACTCCATCGCAATGACGTAGTACAGCATTATTCTTCGTCCTCATCGTCGTCTTCTCTGCTGATGCGTTCTTTGGCCTGCCTCTGGTATTTCTCATAGTTGGCGTGAGAGACTTTCCAACCAGCAAGAAATCCATCGCACCATTCACAGGCAATGACCACTTCTTTTTGCTCTGCCAGCTTTCTACGGATGCATTGAAGCAGTTCTTCATAGTTGTCTGCCTCTAGCCTCGTTCTATAGGACGCGTTTGATTCTCCGAAGAAATGATAGCCTGCCTGCACACCACGCACAAAGCTTTTTGTTTCAATGGTGCTGCGCTCCCGTGGCGCTGGTATCTGGTCAGCCTCTTTCCAGCCACGTACAAAGCCATCACACCAATCAACAGGGCTGTAGGGGGTGTCTGTTTTCTCAAAGAGAAACTGTGCGTAGCCTTTGGTACGCGCATAATCATATTCTCGAAACCACGAACGAAAGGCAACGCTGTGCCGATAACACGTGCGTCCCTCACTATACCCATCTTCATAACTGCTCATTACGGCCTCTCAATCATAAAGAACGCCTCAAGCGTTTGCCAGAACGTCTTTGACAAATTAGCTTGAATGCCATCAACACGCGATAGGTTTTCCTCGCACACTTCGAAGGTCGTAGCATCCTTCTTGAGGAGTAAGACGCTGCCAATAATCTCTTCGTCAATCCAGTCCTGTAGCAGAAGAACGCATTGCTGCTGAGCAACGACCTCATCGCGTAGCAGACGTATGACTTCATCGATATCAAGCAGGGTGCGTGTGACCGATGGACTCTCCAGCCCAAACATCAGTGCGCCCATGAAGGTTACATTGGCATTCACTACGATGATTTCTTCTCTGTTCATCTCTTCTCTCCTTAATAGAGCATATCGGTTTGGCGCTGAACACCGCTATAAGAATAGCGACCAAGTTCTAACACATCAAGCCCACAGGCGGTGAGGAGCGTCTCAATCTCTGCCTTTGGATACTCTCTATCCAAGATATGATAAATGAGATCAGACTTGGTTCTGCTGCCCTCCACGCGCCAATATTTTGAGGTTGGCAGGCCATACTTCTCATCCAACTTTAATACACAGTAGATTTCCAATACGTCTTCCCAATAGTCGCGCTGAAGCTCTTCGTAGCGTTCGCTGCGCTGCTGCATGACACGAACATAGTAACAGGCAAGCTCAGTTACCGCTTGCAAACCGTGGTCGCCATCAGCAACACGCAGGACTGCTTTGTGTTGCATGCTAATCACCCCATCCTCTCGCGGCCTCTGAGACCGTTGTTATTCTATAGGGGATCGTCTCCAAGAGTACCAGGGCTGACTCTAAGACGACCTCCCACTTTTGATACTGCACTGAGAGCGAAAGCTCCATGCCATTCCTGGTACTCTTTCCGCAGACAGGAACCTCTGGGCACTCAAAATGCCAGAGCAAAAACCAGAATGATTTGGTGACCATGTCATAGTCGCCTGTTGCAATTTGAAAGTACTTCGTCATTATTCTTGTTCTCTCTTTATACCAAAGAATTCGCGCACCGCATCCGCATTCTCATAGGCGTAGTAGTATTTCCTTTCCGTTGTACGAATGCGCACACTATTGTCGCAGCCACCATTGGGGGCTTCCCAATCAATATCGAGAATCAGATCAACGGGGATGCTTTCATCCAGAATGCGGAGAAACTGGCGATTACCGATCATGTGGTAGTGCATAGATACCATCATCCTTTCTGGTTGCAGCCATAATAATTTCTTTCTTGAATTGAAAGAGAGTACGCAGAGGAACACAAATCGTGTGCCCACGAGTCGCATTCAGACGATACGAAACGATGGCCCGTGTCTCAGGTGTGAAGGTTGCCTTTTGCTTATCGTTACTCAGCATAATTACCCCGCCTTCAAGCTCATCGACCTTTGTCATCGTCCAGACGTAGACAGGGGCATACTTTTCCAATTCTTTGTTGCGTTCACCAGGATAGCCATTGTTGTCGCGAATAATCTCCATGATCGGACGCGGAAGCCATTCTGGATCGCCCAGGAGCTTACGCATAGATATAATTACACACGCATTATGAAGTACTTCTGCCATCTTTGTCTCCTTGTGATAGAATAAAGGAAACCCGTAAAGGAGTCCCTATGATCGAATATCTTGTTGCGCAATACACGAGAAAAACCAAACATATCGTTGCTGAAAGCGGCAATGCTGAAAAAGAACTCCAAGAAACTCTTTCCCTGCACGACTTTTTAGAGCAGGCCGGAAAACTTGGTTGGGGTCTCGCCTCCACCACTGAATGCGTGGAAAGTGGTTACATCGACCCGATGCTGGAAACCTGGATTTTTCAGCGTATAAAATAAAGGTGGAGCCCCGTAAAAAGGGCTCCTAAAAACTACTCCCCGTAAGGCAACCCGTTGGTAATCACCCAGTGATGATCAATACCACTCGCCTGAAAATCAACGAGCAGTGTGTCACCAGAAAAGTGCAGCGCCGTCTTGCCATCAGCTTTGATGTTCCAAGAACCATACGTATCATTGATCGTGATGTAATCATCGCTGGTTTCCACAGAGCGCAGCGTCTCAGCACTGCGCGACGTTCTTCCGTCATAGAGCGTACACGCTCCAATCGAGAGGAACACTTGAAGCTTCATTGCGAGCGCCTGCTGGTTACGCTTATTGGCGTAGCCAATCCAGTAATCTTCAATGAGCTCCATCGTCTCTTCTTCGCTGTGCGTGGCCCCTGCAATCTTGATGTAGGGCATAACACGCCTCTCAATGTAACTTGCGTAGTCCTGACACACTTCTTCAACAACGTAGTGCTCTTTGTCTCCAGGCAAAAGATCATACTGGCGACCAAGATCGCTGTCATGCAGCAAGTAGGTACGTACAGTATGCTCGTACGTGTAACGCTCTGTCTTTGAAGCACTGCCACTATAGCGTAGGTAGGTGCGTGGCTCTTTGTTCATCTTGGGATGCACATGCCACCCATCAAAGAACTCCTGCTTTTCACGTTCCCAGTTGTGCCCAACGTAGACGTAAAAACTTGGCCCACTGTGATCACTGTAAAGCGTTAGGATTTGCTGAGGCATTTTGAGCTCGGAGATAGCCGCACAGTTGTAGCGATTCGTATCAATGAAGCCCTGGCTCCGACCAAACTTTGCGGTAAAGTCCAGCGCCGGAACAATGATCTTGTCCACATTTCTGTAGCTGCCTTTATGGTTGCTGTAGGTGTCAAACGTGATCTCCACACCTTCAACAGCAAAATGGCGGTCCTCTAGAAGCTTCACAAGATCAGCGCAAGGACCATCCACAGGATACTCACGAACGGTCGGATGTAGGAATATTGTCATAAATTTGTCCCTTCTGCGTATGCCTGGAGTCCTGCGAGATAGGCATTATGTTCTCTCAGATACTCTTCAATCCAGGCAATCGTTTGTCTATTTGCCTCTTCTGTTTCTTCGTTGTCCAGACCGAAAAGCCAACACACGCCGTACTTCATGGCCTCTTCATCATCGTCAGAGAGATTGTCGGTGAAGCGGTTGCCGCAACTAAAAAAGTGGTAACCGCCCTTTCCGTCAGGTTCTCCATCGAGATAGCAGAAGAGAATACTTGGCCCAACGACCAGACCGGTCACCGTGTGCAGTGCGTCGTAGCCCATATGATTGTTTTTAATTGTGCGCACCAGTGCGTTCGCAACCTCTGTGCCAACTTTGTCCAGAGTGACGAACAAAGAGGCGCGTATCTCTTCTAGTGCCCCATCATCCATATCGGTACCGCCTGTGCCATACCACTCACCGTGTTCAGAAAAGAAGAGGTGGCGATGATTATAGGCAGATTCGATGTACAACTGTTCCTGGCAGATCGCACAATATACGTAGTTTTCTGCCTCACAGGTGGCACACAGGCCACCTTGTACATCATCGTCACCGCCGCAATCGCGACAGAGTTCTTCCGTCATACTCACCTCTTTTTGTAGACAACGTGACTTGGCGTCTCGCAGTCTTCTAACTCGACAAGCGCTTCGTAACTGCTCGCTGCCTCAACTGCACTTTGCGTGGTCAGCATCTTCTCCACCTCTGAGAGATGAAAAGAAATGAGATAGTACGCGTCACACGTATGACACTGCACTGGCATTACGGCCTCCTTGAAAGCGGTCAACATCATCGGATAGTAGTAGGTATGACCGCAGGAAAGCGTGCCTACGCCACACAGGCGAATAATGAGGCGCGCAATCGTCGCTCGAAATCCTGTTTTATGAGCGCGCTCGTCTGCCAACGCAAGCTTTCGTTGATAGTCTTGATTAAAATTCATGTCATTTCTTTCTTCTGTAGTTGGTGTTTAAAAGTAAAGACAGACGAGATGCCATCCAGGCACCTGATCGGTTACATCCAGACCAAATTGTTTGGAGGCTTCACGGAGCGTGATATCCCAGGAAGGACGAATTGCCAGTTGTACCGGCTCAAGAGTGGTTACTTCGTCCCACTCTGACTCATGTAGCGACTCTTTGACAGCCAGGAAGAAGCAAAGATTTTCATCATAGCCGTAAATCTCACCAGTGCAGCCATAGGCTTCTTTACAATGCGTTGCTTCCCACGGTGACTCATCTTCCTTGTAGTCTTTTTCTCTGTCGGACTCTGGCTGAAGATAGCCGTAAAACAATTTTGCGGTTGGTCGATCACTCATGTTTACCCCCAGGTGGCTTTGTCATATTCAGGCGAACTGGTCACAATAGTATCGGCCAGAATGCGCCCAACTTCTTCAATAAATTTATAGAGGGGTGTTTCAGGATACTTTCCCTCGCAGCACTGATACAGGTAACAGTGGATATATTTAACGAGCTGGACTTTATCCACCTCTTTAGGATGATAGGTCAGTTTCACGTCCTCGTGCTCTCCATCGTAGCGGAAAGCCACAGAGTCATGATTCATCTGAAGCAGCGCCGTTGCCAGCTTGTTTTCCCAAAGCTCGCTGGTAAGATCAATCTCGTAGCGCTTCACGGGATCTTTGATTGGGGTATAGGGATTGCCCAGATGCTCTTGCGCAATCCAGGTAACGATAGCCTGAATAACGCGGTCTTTGACCACCCATGCACTCATTCTTATTGCTCCTTATACACAGTGACGTATTCGCGGTCACCATACATTCTTGAGGAGATGCCGTTTTGCAGCGTAAACATGATCACGCGTGAAGAGATATTCACGACCATGCCCTTTGCGCGCTTTGTGCGAAACTCTCCTTGTTTTTGTTCGTGGTATTGAATGGCAACGTGGTTGCCAGTGCGTACCTCTCTTGCAAGCACACGGAACTGATTTGGCTGCATACCAGGATCAAGATACTCTTCCCATTGTTGGTATCCAAAATTACGGCTCATCTCATCGGAAAACTGCCCAAAGAATAAACCGGTGATGCGCTCCATAGAACCATAATTGAGCGCGCTATCTATCGCTCTGGCCTGCTTCTCAGTGATGCGTATCCAACCAGGAGAGACCTTCTCGTAGATTTGTAGCTCTGCAACCAGACTCCCAGCCATATGCCTGCGCATCGTTAATGCCTCAAAGTACAAGGTCTCTTGCGAGAAATTGGCGTATACCCTCTTTATCGGCTTCCCTTGTTCGTCCACTTCGAGCGCTATGGGTTGCATACCACGCGGCCCGTGTTCCATATAAAATTTAATCTTTTTCAATACATTTCTCCTTAAATTATTTATTTCTTCCCAAGTATAGCCGAGAATGAGGAAGAAGACAAGTATTTCTTCTCTGTATTTTCAGAAAATAAAGCCATTTGGGCCAGAAGTTGCAAGAATAAGCGCAACCGCGTTATACTAAGACACACAAATTTTCATGTTAATTTAAGAAAGGATGCCCACATGATTTCACTGCCTCTTGAGCGACAAAAAATCTTTCTTCGCGACATCCGTTTTTACCTGTACGTAGCCCTTGGACTGATCACCTTGCTTACTTTTGCCTCTCTTGGCCTGACGTGGTTTGGTACCAACGCACAAATCAACATTTCGACTACCCTCACCTATGCTGGTCGTGAACGCAGTCTCACACAGAAACTTCTCGCTGAAACACTCCAGGTTGTCTATGTGAAAGATCCGAAGGCGCTGCACAACTTGAAGGTTGATGAAGCTGACTGGACAGCGCGCCATGACGCGATCTGGCGTGGTGATAACGGGCTTCATGTCCTCTCTATTTCCAGCTTTCCTGACATCCAGCCAGCTATCAATAAATCAGAAGCGTTCTACCTCAACCTGCATATTGCTGTTGATGACGTTTTGGCAAAGAAAAATGATGGCATTGCAGACGCGGCAATCGTGAGTGCTGATGCTCCGCCGTTCTATAACACAATGGAGGAGTACAACACCTATCTGCGTAACCTCACGACGCGCTATCAAAATAGCATTCTGCTTTATGCTATCTGTTCCACCATCGCAATACTTCTGGTGTTGGGCTTTGGCAGCGTTGTCATCTTTCGTCCTATGTTTAGAAAGCTCAACGGCAATATCACTGCGATTGCGCAGGCCAACGAGCAGCTCCAAACACAAAAGAAAGAGACAGAAGCTTTGCTCGAAGAAGTGCGCCGTAATGACCATGAGACGCGTGTGCCGGTGATAAAAATAGCAGATGGGAAATATGCGGTGCAAAATGGCACCAATGGCTATTACAGCGTCAATAAAGTGAATGGCCTCTATCAGTGCCCCTGTCCTATCTATGCCCATAATCGCTTCTGCAACCACATTAAATATGTGCAGTACGCAGAGCGTTCGCAACCCTATTCAGTATCGCAAAATTTACTCCATTGATAGGCCAGGGAACCTTCTTAATCTTGTCCGAGCAGGAGGTCTTCTTCCTGCTCAGTACGGAACTTTTGATACGCAAGAGTTGCTTCGATTGCTCGCGAAAGATTGTAGCGAGCAGCAATCAGCCCCTCGTATTGCTTCCAAAGTAGGATAATTTGCCACAGAAACGGATCACGATCCTGAACTTCTGCAAGATACTCAGGATCGATCTCTAAGCCGCCCTGGTTGTTATAGAGCAAGCGTCTGGCAGCAACAACTGCCTCTCTTCCGCGCTCTTCTTCTTTCTGCCGCCTTGTTTCCCATATTGTATCGACTTCTTGGTCAGTACGTTTGTGCTCAGCACGTAAACGTTCAATAATTTCTTCCATTATTTTTCCTCAACAATCCAGACATTGACTAATATTCTTTCCGTTGCTTCTGCCCAGGCATTCGCATTTGGCTCTGTATCGTGCGCCCCTTCAAACACCTGAATGAGACGATGGTTGCTATCGAAAACTTGGACTCGTGCCCACCATGATCCTTGCGCATACCAACAGGTATGCGAGGACTCTTGCACTTGCATTGCTTCTTCTTCTCTCGTTATCTTTTTAGGCATCTCACTCCTCGCGTAAAATGGTCGCTTGGAGTGCCTGCGCGATGGCAATTGCATTCACCTGCGCTTGTTCATAGGTCTGGTGCCAGGGCGAAAGAATGGTCACAATTGGACGCAAATCTTGATCTTTCATCGTGACTTCCGCCGCAAAAATTTCGTGACGTTCAATAATGTTCGTGGTCGTGACTGCCAGGAAGTGTTCCTTCTCGTTGGTATTGTCTGGTATGACCAACGCTTCAAGGGCAAGCATGGCCTGCCGTGTGGCGCTTACTGCAAGCTGACAGCGTGCTTGCGCCGCAAGCGCTTCGGTATAGAGTCGCTTATCCGTCAGAGGCGCGGCAAAGGCCACACGCTCTGCTTCGGTATGCGCCAGGATAGCGCGGTCATACGCCCGTTTGGCATCCAGGTGCGCTTGAAGCGCAAGGGATTGAAAGCTCTCGTTGCTCATGCCATATCCCCCATACTTTCAACCTTCGGATCATCATAGCAGTGCTGCTCTCGTAACGCTAAGCGCTCTTGTTCAGCCATCTCATAGGCATGCGTCAGTACTCGATAAATGGCCTGATCAAGCGCATCCTCGCTGATACGTGCTGCGCTCAAAAGAATAGTGCGCACACCAGGAAACGCCTTAACTGTTGGCGCGCCCTCTTCCATAAACTGTCCAAGTGGCATTTCTAAATGCTCATCAAACCACTGCCACACCTCCGTACGCTCTGTGCCACGCGGCCAGATGAGAAAATCTTCATCCAGACTGTCATCCTCCATACCTTCGGTTGAAAGATCATAGTCGCCATTTTCGATCATCTCTTTCACTGCATCGCTGTCGTACACAGGGGTATCACCGAAGTACTCCCAGAGCTCTTGAATTTGTTCTTGTGTGAGATTTTCCAGCCACGCACGCGCTTGCTGTGTATTGCCCTCTTTGTCCCATTGGCGATACTCTTCATAAAACGTCTTCATAATACTCCTTAATTATCAAACCAGACGATGAGCCGAACAGTGCTGCCGTCATCCTCTGGCGCTGTTTTTTCTTGCCCATTTTGTTGAATATACAGGTTGTAGCATTCCATCATGTCAAAGACAAAGAGCCAGCGCGCACTGTCACCAATGCATTTCTCTAAGGGCTCCTGGTGTTTGTTGACCTCTCTAATCGTCAGATAGCTGACACTGTGATAGTCCTGGCACTTCTGACAGTATCCAGTATCCTTGCGGTAACTCAACCACTTTTTGCGGAGCGCTTCAGCGGCTTGAGGATGCCCCGCACCATCACAGTCTTCGCAAAATGTACCCTTCGTTCCCCAACTGATGCCGTCAGGAAAGCCGCGATCTTTATAAGGCAACAAGTTAGGCCCACGCACTCCAAAGAAGTTGGAAAAGAGGGTATAATTGCGTGGACTAAAATCGGTGATATTCAGCGCGCAAAGCCACCTTCCCATATACACCTCTATCGTGCCATGAATGTCACAGCCCATTCGATTTCTCCTGTAGAAGCGCTTCATGTTTTTTGAGAAGTGCGAGCAGTTTCAATGCTTCGTCAGGCTCCAGCCAAAGGCGATCCGTATGCCCCTCACGTAGGAAAAGACATCCATCATCCTTGATTTCAGCATTCAGCCAATACTTTTTATCCAAGAACTCAAAGTTCATCTTCTTTGCTCCCCTTTTGCGCGGCCTCTTGCAAGAACCTCATATGCGCTTGAAGGAAATCAAGAATGGTTTGTGCTTCTTCCACGCTGTAGCTGGTGTAGTTTTGGGCTCCATCATAGATGATAAACACACCGTTATTCCAATCGTTGACTTCTAGCTGAAAGCGACCATTGCTCATCTCTCGTGTAAATTCCATTACCAAATCCTTTCCCAGTTTTCATTTTTTACCCAATCCTCATCGAAACAGGTGGCGAATGCGTGATAATAAGACGCAAGACAGCGTGCCACCTGTATTGCCTTCGTCTGGTTCGCAATGTTCAAGTGAACCACTTGCCTTGCGTTCCATAAGTTCACCGGAAGATACGGCCCCCAATAGCTTTCTGCAAGCTCAATATCAAAATGAACGTCAGCACACCAACGCGTGAGCGCCGTTTCGTTATCTATCTCAATGCGTTCTGCACCTTTTCGGTGCGTCCATATCCAGGGTGTCTCAAATAATGGCGAAAGAGTGGCTCGTGGCAGCGCACCCTTTCGCATACAAAACAGTTGAATATCCACTAGTCTGCCTCTTCGTCCTCATCATCCCAACGGTCATCATCTTCTTCCTCTTCTTCATCCGCGCCCATCAGAAAGTCAATTTTGATCGAGGTGATTGTGCCGCCTTCAATTGTGGCGTACACTGGATACGTCCCATCACCACAGCCGGTCTGTGCAACCACGCCGTACTGGTTGTAGTCTTTATACTGTGGATATGGGACACCGTCTAGACTATTACAGAAATCCACCCACTCTGGCCCAATCTCTTTTTCTACAGGGGTTAACTTCTCATCGCGCCGCTTGTCGCGATAAAAGTAACAGGGATCACCGATGTATACCATGCCGCTATCGACACAAAAGTCTCCAATTTTTACTATTTTCTCCATTGATAATCTTCCTCTTTCCATATTTTGTGATTAACTATTTCGCTGACGATGTCGCCTCCGACACCGTATTTCTCGCCAATTTGCTTTTGGGTAACTCCTCCACCAGCGTAAATCTTTCTGATCTCTTGAGCCATTTCAAAATTCAACTTTGCTGTCCTATGTGTTCCCGAAACTACTGAATCTAGCGTATTTTGACTATTCGTTCCTGCATAGAGATGGTCAGGATTGACACATGAAGGATTGTTACATTTGTGACATACATATAATCCATCTGGCACAGCTCCTTTCACAAGTTCATACGAATATTTATGGGCAGCTATGGTTTTATTTTTCAAACTGAATTTTCCGTATCCACGGCGGTTTTTCTGCTTAATCCAAATCCAGCAATAATTTGTTTTTTCTACGCTCTTCCAAAAACGTGCTTCAGAAGATACTCCAAATCTTGTAGCTTTTGATCTTCCTAATTCTCTTCGGCGTAAGAGATAGTAAACAACACCCTGAGTTACACCATACTCTTCTCCAAGTTTTCTCTGGCTTATGCCGCCTTCCGCATATCTTTTTCTAATGGCTATTATTTGTTCATCAGATAACGGATATTCTTTACCTTGCATATGCAGTCCACACTAATCCCGCGTCCACACAAAACTCACCTATTTTTACTATTTTTTCCATTGCTCTGTACTCCTTTTTGTTTTATCTGATAATAGACTGATAACTCTCGTAATTGTTCTTCAGCTTTTTGCATCGTTTCGCGCTTGGTGGTATAGGGCATTTCTCCGCCCCGTATCTTCTGCTCCATCTTGCCATCGCTTGCCCATACATCGTAGTACCAAACGCCGCCTTTGCTCCATGACGGCCTGTACACGGTTGCGTAGAGGAACAGGCGTAAGTTCATGCCAAGAATGCGCCGTACTTCTCGAATGCGTTCTAAGAGCACATCTTTGGCGTCCTCTGAATACTCCAGACTCGCAAGATCTTCCCTACTAAGATAATCGGCTGGCTCCTCAACGCTCGCCAGATCAAGATCAACATACTCAATATAGCGATGAAGATTGCTGTTCATAGTCGCACCCGCGTTTTGAGGTCTTCGAACTCCTCTTGTGTGAGCTTCCAGAATTCTTTTACTGAAATTTCTCCAGTGAGCGCATATTGCGCTTCTAACCGCTCAACGAGCGTCCCTTGTGGCGCATCATCCATAAGCAGAATTGCAACAAAGTTCTTCGCCTCTTCAAGAAGACCATTGCGCAGCGCATCATCTTCTTGTGAATTTATGTATTTTTCACGATAGGCTGTTGCCATGCGAAAGAACTGCATCGCTCGAAACTGGCTTTTCTCTGGTAGCGATTTTATCGTTCTGTAGACGCTCAGGTAATTATCCATTGTGATGCTCCCAGGTTGGTTCATCGGTACTGCCGATTTGTGCTTCGGCATGATTGTATACGTCACGTGCAAAGTGGAGGCAGCCAAGTTGTGCAAGCGTTGCTTCCAAGACAGAAGCGCTTTGCGCAAAGTACCCACTCGTGAAGCGGCTCGTTTTACTGGCCTCTTCGCCTGTTGGGTCTTGTTTTAGTGACTCTCTCAGTGACTTGAGGCGCTCTTCTAATGCGTTAATACTGCCGAGCAGCGTATGATTGGCTTGATCGAGATTGCGATCAAGATCGTTATTGGGATCAAACATGTTCTTTGTCTCTTTCTATAACTGACTGCATATTGGAGAGATAGCCGCCACAAAAACCAAGCAGGGCGACCTCAGAGGCGTCTGGCTGGCTTTCTGCTCTGGCGCACGCCATCAAGGCTTCCTGATCGAAAATCCAGGCGTGATCTTTGGCGTATTCATTGGCGAAGAAGTGATAGCCGTTAATAACGCCCCATATAAACTCCTCGTTTTCCTCTTCGCTGCGAGCGCACGCGGCCTCTGTGAGTCCAATCCTTGCCAGAAACGCTGGCACCCATTTTGGAGTGTTCATGCGCGCACCCACATTCCCTGCTCGTCGGTACTCCAACCAGCAGTCTGTACTACTTCGCAGGCTTCTTGTAGAAAGCGTTGCTGCTCCTGGCGTACGACGCTGTCGTACTGCGCAGGCGTAATCTTTTTGATGTATTGTTTCCCACCGTTATAGCCGTAGGTTACTGTATGCTCTTCGCTGCGCATGGTCGTTAAAACCGCACGAAAACGGTTGTCACCGATGCTCTCCAGGGAAAACTGAAATAGAGCGTGGCGTGTCTCTTCGGAAAGACGAGGCTTTTGCGGGGTAAAATTAGCATAATCCATTGACGTTCTCACTTTCACTTTTTTGTCTACAAACGAAGTATAGCGCAGGAACGTGAGAACGTCAACGATTTTTTCACTGTATTTTCAGAACTCAGTAGGAAGCTTCTGACTATATTTTTCTAACCAGAGGATAATGGAGGCCAGAGTACGTTGTTTCTCAGAGATGGCATCCGCGCCTTTTGTATGGAACTTATAGAGCATCAAGGTGCGCTTGCCGCGCTGTACTACTGGTGGCTCTTGCGCGGTTTCTGCTAAGGTTTCGGCTGAAAAAATTTCACTGCACTCTTTAACAAATGCTTTGTCATCCATGCCGTAGATTTCTTCCATGAGCGTTTCGATTTCACGCATTCTCCCACGTTGATAGCGTTCTAACCACGCAAGTTCTTCGTGCAGGGCTTCAACGGCCTGATGTAACGCTCTCATCTCCATAGTATTCTTTCCCGTATCGCTCTGCACGCTCTCGTATAGCGCAGAGCGTTTCTAGTTGTTTCTCTAACGTCTCAATGCACTCCTGTGTGCGGATTGTTTCAAAAGCGAGAATAAACGCACGCGTTTCACGGCTGCTCTTGTTTTCGGTATTAAGAAGCATATCGATGCGCGAATCACCCTTTTTGAGCAATTCGTTGGTAACGTAGCCGACCTTATTCTCGATCTGTTCAAATGCTTCCAAACGTGCGTTGAAACGACTATACGCTTGCTCGTATGCTACTACTAACGAAATTTCTTCCATACGTAACAGATTGAGAATACCTTCCCATTTGTTCATAGCACTACTCCTACTAGGTAGACTAAAAGCCAGCCAAGAATTCCGCAGGCGGTAAGAAGCACGATCACGATAAACATGCCCAAAAACTTTCTCATTTTGATATACGTAATCGCAATACTACTGGTGCTTCCGCCAAAGCCAGCTATTACTGGCAAGGCAAGGACACTATGCGCTCTGCCAAGAAGGACGATACCGAGAATGGAGAGCAACGCACCACCAAGAATATAGATACCCATGCAGAGAAGAATGCGCCGCTGTGTGCTGTCCAGGCTCATTTGTCGTCTCCAAGGTCTTCGCCAAGATAGCGCACTTCGTCAATTTTAAACACCAGATGCGCAGGCGTGGTTCCCTCTTCGTCCAGCTCTATGCCACATTGTTTACAGTTGCCAATTTCTTGCAGTTTCGTCACCCCCTGCTCATAGGGTAAATCAAAGTAGAGAGTTTCATCTGAGATGAGCAGTTTTCCACAGTTCATGCACACAAACAAAAGATAGGGATTCATTGGAATTTCTTCTTTCTGAATACAGTGTGCCGTCCAGTAAAGCAGGGCATCGCACCATGCGCGCTTCCCCTGGCGTACTTGCGCGGCTGCAAAGTTTCGATTAAAACGTAATATACACAAAAAATCTTCGTCAAAGAGATGACGAAGGATCGCACGCATTTGTAAAAGATAGGGCGGTATAACGCGGCATGCAGTGATAGTTACCTCAAGGTCTGTGACCTGTTCTGCGCGACTCTTCATCTGTTACTCAGCGTGTAAAGTTTGTGAAAAAGCGCACCCTGTGCAAAGCCCATGAGATACTGCAACTCTTTGCGTGTGAGCCGCGCCGTTGGCTGATAAGGAATATCCCATGCACCAAAAAGTTTCATTGCGGCTGCGAAAAAACACTCTGCCTGTTCTTGTTTACAATGAAACGCCAGCATATCGTAAGGAGCCAGATCGCGCATTACTGTTGCTTTGCGCCGCTCTTCTGCCCCTGTTGTAATGGCGCACTCAATAAGTTCTTCTGCTTGCAACAAGGTTAGCTTGTTGTACTCAGGAAAACTAAGATGCGCGTGTCCCTTGACGCTTGCGCGTGGCAAGAAGAAACTGAGCGCTGCATGTCCCTCGTTTAAACAATACTCTTGCCAACGCCAGTGAAGTTGTCTATCTCCAGTGCCACGAAAGATGGCGTAGCCTCGCTGTATTGATGCCTCAAGCGGTTCCATTTTTCTACTTTCTATGCTATACTTTAAATATGAAAAGAAAAGATGCCCTGGTAAGTCGCCTGGAGGCCAACCCTAAAATGGATTGGGCACTCCGAGCATATATATTACACAATCAAGGATATACCAACAGGGGAGGCAATTGGCATCCAGGCCCAGGCGCTCCCAGTTGGACGCCAAAGCCAACTAAGCCTCATCATAAGCAGAATACATCGCACGCAGACGCGTAAACTGCTCTGCCTTTTTCTCTTCTTGCGCTTTGGTCACGGCCTCTAACATATATTCAGCATAATACGGATGCTCCCGATCAAGGTGTCGTACATAGTATCCATAGCCACCTCTCTCCTCACATATAGCCGTCACGACACCGTAGGTGCCTTCATCATCCACATAGACAATTTGCCCCTCTTGAAACTTCGCAACAGGCTTGAGTATTTCTTTGGTACGCAGCCTTTTGATGCATTCTTTCCACTCATCGGTCAGCGCCTCCCACAAGATGTCCTCATCAAAGAGTGCCTCCGGCAGGTACAACCCTTTCTTTGTCTTGCTCTCGTTGGATTGCAGCGAAAACTCTGCATTGCCTTCATAGACGTAGGCCAGTGGATTTGTCCAGACGCCACGTACATTCAAATGCTCTAAATCCATTTGTGCTAGCCACCATACATGTTGAAATTTCTCATCAAGATAGCGAATACCTTCGGACACCCGCGCTGGAATACTCTCCAGAAATTCCATCTTGGCATACGCATACTCTAACTCTTTCATCAGCCCTACTGCCTCACCAAGCGCAGGCGACACTTTTCCAAAGGCAAAACAGGCAAGTAATACCTCACCCTTTGACGCATCATACTTTTCTGCTAGCTGCGTTATCTCGTCAAACGTCTTTTCGTCAGGGACATCAATTTCAATTCTTTTCATCATTTTCCTTCAAAAAATTATTCCAATGCCAGTAATCAGTAAATTGACCAATGGCTACGGGAAACGGTACGACAAGGTTGAGGGTATAACGATCATGCAGTGGTGAACTATATTCCGGTAGCGCATACCCATCAAGCGGAGTGAGTATCTTCTGCCAACGCGCCTGCTCTTCGCTGAAGTGCTCGTATTCGGTCACATCGTTGCAGTCTTCAAACTCGTATTCAATGGTGGCGCACAGCCATTTCTTGTCCTGCCAGAGCACGCTATAACCCAGGCGAAGAATGCCGTTCTTTATTGTTCTAAAGCCGTTGGCCGCAATGAGGCGTTCCTCTTGCTGTGTGAGTGGATACGGTCCGTACGGACCATCTTTTTGATACGAGAGTCCCAGGCGTTCAAACTGAAGCGGTGTCCAGTGTTCAGTACTCTCACACAGCCCATTGGTGAGGAACCAGAGCGGCCCCTGTTCGGTCACAACAAAGGGATCATGATCCACAAGCAGATAGCCCTGATTTTTTGCTGCGAGGAGTGCGTTCTCGACCGCCGCTTCCTCTGAAGGCGCATAGTACACGTCCACTGGATCAGCGTCCTCTACCCACGCCTCAAAGCTCTCCGCATCAATCTCCGCTTGTAGACGAAGATAGGCTTTGATACCTTCCGCATCTAGCTCGTAGAGTGAAACGCCGTAGGCTTTGCCGTTACCATCGCAACTTCCACAATCGCATCCACTGCCGTGTCGATCATGATCAAGAAGGCATTCATCTAAGTAGTACATGCTACATCCCTTCCTTAAAATGTTTATCGAGCTCACGGCGAAACGCCGCATCACTATAGAGAAAAGCGTTTTCCTCGCGTTCTTTTTGCATTGTCTTTAACTCTTCTCGTACAATCTCTAGCGTTGCTGGCTCTGCACCACGCCTGGAGAGACGCATAAGTGCAACCAGGAAATCTGTCTTGCTACAGGAAAGATGCTCAGCAATGTTAGTAAGTTGTGCAACGCGTTCTTTATCGACCACACTATCTATGCGGTTTACGATTTCTTCAGTGTCTCGAAAGAGAGTGCGGCTTGCCCCTTCTTCCTGGCGTATTTTTTGTAGTTCTTCTTCGATTTGTTCTACTTCGGGGTCTTGTATGCCCCGCTCAAACAAACGTCTCGCCACTAAAATGATCGTGGCTTTACTCGTTTCAAAGTATTCAGCAAGCTTCTGAAGATGTTGTTGCTGTTGTTTATTTAATTCCATAGGTCTAACTCCACTGCGAAACTAATTCATACTCTAATGCGCTCTTCACGTGAAACCATGCCCTTACTATCCACCCTTCCGCAGGAGCCGTTGTGCCCCACCAACGACTGCTGTAGAGAATTGCCCCATCACTGCGAGTGTGCCACTCTGGAAGAATGTGATGTGCCTTCAAATGAAGCTCCCATAAGCGATATCCGCCACACAACGTTCTTGGGGGTATCCAAAGCTCTTTTGGCTTTTCCCCAATTTCCTCCAGGTAGCCGTCCAACTGATACGGGGCAATAGAAAAATCTTGCTCGTCAGCGCGCCGCTCAACCAGACTATAAATGTTGCAGCCAAGAGGTGTGCACGCTTTGGCAATACGTACCTGCTCCGCTAGAAATGCTCGCTCTTCATCAATAAGCCGCATTACGGTTCTCACTGTTCTACCGCTAGAACGGTATTTTGCTATAGGTCACTTTTAGGTAGAGATACTTCCCAACGTAGCTGGTGAGCTCTTCGATCAAATCGTGTCCACCAACTTTTAATTCTTCGTCCGTCCAGAGATAGCCCGTAATCTCGCTGTAGCGAATGTCAAAATCCACTTCACCTAAGCCATCCAGGCGTCCAAGAAATGCCTCTTGAAGCTCGTCCTCGTCGGTCACTGACTGATCTGTGATATAGTAGGAAACCGAAAGGTACTTCCCGTATTCATCTCTGCCCTCTTGAACAGTCCGAGCAAGTGGCTCGCCGTTCACAAGAAGAATGCCGTCTAGCTCATCGTCATAATGCTCTCCAAGGCTTAATTTTCCTGTATAGACTTCTGTCGGTCGCTCGAAGAGCTCTTTGAACGAGATTTTCGCTTCGTGCAAGTTTAGTTTTGTGCGATGGCGCAAGGCAATCTTGAGCACCTCACCATTACTATGTACCTGCTCTACGCGCCATGACTTTGCAAACTTATTAAAGAGAACAGTTACGGCCTCCTCTACGATTTTCTCTACTTGGCGTTCGTTGTAATATTCCATGATAATTCCTATTCTCGATACCGTTATGCCGCTATACTACTATAGTGGACTTTGAGGTAAAGATACTTTCCGACATAACTGGTGAGCTCACGAATAAGATCATGCCCACCCACTTTCAGTTCTTCAGTGGTATAGAGATAGCCAGTGATTTCGCTATAGCACACGGCGTACTGCACATCGCTATCGCCGTCCAGAGCACGCAAGAAGGAATTCTGCAACTTCTCTTCGCTCTCCATGCGTTCATCGCTGATATAATAAGAAACCGAGAGGTATTTCCCGTAGCGCTCACGATCCCAGCGTACCCGCTGTGCCAAAGGTTCGTCATCAAGCAGCAAGATACCTTCATGCTCTTCAGGCCAGCGCCCTCCAAGAGTGAGGCGACCATGATAGACAGTGGAAGGGAACAAATCATCGTAATACGCGTAACCATTGTGCCATTTTATCTTTTCGCGGTGCTTAATGGCGACGTTAAAAGAATATTCGTCAAACGTGGCTTCCTGTACAAACCAGGGCTTATCCATATCACGCAAAAGATCCTGTGTTACCGCCCCTAAGATTTTGCAGACTTCTTCTTTGGTATAAAAATTCTTCATGCTAATTCCTCCTTGATCGGAAAGAGCCGATTATAGTATTGCATGCCCAGCTTCCCGCTCATGCAATCAGCCTGCCATTCCTGGCGTGTGACGTAGGAAAAGTAATTCAGACTAATTCCTGCGAGACGCACCAGCTTTTCGAGTGTTGGTGCGCTCAGAAGATATTCGCTGGTAACCTCTTTGCCAAAATGCCCCTGCTTCTCATGGAAGCAATGCAGTTCAAAGCGTGGATGAATACCATGTGGCGGATCATCAAAGATATAAAGATTGCCCAAGACCAGGACGCCCCAATCGTAATCGGTCAACATCGCCTCAATTTCTTCTATGCTGTGTTTTTGTCCAACGCGTTCAATCACGGCTCGTCTCCAAAGAAGTCTTCACACTTCAGTACCAAACGATTCAAAAACAGGTAATACTCTTCTGCTGCATCGACCTCTAGCTCAATACCAACGGCACGCCGCAAGAGCTCTATACGCCTTGATCGATCATTCTTTGTTTCTTCTAGTTGCGCAGCCGACAAATACTTCTGTATTTCGTCATCAATAATATCGTGGCAAAAGTGCGCGTTTAATTGCCCCTGGCGTGCTGTCCAGGTCTCTTCAGCCTTTTTACGCTCACTTTTAAGCAACTCTGAAACCTGCCGCATCACCGCGTTTGGCTCACGCAGCCCATTGGTCTCAATACCCTCGTCCTCATCAAATTCGGCAAGGATAGTGCCAGTTTCCTCGTTGAAGAGCATGCCCCAATCTGCTCCTTGCTCTTTGAGAAGAAAGTATTGGAACGCTGCATACTTTTTATTTTCGTGCTTGTATAATATCGTTTTTCCATCAATAACTAGTGTAAACATTTTTACCTCTGTACTCTCGTTTCTTTAAAAACATGCTCGTACGCCGCCATCAGCAATCGGTGCGCGGCCTCTTCTGTAAGCGCTCCTGGCATAAACTGCATGCGTTTGCGCACGTCTTCAACAATAAAGATGGCAGGCATAAATGCTGCTGCCACCAATTCTCGTTCCAAAACAATGCCGCTATCCATCAGATTACGCACCATTATTTGCATGCGCCACTGTGGGTCATAGGCATCATGTGTTGCTGGCATCTTTACCACCGTCCTTCCAGGATCATATGCTCACGCGCAGCAAAGCGAAACAGGCGCGTAAGATCAACAACTTCTTCCTGCGTGATCCCATCTTCGAGCGTTTGAATACACGTATCGCCAAACCACGCTCGACTACTTTGTTCGTTGTGATCGCGTTCATGTTCAAGAAACCAGGGCAGAGCCGACGCAGCAATTTGTACATCAGGCTCATCTCCCCACAAGGGAAGACTCTCGATAAGCGCGGTAAGCTTTCCCGCCATCAATGCAACCTGCTCCTCTGAAATGGTCTCTTGATAGAGGCTTTGCCCCGTCACATCTTCAATGAATTGATCATAGACTTTCCCACGAAGCCATCCAGGGTCAGTGGCAAGCATGCCACGCGTAATACTACTGGCATTGGGCCATGCAATGACCTTATCCTTTACTGGAGCACGCCTTGCAAAGTAGTTATCAAGCCCCATTTCTTTCCTCCTGTAGTTTCTTTTTGTTCCACTGGCGCTGCTTACGAATCTGCATCTGGTGCATCACCCGATTTTGAACGCTACTCGTAGCCATCAACTTCGGATAGGCACTTCGGCCATACTTTTTTGAATAGTTTCTAGGCATACGCTTATCAAATGGATACGTATGCCGCGAATGCGATCCGCCGTTCAATTACACCTCCTGGTAATCACTCTTCTCGCCAAAAAGATAAGTATCACCAACATATTTAAGGACAACACGCCCCACCTTTGGGTCTGTGCGCTCCTGCAACGGTTTGACCACCACGCCCTCACGCATATGAGCGTTCTGCTCCATCAGCATTGTCTTTCCTTCGCTGTAGGCTTTAACGGTCTCCAGACTATAAGGAATGCGTGCAAGCTCTGGTACCGTCTCAATACCGTTCAAATGGCACACCGTCAGCAGGCTGTCCCAATCCAGGTAGTGCCCATCAACATAGATGTCAAAGACACGGTATCCTAGTCCTTTGACGCCGTACTGAAGGCTCTGCACACCAGGGCCATAAATCTCACCGTAAAAGATGACTTGACGATGCAATTCTGCTGCACGCTCAAGATAGGTGCGCACCGGCTCTAGCGAAAGCGGATACCAATAGAGATTGCGGCTGTAGTCCGTTGGCTCTTTGCGCCGCATCGCATGCGAGCCTGCCATAAATTGCCCATTGATAATTCCCACGCGACTGTTACTGCCGTGCAGCTTTTCAGTAATTACCACTTCTTCGCCAGGATGAAAAATGGTTGGGAAATTGCGCATGTTCTCGATTTCGGTATATTTCGTAAACAATGGATCATCCACCTCGTAATCAGCGACACCAGCGCGTACCGGTGGAAAGTATTTTTCCGCACCATAGAAGTCAGCGACGTTCTCGCCCACTTCCCACTCTTGATCTGGTGGAATGGCAAGACCGAAGGACGGCTCGCCGCGTAGTCGTGCGCAACGAATACGCTGTTTGGATAAGTATTTGGTCACGTTTAACTTCTCAGAAAGTTCAAACGGTAAAATGGTGTCTATAGGGAAGTACACCACACGATCCCCTACCTGATACTCCCCTTTTCTGACGACAAGCTGCCAACCAAGAACGGTGGCGAGCTCTAGCGCATCAGCGTTGGTGTGTGGACGCAGTGACTCAATCGTGGCGACCGGAACAAGTAAACTACTCATAGATTTTCCTTCTTTCTATTTGAGGAAACAAAAAATAATGCCAAGAATAAGCAGCAAAGAAAAAAGAACAAGCGCGCAAATATGTGGGATGGCGCGTGTCTTTATCGCAAACGCGGGGTGCCGCTTCGTCCACCAGACAAGCCAATTTAGAAGCAGCACACTAAGGAAAATGAAGGTTACCCCAAGAGGCGTCATAGCGCCCTCATCAGGGTAACGTCGCCTGCGTGTGTGAAGCCACCATCAGGAGCCTCGTAGGGCTCTTCTTCCCATCCGCAATGGCTACAATAGGAAGCTCCAACAGAAAGCAGTTTACGCTCAAAACAATAGGGGCACTGCTCTTCTTGCAGTTTTACGAGCAATGTTTCTGGCATCGTTTTGAGTTCACCGCAAGACGCGATTGCGTACCAGTTGCGCTGCTCACCGTTTGGGAGCACCTCTGGCTCCAGCACATTGATGACGTGCGCCAGAATGCGTTCGTTGTAGTTTGACTTTATAGTGACCAGATCGTTGAGATTAAGCATTATTTTTCTCCTCTTTCAACGCGTCATATTTTGCCTGTAAATCCTCACCAGGAAATAACACCTCTAACTGTTTGCGCACCCGCGACGCGATACAATTCTCACCACACACCACATGCTCGCACACGTCTTCGGTAGACGCTGGACAATAAATGCATTCATTTCCCTCGTAGTCACCCAACACCTGCTCGTGATTGCATACCAACGCTAACATTGCTTCTATTGCTATATCGTTCATCTTCTTTTCTCCTTGAATTTTCTTACAAGGGAAGCATAGCGTAAAATACAGAAAACGTCAAGCGTTTTTTCTCTGTATTTTCAGAAGATACTGGCGTACTCGGCACACGTCCTTTGGCGCAATAACCAGCAAAAGATCAGGATGACGATCCCTTTTCAAGCTATCGCACTCGTCACAGGCCGGAACACAATTATCCCAGGTGGTGCCACCCCCTTTCGATATCGGAACGAAATGATCCATGCGTTTCCACGGTCGCCTTTGGCAATAGGCACACTGCTGTGCGAAGTAGTCCAGCGTTTCTCTCCACTCTGTGAGCGTCAAGGTTGCTGGCGTTCCAGCTTTGAGCGCACGTTGTCTTTGACGCTGAATATACGCCTTTGACGCATGCATTGGGAGCGGCTCAAGTTCTTGCGGCTGTTCTTCTATCTCAGGCGTCAAGTTGGTAAGAAATTCGCTATAGACTTGTTGCTGGTAGAGCGAGGTTGCAGAGGAAAGCAGCGCATGCCCCTCTGCAACCAGATCACATTCTGGTCTTCGTAGTAGTTTTAGAAGGTATTCGTGTGCCTGATATTTTTCAGAGAACGCAATGGAGGCGTCAGGATGTGCCTCCATGTAGCGTTTTCCCAGGCGCATGAGCCCTGTATAATAGGCAATCAACTCTTTCATTTTTTACTTTGTAAGTACGTTTGTACTCTCGCTAGATCATCTGCCGGAAGGCCAATGCCTTCACTGAGCAGCTTCACACCTTTCTCCTGATCACAATACGAACAAGCTGGAACACAGTTGTCCCAGGCCGTTCCCCCACCACGCGTAATAGGGATAAAGTGTTCTAGACATTCCCACAGCGCACGCTGACAATACGCACAGCGGTGATGAAAGTATTCTAACGTCTCTTTCCATTGTTCAACAGTGAGAGTGGCAGCGCGCCCTGCACGCTTCGCACGCAAATTATGCCAGAGAATATAGGCATCTACATCCGTATAACGCCCTCGCAGCAGCAAGAGTGATGGATTTTCAGCGCGTAGCGTCTCAAGAAAGGTAGTGTAGACATTTTTCTCTAATGACGATTTTGCCTGAGAAAGAAGTCGCTCCCCTTCCATTTCCCAGGCGTCTTCGTTCTTCTTTAGAATGGTAAGGATGCTTGCATAAGCGTCTGCTTTTTGCTTGAGTACGCGATGACGCGTACTGTTTTGCAGCGCCACACCAAACAATTGCTCATAATGCGTATGCATATTCATCTCTTATTTATTCCTCTAACCAGAGCATGCCATCAGAATAGTAAAGCATATCCTTCGTTCTCGGCAGCAAGTAACAGTGAACATCCGCGCCAACTTTCCCTACTTCAGTGAGTGGGTTAAAACAATAATGCGTACAAAATTCGCTATCCATCCATGCGGTCACCATATTGTTGCGTAGCAATGAAGTGGGAACATTTTTATTTTGAAGGACACGAATGTCATACTCTCCTTCGGCAACAACCAGGATCTCAAATTCTTTTCCCCAGGTGCGCAACAGGCCACCAACTGCACTGTCAGCCGTAGCCGCACATTCCCAGCAACCAGGACGACCATCAAAGTAGGCCATATAATCATCCTGTCTTTTTTGCACTCGAATAACGGTCATTGTAATTCCTCCATCAGCAGCGCCATCAACGGAAAAGTAACCAGGAAACGTGAGCGCGACTGTTCTTCATCGCGCTTTACCAAAATGGCAAAGTTGGCTTTCGCCTGCCGTACCATTGGGCTGCTGTCAGAGAAACGTTCCAAGACCTCCAACATGTCAGCATACGCGGCTTCTGTTTCCAGGCGAACGTAGAAACTTCCCTCCTTTTGAAGGTAGGGTGAGCAGGAGAAAAGCAAATCAGTAAGAAAACTCAGGTATTCTGCGTTGGTTGCCCCATAGTGGCGCGCATAGCGGTCGAAAAACGTTTGTTCATCCTCGTTGAGTAAAAGTACGGTTCCCTGCTCCATATAGGCATAGACCTTTGGGAGTAAATGATCGCTCTTATAGATCTCAACATAGGTTGGCACATCACTGTAGTATGCTTTGCTCCATGGGATACTTTTCATATCTACGTTGGCCCTTGCGCAGAGCGCCGCTGTACAGATCACGCTATTGCCGACGCCATACGGGTGCCCATCATCGTGATGCTCGAAGGCGATATTATAACGCCATACAAAATGGCTGTGCCAGATATCTAGTGTGTAATAAATTGCGCTCTTGAGCAAATGAAACGAGCAGCAATGATTCATGCCATGAAACCAGAACTTACAATTAGGAAGGCCACGCTGCCAGGGATCTGCATTTTCTATATGATGCACATAATCCGCAAAGTAGTCCTGCGGTGTGCTGTACTCCTGCGCAAGGTAGTGCTCAAGCAGTTTGACCATCGCATCATCATCAGGATGATCGTATTCCACCGGTTGATAGTGATCAGGCGTCTCATCAATTTCATTTTTGGTATGATTGTCAAAGTGCCCAATCTGATGCAGGTATTGCATGCGTGCTACACGTAGTAATCGGTGGCGTTCGCAGCATAGTAAGAAGGGGCGAAGCTCTGGAATGCAATCAGCATAATAATGATCTTCGTTATAGGTAAGCGTAGAGTTGAGCCAATGACGATATTCATCAATGATCTCTTCTTTACTCGTTAAAAAGACGTGCCCAACGTCACGGGCGGTAAAGTGGCGGTACTCTGCGTGTTGTGGTTCCAGACCAAGAATAAGCGCCTCGACAAAAGCCGCATCAAAAGACCAACTGATTGTGAAAAATTCGATGTCAGCAGAATAGCCAGAGACCATCGCCACCCGCCACTCTGAAGAAACGCCTTTGAATATTTTGGTGGGAAGACCACCTTGCATGTCGAGCGCTAAACGGAATTTGCGCTCATTGATCGGACGATGTGCCTCAATATGAAACATCACATCTTCATCCGAGATAGCAACCGCGTTGACCGTTTTCACATAAGGACGAATAGCCGTACAAAACTTCTTGGCGATAGTCATCACTTCGCCTTCGTATTTTCTGAGTGTGCTCATCATTTTCCTTTCTAAAAAATGATTGAAAAAAAAGGAGCGCCGTACTTGACGCCCCCTCTTACCGACGCTCTTCTTGGCGTCGTTTCTCGCGCTCTTTTTCGCGTGCGCGCCGCTCTCGATCTAGCTCTGCAAACGTCTTGCCTACTTGTTCTGCTTTCTTGAGGTTCTGTATTGCCAGAAATGCATTCATTTTGGTGCTCTCTTTCCCAGATAACGAAAACTTTTTATCGAACTATTCACCGTCAAACCAGGATCAACGCGCACTGTCAGGTCAAGGATTTTGCCTTGTTTGTTCCGATAGATGTCCTCAATACGCCCAACGTAGTCTCGCGTCCCTCCTTCAAGAAGTTGCAAAGTATAAATCACATAATCACCAATCATTGTTTTGTTCTCCTCCTTTCTCTAAGTATAGGAAGTTTTTGGAGCCCCGTCAAGCGTTTCTTCTTTGTATTTTCAGAAAAACTTGCAGCCTCCTGCTATACTAAGAGCGTACCTTTCTACAAAAATGAGAGGACCGACCTTATACATCAAGGCGTCCTCTTCAATTCATCACGCAGCCATTCAAGATATTCAAGGCGTGCTTCTTCCTCTGAGACTTCACGCGTTGCCATGTAAAAGTCTTCAAAATCACCACGAAAAAGATCTTGCAGAGCACTGATTTGTTCCTGTTGGGCGTTCCAGGCGTCTTCAATTTCAGAAAGATGATACCAGGACTCGCCTCCAGGGGTGTCTTGCCGATACCCAATAAGATAGTCAGTTGCCCACACTGACCAGCGTTCGTATTCCCATGCGGTTATTTTCTCCAGGTTTTGTTGGAGGATCATATAGAGCGTAGGTACTTCATCAGGCGCGGCCTGATAGTCTAGATGCGCAAAGCCAAAGTTGCCACCTTCATCTTTATAATTAAACCCATAGAGAAAGCGAGTATCTTCTACGCTTATCAATTTGTAGGTCAGTGCCAACTGATCCATCTCATCAGGTGTGGTCTTCGCCATAATGAGGCCGTACAAACTACTCATGTTCAAACATCCTTCCTGTCGCTGCGAACCGCGCAAGATATGGCAAGAGTTCCTGCATCTTTTTCTGAGTGAAAAGAATCGAGCCCAACCAAAGTTGCTCTTCAACAACCGACGAGTTGCACACAACGTACTTTCTCTCGCGTGCGTCTACGTCCTCGATCAGCCCCAGGCCATTGTATTCTTGCTCTATTTTCATAATCTTTTACTTTCAGTGAATAAATATTCACATTTTTTATCACTTTGTTATCAAGTGTCGCTGCATTGTATAACATTTGTAAAAATGACCTTGCATATTCAGAATGCCCTCAGTTATACTGGTTTTGTGATGTTTTTCTACTAGTTGATTGGAGAGAAAACCTTTGCGCCCACCATCACTGATTCCGGCCATTCCATTTCGGCTCTTCTCAGAACAACGCATTTGCGCGACGAAAACCAAAAGCGCTCCTACTATTTTGCATGCCTGTGCTTACGCAGATCACTGGAATGCGCAGACAAGAGAGATTTACGCCTTGCTTGACGGGATACGTACCAATGAGGATATTGCGCACCTGCTTGGACTCTCTGCGCTGGATGTTCGTCGCATTTTGAGTCTCTTTGCCATTATTGGCCTTGTTGACCTCTTTGACGAGAGCACCCAAAGCGTGCTAAGTTTTGATACCTATACCGTACGCAGAGCGGTTGACTTGCTCTACTTTGAACGCGATATTTTCCTGACACGCTTCTTTCAACTGCTCTTTCAAAACAGCGACTACACCATGCAGGAAAGCGCCGCGTTCTTTTCGTTTCTGCAATTCGTGGCGCGTGGCGGAACCACGACCAAGCCCTTTTTTGCGGTCATTCAACAAGCAGGGCAAGAGCACCATGTCATGTCGCTTACCCAAGAGCAATGCGCGGCTATCAGCCTTGCCTTTTTTGTCGCGGCAGAACACACGCTGGGCTCCTGGTGGAACGAAACGCGTGCACACCACCTGCGCAACGCGTTCTTTCTCGTGACTGATACGCTCTTTACGCAAGAGTTAACCCAACAAGATTTTCATCACTTGCTCGCCGTATCGTAGGCCACCAAGAGTCCAGTTATCTCCATCGCTGTAGCGAAGATAGGACAAGAAACCTGCAAGGTTTGTCACCGTTTCGCAGTATTGTTTCAAGCGCATCTCTTTGCCCTGCAAGACGAAGAGATAATAGCCGCGTCCTTCAGCCGCACCGCGATAATGCACAATAATCACCATGCCGTCTTGCGCTCTGTAAGCTACCTCTTGCGGATCATGCAAGAGTGCAAGAAGTAACCCATAGCGCTTTTCCTGTCGGACATCAATATAATCTTTCGCATCACCAGAGTTTTGTCCTTCGGGGATACCACCCATACTATTTTCTCGCTTTCTCTTTCTCTTTAACGCCTTCGATAGGGACGTAATGACTCACGAATGGGATACCAGATCGTGTCATCCAAATCGTAGCCATGACGACTCACCTCTTCGGCAAACAGTTCTGACTCTTCATCGTTGTAACAGGCTTGCCAGACTGGCCGCTGCTGTAAACTTTCAAAGAGTGCAACCTCATAGTGGACGATAGCCTGACTCACGCCACGCTCGTCTTTTTGACACCCCATATAATGCACTCGCACAATAAGCGTTTCCGCGCCTTCGCTATAACTTTCAATATTGTCAGCCTTGAACTCGGCTGCGGAAAATACCATTCCATCACTCATTCTGGCTCTCCTAGTAAATTGACGTACATTTTCGTTTTCCTGTAGAACTCTTCTTTGCTTACCCCCTCAATTGCCATGCGATACTCTTCGATGAGATAGCGCTCCTTTAGAGCCCGATAAGTATCCAAGAGCACCTCTGGAAAATTGGAGGAATAGGCAACATTCGGAAGGGCACTGCGGTCAACAGGACCATACCCTTTTTTGCGCTCGTAGTAAATGGTCTCCCCAGGATGCACACTAAAAATCCCTTCTTCGCAGCGTATTGTCCCGAAATCTTTCTCGTTATCTCTCCAGTAGAGCGCGCCATCTATCTGATACCCCCAAAGGTTGAGAAAATGATCGCGAATGTACTCAAGCCACTGACGTATATATCCGCCGCCACTTGTACCATCCCACACGAGCGCATTCAAATCTTTATGATACTCAATATCGCACCATTCACTCGGCTGTCCAACAACAACTTCGTCATACTGCGGCCCACCGCGATCAATAAATGTTCCTGTAAAGTATGCACCCTGCACACCAAGTGGTAACCCAACTGCTTCGCGCAACGGATCTTTCCCCAGGTAGTTTTCGTCATGCCGTAAGTGCGAACGAGCAGAGAAGCTGTAAAGGTAATCAGATTGTGCTTTTGTTAGTTGCCCACGCAAATACATTGCACCATCATAGCGAAAGTCCATACGCCCTCCTTTCTTTTTGAATTAATTATTTTTTAATTATTTCGTGGCTTTACTTTTTTAAAATTAATTAATTCTTGCACTTCTATGAAACGCCAGCGCAACCAGAGCACTGAGGCAACGTCCCATCCCCATAATCCTTCCGGTTCACTGTACTCTGTCGCATAAATACCCTTCCAGGTGACCGCAATACCGTCAAGACCAGCGCGTGCTGCTGCTTCAAAATCAATCTTCTTTACATGAGGATCATAGCACTTCTTTAGTGGATAGGTTTGGGTCAGAAAGTGCAAATGCTCCTGGCTCTCAACGGTGTAGACACGTGCCTGCGGATCTGGCGTGAGTAACCAGAAACGCGCTAGACGCAGCGTGTTCAACTCATTTTCCTGCATATATTCTACCCAGGAAGAGGTCTCACGCGCTGCGTCATATGGGGCTGTCCAAATTCCCCCTCTTGGCTTATTCAAAAAGCCATAACGATCATTTTCAATGGGCGCAAATAATTCAGGGATCACCTGCGCCATTGTTTTACTAACAAAGAGCTGCGGCTGGTTCCACATGCTCCTGGCTCTTTCGATAGGCATCCTGAAGCACTACGATAAGTGCTCCTGCCGTGATGCACAACGATAAGTCTTCTTGATCGTCAAGCGTGCCGAGCACTGCGGTGAGCTCTGGTTGGACGGTTGTGAGCACCGTCATTGGCCCAGCGCCTTCACGTGTATAAACGCACCGATTGCTCGCCTTGTGGCCGCGAAAGTTTAGAACATCTCGGCTGTAAAGCATCAGGATATTTTGTGTAGGGTCGGAGAGATTGCGACAGGCCACCCGTTCTTTGGGCATTTTCTTTAACCAGGAGATGACATCAGTGTAGGTAATCATGCAGTATTTTCCTCTTTCTTTCTCAATAAAATAAGAGCGGAAGAATATATCTATTCGTTAATTCAAGGAGAATATAATATTTCTCCTTCCGCTCTTTCTTAGTATAGCGCAGGCACGCTACAACGTCAAGGCTTTTTTCTCTGTATTTTCAGAAAACTAGTGCTCTTCTTCGAGCAACAATTCTCGCTTCGCCATGTCAATCGGTTCTAAAACATAGCCTTGTCCACGCAAAGCAACGGTGTAGCCAAACATCGCCAGCAACGGGCGAAGATGGTGTGCATGAACATGCCCCATTTCTGGCTTTGCGGCATTGAGCGCCGCTAACTCTTCAGCAAACAAGTTTTGTACATACTCTAGTGGAGCGCTCATTATACGACCTCACTGCGTGTAACCACGCCTTTTTGAATTTTGACATCCTCAACACTGTCGCCGCTTTCCCAGACGAAAAGGCCGTCCAGGTCTCCCTGAAAACTTTCAAAGAGCGGAAGCAGAATGTCAGTAAACATATGGCCTGAGCCATCAGAAGACCAGGAAAGCTCTTTGGTCACCAGTTGATTGTCTTCAATCACGCCACTAAGCGACTGACCTCCAAAGCCCAATTCCCAGGTTTGCGCTGCTAAATCAACCAGGACACGATTTTTGCCTTGCAGGCACCACTTTTTGCCAACGTTATCATATTGTCGCTTATCAGGCTGCTCACGTAACCACGCCTGAAAGTCAAAGGTGAGAGGAAACACCAGAGAGAGGGAACGGATTCTGTGATTGCTAATGTTATATGACATAATTATTTTCTCCCATCAAGTACTGAGATCGCGTCATGATCATAAGTCAGAAGAAACTTCTGTATTTCGTCTGCACACGTTGGATATTTCTCTGTAAGGCCGCAAGCCAAAAGGACGGCCATTCGTTCACAATATAAAATTCTCTCCGCCAGGAAGTCGCTACGTATCTTTTCCCTATTTCTCAAAGCGATCCCTTTGTTATACCAACCTTCCGGCAGCATGGCAAGGGCAGTGATGAGCGTCTGCTCTAGCATTACAATACGTTGGATAAGCGTTTCTGGGACGTGGTACTCACCCCTATTGAAGAACCAGACCAGCGTCGAGACAAGCATCTCTACCTGTTCTGCCACCGTACAAAGCACCGTCTCGTCAAAAGCGTCTTCTGCATTTTCTTCTTCGGTCATCTCTTCGAAACAGCGCCCAAGCATCCAAAATGATTCTTCTTTCGAATAAAAGACCATGCCGGTACAGCTAAATTCACCCCATACAACGCCTGCAAGCGATTCCTCTTCAATACAGTTGCAGGGAAGAGAAGAATTGAAAGAAACCTCTGGATAGAGGAGCCAGCGTGGCATTGCTTTCACAATAGGCGTTGTTTGCAACTCATCAAAACTGTTTATCCAGAGGGTGAGCATTTCCCCGTTCACAGCGTGTACAATGCCAGATACAAAGAACATTGTTTCTGGATCAATCATGAGGCTGCTTCCTGCGAAAGTATTTCAAATTCACGATTGGCCCAATTAGGAATGCGGTACTGCCTGCCCTGTCCATCACGAAACTCCAGGGTCTTTTTACCCTTGACTAAGAAGGTGCCAAGCCGCTGTCCATTCTCAAAGAGCAGTGGCTCTTTAAAGCGTACAATACATCCGTTTGATAGTTGACGTAGTTTCTCGTTACGCGTACGACAATTAGCGCGCCAGTTTAGTGCATTCTCGCTCTCTGTCGGTGTGAGCTGATCAAGAAATCGGTCAGGGCATTCAAAGTAATATGGCCCCATCGTCTCATCCATATCCTTATACCCAAAGTTGTAATAATCTTTACTTCGGTGTGAAAGCAGGCACACCACCACGAATACATCTTCTCTCCGCTTGCAGAGCAAATAGGCCACATGCAAACTAGATACGGAGTCAAGCACCTCAAACGAAGAATATTCCGCCTGAAAGAACTCCTTGATACTCATTCCTTTTTCTTTTCTGGTAAATGTCCACCCCATTGTTTATATCCTTTCTAATAAAAATGTTCGTTCACGTACGATGACCTGACAAAAGCTGGTGTTTTCGTGCGTTTGCAGTGTGTTATTGCGGTACTCTAGCAAGAGCTCATATTTCTTCTGATAGGTCAGTTTGAGATACGCACCTATGCCCAGGCGAAAACAGGGAGTTGCGTAAAAAACCTTGTCATCGTCTTCTTCCTCGCGCCATTCCATCATGCGAGGATCAGCAAAAAGGTTGTCTCCACCAGAGATATATTCAAGCGTTGTCTCTGTCGGTTCTTCATCGCTGCGCAATCGGCAAATGCGTTCAACCGGCTGTAGCTCCACGCGCCCCGTTGGGATCGTCGCATATTCTAATGTTATTTTCACACAATACCCCGTTTCTTTTTTACTTTTTCAAACACGTCGCGAGAAACTAATTGATATGTTTTATACAGACCTTCCCACATTTCTTCCGTTTCTGCCTCTGTCGCAAGCCCACTGATAGCACGTACAAGCGTGCCGCGCATCAGCAAAAGTTGATACGTATGCGCTTGCCCATAGATACTTGCCAGATCTCCTTCGGGGAGCGGTGCTTCTACTGGTTTGTCCGGCTCCAAGAGTCCTGCGCGAACACCCAGGCCATGCATTTGCGCCTTTGAACGTTCTGAGAACTCTTCAACGGGAAGTATTTCCACCCCAGGATAGTTTTGCTCAATATACTCCCTGGCCTGCTTTTTAGAAGCAAAGCCAGAAAGCAGTCGTGTCCAGTGCTCTCCCAGGAGCATCACTTGCATATAAATCATTGGGCCAGCACGTCCAATACACCCAAAGCCAGCAGTTTTTGTGGTCACAACAGTGGCCTCCACGACTCATCTTCGAGTCCAAACACGCGCTCAAGAAAGCGCAGGCAATCGAATAAGGTATTTTTTAATTCTTCATTGGTGTTTCTGCTGAGTAGTGGCTCCACTTCGAAAAGCTTTTCTAGAAGTTGCCTACCAGTACCACTCTCTTCGTGTGGAAACACCTGGAGCGTCACCATACCACTTGGTGACTCGCCCTGCTCTGTTGCCGCTCCATTTTCTTGAAACACACGAAAGAGAAAGCCATCCTTGACGACTTCTGCCCCTGCATCAACATGCACATCTTCCGCATGCGAGAGTAAGATGGCTCCCTCTAATCTCATAACTTTTCTACCAATTCCAGATGCACTGTGCCATGAAAGTTTTCCTCGCAGAGCGCAGTGAACTCCTGCTCAGCAAGTTTGCTCAAAAATTGGTCTTTATTAACTACTATGTCGCGGCCACCAAGATGACGAAGCGCTTCAGCAAGTTGGCCGTATAAAGACAGTGTTCGATCAGCGCGCCGCCATTCTTCGTAATGCTCGTAAATCGTGATCACATTTCCGTAGCGATACAACTTTGGCGTTTCCTCACCAAGAGAGAAACTGAAAGAAAGTAAATCGTCGCTGTGCAGTTCTGCTCGACTTGCTAGCAGCGCATAAAGCGTCTTCCACTCCTGTATGCGATAGGTATTGGTTGCAAGCTCTTCGCGTGCCTCTGACTCACGTGGCGAAATCACCAGCACCGACTTCGTGTCACTGAAGTATTTGAGAATCGTCTCAAACTCGTCAGGATCAATAAAAAGTGTGCCAATCATGCGTCATCCCCATTCTCAGCTTCCGTGTAGCCAGCCACAAACAACGCCTCTTCACGACTATTGCCAAAGCCCATAAAGCGTGCATAGTCAACGGTAGTAAAACCTTCATGACGCTCTCGTGCCCCCAGGACTCCCAGACGATAGCCCTCGACCTGTACCGGATGACTGTGCTCTAAGGCGTAAGCCGCAACCAGTTCACAGGTATCACACTCACACCCATCACTGTCGTCAAAGAACTCTTCTTTGGTATCTTCGTTCACCAGAAAATCATTACAGGCGCAGCAGATCAGGCGTTCAACACCATCACTGTCCAGCGTCAGCGTCGTCACCGGTTGTTTTTCTTTCAGACATCCTTTGTGAAACACGTCGCCATCTTTTGTCTCCACGCCAAGCTCTAAACAATCCACATGGGCGTAAAAGCCACGAAAGTGATCATAATGCCCAGCATTGATATCAGTTTCAGGATCAAATCCTTCGTTGCAGAAGGGACAAATTGACTCGTAAACCGCGTGGCATTCACACTCTGGTGGGCACAAACGGCTCGTACATAATGGGCAATAGCGGGTGTGTAAGTAAAAATCGTGGCACCCCTCTAGAATTAGTTCTAGAGGTTCTTTTTGTCGATCAGGCACCTCTTTGCGCTCAATCTTTTTGACAAAATCAGTGAGATCTTCGTCCTCCATGCGAAAGTATTCTTTGAAGGCACAGCGCAGGCAGATGACATCGTTATCAGCGATGACCGCTCGTGGCGTTCCGTAAGACATAGTAGTTTTTCCTTTCAGTACTTTACGTAAGTATACCGCTCTCCAGTTACGGCGTCAAGAAAATATTCATCGTATTTTCAGAAATAAAAACGCGTGAGAAGAACGAGAGTTTTGAGACAGTGAATGTATCATCTCTTGCGCCTGAGAAGGTGCTACGCCCCTCTCCTCGCGTTTGCGTGGCTATTTTGCGGCTTTCTTCAGAAGCTCTTCGCGTGTTGCTTCGTCCAGAAAAAGGTAACAGGTGGATTGCTCAAAAGTGACATGGGCAATCCAGAAACGTGAGATGCTTTCGATCTTGCCCATCTGCACGCCCCAAAGCGTTTGAACCGGAAGCAAAAGCGGCAACGCCTTGTTGAGTTTTCGTAGTTGAAATGACTTTTTTAGCAGGTTCAAAACTCACCTAAATTTTCTTATAAAACCCTGATTTCTGAGGAATATAGCTTATAGAGCGCTGAAAAAAAGAAAAGAGTATATATAATATAACTATTACTTACTCTTCTATCTCTCTTCTTACTCTTGTTCCTCATACCCCTCTTGCCAGGGTCCGTCCTCTGGAAGATCACGCGTTGGAAACACAGACTGATACCACTCACGTGCCGGTACCCAATCACTATAGTCTCCATCGCTACTTACTTCACTCTTGGGAAAGTGGTGTTTGAGTAAGATCAAGACCGCGCATACTAAGAGATCATAAGGAAGTCGCCGCGTCTTACAAAAACTAAAGTAGCCACCCCTTTCTTTTGGTTCCCAGGTTTCAGGATGGTGCCAGCGATCCAGGCGAAAGGTCTCACAGGCCATGCGGTCATCCTCCCCTTTCACCTGCTGGTGCTGGTTGCCGTTGAAACCAATGGTATCGTCGTTTAGTTCTGGTTCCCCTGTTCCATCCCAACCACGTATCTCTATGGCGGTATCGTTGTGATAACCTCCTGCGCTCTCGCTGTGTGCAGGAAGACGTTGTAGTAAAAGACGTGTGTCGTTGACCAAACATAAAAAATCTGCCTTTTTTAGACGTGTGGGTCGTCGCCAATAATGAGTATAGCCGATGGTAGTACCCTCCTCACGCGCTCATGCGTGATAAATCTAGAAGAGAACATCTTTGTCCTCTTTCTAACTAGTCCATATATCCAATAAGTATCCAGCTCGCCGGATAGCTTTGTGCCACGCCAATGTCAAAGAAGAAGGACGCCAGATGATCATCGCACTCTTTGGTATCGCCAAATTCCGGTATTGCTTCGTAGGCAAAACTCTTGGCGCTGGTGGCATACTCTTTAGCGGTAAGAACATCAACTCCGCTGTAGCCAACAGTAAGCAGACTAACCTTATGGCGCTCCTGCTCCTCTTGAAAGCGCTCTTCAAAAGAGCGGTAGTCATCTCCCTCTTCTTCTAGCTCTTCGCTTTCTTTCTCTGGCTCTTCTAGTTTTTCGTTTCTGCGCTTTTCGTCAGCCTCTTCAATGGCTGAAAACAAGGCTTCGGTTTCATCATCACGCAAGTACCCATAGATCAAATGTGCATTACAATACACGCCCATTATTTTTGCTCTCTTTCTGGATGCAGGAATGCATCTACTTCTGCATCAAACTTCTTTCTGCGCCATCTATTTACGGCGTACGCGAGAAATGGCGTAATACAACTGAACGCCAGGACACCAAGGATAAGCCACCCATACCAGTCGGGGTAATGCACAAGAACTACCTGTACCATTACACTTCTCCTTGCGCTAAAGCGCGTAACCAGCGCTCAAAATGCGTCAGTTGTAATTCAGCCGCCTCACGACTTACGAAAAGTGTTTGCTGTCCTGGGAAGACGCGACTAATTGCGGTCGGTCGGTTTTGCCCCTCGTCATTCTCACGTACACCAACCACCTCCCAACGATATTTCTTGGAAAAGACCGCGCCATCAATCTTGACGCGATATCGTCCATATTCCTGTCGTAACGCCGCAAGCTCCTCAAGACTAAAAGACGGCTGATGCGCCGTTAAGGGGAGATTACCCATCACAAACGCGGTTGCGCTCTCGTTTACGTGTTCGTCCATTTTCATTTTCTTTCCAGCTTGAGAAAGTTACTTTTTGTTCGCTTTCTCAAGCTGTTGATTACCTACCAGCTTGAATGATAATAATAGGATGCATCGCTATCTGATAGCGCACCCTCAAGAATCCCTTTGGTGAGTTTTAGATCGTCAAGGTAGTATGAGTCATACTCTGTGCTTCCAAAGAAGAAACCAGAGCTCGTTGGAAGAAGTTCTTGCGCTATTGCAGCAGTAACAACTGTCTCACCTTGTAGCGCTGAATTCTCAAGGATGGTATTGACTGCTTGAAGAAGCTCTTTTAGCTCTTCTTCGCTCACATAGTAGTAACCACAATCATCATTGCCGTCTTGAACATGATCAACAAACCATTGGTGAACGGCATTCGCCTTCCTCCAGTATCCTGCTTCCTCAACAATAAAGGTGATCTTTTTTGGATCAATCGAAGAAACAGGCTTCCCACCTTTGGTAACAGTCACGAGCGTACGATCCTCTGGTTTAAGAAAATCCCAATTCTTCACGTACGTTCTCTTCTCTAGATACATATCGAGTCCCATTATTTACTCTCCCTTTCTTTTAACATGCTACTGCTTCCTCTTGCGCAACAGCGCGCCAAAGCGCAGCTTTGCGATCATACACAACTGGCTTCATTTCACGCCTGTGGTGGATAAAACCCATGAGCACGCCTTGCTCCATATAGGGCTTGTGTACCGTCATACGATCATTCTTGCGCACATCATGCAGCGCCTCCACATTCACTGATTGCGTCACGAGCTTTCTACATTCCAGCTCTGCGACTTCATGAATATATTGATTTGTATAGCGTTTGAGTGCGCGCTGTGCGTCCTCGCGATAAAAGTAGTTTTCTTTACACATGTATCCTGTTTTTAAGTTCATAATTTTATAGACTATGATCAATCATCTCACCCCCTTTCTATAGGTTTGAATATAATCATCAACAAAACTTACTTTCTGGTCAACATACAAAAGAAGATCACGACACGCGGCAACGATATGCACAGTGGTTTCACCCAGCGAATCGTTTTTCCTGGCTTCATCAAAGTACCTTGCGATAGCTTCCCTCTCTATTTCGCCATCTCCCTTTCTTGCCAACAAGAGTATTGTTCCTCTCGTGAAAAACAAAATGTCTCCTGCCAGAAACTCCATCGTCATTGCCCTTATCGGCAACACCAGGGGAAGCGAAGAGTAATACCATTGTTCCTTCAATGATTTGGTGTAACAGGTGTATCCTGCTTTGCGTATACGTTCTGCCCAAAGTTCGCCTCCAGGCAGGAACCAACATCTATCAGTCCTCATATCGTTCTCTCCTCGCGCACTTCTACCAAGCGCAGCGTTGTAATCTTCGTCTCAGGATTGAGTCGAATTGCTTTGCTATAGTTTTCTAGAATGTACTCGTCGGCTGTTGCCACTGGCACATTGATCATATCCAACACTTGCTCGTTACGATCCAGCATGAGCAAAATGCGTCGCTTCTCAGGCTGTATTCCTGTCCAAACCAACGGGAAACTACGCTGGACTCCATCGACTGACATCACGCCAACGGTTTGCCCGTGACGCGGAGTATGATCAAGAGGCCAGATACTTACGGTTGCAGGAACGTCAAGCAAAAGCGAAACAGTGCGGCCAAACTCTTTTGGTGTGATATAGATTGGATCGCGTGTTGTTTCGTCATCGAAGCCAATCTCAGGATATTCTTTCGCCAGCGCAATGAGTATTTTTCGTAAAGTAGTATTAGGCATGTTGTCTCCTTGCAAACCCAAAATCGCGTTGCAGCAGTTGCGCAACCGCGTAAGGGGTAATATCTTTTTCTTTAGTAAGCTTTTGAAAAAACTTTCTATAATCATCTAAAAACTGGAAATCTTGTTGGCGCATTTCAAGCTTCATCGTGATTTCTCCATCGTCAAACTGATACCAGGAAAAGTCAAAGCGTACAAACTCTTCCCCATTTTCACCAGTCACCGTGACCTCAATTCCATCAATCCAGGTGGAGTAATAATTTTGTTTGACGCTTTTAATAATATCAAAGTGCACGTCTTGCGCAGCCCAGTGAAAAGAGCGTCCAATTTGTTTAGGGAGCACCCCATCGTAGCCAAGGGGAAGTTTCCCGTAGATGCGGTTCCCATCGGTATAAATGTCCACCGCATAAGAGACACCAGAATAGAGTTGCTCGTTGTAGCGCACGATTTTCCAGGCATACGCATTGGCGGTAATCGATTGCGCTCCCTCTGCGGTAAGTATTCCAATACACGCTGGAAAATCAATAATGCCTCCTGAGCCAAGAGGAAGTAGGATTCCAGTTTTGCGAAACATATCTGGATGTGCTACTTCATACGCAATGTCATCGCCCCTATTTTGGTAGTACACACGCTGGCCTGCCAGCTTTGGATAGCCAAGTTTGTCAGCTCCAGCTTTGGTGAGCATTCCCTGTTTTGTCTCCGGTTCCGGTTCCTTCGGGTTCACCAGTGCAAAGCGCCCAAAGGAAAGCCCCACTTCAAGCGTCCCTAACTCTAACGATATACTATCGTCTTCTGAGCACTGCGCAATCAGCTCCATCACGCTTGAACTGTCTTTGTCCGTGTGCTCAACCCAGGCGCGCTGATCATAAGAGGAATGAAAGACTCTGAGCTGTCTGCCACCGAGCATATCACGCGAAAATGCATCAGCAACTCTGCGCACCAACTTCTCACTAAACATGCGTTGGCCGTTCACATAATCAACACCAAAGTTGACCTCTTCGCCTTGAAAGTTTTGATGTATGCGTTCTTTCATATCAGTTGAAGCGTCAAAGAACGCGCCCCGAAATTGCGCAAGTATTTTCTCAACTTGCGCTTCTGCGGGTCCGTCTGTCCAGGTGACATCGATACTTGAGCCCCCTGCATACTTGTTCGTTTTTACGCTAAAAAAGCGCCCCGATAGTTTCGGGAACGCTTCTTTTAAGGCTGCTCGCAGCGCCTTAGCGGTGTCTGTAGTCGTTATATATCGCATAATTTCTTTGCCCCATACCCACTACGTATTTCGATCATCTGAAGAAGAGCAACGACGGTTGCCTTTCCCGCAGTCGTTGGCAGCAATTTGAAATCTTGTACCGACTCTACTGCCCAATACTGTGCCTCACGGCCTTCGCCTTCACTATACACACGACCTTCCAGATTATTCACCCACTCTGCAATTTCTTGTGCGGTCATTTCGGTCTTTGAAGCATGTGCTTTTTTCATCGTTTTTCTCCTCAAATAACTTTCGTTTATTTCTTCTAGAGGAAGTATACCTGAGCGGAGAAAAAACGTCAAGGGTTATTTCTCTGTATTTTCAGAAGGTCTTTGTTCGGGAAGCTGATCTGATTGTTCTAATTTGTCGAGCAATCTACGCAGAGCGCGTAGTGCCTGGGGATCGCAAATGCTTTTGATATAGGCTTGCAGTTCTTCTTCGGTCATCTCTTTTTCTCCTTTCTTCTTATAAGAATTCTGGCTTGCTTGACCAGAACATAATAGCGGGACTGTAGGGACCGATCACCAGCGGTTGCACGCGCCCATCATCGCGCTTGAGTAAAAAGGTAGCCGCTTGTCCACGAATACCGGTACGAAAGCGTCGGTAGTAGAGCGTTGTCTTTCCACCGCTTTGCCGGTCAATAGCGGCCATGAACTTTTGTATCCACGCGTTGAAGTCATCGTTATTTTGATTGAACAACAGCGAGAATGCCTCAAAGATACGATCCTCTGAGATACCTGCAAACAGGGGCTCTTGAAATTCGGCAAGGCTTTGCGCTGCCAGGGCAAACACATCTTCATAATCGCTTAGTTCTTCTCTCATGCCTCTTCTCCTTCAAAAAACGAATCAAGTAGTAACGTAAAAAACTTCTTGTTGTTGTCAGCGACATCCATCCGCTCTAGTATCAGCGTTTCACTACTCAATTTTCTGCCAGCAATCACGCCAATAGGAACGCCTTTTGTCTCTGAATCTGGCGGATATAAAAGTATCCAGAACTCTTTTTCAAGCTCCACGATAAAATCGAGAGCCGCAATAACTTGCGCGAAATCAGCATTATCGCATGCTACAAAGTGTCCTTCTGCTGCGCGACTATCCAGCCGAAAGGTATAGTCGCTCGCGAACACGTGACTTGCCGATCTTAGACCTGACGCAGTTCTCGCTTTCATTTTAGTAATCTCCCTGAAAAAACTCAAAGAGAAGATTATAGATTCTTTCACGTAGCATACTCTGCATACTTACGGTCTCAATCATGATTGTGTAAGGATTTCTTTTTTCAAGTAGCAGCGCGCCAAGCGCGTTCTTATACAGCTTTCCTAGCATTACCTCTTCTCGCCAAACATGTAGCGAGAACACATCACCGACCGAAACACCAAAATCTATTACTGAGATGACTTCCCCAAAGTCCATGCGCTCACCCAAGACGATAGCGCCCACACTTATCTCAAAGCCATACGTCTCTGGAAATTGCTCACTCGCCTTCGCCAGATTCTCACTCGTTCTCTCCAGCAACGGCTTCCTCCTCCCATATGAGCCCCATACGTACTGAGGTATCGTACTCATCGCGTGGCATCCAGGTCGTTGTTGCAGGGCTGAGCACCGCAAGCAGTTCATCCGTTTCTCTGTCGTGAATGCGTAGCACAATTTCGTTTTCAGCCACGCCCACTACGTCAAAGCGGCACCTGTTATCCTGTTTCCAGAGCCCATACTCTGCTAGCAGCGTGCAAGAAACCCCAAAGAGATAGACGCACTTACCATGCTCTTCGTCTTCGAAGTCAAAATGGACATACTGAATCTGATCGCCTTTTTTATCCACTCGCGCTAGTGAAGAACACTCGATTGTACCACCAACCAGCTTTTCATCATCTTTTGTCTGAGTGGCAGCGCGCTGCCAGAGCGAACGCACCTTGTGAATTTCCATATACTTTTCGTCCACTGGCGTTTGAACAATATTAAACACCCAACATACAAGCGTGACATTACTGGCGATGCGCTTGCTCAAAAAGTTCCCAAGCCAGCCATCTTTCCAGGCTTCCTCATAGTGCACTTTAAATGCGCATTTGGAATCTTCGCAGTAAATGATGCAGTCGAAGCTTTCCAGGTCATCGCTCAGACGCTCCGTGACATGCGTCTCTTTGCTGTAGATATGCCCATGTTGCGGATCATTTGTCGGACAAAGCATATCTGCAATATGCGCCGCAATGCAGTGTTTTTGTTGCGAGTCCATACCTTCTCCTTAAAAAAGGACAGATTAGAGCCTGTCCCATATGATAAATGTTGAAATAAGCGCTTTAATGAGCAGCCGCTCAGCCCGTGGATCGCTCCAACTATTCCCTTTTCTCCACAAGATATTACCCTCTTGTTGCGTAAAACTATAGCCACCAAGAAAGTTCTCCTGATCAGCTTTGCGCACATAGATAGTGAGTTCCTGATGTGCGCCGCTTTGAAGCTGGTTGATAATTTCTGCAATCGTAGCACCTGTTAAAACGCGTTGCTGGTTGTTTTTGAGATCAAATCGATAGTTTCTCATCTTTATTCTCCTAAAAAATAAAGGGAAGGGCTTGCGCCGCTTCCCCTGGTGAATTAATGAACTTTCTTAATGCACTCGCTTCCGTACCCTCGATTGAGCGAGACCGGATTAGTGAGCATCCGGTTGCAGCGTCGGCAGTTTCCGCTCTCGCTTGCGTAGAGGATACCAGCGGCTTCTGCGTTCTCACCGTCCAGCAGATAATTGACGGCTGCGATCTCCTGCTGGTACAGCGCGTAGCGTTTCCACACCGCAAGTTTGTTTCCGTTTAAGAATGCGAACGTTTGATAGCTCTTCTCGTTGGTGTTATCGGTGCCCAGGAACACGGCGACCATCTGCTTCCCTTCGCCAAAACGCCCCTGCTTACCGGTGAAGATGCGGAAGGTCTTATGACGCTGCTCACCGTCGAAATCGAAGACCACCGTGTAATAGCCGTCGTGTAAAGCGGGTGCGACTGGTGCCTGCGGAGCGCTCGCTGCGGTAACGCGTGCCATTCTGGCGTCTTTTTCTTTTTGCAAGAGATTCGCGGTGAACGCTGCGGTTGCGGCGAGTGACGCTTTATAATCGTGGCATTTCTGCGACAGATTATGCGCAATTTTATGCTCTGTCGGATAGTAGAGAACCGGATCACCAGCCGCGATCTTTTGTCCACAAAATTTACAGGTACCAGCGTACAACGCGTTAATTTGTTTGAAAGCCGGAAGCGTTTTCGAAGTGATCATTTTTTCTTTCTCCTTGAATGTTTTCGTTTATTTCTTATACACGAATGATACGTCATTCAAGGAGAAACGTCAAGTGTTTTTTCTATGAATATTCAGAAATGAAAGTATTCAATTGCTCCAGCATATCTTGCTTGCATATGTCGAGCACATCACCTGAAAGATCTGCCAGCGGCAAGCTCGGAATGCGTGCGATAAACATGCGTGCCACTGGAACATATTTTCGTGCGAGCGATGCACGCCGCTTTTCGTTTCCAATGGCGTCTAAGAAGAGTGCGTTGCCCATGAAATCAGCAAGCTTAATTCTGGCTGCGCCATCATCCTTGATCAGCTCTTGTACATGCGCCTGATACATACTGTGCGTAAGCGCCTGATACTCATCACGGTCTGCATACGTGATACCATGCGCCTGCAAGAGTGCGTCATAATCAGGATTGCTCAGCGCTGCCACCAGATTGCGTACCCGTATGCCAAAGTAAGATTGCAGCACTTCGAGAGCGCTTTCGCGTATATTTGGAGCACCAGGACGCGCAAGTTTTGCGGCCTGATCTTCCACGCTATCATGTAGAAGTGCGGCAATCACTTCATCAGCAGACTCACCAATAAGTTTGAGCGCAACTTCAAGCGGATGTTGTACATATTCGCTGCCATCAAAGCGTCGAGCTTGATCGCCGTGAAGCAGAATCATCAAGTCTAGCGCCTGCGTAATACGCAATTCGTCTTGCAGGCTGTACATCTTGATTTCTCGTAAAAACCCCTGTTTTCGATGCAAAAACGCGGGGGAAGCCCCTTCTAAAGCATTCATCTTTTTTCTCCTTGAATTAATTAATTATTTTGTAACAATTTCCAAAAACATTTTTCTAAAATTAATTATAGCGCAGCTTTTTAGCGAAGACAAGTATTTCTTCTATAGATATTCAGAAAATAAAAGGGAGCCTCTCGAAAGAAGCCCCCCCCCTTCACCTTTAATCGTCGTAGTGCGACACGTTACTTTGTTACCTCTACGTCTCCCAGTAGCGCGTCCAAGGTTTTGCGGCGTATCCGGTAGCCCTGGCGCTCGTTGACGTGTGGTAGTACCACTGCCTCTAGCGCCCCTTGTTTAACCCAGCGGCGTACCGTTGTGTCATCCACGCGCAGAATATCGGCAACTTCCGAAATTGTCAGTAAATCACTCATACCTATTTCCTCCAAAATCATCAGGAAGGTCTTCCTCTTGTTCGATAAGATAGACCTCACTTAGCAGACGAATATTATACCAATATTTCACAGCTTTTAATCGGTGTCGCCAAAGAGTACTTGCCGCGCATTCGACACATAGTGCGGTCGGCATAATTTGTTTGCAAAAATCAGAATAAGCCATACAATGATACGTTGGTGCCGCAACAAACGTGTTATGCCCCGCACACCAGTTTTCCGATTTTTCCTCTACCAGTATTTCTTCTCGTGAAAGTTCAAGCATAAATGGGCTCCTCTTCAAAAAAGAAGCCATCGCTGTCTCTCCCGTTACAGCGTAGATGATGGCTTCTTTCGCATATAGTTTCCTTATTCTACCCGATCCCCACCACACTTGTCAATGTTTTTTCTGTTTATCTTCTGAAGAAGTCACGCAACCCGCGTTTGCCCTCGCGTGCTTCCTGTTTCGTGAGTGGTTTATTCTCCATCACTTTGCCAAGAACAATTAGTGCATTGCCAACATTGGGCTCATTGGTGATTACCGCATCAGGGGAACAGAAGTGCGCGATGTCAGCGATAGCCCCAGGACCATCAGTGCGAAAGCGTGTGCGATCCCACTCGGCAACGTCTAGCGTGGTGAAGTGCTCAACAAAAGTGCGCATATTAATCCACGCGCCTTCATAGATGCCAACGCGACCATCCTGGTGATACCAGCCCTGGTCAGCGATTTGCCCTGCGGCCAGCATAACTTGCTCATGCAGTCTTGGAGACGGTGAAAGTGGTGCCCAGTGCCAGGACTCATACACAGTGATGCTCTCAGGAATAGGCAGATCATTGCCTATCTCGTTGTATTCTTTGCCATGCCAGAGCTTCACAGAACGGCTATTCCAGTAGTGATCGTAGGTATCACGTACCTCAATAACGTCTTCGTCGTTGCGTGGTTCCATAAAACCATGACGATGATAGGCCATCTTGAGCACCTCTTTGCCGTTACGCTCGATGCGTTCGTAGTGTGCGCTGTGACTATCCAGGTAACTTTGTGCCTCTTCGGCTGAGAAGCTTCGATAGCCCTTACGATTGTACTCCGCAACCTCTGGGTAGAGGTAGAGCCAGCCAGCATCCGCGTCCCACTCCTGAGCAGCCAGGACAAGTTCAGGATCAAAGATGCCTTGTCGCTCATTCTTAAATTGGAACTCAACGCGACTGCCGTCCTTAATATCCAGGTACAAGATTGCGCCACATTTCTCACAGGTGTGCCCATGATAGCGCGTGCCTACGGTTGAAATGTACTCTTGGCACGAACCGCACACAGCGCGGTTAAGATCTTGCAACGAGCAGTACCAGAGATAGCCTCCTGGTGCTTTGAGCATTGCTTCGGTGCTTGAATAATGTTTGGTATGCTCAGGATCTTCGCGCATACTTTGCACTTTGTACTCGCTGTCGCGAAGCTCTTGCAAGAAGGGCTCCAACGACTCTGGGGCTGTTACATAGGCATGGTTTCCCAGCCAGACAACGTTGGGTGTCTTAATTTTCAATAAATCAGTGCTCATTAAATTACCTCTCTTATTGGCTCTTCGTCGTCTTCGTCCGACCAGAGCGCTACAGGGTGTTCTCCGTTTGCCAGATACATATCGAAGCGAGTGTGTGCCTCAGTAAGGTCAAACGTTTCGTCTTCTGGTGCAAGCAGTTTGCCGTTCACCAGAACGCTATACTGTATGACTGGCTCTCCGGTAACAACGAAATGATAGTTGCCATCTTCGCCAGAGTCAGCGCCCGAAAGAAATTCTTTCTTCAGTTGCTTTGAAATTTCTTCAACGGCGTAGTCTAAGTCTGAGAGCCGTTTGCCCTCAATATGAATACTCAAGGTGTACATTATTTCTCCATTATTGTTAAATTTAAGCCAAGCGCGGCAACTACTTCGTAGAGGCGTGCAAGGCTTGCAGCTTGATAATGGGTTGCTTCGTAGCGCTGTATTTGCTGCTCTTTGAGCCCTAATCGTTCTGCCAATCCCTTTTGCGTGAGCCCTGCGGCAATACGCGTTGCAATAAGAAGGTGGGCAAGATTTTCAAAAGAGGTTTCCTCAATACGATTGATGCCATGAAGCAATTCATCGTACTCTTTAAGTTCTTTGCACAGTTCAGCCAAAGAGCGCTCAAAGTTTGCAATCTCTTGCGCAAGTGCTTCACGCGATGGTTCAGCCAGCGCTTGCATCAACCCTAAGATATGTGCAAAGCCCTGATAGCGTGTCTTTGCGGCTCGATATTGTGCGGCGTTCGTAATCATTTGATGGTCACCTGAATTAGCCTTCCTGTCGTTGGACAGGTTACCAATTGCATAGAACCTTTTATTGCAGGGCGGATAGCGTGTATCTCTTTGCAGATCGGACAAGTATAAGTCATGTGTTATTCTCCTAATTTCCAATCATTCCAACAGGGGAGCACCCCATACTCAGCAAGGGAATCTTTCCCTATGCTATCCAGGCCACCATATTCGGCAATCTCTGTAAGGATTGCTGTTGCATACTGCCTACCAAAGCGTTTAAAAAGTAACGCCGCAAGAAAGCGGTGTATTCCTACGAATTCGTGGTGATTATCATCTTCAGCGTTCTGGTCGCAAAGGTCGGCCAACTCTTCGAGCGTTGCATTGGGCACACTTTGATAGTTCTCACCCTCCACCAGATCTTGCGTGTCGTAATCCTCCAGGTAGGCCAGAAAGAAATTCCCGTCATCCTCAACTCGACATAGTGTCTTTTTCATAATTTCTCCTTTATATAAATGACAGCGTTTTGCTCTCTTCTAAATCAATGGGCGCATCTAAAACGCCATAGAGCATATACGCAATGCTTTGCGCAACCCCGCTTGCGGAGTGCATTCGTAGTCTGCGGTAGGCTTGCGTGCTCTCTTCTATAGCAAGGGTGATGCTACACGCCGGACATTCCAGCGTAATAATGTAGCGCCCCATCGTATGCAAGATGAGCAGCACGCCTTGTGCAAGTTTGGCTTCGCAGCCACCATACTGTCCTGCTTGCGCACGAAGCGTGGGATACCAGACCTCCTGCTCAAAGCGCAGAATAAGTTTGTGAAGCTTTACACGGTCAAGACGTACGGCAATGGCAAGCGTTTCGTCTTCAATCTCATTCATGCGCTCTGCGATAGAGAGACCGGTCGTAAACCAACCGTCCTTTTGATAGCGATTAAGCATGGATTGGATGGAGTTGGTAGGTAGGCGATTTGAATTCTGCCGCTGCGTCCCAGGCGGATTGTCTGCTCGGAAATGGCGGTGAACTCTCTTTGCCTTCGTTGTACGAGATCGTGTAGGCAATATCTTCACTGGCGTAATCCAGCACGTCTGCCAGCGCGTCGCGCAATTTATAAGCGCTTGGTGTATCGAGCCCTCTTTGACACAAGCGCTCTTGCATCGTCTGAAATTGGCGCTCCATCAGCTCTATATAATCAAGAGCTGTATGCGTGGAGAGTAGTCTCAGTACAGAGAAAGAGACCACCTGCGCACCAGGATGACTCATATCACACGTGTAATTAAAAATGTCGGATAAATCTTTCAAAGGTTCCTCGCTTTCTTCCATGCGTTATAGATGGCGTCCTCCAGATCTTCGCCAATGTCGAGATACCACCAATCGCATAAGGGACGTAATAACCGTATCCAGCCGCGCACCTGCCGTTCAGTCGCTAAACTATTCTCAAGGACAAGCTTTCCTGTTGCCAGATGCGTCACGACGTACTCCTGGCCTTGTTGGTGATAACTAAGACCACAGGGATGTGCAAGCGCTGTGCGCGTATAGTAGCCGTCTTTGCAGCGGATACGAATAACTTGCGGTTGATACATTACGAAACAATTTTCTTCTTCAAACTTCCCTTCGGTTTGGGAAGCGGTTGTTTTTTCAGTAACGGTTCTGTAGGAAGGCTGTGCATATCCTCATTGGCGAAGAGCTCATTCCAGATAAAATCTTTATACTGGCGAAACTGCCAGCGCATATCAAGATAGGCAAGCGTCATGATAATCAAGAGTCCAGCGAGAACCGCAATAAGCAAAATCATCACGGCCCTCCAATCCTTTTCTAGTCTTTGAGCTCATCGTAAAAGAAGAGCTCATGCGCACATATCCAGAGCTCAGCGGCCTCTGTCCAGACGAACCAGCCGCCAGCAGGAGCGCTGGTATGTACACGATCATTTTGATCAAGCAAACGAAACTGTCGATCAAAACGTAGCGCGTGTACAGGCTCCCTCTTGATGTAGAGTTCAAATCCTTCTGCGTCACGGCTGTTTTCGACACGGTCATACGTGCGCTCAACAAAATCTTTTTTCACAACCCACAGCTCACCTTGAGCACCACAGGCAAGATAGTCGCCTGGGACGGTAAAGGGATAATGTTTGGACTCCAGGCTGTGAATGACGCCGCCAAAGGCGTGAAAGTCTTCATCGGTAAGCACCCGCAGTTTCGTTGGGATATTTTTACGATAGCGTTTTGCTGGACGATCACGTACATCTTCATAGGTAAAAATGTGATCGTCCACAAGCGCGTGAAACGCCTGTGGCACCATGCCAAAGTCTTGCAGATGTACCGCCTCATCTAACGCCTCTTGTCCAAACTTGCGCTCCTGAAGATAATTGAAGAGTGTGGTCACCAGATCAAGGTAACGAAAGTGGAGTTGTTCATCGATGTGTATTTTGCTTGCATCGCATTCTTTTCCATAGAAAGCCATATATTCTCCTTTATTTTTAAGTAGTTTTTCTACACCAATTTTACGTAGTGGCGTAATCGTTCAAGGTCGGCAAGAAACGCAGGCGAAAGCGTTTCTTTGTGTGCTTCAAACCAAGCAAGCTCGTCTGCAAGAGAAGAAAGGTAGTGCTCAATCGCAACATCTACTTCTTCGCCATCTTCATAAATGTCGATAATATCGCTCGTCGCCAAAAAGAGTTCTCCATCTATCTGCACACGCAGAATAAACGCGGTAAGAACGCTCAGACATTTCTCTCCAATATAGAATAAAAGCCCCTCACGAAGGGGATAAAATCGATTTGTTGCCGCCGAGAAACGTTCTGGCATCATAAAATGCATTCTTTTTTCGACCTTTCCTTATTTTTCTGTCTACGGAAAGTATAGGCCATTTCTCACAGAACGTCAAGAATATTTTCATAGTATTTTCAGAAAAAGCAAAAGAGAGTAGGTTTTTTCCTACTCTCTTTTGAGAAAACTGTTTGTACGAAAAGCAAGGCTCCCGCTTTTTCTACGTTCAGACCACCAGTATACTACAAAATGGCACGAGCAGAAACTCGTGTGGTTTCCCCTGGCAGTTGCTCTTGCGGTGGTGGCCCGTCGAAAATGATGATCGTGCTGTTTTCGTTCGTTGCTTGTATAAACCAACGAAGTATTCTCCAGGCGCGGCGCATCAATTCCCCACGAGTAAGCACCGTTAAACGCTCAGCAACCCCATCAATCTCTGGCACTGTACTCAGTGGAAACACACTATCAATATGCTTCACCTTTGGCACAATAGTGCTGTCTTTACGTGATTTCTTGGGAGCGGCTTCGCCCTCAAGTCTTTGTACTGGCATTCTTGACTTCATGCGTGGCATTACGTCTGTCATAATTATCCTTTCTCCAATTTCTCCTACACACTTCTGAATATACCAGGAACAGTGGTTCCTTGTCAACCAAAAATCGTGTGACGTGCCTCACACATTTTCAGCGATGCCCACAAATTGCAGCACAAACTCCACAAACAAGGCAAAGAGTGTCATAAAGAACTGACCGCCCTGTTTTGCAAGTGTTTGCATACCTTGCGCACAGCGCGTGGTATCTTTCTTTTGTACGACCGTCAGCAGCAGATAGACTCCACCGATAAAGAGAAGAAAGGTGAGAAAGAGAAAAAGAATGGCGGCTGAAACCAGCGCGCCAAGGAGGAGAAGAAGACTCATACACAGTCCAGTAAGGGCATATTGCAAAATACGCCGCTGCGTTGCAAACGGCGTGAGTGTTTTTGTGGGACGTTTCCTCAAGAAAAATTGCAGCAGTCCATAGCAGAGGAATAGCGTTGCAAGACCGGCAAAGATAAAAAGATATGGCATAGTTTCCTTCTAAAAATTTCTCTTTCTTTTCAGAAACTATGCCATAAGATCACGCTTTTGTCAAGAGATTTCGCTCATGCTTATTTTGCGAAGCGTAAGCGACGAATGGTATCAGATTTGCCTAAAGTAAGTTAATCGGTTTCTCCTGGTCTCTCAAGAAACTCAAGGTCAACAAAGTACGTATCAATGCTCTTTATTTTTACTTTATGCCAGCCATGCGGTATCATTGAGAACGGACTATCGGGCACACCGTATTCCAGAACGGTTCCTTGCTGATAGGCATCCATCAAATCTACGATAGAGAGACTTTCAAACACCTCCATAGATTGCCCACAATGTATATCGATACCCATTTGCGAATCAACAAAAGAGAAATCACAGAGCGTGCAGAAAGAGACACTGTATTTCTCATGCATACGAGCATAGCCAAATCTGCGCAAAGCCCCACAGCGCAAAAGCGTTTCTATCACTCTGGAAAAATTTTCTAGCTGCTCTATCTTGTTGATCTCATAGAGGTAGCAAGCCGTCTCTTCGTCGCTAAAAACCTCACGCGTCCAGCCAAATCCTGACAAACGCAAAAGCTCTAGCGATTCGTTGAGTGTTCGCTTTGAGAGCACTACTTCGAACTTGCTCACTCCTGTTCTTGCTCCATAGGATATCCCTGCTGGTAAGGCTGATATTTCTTGGGAGCCTCCACTTGTTTCTTCGCTATTTTATGATCAAGTTCAGCCTGTCTGGTGCGCTCTTTCTCTATCTGCAAACGATGTTCTAAAAAGGGCTCTGCAAGCTTGTGGACAAAGGTCACAAATCCCTTATGAAATATCCACGCAATAATCACCAGATCCCAAAGATGGTCGCTGAAAAATTGTGCCCAGGTCATTGCATTCATGAAAGTACCCCTTTATGTGAGAAAGGCCAGAGAGAAGTTCCCTGGCCCCTGGTTGGCTATCGATAATGGTGAATGATAATCGTGCGCTTAATCACCTTTGTATGTACGATAACATGCGAGGGTGAAGAGTACGAAGGACTGGAGTAATAGGTGCTGCCACAGGCAGAAACCAGAAACATACAGGCCAACACTACTGTCAGCACTAGCGTACTCATAAAAATTCTTGTGCGATTCACTTTATATTTCCTTTTGGTTTTCGATAATAGCGAACAATGTCGCCATAGAACGTTGGCACCGCAAAGAGCGGATGCCGGTACACATGCGCATAGCCAAACTTTGATTCGATGAGCCCAGGACCGCGTACAACACCAAAGTGCTTTGGGCTTTTCTCAATGTCTTGATAATAGATCACCAGATCACCAGAAAGCGGCTCTTCGACCATCTCCCAATGCTCTTTCGCGTGCAGGTATGTCTCCCACATGTTTTGTATGTCAAGAGCAAAGATATCGTTGAAGACGTAACAGGAACAATCACCAGCTACGTCTTGCATACTTTTTACAACGCAAATCCCTGGTAAATCTCCAACGGCATCAGGCTTTCGTTCTTGAAGCAGTCGGTCAATCTCGTTACGAATAGTGTTCAAGGATTTGTTCCAAAGTCGCTTTTTGGTCTTCAATACATCCATCAGCCTGCGTATAAGAAACGAAAAAATCAAACGCAAACTGCTCGAAGTCTTTATAATTACGTTCACCGATTTGAAACGTTAAATCAAGATGCCAGAGAAAATGCTCATAGTAACTCTCGCTGACCTGCGCGGCGTAAAAGAGTCCTTTGATGCCATGAAGTACCTGAAGAGTGTAGCTTTCTTGTTTGCGATACGCGGTAAGAAAGCGATTATTGCAAGTAAGCGCATATGCGCGCAATTCTTCCTCTTCATAGCGTACATCGTCAAGCGCTGCCACTTGCCTACCCATCCTTACCAATTGTGCATAGTTATTCATGATCGTCTCCCAAAAGTTCTACTAAAATGGCTGCTTTTTCCTCGTCATCGGCCTGCGCAAAATGCTCTTTTGTGAAGCGCTCACTTGTCATACGCTCTTTGTGTTTGCGCATACGCGTGCGCATAGCTTTGCTGAATCTGCGCATGTCTTTCTGGTGCACGAAACTAAGAATTGTAAAACCCGTTCCGGCAAAGAGGAGTACCAATAGTAATAAGATGTCGTGCATTAAAAATCTCCCTCTGCGACTTGCAGACAGGTAAGTCCAAGCGACCGCCAAAGCCGCACTACTTGTGCGCGGTCATCAAGTGCGTACTTCACGTTGTATTTCCCTTCGATTTGCTCGTGATACATTTCTTCTTTGACGATGAAGTCTTTTCTGAAGTCACCATCTTTACGCATGAAGAGATCGTGTGCTTCGAAACAAAAACCAGCGGCTCGAAGCCATGTATAGGTCGCTTCACGAAATTTATCGTTACGTCCAGAGGTGAAGAGGATCGTGGTACCTTGACTGATTTCGCTAAAAACAAGTCCGGCCACGACACTATTGACGATGTCCTCAGAAAAATCACGATCATAGGGATTGGCATCTCCAAAGAGCGCAAGCGTCCCATCCAGATCTACAATAATTGCTTGCGGTGCGCCCTCAACAGGTGCAGGTGGAACTATCGGTTTTGCCAGATACCTGTTGTACATATCACGGATAACTTTTTCCCCGACATAGTTCTGGCGTTTTTTATCACGAGCAATACACTCATCCACCGTGACGTGTGTGAAGTCTTTTATTTCTAACTTCGCGTTATTCTTCTTGGCACACTCTTGCCACATTGTTTGCGCAGAAGGTGAAAGATTACAATCATCCACCACAATATTCCACCCCCTCGCAAAGAAATAGTCAGCATGCAACAATTCTAACGCTCGTATATCTTTTTCTTTTGACGAAGAGCTCTGCCCTGCATCCGTCATCTCACGGAGTAAATCCCTGTTTATTCTTTTATAGTGCTCGTCGTGCACCAACTGCTTTGCATAGGTACTTTTCCCAGAGGCCGGTAAGCCCAAAGTTATGATGAGTGTCTTCAATTTTGTTTCTCCTTATCTATGAATGTTTACTTGATATTCTGGTATCATCGCCTGCGTAATCGGTGTTTCTTGATAGCACGTAAACGCTTTAATGCTCGCATCGAGGAAAGCAATCTTTTTCTCTACAACACCAACTTTTGCTTCAAACTTGTAAAAGAGATGTGCCGTTGCCTTCGCACGAAAATTCTTTGGAATACGTTGCAGGTTTTCTAACTCCGTGAGCGAGATCGCCTCCTGGCAATGCAGCAAAAAGACATTTTCGTCCATCTTGATCACGGCCTGTTCGTACTGCTGTACCTCTGTAAGAATACGTTCTAACCTGCGCTCCAAGGTTGCTTTTTCTGTCTCTAAGCCCTGTAGGACTACTCTTATCGCTGTGCTGTACATTACTTCTCCTCTTTTCCGTAGAGCGGCTCGTCCAGACCGCGAGTCGCGTAGTTGCGCAATGCGGAGAGCGTGGCTTGGAGAAATTCCCGCTTTTCTCGATAAAGCTCTGTGCGCTCTTCTGCCAGCGTGCAGACTACACGCAAGCGCTCATAATACTGTTTTTTCGGGTGTAGTGCACTGATACGTTCCAAAATGTCTTGTGGGATCATGCTCTCGCTTACTTGCACGAATTGTTCCTGGCTGAGTGCGTCCATCTCGTTCTCAAACGCCTCTATCTCGTTACTCACTTCGCGCTCTCGTGCGTCCAGCGCTTCTAACTCCGTTGCAATCTGGCCCATAGCCTGTAAAATGTATGATTTCTCCATGCGTCCTCCTAAAAATCTGGAAAGCTCTCAACGCTTGCCTCTTGTGGTTGAATACGTACTCTGATCACCTTGAGTGCTTCGCTATATTCGATACACCAGAGTGAGCCGTCACGACCGTCATCTGGACTGATCGGATCAAAAAAGAGATAGTGATTGCTTGGACAAATCCAGCAGGATGCCCCTGGCGTATAAATGTTTTTCTCGCAATCATCGTCACTCGCAATCCAGAAATTGACTGGCGAACGATAATTGCCGAAGCTGTGTGGCGCGGTGTAATAGCCTTGCGAAAGCTTGCCATCAAGCTCAATATATGTGTATTCTTGCCACTCTCGGTGCTCAAATGCATCGCAGAGGTAGCGTATACGGTTCGCCACAAAGGGTGGTAATCCCAGGCGTTCCGTCAAAGGACGCACCACGCCCGTTGGTAATCTGGTCATGTTTTTCTCCCTGCATTCTTTTTCAATACAGGAAGTATAGGTCGAAATAAAAAAGAAGTCAAGCATTTTTTCTCTGTATTTTCAGAAACGCTTAACTTCTTTTACGTTACTCTTCGAGCAATCGCTCCAGTTTCTCTAGAGTGGTGCGTAACTCAGAGAGGACTGCGCGAATGCGCTGTGTACGTCCTGCATCCTTTGCTCCGTTCTCATAGAAACCGTTGAATATTTTACGATTCCGATCTTGGCGCTTTCTCCATTCCATCTCATTCATTGCATCAATAATTGGTTGCTGCTCGATAAGACTTCGCATAGGAAGCTTTGGTGTCACTTCCTCGCGCCTTGGCGGCAAGATCAATCGGTATTTCATTGCTTGGTAAAAATTACCAAAGATAACGGAACCAAAGGTATTGTACAGTTCTTCGATCACAGTCTCTTTAAGTTTTACCGACGCGTTAAAAGATTGGGCGGTAACCACCAGCATCTTGCGCAGATCCTCACTAGATGCCTCTGAAAGTTGTTGATACCACTCCTCGCGCACCGTTTTGTCTTCAAAGTGTTCTAGCAGTTCCATATTTTATCCTTCCTCGTCTACTGCAAAAGGTTTGGTGGCCGCTGGATAGAGCAATTTCCAGATAGCCTCTTGATAATTTTTGTGATCAAGCATTGAAAACACAATACCAGAGTACCGAGTTTTGACCACCACAAGCGCCTGCTCTTTGCGCGAAGGCAGATCTTGTACCTGCACCACGATTTGCGCGCATTCCTGCTCGATAGCCGCAAACTGCGCCAACAATTCAGCGTTAGTTTTCTTCACCCAGTTGTAAAATTCATCCGGTACCCGATCAAGGAATTGTTCTAACGACTGTCCGCTTTTGAGTATTTCCCAGATGGTACGAGCGTTACACTGAGTAAGCAGCCTATGAAGTCTCTTATACTCCTCCATCTTGATTTTCACGCGAAGCCCAGAGGAGAAGCGTACTACAAAGCCCTCTTTGTTGGCTTCCTGTATTCTTGAGAGCGCCGCCACATCAGCCACACCATCATAGTGCTTCACGACTGGAAACGGAATCTCTTTTAAAAATTCAGGATTGCGTATAAGGGAAAGATCGCGACCGGTCTCAGTTTTAATAATCGTTAGCAGCACCAGATCATCCATATCACCGTAATCGACCACGATTCTGTTATTTTTGTAGATCACTTCAAAAAGATAAGTGTACCCTTCTTTGAAACAAAAATCGCCGTACTTTCTCGCTAAGACCTCAGTACCATGGAGCGCCTGCTCAGACGCAAAGCTCCCACGGGTTGCGGTGATCACTTCACCTTTATAGAGACACGCGATGAACAAGGAGCCATCCATTTTCTCAGTCACCACAAATGGCTCAATTGGCAGTGGCTCGTTGATCTGCTCTGCGTTGAAGAATTTTTTGAAGGGCCGTCCGATCACTTCGCCTGCGGTATCAGTGATGAGTCCACGAGCGGAGAGAGTGACCTCATCCCACATGTTGTCATATTGCGCTTTTGCGGTATAATTCCAGATCAGCAAATTATGCACTGGATGCTCTCGGCAAGTAATATAGCCATCAGCCTCGTGCTGACGGTATGCAGTCAAATCTATGTTCATCGTTTTTCTCCTTTTTAGGTTAGCTCCATATGTTTAAATGCGCTCGGATCGTCCCAAACAAGCTCTCCGAGCGCCTGGACAATATCGGTTATTGGGAAGGGGTGCGGTGTTGTGATATAAAAGTCGTGCCCCTTCCCTTCTGTCAGGGTACGCGTCGCAGTCTCACAACTTGGTAAAATACCGTCAAGCGATACCAGATGATTATAGGCCACCATATAAAAACTGGCGTGTAACAACCGCGTGCGTTCCCAGATAATAGAATAGATCACGCTTCCCTTCGGCAGTTTTTCCTGCCACGCCTGCTTATAGAGCATCAAGTGCCTCCTGCATCGCCAATAATTCCGCTTTGCGATCAACCGCATGAAGTACTATGCGCTTTTGGTAGCGCGCTAAAACGACTGTCTCTATCTGCTCAGCCGAAAGACCAAGCGGTGTGGTCATTTCTTGCAAGCGGTCTTGATAAAACTCGTCCAAGAACGCAGATAAAAAGAGAATTTCTCCGGCGCTGTCCAGCAAGCGCAATGTTTCCATATGCACTGGGTGCAAGCTGGCGAGCAGTTCAAAGCGGTTCATGGCAAAGAGAAGATATTTTCCTGCCTGACTCGGTGTGTATGGTACTTCTCCGTGGATCGTAAAAAGCTCGTCTTTATGCTGCTGAAACCAGAGTTGAAGTGTGGTCATTTGTTCCTCTTTTGTCGTGATATAACGTGACAAATCAATACCGGTCGAGACCATTGCATCATGGAGCATCCTGTCCTGCCTCTGATCTCCCAGGTAATCTAATTGTCCTCTATACTGGCGTCCGAACGCCTCTACCACCTGCTCCACACTGCTATCGCAACGTAGCAACAGCCCCAGGATAAATTCCTCTGTGAGCGTCTTTTGAATGGCGTCACGATCTGGCACGCCGTTTGGTGCAAAACGCTTGAGCACCTGCTCGTACTGATTACTCGTATCCATATTCCTCCCATTGTGTGCGCCAAGCATGATCAACAATATCACTACGATCAAAACGCGCATTGAGATCATCGCAAATATCCTGCACCCCAATGCATCCTGGTTCGGTGTAGATGAGTTGACGCCCACGATCCATTTCGAGCACGTCGCTGCGCAGGTAATCCCAGATAGAATACAAGCAGGGGAAACCTGCCCAATCCTTTTCTACGTCTACGCGAAAGCGCTTGTAAGTGCGCCCATACTGATCAATCATCTCTTCCTCCTCGCATGCAGATGGCCGGAAGATGCGCCTCCGTGGCCGCTCCAATAGTGGTGGTCGTATTGACCTTTTGCGTAACCACTACTGGTTGGCGCGCAACCAGCGGCTTACGCGGCGTTAAGAGAAATGTACGCTGCGCAACCGTTAAGCTGCGGATATAGCTGACAACGCACCCGATATGCGCACACATACTGCGGTGCTCGTAGCTTTTGCAGTCGCACGCGAAACCGGAAGGCGTACAGACCACCGCGTGCTTGAGGAGATCGCGTGTCTGGCTATCCACCAGAAAAACACGCCGTCCTGCTTTATTGAAGCTCTTTGCGGTGTAAATACGCAATCCCAGGCGCTTAGCGCGAGCCATTGCCATCTCTAGTGTATACATTTCTTTTTCCTTTCTTAGCGCTGTCCACGCGGGGCTTTTTTCGCAGAAAACAAGACCTGATCAAAGGCGACCCAATCGACATCCTCGCCCTGCTCTGGCGTACATCCACACCAGAACACGCCACCGGCTTTCGCTTGCTTCGTCAGATCAATCAGCTCAAAAGGCTTCTGGCATTCACAACAGATCACCGTATTCTCTAACGTTACTTCGTTCATCGTGCTTCTCCTTGAATTAATTATTTTTTCTTTTCTTGACGAAATTCATTTTCTAAAATTAATTATACGGCAGGAAACACGAAAAGACAAGCGTTTTTTCTATGAATATTCAGAAAAATAAAAAGAGGAGAGAAGATGTTGCACTTCTCTCCTGAGATAAAGGGGGATGAGTTACTCAGGTGCAATCGTAGCGGTCAACCCTGTACTTTGAATACGCTCTTGATAGAGTTCTGCAACCTCTTTCATACAGACCACCACGACGGCTTTGCCCTCTTTATGGGCGGTCGCCACAATAGTAGTTACATTTTGCAGTCCTGGGACTGCTTTCTTGATCGCCTGAATAACATATTCAAATGTGTGATAATCATCATTATGAAGAAGCACCGCAAAGCGGCCAAAGAACATTTCTTTGTACTTCTCCATTACATCTGGTTTAATCAATACTTCGTTCAACGTCTCACCTTTCAAAGGAGTTCATCGTATTCCTGCGCTTGCAACGCAGTTTCCTCTTCATCTGTCGCGGCGAGCGGTCTCGCACCCGAACAGACGAGATCAATATACCCATCTTCTAAGAGTTTAGCAACTGGCGAATAGCGCCACATCAACGGATAACTGTAAACAAGAAACGGCTCTTCCTCGCTCAGATCATCAGTGATCAGAAGCGCGTCCGTCATTCCAGCGTAGCCATCCACGCCGTTACGCATTTCACGCCAGCCGTTGCTCAGTTGATGCTCAATCACTTCCAAAAAACCAGCATCACTGCCCTGTGCGCGTGCAAAGATTTCTTCGACTTCGCGTCGGCTCCGTAGTGCCAACCGGTATCCATCTTCAGGACGCTTAATAAATTCCACCAAAGGATTATGGCCTTGCCAGATGTAGTAGCAAAAAAGCGAGAGCTTGACTAGCTCTGTATCCATCTGGAGTGCGCGTGACAAACTGACACGGCGTCTCGGTAGTTCTTTGAGAGGAAAAGCGAGAGAACAGACCGTCCCGTCAACGCGGTAGAAACTGTCTATCGTATCAGCATTTCCCTCTCCGTCTCGCTCGTCATCGTAGAAGAGCGTTGAGAGGAGCTGTCCCTTATATTCATAAAATTGTGCGCTTCTCATGCGTTCTTCTCCTGCATTCTTTTGCGTTCCCGATTCCCCTGTACGATGTACCCACGCTGATACATGATAAAAGCCAGCGCGCTATAGAAGAGGATCAAAAATGCGCTTGGCTGAAGATTGCTGTGAAAAACAAAGCCAAAGACCAGACCAAGGCTGATCGGCAATGCATCATAAATGAAACGCATCGTGTTTGTTGCCGTGCCTCCACTTGGGAACAACACCATCTGGCGCTTGCGAATCTTCGCCAATAAGTACGATACATCCACAAACAGGAAAATAGAAATAGCACTAAAAAGCGTGCTATACCATACCCCACTTGCAGTACGCGGAGCTATCCATACTGCAATAACGCTGGCAACAAAGCTTAACCACAAAAAATCAAAGAAGAGTTCTACACAAAATGTTTTTGTAAAAATTCCCCGATTGTACCCCGTAATATCTTTGAGTGTCTCTTTCATTTTTTCTTGCTTTCTATAAAGGGAGCCAGAGATTGTCTTCTATCAACTGTTCCCATTCCTGCGGTATCCAGGTTGCGTACCCGCCCCAGAGAAAATCAGGAGCCCAGTGAGCGGGGAAGATTTCGTGAATATCAATCGTCTCTAGCCTCTCCTGATACGTCTCTTTGACCAGGGCAAACGCCTCCAGGGTACCTATCGAAAGGTAGTATCCATTGGTTTGCGAGGCACCATAAAGCTCGCTGCGAAATGCTTTATCGTATGGCTTTGCGGTCTCAAAATAGGCTTCCCCAAAATGAGACCCCTCTGTATGCTTCTCATGCTCAGGCGTATAAAAGCACATCTTGTCAATGCGCAAGTTAATCATTTCCCCAGCGCTCATCGGCAGACCCCCAAACGCATACTTCAAAATGCTCTAAAATGACTTTTCGTTTCTCTTTTCCTACTTGCCATTCTATATAGGCATTGTTTCTTGTCTTCTGAAACAATGCCTCGATGATAAAATCAAATGCTTTTGTCGCGTCCTGGGCATTGCGAATGCTCTCATTAGCTTCAATAGCTGCGACGGTCGTGTCCACAAGTTCTTGTATTTCGTCACGTTTCTTTAAGTATTCACCCAGCTTGTCATACACAAAATTTACTCTGTCTTCCATTCGCCTTCCTCTCCAATCTGATATGCATCTAAAATGTGTCCGTATTCCGCACGCGCTGATTCTGAAACATACGTGCGTAGAAACTGCTCACTTTGTGCTGCGCTAAACCCGTCTAAGAGACGGCGACCGCTGTAGGCCAAACAGAAATGAATAATGTGTAAGGCCAGCGGCTCTGTTGCTTGCTGCGAGCCATGAAGCTCCAACGTACCTTCGTAACGATAGTCGTCCTCGAAGATCACCGTAAAATCCACGTCGTCGGAACCACGCCCAACCGTGTCTTTCCAGGTGCGCAGTTTCGCTTCCGCCTGCTCCCAGATTTTTTCGCCTGTGAGGGTGACCTCACCCAATGTGGAAGTGAGGCCGGTCACCTTTTTGAGAATAATCTCTTTTGCTTTAAGCATTTTGTACCCCTTCTTTTTCTTTCGGTGTTGCAAACGGATCGTAGCGCTCTTGCTTGTATCCTTTAAGCGCCCCTGCTTCGTATGCGGCCATCCGCGCCTCTGGGCACTCTGTGCAATAGCGATAGCAGCGCGCTGCACGCTCGAAAGCTGGACGAAATTGCTCATCCATGACCTCACCGTAGCGCCTTTTGTACCAGCGCCCAAATACCTCACCATCCTGCACCGCAACCCCTTGAAAAAGAAGTTCCACCCAACGTGTCTGCTCTTCGCTAAAAGAGCAATCTTCTCCTGCTGTCACAAAGGTGTATCGTACTTTCCAGCTTGCCATTTCTTTTCTCCTTGAAATAAAACTTTCTTCTTTACATCCTAAGCATAGCCGGTTGCAAGAAGAAAGTCAATATATTTTTCTATGTATTTTCAGAAATGATTAATTCTCTTGCTTCTTTTTAAAAGAGCGTGCGAATTCATACATCAATTGCAAATTGCCAGAAAGGTTGAAGAGCTGCATAATAATCACCACCATCACAGCAATGAGCACAGCAAGCGGAAAGGGCTCGCCCATGAGAAGCCCAAAGGAAGTGGAAGTTGGAACAACTAGCAGCGAGACGATGAAAAACTTGAGAGTGAAGAAGGAACGCGCAAAATCTTGCCAGCCATTCTTCCAATAGTTCAGAAAACGGTTCATAATATTCTCCTTCTCTATAAAAAAGCGAGAGCACACCGATACAAGCATGCTCTCGCGTGATCACTAAGGTAGCACTGGCGTTGTGTACCCTTTGTCATAGCTGGTCGTCACTGCCTGATTGGTAATCACTTCGCTCATGAGTGCAAATGCGGCTTTACCGTAGACTGGCTGCTCTGTCCCAACCTGGGCTGTGAGCGTGTCATCAGGAAAACCTCCGTACAGGAAGCCCCAAAATCCCTTTCGATCCTTGTTGAAGCGTCCGATCATAATGCTCATGTCTTGGCCGGTGGCAGAATAATTATCGTAGTAGCCGATCATAATCGCTTCTGCCTGTTTGTAGAAGTACGAAACGTTGCCGACATTAGGATAGGCGTTTGCCAGTTGGACATACACCTGATTGTTAATACTATTGAGGCCAGGAACGTTGCCAGTGCCTCCAACCATTGCAGGCTGTCGTGTGGCAACCGCGTTGATAATCGTGATCAGATCTTTGCTGTTCTCCTTGGCAATGCCGAGTGCGGCCTCAGAGTCCTGATAGTACTTACCCAAAGCACGCTGACAGGCAGCAAACTGTGTATTCATGTCAATCTCGTCACTGCTGATCGAGGCCATGATAGCTTGATGAGCAACGAGCAGAAGAATGGCTACTGCCAGGACGCCGCAAATGGCTTTCCAATTGTTTGCAAAAATCCTATTCAAACTAAAGCCCTGTTGATTGCTGGGACGCATCTTTCCCTCTGGGAAATCGTTGTTGGTTGGACGGTAATATTCTTGATTCATGATTTGTTCTCCTTTTAATAACTATAACTGCTGCGGCCATCTCTCTTTATAGGAGCGGCCAGCGCCGTTAGAATAAGCGTTACTACGCCTGATACAAGCAGGGCAACGACAAAGACGATAAGACAATACCAGAACGGAGGCCCACTTTTCATCCAGTCATAGCCAAGCGTTCCCGCATGATTACTGGTGATATGGGAGCGAGAAAATCCGTAGGTTGGATCAAAGATCAACTGCTCTAAGACCCCATGAGACGGGACGACACGGATCAACTGGTTATTGGCAACTTGCGCGTGCGGTGTACCAAGTAGGAGATCAGGGTTAACTCCAACGCCATTTGCGGCGCTCTCATCTGGAACATGCACCCGCAATAATTGCCAGAGTTGATTGTTATCCGTATCAATTAGCGTGAAACCGAAAGCCCAGGTGATGCGTTGACCGTTGGTGCCCATCACAAACACAGCCATGTTCTTTGGCAGTGTCCAGTGCCCAAAGGTAGATTGATCCTGCCAGTAGGCATTGAGTGCGTTGGTGTAACTGATTGACTGACTTTCCGGCACCTTTGTGTCATTCACCACGACCAGCTCGATATCAAAGCGCTTTGTCACCGGTTTTAAACTGCCTGACTCTTCGTTGAGGAGCCCTGCATCACGCTGGTAGCGCTGGTACACACTTGCTGGTGGCGTAAAGCCTGCGAAGATGACTTTATTTGATTGATCGTAATCGAAGACGGTCTTGTTGATATTTGGTAGCACTCCCAGGCTCTTGTAATGCCCAACCTGATCAGAGGTAGCCGTCTTGTTGCCTGACCCGTTGATCGGGTTGTCGTACGACCCGATAGCGCTTGCCGCTCGTGGATATCCAGCATTGATAGCCTGCTGTGCTTGCACAGCCTCTCGTGGCTCTCCAATTCCTGCCTGTTGGGCTGCGTAGCGCAGATCACTCACAGAGACTTCGTTATACTGCGTGTAGGCTATTCCTGGTTGCCAGTTAACCGGTACGACGTGGTCACCGACCGTTTGATCGCCAACGGTCGTATGAATAATCCAACTGTCCTCTTCGTAAAAGAGGTCATCGTAGTAGTAACGGGTACAGGTATCATTTTCCGTGGTATAGGTCGTGTTCCCCTTTGAGTCGGTATGGCTCACCGTCTTTGGACAAGAGTATTGCTCGCTTCTCGTATACGTATGTTCACATCCACCCGTTTGAGCGCAGATGTAGCGCACCTGCTCGACCCCTGTCTCAGTTCCCGAATAGAACTGGTTATACGTATACTGGCCCATCCCCTGAAGCCAGAACATGAGCGTGCCAATGCCCAGGATAAGGCCAAGATTGACCAGCGATATCCAAAACAGAGAGGTTTTACTTGACTCTGCTCCCATATTGAAGACAACCGCAATCACGGTAACGATGACGAAAGCGAGCCCAATAGTGACAATTTGTTCCATGAATATTTTCCTTTTTACTTAGTTTTGAAAAAGTGGATGGCGGCTGAGACCGCACTGTTTTAATAGGTCTTCCCACTTCCCGTCGTTGCAGCCGCAAAATGAACGGTCGCTAAAACTGTCGCTACGCGTCTTGGAAGCTTGCGTCATATACCAGAATTCGCTGTTGACGCTGCGTACATAATAATCGCCAAAGGCGGTATGTAGGACCGGAAGAACTTGATATGCAACCTGATTAAAACGAGTCATTTCGTCAGCAAGCGCTGCTCGTACTGCAAACATACGTGCTTTTTGTGCCTCTCGTGCTACGCGATTTGCGCGCTTTTCTGCCAGTGTGAGTGCCATCTTTTTTCTCCTTGAAACGAAAGTTATTAAATTGTTTTTTCTTTACAAAAAGAAGTATAGGTCAGAGAAGAAAAGAAGTCAATAGTTTTTTCACTGTATTTTCAGAAATGCTTTGACCTTTAAGAATACAGACGTAAAAGATGGGGAAATATCAAATGAGGGTGCTATTTAGCACCCTTTTGTAAAATGGTCAGAAACAGGGGGATCAGCGCGTGATCGTAGCCACGTGAGTTGGCAAGATACTCTTGGAGATGGCGCAGGAGCGCAGGGGCAACCTCTTCTTCGGTCACATCATCCTCTAAGATATACTCTTCTTCTGGAGAGACTTTCAGATCACCTTTTTTATGTTCACTATAAAGGAGCACGATTGTATGCTGTGTTGCGCTCTTGCTCCTTACTTTGACGTAAACACTCGCCTGCTCACGCCAACGATTGCCAGGACGACGATAGAGCAGTTTAAAACTATCACTCTCTATCGTCACGCTATCAAGGACACCTGCTTTATAATTCATACAATTGCGGCAAGGAAACCCTGTGCTTTTAAGCCAGGGAGGAATTGCCGTCTCTCCTCTCTAATAACTATAGCCATCGATTTTGTACAACGACTGACAATATCTATAGCTAATTCCTTCAGTAACTCCGTTTTTCGTTGCAATATTAAAGCTTCCGGTAGAGCGTATTGCAACCTTTCCAATGTATGTACCCGTCTTTTTCCCTTTTGTGATAATGGCTTTTACGATGTCACCGGTTTGAAAACCATGCACAACCTTTGCTTGCTTTGGCCCTGTTCTTGGGAAGCCAAAGCAATTCATTCTGCACATTTGTCTCGATCCATGCCCAATAGCTTTTATATGCAAAGGTTGAATATCTCTAAGCGATAGTATTTCAGGGGTACTTTTGCCTACACATACCGCATCAATCCAATGTTCTTTTGAAAGTTGCCTCAAAGAACGATTGTATTTTGTTAGTCCACCAGAGCCAACTTCAACAGGCAATCCAGCTTTCTTTAATTCCTCATATAATCGCCACCTTGTACTATTCACCGCAGCCGCATCTTTGAGCGGCTTCTTTAGTTGCGCAAGAATCTTATCCAGTCGCTTCTTGTCATGTTGCAAGAAATCCTGAATATCTTTCGTGTCTTTCTTTTTATTGCATGGTTCGCAAGCCAAACAAAGATTAGAGATTCGATCCGAACCGCCCTTTGATCTTGCTACTACATGCTCAATCTCCAGAGGCACATTCTCAGCGTCACAGTAACCGCATTTTCGCTCCCATTTTTCTAATAGGTACTCTCTAATCTCATAGCCTTGCAGTGTACCTTGTTGATATTCAAATCCTGATATTTCTGGATTTTCCATTTTTTGCAGATCAAAGCGAACCAATTCTTGCGAGATAGCAACAAGGTTGCAAAGCAATCTCAGCTTTCTCATCCACGTAAGGATATTTTGTATTCTGCTCTCAAGCGATGGCGCTATCCAACCTTTCTTCTTGTTCCTACGATTAAGAAAACGTGGCTGACGATATCTTGTTTTTCTTTGTCTACGCGACCTTCGAATCATTTTCCTATCGGCAAGCGCTTTTCCAATAGTGTTCCCACGATGTTCAAGTTCTACGCCAAAGACAACTTCACCCGACTGATCATTTACAATGGCGATACCGGTTGTCTTTGAACCAGGATCAAGCTTTATTCGCAATGGCTCAACAATTGGATTATTTACTTCTCGTTTTAAGACGATTGTAAACGGATATCTTTTAAAAACGGCTGCTTTTCCTGAAGAGAGCAATCTCCTTGCTTCCCCTGGATGTACCGGATTTAGAATCTGTTTCTTCGTATCTAATACAAACACTTTTAACATTTTTTGCTCTTTCAAGCCTCCGCTTTCGCGGGTAATGGTCAACTCGACAATGTTACAAAACGGTTTTGTATGATTACTACACTGGCTTTACCCTTCCGCCTGTTTAATAGTAATCCGCAGAGGATAAGACTGTTGAAGCATCCTATCGTGCCTATATATTCGCTTTTAACGTAGATTTTCTTTCAAATCTGAGTCTGGTCAAATTGGTGGGCTCTCACAAGCCCCTGTGTTTTAATCAGGGGTATTTGACACTTCTTCTGACTGCGCGCCCCTGCCACTATCGTTGCGATGTCCATCCATCACCCTTCTCCATAGCAGCACGAGCAATGTCTTCCAAAAAATCTGGAAAAGTTGTTTCACCGCTTTCGTGCGAGTACCACCAATTCCGTAACACAGTGGATGCCCGTTGTTCGGATAAGCCACCCAAAGTTCGTTGATTTGCCTTACTGATATGAATCCAGTCTTTTTTGTCATAATATTTATATCTCCTCTCTCCCTCTTGAGAAAACCCTTCCTGCTCCAAAAGGGGCACGTAGACACTCTCCAGAATAGAATCTGTGTAATTAAGATAATTTGCAATCTTGGGATGATGCTTTTCTACATACGCCTGCGCTTCACCTGCATAATGCACAAGTGTTTCGCGCCCTGGTATAAGGCAAACATTCCAGCTCAGATCGCGCCCTGGAAAAAAGGCATAAATATCAATGCCTTGACCGCCCTGCGAATACATTGCTTCTGTAATTGTGTACTTCATGCTACTCCTCATCTTTCTTGAAAAAGCACGCTTCAACGAGCAGCGCTTCGTAGGCATCTGCATCGTTACTCCGTTTGTCTAAGAATGCCAGGATCTTTGGGTATTTGTCTTGCAAATACGCAATCGTTGCATCGTTGCCAAAGACCGCAATAGTATGCCCAGGCAGAAAAGTCGTCGCCCAGGACATTTCTATCGTGTAAATTTCTGTCCTCGCAAAGAAGAAGATGCCGTGTTCGTCTTTTCGAAGCGTATACCACTTCTTAATGAGCGAGAGCGGCATAAGTTCTCCTTCGCTCTCCGCAAGCTCCAAGCCGTCTAGAGTAAAGCGTACTGGCACATCCACGGTGTGTTCTTGCCCAAAGAAGTGCTCAAAATGATACACATCGCCGTAGCCAAAGTAGGCATGCACACCGGCTCTGCGAAGCGCCTCTCTTGCTTTGGGGTGAATGCTTGAAATGTTGGTCATGTTTGAATCCAATAATATTTGAATGGATGCTTGCCGTCATACCCATCAGGAACGCCGTTCACAAACATCTTGCCAGTAGAAAGTATTGGGTAGTGCTCATCATTGAGAATGAAACGACTGTCGCCAGAATTTCCCTCAACAATCGAGAGCAACGTCTTGAGCGCAAATTGCTCCGAACAGCCAAAGCGGTTCGCCACCTCTTTTGTGGTCTCGCCATCAATCTCACCCTGCCAAACCGCATCGCAAATCGCTGTTTTGATGCGCGTTGCTTCTTCTCTGGAGAGTCTCACATCACCTCCTATAAGAAGATATTACCGTTGTCGTCTTTGTAGGCCACAAAGCCATCATCCAGCATCTTGCGCCACTCTTCTTTGGTGGCTTTGAAGCTCCCAAAGGTCGTGCTATGAACTGCGCACCATGCGCAAAGCTCATCTAACGTGGCGAAAACAGGTGAACAAGGAGAACCTTCCGTGGTATCTTCCCAGAGCTGATACCCCTCACCTGTTGGCGGCTCTTCGGCTTCCCAGTTCTCGTAGCGTTCTTTATGTTCGGGCGTTGGAAACTGCGATCCATCGCCGCCACACTCAGGGCACAAATCGCTCTTGCCTTCACGTGCAAGTTTGGCTTTGATCACCGTGTGGCAATTAATGCTATCGTGTCCAATACCAATCTTTGCCCAATCATTGACCTCTTGAGGTGTTGGAATATATCCGTTCGTCTCTTTGAGCCAATAAGAGCTTTCCCCGCTCTTTTCCTGCTCTCGCAGCATTTCCCATTGTTCGTCTGTACGTGGGCGTCTGGTAAAATCGAAAAGCCTTCCATCATCAACAAGCGCTTGAATGTCGTCTTCGTCCAGGTGGTAGCACCACGCTTCGTCATTGTAGCGATACCCTTTTTCAATATACACCCAACGCGTGCGATCAAAGCCATGCCAACGATCACGCAGCGCTTTGCATTCAAGGCTCCACCCTTCGCCATCGCAGGCAGGACAATTGTACTCAGAGCTCCAATACTGATTAAGATACCCTTCCCAGGTCGTGTTTTGCGGCCAATCGAAATCCATCGGTACGCGTTTTAATAATCTTCCCAAATTTATTCCTCAATTCGCAGTTTTGCAAGCGGAAATTTGACCGCTTCAAATTCGGTGGCAGTACAGATAAGTTCTGTCCCAATCTTTGCAAGTTCAACTTGTATGGCGTTTAAGCGTGGTGAATTTGTGCGCTCACCAGTAAGCCAGAGGTTGAGCGCTTCGTCAATGAGCGCATTGCGCTTACGCCAGTGGATAAAGGGAAAAAGCAACATTGTACCTCTCTTGAAAGCTATAAGTGGTCGCATACGCTACACCATCGTTTTCCCAGGTGCCTGAAAGTTGTGCAACACCTGTGAGCGCTTGCTCTTTGGCATCTTCATCTTGTGAAAGCCAGAACAAGCGCGGAAACTTCTCGTAAAAATCGTGTACGAGCAAACTGAGTCCATGAAGTTCGCTATCCATTATATAATCCTCCTTCTTTACGTACTTGATTGCAGATGCAATCCCAAAACGGTGCGCCGTAATCCTCCGGCTCGTAGGCAACCCCACTACGCCAGGAACACTGACTACACCCGACATACTCCATGTCGTTCTCTACCTCCTCTACCAACGTCTTCGTTAGACACCAGGGGCAAAGGCTATAGAGGAGGCACGCTGTGCATTCGTTTTCATCCCATTCATCGCCGTAGCTGCTTTTCTCATATAAAATGCCTGTGCCACGACAGGTACGGCAATAATTGGGATGCGCGGCCTCAAAAGCCACTACTTCCTCCTTGCCATCCTGACATCCCTGGAGATGCTTCGCACATTCAATATCCATGCGAAAAGGAAACTCAAAGTGAACAGGAAGGTTATAGCGCAGTGCAACCGCAACACAGTCATCCAGGTCACGCTCATCTCTGTTCACATCGCGCAGAAATTGTCGAATAAGTGCTGCGCGAGCACGTGTAAGCGTCTGATACGGAATTGCGACCCCCTCTTTTCGGTAGATGTACCAGACCTCCTGGCACGAGAAAAAGAGGTAATAGCACTGCGTAGGCGGATGATAAAAGGCACGCCAGACCTCCGCCCACTCTCGAAACGCGACACCAATACTCACAGTTTTTCAATCCTGACGGCGTTCTCTGGAATACGCAGTTCACCATGCTTTTCCGAGAAGACAATAAGATAGCCGCGCTCCAGCAGCACGCCAGAAAGTGTCATCTGCTTGTCTGCGCGAATGAACAACGCCTTTCCTTCTGGCTTATGAAAGCTGATGTCACGCAAGAAAGTCACCGTATGTGCGCCATCGGTATAATCAGGATCAACACACAGATGCCGGTCGTCTGGATGAATAAAGGAAAGGGACATCTCCCAATTCTCTTTGATATGCTCCACACCAGGATTGGTTGGAAGTAATCGCAGCGAAGCGCGCCTGCCACGTGTGAAAAGAAGTTCACAACGACGATAACGACCAGAGATTTTTGCGCGTACAATAGTGCTTTCCATTTTTTCTTTCTCCTTGAAAAATATATTTCTTTTCTATAGTATAGGGCATTTACACTAACGCGTCAAGAATATTTTCACTGTATTTTCAGAAAATAAAAAGAGAGAAGCGTTATGCCCCTCTCTTAATAAAACCCTTTCGGGGTTATTTAACTTCTTTGGCTTTCATATCAAAATATGCGCCTGCTCGATAATATTTGCGCTCATCTTGTGCCTTTAAGAATTTCTCGTAGACCTCTTTGGCCTTTTGATACGACGTTGCCTCGATCATCTGCTCTTCAAATTCCGGCTGCTTTTCGATAAAACAACGGAAGGTTTTGACCGGCTTTGGCGCTTTTTTGACGCGTGGGGTGGAAACCGTCTTTGGGGCTGGAATGGTGCGTCCTTCGCCAGCAGCGCGTGCCCATTCTACAACGCGCTGTTCCATCTCGACCAGATCCGCTTTTGCGAACCGGATGTTTCGCTCGTATTCGTTAATCTTACCGCTGTGCGCGTATTCGTAGGTTCTTGGCATTCCAGAGGAGACGCGGTATCCGTAGCTCTTCGTGTCCAGGTCGGCTGGACGGTCGCACACAATCTCTTTCCCTGACTGATAAGCGGATTTGTTAATCCACACGGAAAGCTGTGCAGGAGGATTGGCGACGAACTCTGCGAGTGCCTGTTCTTGAGCCGCGATGAAGTTTTTTACCACTTCGACAATCTCTTTTAAACGATCACAGGAGACCTGATACGGGACGTAACGCGCACCAGCGCAAGAAGCGGTCTGCCATCCATACCCAGGACGGCTGTATCCGTGATGTGCAATCAGTCCACTCGCGGCGCGTACCGCTCTTCCGCATACCTGACAGGTTAACTTTTCCATTTTCTTTCTCCTTGAATGTTTTTTTTCGTTTATTTCTTATACAGGAATGATAGCGCATTCAGGGAGTGGCGTCAAGTGTTTTCTCTATGAGTTTTCAGAAAGTGTCTCAACAACAGATTCAGCCCATGCCTCCTGGCAGGCAACGCAGTTCCAGCCACGCGGAGTATTGTTCCAACCGAGCACTTTAAGGATTTTACTTCCCTCTTCTACGGTGAGTCTTCCTCCACGCTGAAAGACGGTCTGCGGTTTATCACACTCAAAACAAAAGGCAGTGAGCGAATGGGTAAAGGTTCCTGTATGAAATTTATCTTTCATGTTTTTTCTCTTCTTTCACTAATTCATCAATGTCTGCGCCAAACATGCTGATCTCTTCGTACAAATACTCCAGCGTGTTGTCATATTCTTCTCTCAGGATAGCCGCAATAAGCGTCTCACGATTTGCTTTCACGAGAGACGGTTGTTCCTCCGTTTGATAACACACGCCAAGTTGCTTCGTTCGCTGTACCAGTGCTGCCCTACGCCATTTACGCAGCTCACTCAAACGTGAAACGCGTGCCACACATCTTGCGCTATATTCGAGCGTGAGGGTGACCAGACGAACGTAGCGCGTGCGTAGCACCTCTGGACTCTCGATGAGATCAAGATCACACTCACGATACGCCTCATAGTCAAACATCTCTTAATACCTCCAGGTATCGCTATTGTAGCACGCCGCATGCAGAGGAAGGTGGTTGAGAAGTTCGCAGTGCCCGTTGTCCAGGTCGTGCGCTGAAGGGCAATTGGAAAAATCGCCATCACGGTGTTTTTGTTCGTCGGTGACTTTGGAAAGATCGGCAAAAATGTGATCTGGATGTAGATCTGCTGGACACGTCCAGACCGGCCCATCACCATCTTGCTCGCTCTCGTAGACCAGTTGACCACAAGCAGGACAAATCCCAAGCGGCTCTTCTATGAGAATACCCTCTTCGTTTCGTTGCATAGTTCGTTCCTTTCATAAAAATGCGGTAGGTTTTTGCCCCTACCGCTTGTTTGTTTTTTGGTTTCTAGCGCACACACTTCTTCACGATAAAACGAAAGCTATAAAAAAGAAGAGGTGCGACGACCAAAATAATTGGGATAATCACAGTGCTGTCCAGATGTGTTCGCGTTGCCAGAAGAATAATAACAGGCGTCATGGCGAGAAAGGTGCTTCCGCCAGCGACATTGTTCAGATCAATCATTTTCTTGCTCCTTGAATATTTTTCTTTCAATACAGCAAGTATAGAGCACATCTGCGTAAAAGACAAGTGTTTTTTCTATGTATTTTCAGAACGCCTGAGTAAAGCCGTAATAGCGCGGCGTGAATAGCCTTGCTTGAGTAGAAACCGCTTGAGTGCCCGTGGACGTTGCATCAGTTGCTCTATTGCACAGAAGAGACAAATGCCATGCGACGTGGCTGGATCAAAAAAGGGGGTTGTTGAAACAATGGGCGTCACTTCGTCGTGCCATGCACACGTAGTCATAAAGAAACCTCCAAAAAGAAAACAACCCCAAAGTCGAGGTTGTTTTCACGCGCAGGCACAGTTCTATGCGTCAGGGGCGTCTCTTTGCTCGTTCTCGTTCAAGACTAACAAGGTTATTCTCCGTTTTCGCAAGCTCGATGCGCTTACGCGCTGAGCGAACCATACCTGCAAAGTAACTCATTCCTAGTTCTTCATAATACTTTTCGAGCGCAAGTGCCTGCGCAATCTTTTGGTCTCTTTGTGCATTTGTTATTCTTTGTGCATTTGGCATTGTTACAGTTTCTCCTCATTGTCTACTCGCACACAATTGACACCAGCCGCTTCAAGATATGCCTGCTGCGTTGGAAAGCCAAGTAAAGATATGCGAATATCATTATACGCTTTTTCGTAGTATACCATACTTATTCCAAAATTAATAAGGTGCTGGCAACAATGGACGCAAGGTGCGTGCGTACAATACAAAAAAGCGTCTCCCGTGTGCGGCCCCGCGAAAAGCAATGCGTTTGTTTCCGCATGCACACAGCGAATACAATGCCCATCATGCACCAGACAATTGTCCTGGGTGCAATGCGCCAGATGACGTGGCGCACCATTAAAACCGGTTGAAAGAATACGATCCTGTGCCACCAGGAGTGCGCCCACCTGCGCACGCTGACAGGTGGAACGCTGCGCAACACTGCGCGCCAAAGAAAGGTAATACGCGTGCCTATTCATGCCGCTACCTCTTCGCATTCTTGATAAAGCAGATATTTACTTTGTGTGCGCTTGAGCATATTGAACACGGTCACCTGGGAGTACTTCTTCTCAAAACGTTTCGAAAGCGCTTTGGCGCACTCCGCTTGCGTACAATCAGGATGCTTCATACGGTAGACAATGAGGAAGTACTCATCGCGTTTCACCGTCGTCAAAAAGTGTTTGAACGTCTCCATAAATTCGATAGTTTCAAACGCGTCTTCTTCGTCTTGAAGCCACTCCTGGGCTCCTCCAAATTCTTCGCCTTCGACAAAGTCTACGCCACTTTCTTGCCCCTCTTGCAAAAGCGTTAAGCTCTCAATGCGTGACTGCTGATACTCTTCACCAATATAGGTGTTCATACGATTTTGAATAGCGCGTATCGCATACGCAGCGAAGCCATTGCCCCGCTCTGGTTTATAGGTTCTCTCTGCCTCTACCAACGTAAGCGCGGCAACGGCCTCCAGATCTTGATAATCATAGAGGCCGTTATATTTTTCTACATAGCGCTGGGCATGTTTACGAGCAAGAGGAAGATATTGTTCCGATAGTCTCATTCTATTCTCCAGAAAAAAAGTAATGGGCGTTTTTTCAAGGAACACCCGAAACCTGATGAGTTATTTTTTCTTATAAAGAGCATTTACCGTGTCGCGCATGCGGTCTGCACGAGAACGATTACGTGACTCAATCTCAAGCGCGGCCTCCACCACATTCAACTGTACCAAGCTTTGCATTTGTAATTTTGGTGCATTTGGTTCATCGATACTGGCCCCACTTGGCGTCATAATCTGATACTTGCACGCTTCGTAGAGATTGGCAATAATAATTTGCCCAAAGGTTCGATAGAGCTCGTCAACAAGAGCATCCTTGAGTTGCGGCATTGCCGTGAGTAGTGTTGAAGTTCCTACCAACATACTTTTGAGCATGTCTCCCTTTGCCTGGGAAAGCGCAACATACCATTGCCAACGCGCCTCGCTGGAGCTTAGGAACACCACGCGCATCATTTGCGTCACTTCGTGGTTATAGTGGATGCCCTGCATATGCATCACGCTAATCTCCTGGGCACGAGTGCTAAAGTTATTCATCACAGTACAATAAACATCATCATCTTCGTCAACGTGGCGATAGCAGGTGATGCCGCCAAGCACCACCGGCTCCACCATCAACTTATGTGGACAGGGAAATTGCATCGTTGTTCTCCTTATTAATAGCGCTCACGCAATCGCACTACTGTCTGATAGAGCACCTCTGTGATCTCCTCAATCTTGCAGTAATACGCCCTACGACCAAGAATTTCCCGATTCCCTGAGAGATCATGTTCATAACCCGTCAAGTAAATGACCAGGACTTCATCAATATTTTGCTCCTCAATGAGTCGGTCGGCAAGCACTTTCGCCTTGTTACGATCCGCAAAGCCACCATCAGTGAGGATACACAATATCTTTTGCGCATGTCCAAAGTCAGCGGTTTCCAGTATTTCCATTGCTTTTGCGATTTGTGTGCCACCGTCCGTATACGGATAGAGCAAACTTTCCATCAACAGTTCATCTGGTAGTTTTACCACCTTTGCGCTGTCAGCAAAGTCAATTTGAGCGCTGCGCACCAGAGGAATATCCGTGAGCGCTGCATGAAGCATCACGCACGCCTCTGCGTATTCGTTCATATCATCACACGTGGAGTCAGAAACGTCGCGCACAATCCACATGGTGAGCGCTGGAACAATGCGTCGTGGCTCTGTGAAACTGGGCTCCTCATCATCACTAAAGGAACCAGCATACGCTTCGACAAGATCGGCAATCTCACCGCAATCATCACGCGTGCGCGCCTCATCCCATCCTTCGCGTGTCTGGCGGAAAATGGTATGTAGTTCTTGAATTTCTTGAGCGCGCTTCGTAATTGTTTGGCGACAAAAGGCGTTGGTCTTGTCTTCTAGCGTCAGATCATGATCGCTTTGTCCAATTTCCTTTGCTTTTTCTTTGCTTTCCGCTGTGTCGTTAACTTGCTCAACGAGCTCACGAATACCACTGTCAGCAACGCTCTGACCTTCGAGCACCTGCTCAATTTCTTCGTCTCCAATGCCGACCTTGACGACTTTTCCACTCCTCAAGCTCTTTTGGAGCTCTGCATCGCTATCGCATGCTTCCAAAATCCACAGATAAATCGGGGTGCAAGATTCTAACAGGTTTTGTCGTTCATTCACAATTGCACTAAGCGTATAAGGAAGGAAGAACGAAACAAAATTCATGTCGTCTACTTTTTCGTCAATGACACCAAAGCGTGTCACACGAAAAAGCGTTTGTAAGAGCGCAATGACCTTGCTCTTCGTTTTTTCATCGCTTGATTTAATGCCTTCAAGCGTTGGTTTAATAGAGGCTAGTGTCCAGCGTAGCGGCCCCGCGTGCGCAGGATAATCATACCAGAGGCTATTTTCGATCCTGCTGTCGTCAATAACATTGTCAATGTAGTGAAAGAGCCCATCGTCAAAGCTCTTTACACCAGAGAAACTTTCCGAGCGGATGTGGCAGACTTCATGGGTGAGAAACCCCAGGCTGTAGTACTCCAGAGAAACAAAATCATGTACCCACGACTCTTCATAGTGCTTTTTAATTTGCGCATCATTGAGTGTAATAAGATAGTCCTGCCCTTTGGGCTGTACCCAGGCAATATCTTTATTGTCAGGTCGCCAGATGTGCTTTATTTCGACGCTATGCTCCGGTATCAATTGTAATGGCTGAAAAGGCATAAGAATACACCTCCTTTTTGAGATGATTTTAAATGTAAGAGAGACAAACGCGTAAGGAGTGCAACGATGAGTATTTGGTACGCGTTTGTCTCCTTCAGTATACCTGCTTTCGCAAGAAATGTCAATAAATTTCTAAGTATTTTCAGAACTTACCAGAGTTTGCCTGCCAATTCATCTTTTACCGTTCGTCCGTGGACGCCTTGTCCGTCAATCGGCATGCCATGCCCTACACTTGCCAAAATTTCGTTACGCACCTTTTGGCCGCCAATATAGCTGACGTATTTCTTCATCTCAATAACGCGTGGATCAGCCAGTTCATTACGAGACACGGCAGGGTTGTCACCATACATATAATCGTAGAGCCGTTTTGTAAGCGGAGCGACAGCCACCCCTGGCCCTTCGAATACATCATCCATCTTAATTGTTTTGGGATCAAACGGAGTACGCTTATTCTTAAAGACGTAAGCGACCTGGGCACGTACAAGTGCCTGACTCATGTTACGAATGGAAAGCGGGTAACTCTCGGTACGTGCGGCGCGTACATAGCCGGTGACCAGACGTGCAAAACTTTCAGGAACGCTGAAGGGTTTGGGATTCCATACCTTCGGTGGATCGAGTGCCGCCCATTCTTCGCTCTTGAAGATTTGGCCGCGCTCGTACTTGTCAGAGGCCATCTGGATTGCAACAGCAAGCTCTGTCTCATAAAGCGGATAATCAAAGTTGTACGGATAGAAACGCTGGCCTGTGCTTTGTGGGATTTTGATATTGCCGACATGCTTGTCGTCATTACTACAAAACATGATGCGGAAGTACTTATTCGCTTCAACGAACATGTCACCGGTCGCTGTCACACTGTCCTCATCCAATACGGTGTTGTACATCGTAATGCCGGAAGCATCTCGTGCATGCGTAAGCTCGTCAATGATGACAGCCGCGCCTTCGCTCATCGCCGTCGCGACGATACCGAGCACATCTTGCGTGCTGCCAGCAATCAGACGGGTACCAGCAATCGCTTTCGTTTTGGTAACCTCTGGACTATTTTGAAAGTAGTAAAGATTGCAGCCTACGCGCTCACAATATTTCGCCATAACGAGCTTGGCGAAGTGTGTTTTGCCGGAGCCAGAGGGGCCAATAAGATAGGGCACAAAGCCCATATAAATGAGCTCCAATATTTCTTCAGCCCGTTCTAAAAGGTCAACGCCGGTAATGCCCCGCTCCTTAATTTTTACTAAATCAAGCGGGGTGAACTTCTCTGCGGTAATAACCATGTAATTTTCTCTTTTCTTATTAAAATTTTTCAGGAACGCTGAACTTTATAATAATAGCGCACATCTTTGAAAGAAGTCAAGCATTTTTTCACTGTATTTTCAGAAGCTATTGGGGAAAAGAAACTCCCTTCCCCAACGCGACTAGGTGTTATGCAAAATCATCGTCATCATCGTCTTCAGGTTGATGATCCGTTGAGATGGCAAGTGGATACGTCTTGACCAACGCAAAAGCTTCCTGATCCTCTTGTGGATCAACACTGGCCTCCAGGCGCTTTGCCAAAATTTCTTTGTGCTTCTTCGAAGGACGCCCTGGCTTCGTACGCAACTCATTGGTCTCCTCATCAATCTCCAGTGTCTTGATTTCAGAGGGTACGCGACCACTTGGAAACGAATCGTGCTCTTCAAGGCTGCGAATGAGCTCCTGCTCAAGTTCAGAGCTCATGGACGCTGGTGTATCGGTATTATGACTGAGTGCATACTCCAATTGATCCGCACTCAGAATACCAAGCGCTGCCTCAAGAATCTCTTCTTGCGAAGAGGTGATGAGATTGGGATAGAGCTGTGCCACGCGTGCGCGTTCAGCGCGGTTCTTTCCAGTTTTTAATTTTAAAACTTCTTTTACTGTCGTCATTTTCTTTCATTCCTTTTTATATTTCCGGTTCGAGGAGCCCCTCATCCTCAAAGAAGCGAATGAGCTCATCAATCACCTTCCTGACGGCACGCAGTCGTGTTTTGTCTTCAAGTTCTATTGCGCCCTTGAGAAAGATGTGGATGGGCTTCCCACCCGTTTCCGCCTCCACTTGCTGCGCAATAGCAACTTTTCCGTCATTACGCAGCGATCCTACGAGATAGGTTCCCTTTTTAATTTCTTCTCTGGCTATTTGTTGAAATTGAACCATACGGCCAGAACGTGCGGTAGAAGAGGAAGAGGTGGCATCATATTGTGTCATTTTGGTTTACACTTTCTTGAGTAATGAGAGTAGGAGATTGCGCTCCAATAATTGCTGAATTCTATCAACTGGCAATTTTAATTTGGTGATTGAAGATTTGAAGGTGAGCACTGTCACCTTGTCCTTTTTAACCGTCATGCGGTCATATTCCGCAAGTCCGATATTCTCCTGATAACGCACGCCGTCGTCATCTTCGTATCCAACACCTACGGCAAAGTCACCCTCAATAAAGAGAATAGCTTTCACCGCGTTCCCTAGCTCAAGTTCCGGCGTCTCGAAACGAAAGGTCGTTTCCCCTGTTTTTCCGTTCACGTCCAATCGAATGAACGTGACTTCCATCTCTAACTTTTCATAATTACTCATTTAATTCTTCCTCGTTGGCATACATTTCTGCAAGCGCTGGCAGATGCTCAGGCCGTACACACACAAGCTGTACTCCACATATATCGATTAGAAAGGCTGGATGCTTGTGTAAAATTTTAGCGTTATGGCAAAGCATTAATATGTCGTCTAACTTCATACTGATACTTTTGTTTTGGGTGGACTTGAGCTGATAGAGAAAACGCTCGTCCTCTCCATCCTCCGGTTCCACCCACGTATTGCCTGAACCGCGTGTCGGTTTGACGCCTAACGCGTTCAGGACTTGCTTTTCGTATTTAAACTCATTTCTCTTCGATGCCATCTTTTTCCTCTTCTAAAAAGCGATCTCACTTACTATATTGCCCAAACGAAGAGGGAATATAATATTTTTCAAACGAATTTTCTAAAAAAGAAAAAAGAAATTAATTAATTACGCCGCAAGCATCTCGCCAGGAGAAAAGGTGGTTTTTCGTACCGTTCCTAGAAACGTCCAACTCTGCGCCTGTACCCCATAGAGTGCCAAGTAAGGAATGCCGAGCGCGTCCTGGTAAAACACTAAAAGACGTGCCTCACCGGACGTTTGCGCAAGAATAGTGAGCCCATCGACACGATCAGGGACACAGGCAGGCAGACGCGCAGGAATGATTGTTACCTTCTCTTTGTCACCAGCAGCAACGACAGAAGTACCATGAGACGCAAGACAATGTTCACCATCCGTTATTACTACAGAGACGTTGAGTGCCACGCCAACGCCAGTATTACGCAAAGTAAGCGGTTGATGCGTCCATTCAGTGAGTTTGAGATGACCGTAAGGGGTTACGAGCGGAGTCGCAGTAAGCATACCAACAGATTCGATGTGACTGACGCCAGAGGAAAAGAGATCAGTCATTTGATCGAGCGTTTCGTTGATGAACTTTTTGCCATACACGTGTGTATATACCATAAGCCCTACAGAGAAGAGAAATAAGCAGCAGACGAAATACACCAGGAAACTAATGCTCCCAGCCATGTTAAGAACTGAAAGCGTGACGAGTAGAGACAGGAAAAAGGCAGCGAAGAAGCAAACGAACGTAATAAGTAACCGATCATTATTTGGTGCTTCCATTGATATTCTCCAGATGAAATTTACATACGATCACCTTTTACTTTCTTTTTAAAGACATGTACATTTAAGTGGAAAAGAAACTACTTGGCTTGCTCTCGCGCCTGCCAGAGCCCAGCAAAGTATGCCAGTTCTCGAAATGCCTTGAAGATCACCGCAGGGTTTGCCCCTGTTGATTTGCCTGCCTTACGCGGTAAATGCTTCACGCCCACCTCTGTGTAAGAATATCCAGCGCGGATAAACTTATAGACCACTTCGGTAGACAGGAGCGCGCCCCGCGCCTCTATTTTCACTGATTGAAAATATTCGGTACGAAATAGTTTAAAGGCACAGTCAACATCTTTGATGGAGAGACCAAAGACAAACCGTACAACCCTATTCCAGCCCCAGGCATTTAGCTTGCGTATCCAGGGATCTTGTCGGTTCATACGATAGCCGAAGACACCATCGTATGAGGAGAGAAGGGGAAGCATACTGTTTAAATCACGTATGTCAAATTGCCCATCAGCGTCCATATACATTGTATACTGTTTAGTTGCTTTTGAAAAGCCTGTAGCCAGCGCTCCACCGTATCCCTGATTCTTTTCGTGTGAATATAACTTCACACGTGGCTCAAACGTGGCAATACTTTTCACGACCCCTGCTGTGTTGTCACGAGAGCCATCATTGATCACAATAATCTCAAAGTCTTCCACCATACGCACCAGCGACCAGATACAAGCAGAGAGAAACTTTTGTACGTCTTTTTCTTGATCACGCACTACAACCACAAGAGAAAGCGTGAGTTCATGCTTTATTGTTCTTGGACGCCCTGGTATCATTTTATCCATACGTTCCTTCCCTACCACAAAGACACAAACAAGTAATGCAACAAAAGAAAATGCCATACAGAGTATCGCCACAAGCACCTTTACAAGTAGCGAATCAATACCGGCCCCTGTTACAGGAAGAACTTTCATCACCATCGACAAAACACCTGTATTCAGTATCATATTTCCTCCAGTGACAAGCGTGAAGCGAGAAACTTGCTTCGTTGTAATTTTTCCTCGCTCCTGAAACGTCCAGAACTTATTACAGAAAAAGCTATTGATCGAAGCAATAAAGACTGCAATTGCATTATAGAAAAGCACTTTCCACCCTTCTGACGTAGGCCACATCCAGAGTAAAAAGTTTAAAGCTACAATATCAATGACTAAATTGATCGATCCAATGACCGAGAATTTTAAGATTTTTTTGAACATTTTTATTTTGGTAAAAACTACCAATTCCCTTTGCCAGGATACTTACCGTTAAAACAATAAAGATGAGTACTTGAAATACTATCAGGGATGGGATTTTTAGGCAGCTTTGAAATCAGCCTCTTCTGAACGTACAAATTGGTAGATTGACCAAAAGCAACCAGAGAGAAGGAATTCTTGAATACTTTCGAATTAACGTCTATTAGCATAGGATATCTTGCATCAGCGTTTCTCACCCCAACAATAACCCAATCAACATACAAGGAAGGATTCTTTAATGCTTTCGAAAGCACTTGGTTTGATCCAGAGTAAATAATGTTTCTAAAATGTATGCCAACCACTTGCGATTCGTCTGGACTTTCAAGATATGTATCTTCAAGTATTGTTCCGCCGTTATAATGCTGCGAAAGATAGATATTCACATTTCTGGTTATATAGCAGCTCTGCCCATATTGACCATCCTCCAACGAAATAATTCCATTCTCAAAAATAAAAAAAGATTGCGCTACCAATACAATGCCAACAAGGAGATAAAGAACGTTCTTCGTAAAATTTCTTTTAAAGAAGCTAGCAAAAATTCCTAGACACATTGCAACAAAGAAACTCGCCGGTAAAACCGATTCGGTTCCAAAGCGAGCATTGAATAAGTCATTACTCACGCCAGGAACTAATATAACCACTTGACCAGTATAGAACGATATTGCGTAAAAAAGCAGCGGAGATAAAAAAGCAACTGAAGCAATGAATCTATTCGAAAGCCTTTCCTTTAAAAAGAAAGCGGCTAGACCAATTACTGAAAGCGTCGAAACAAGAATCCCTATCGTGTCGTAACAAGCTAAAACATAATATCTAATATCTTGAACGATATTATGTTTTAGAATAGAAACTTGGTTTGGATAAAAATATTGCATCTGGTCTTGTGACGAATACGGCCCCTGCTGAAAGTAGAGAGCATTCCCAAATATTACTTTATTCCAAGCAAACCATAGAACAATACCAAGCCCTCCTATAATACAGAATATCAAAATGTCCGATTGTATTTCCTTCCAACTCTTCCTTTGTCTTATATCAATGAATAGCATCAAACATACAACAGAACCAAAAAGTACCCACCCATCATATCTAGCTAGAGTGGCTAGAAAAGAAAAGATTGCAGTCAGAATAAGATATTTATATTTTCTCTCGGAGCCCCACAGTAAGAAAAAATATGCCGTTGCAGAAAATGCAGCAAAACAAACCGGCTCAGACAATGGCGTTGTCTGTAAGTATAGAACATTAGGATTAGTCAAAAAAACCAACACTCCAATAAAGCTCGCAATTCTGTTTCCAGTTACCATTGCGCAAGAAAAGAATAAAAATATTGCCGCTATAATATAACAAATCATCGAAGATATGCTACCTGCTAGTCCAGTCTTCCAAAGCCAATCGTTCCATATAAAAGGCAGCATAATCAAATGAGGTAAGGGGAGCCAAACTGTTCCTAATTGTCCAAACCCAGGAGTGGCACTATCAATTACCGCACGAGCTATTCTCATATGCGAATAAGCATCATTATAGAGTAAAATATCCTGATGCAAAAAAGAATAAGTCGTAAAAGAAACGCTTAGAATTATCGCCAGCAAAATAACTGCGTAAGATGAATAATCCTTAATCCTTACCTTTTTGCCAGTATGCTTTGCTTTCTTCATATCTTTGGTAATGGCTGCGCTCTGCACCGTGGGCATTGCCAATATTTCTTCCGTGACGCTGCGCATGGCCCTGTACGACTGCGCTTTCTCCACCGGTACCAGATCTTGCGTGGTCACCGCACTATGAAAAGCCGTATCCTCTTTGGCAAGCGCCACAATCTTATTGCTGGTCTCTTTCCACGCCTGATCAGGATCTTTGCCTGCAATATGCGTCCCGTGTCTCGTCTTCTCCCAATAATGGGGCTTCGTAATCAACTGAAAGAGTCCCTTGACCGCCGCTGCGCTAATCAGTAACCAATATACAGGCAACAACAGACACCACTTTACGAGCTCGTAGCGCTCTCTATTCATACAGGCAATCATGGCAACATAGAGACAAAAAAGATTCCCAAAGATCAGGCATAACGTGCCCAGGTACAGAACCGGCGCTGGAAAGAGAATATGGTAAATTCCTTCGACATGACTTCTGAAAAAAAGATACACAAAGAACATGGCCCACATCAGAGGGTTGATGAAAAAGATCACGGTGCCCACACCAATAATCCATTGCAACGAGAAAAAGGTTTTGATGCGGCTCTTCTTACGAAAGGTGTTGGTAGGATGGCGCGTTTGCACCAGGAAGGTTTGCATGTACCCTTTAATCCAGCGTGAGCGCTGACGCAGCCAGTTGCCGATATTGGCTGTTGCCTCTTCGTAGGTGGTGGAGGACAGCATTGCGGTCTTGAGTCCATACTGCGCAAGACGCATGCCCAGGTCGCAGTCTTCAGTCACATTGTACGAATCCCAGCCGCCAAGAGCGCGAAGGTACGTGGTTTGGAAATGATTGGATGTTCCACCAAGAGGAAGCGCAATACCAATACGCGACAACGCTGGCAGTATCATATCAAACCACACTGAGTATTCTATCGTGAAAAAGCGCGTAAGTAAAGATTGACGCGTATTGTAGAAGTTGAGTGACGCCTGCACACAGGCAACCTCTGGCCCGTGTTGCGCAAAGGTGAGTACGGCTTTCTTGAGTTGGGAAGGCTGAGGTACATCTTCCGCATCATAGATCACACAATACTGACCTTTAGCAAACATGAGGCCATAGTTACACGCACGTGGCTTTGTCCGTGGAGACCCCGTAGGGACGGAGACCACTGCGCAAAACGCTGGCAACGACAAGAGCGACATGGCCGTGTGCGTCTCTTTGTCGTCTTCTTCCAAAAGAAACAACACCTGGAGCTTATCTTTGGGATAATCCAGTTGCAACATCGCTCGTACATATTGCGGCACAATCTTGGCTTCTTTATAGAGTGGGCACAAAATGGTATAGGTCGGCCAATCGGCACCATCAAGCGCCTCCACAATCTTATCGTCAATAGGTGTGACCGATTCTATGCCCTTTGGGCGTAACAATGCGTAGGCCAGGGTGCAAAGATGAAAGGTATACAGGAGAACGCAGAGCGCGCACAAGACCGAAAGCGTGGCAAGACCAAAGAAACCCAGGCACAGCGCAAGAACGGCAACCAGCAAACCAAGAAATGTATATTGACCGGCTGTAATAGTGCGCAAGGCTGAAAGCTGCATGCGAAACGGGGCATAGGGATGAATTTGTTTTTCGCCAACGGTGAAGGTTTGATCAGCTATCTGCTTATAATCAAAGATTTCCTGATCTTGTCCATGACTGCTATAGCGCTGCGATTGTATCTTCAGCCAGTTGGCGTATTGTTCTAGTTCGCCACGCTGCGCTGGCGGAAAATCTTCTGACTTCCATTTACGATACTGCTGTTGCATATTCCCATATTCCCCATTTTTCAATTTAAATTTAGTTGCGTGTACCACGTCTTGATCGTTCGTGCGGCCTCTGTATTCTTTAACGAGAACGCACCGACATCGTCCCATCCCCAGAAGAAAGTCCCATGAATAAGTTCGTCTTTCGCGACATAACTGAGCGCCGCGTTCACCGCCCCTGCTTGCTCACTTTGATCTTCGGCTGTTGTACTCGTCTGTCTCCAGGGCTCAAAGAAAGAATCGGTGCTATCGCGGTAACCAATCTCAGAAATAATAAGCATCTTATGCACCCGCGCCGCGTACAGATCAAGTTGCTCCCCTACAGTGCTTGCCCACAGCGCCCCCATTTGTGCCGGATCAACTCTGTAGCCAGAAGAAATAATTGGAATGTACTCAGAGACGCCAATGTAGTCAAGCGAGGAAAACCAGGAAGGGGGGTTGTCTTCAAGGTTTCCCCAATTCGTATCATACGTCACCTTGCCTGAGAAGAGTGCGCGCACCTGCGCAATATACCTCTCCCATAAGTCAGTCTGCCCATTGTTTTGTAACCATCCGGCCTCTGTACCCAACGAGAGCTGTTCTACGCGGTTCTGCTGTGCCACCTCGATATAAGGCGTGTAGAGTTTCTCAAACGCCGTAAACCATGTTTGCTCTTGTACGGTCGTATCAAAGGTAATGAGATTGGCCCAGCCACCAGTTGCGCGTGTCGTAAGTAGCGGAATAAGAAAAATATGATAGCCATGCGCATGCGCGGCTTTTACACCTGCCGTAAAGGTGGCAAGTGAAGGCGTCACATGATCAAAGAAAGAATTAGCGTTCTCTGCCTGCGAGAAAACCAGCGGCATTTCAATCCAGGCCGCACCCGTTTGCTCGTGAAGACTGCTCATGCTTTGCTGCCACCCTGTATCCTTTGACCCGTAGCCATCAGTGTTCCACCTGGGGTAGACCATACCCGTTTGAAACGCTTGCGCGCTACTATAAGGAGTTGGTGTTGCAGTCGGAGAAGGGGAATGAAATACAGTGGGCTTTGGGGAAACCACACTGCCTACTTTGCGTTGTACCGGAAAATCGTCCAGCGATGCGGTACCAATGGCAATAAACGCTACGGCCACAATCGCTACAAAAAAGAGACGAAATACGATACCACTTTTCACTTTACGTTTCTTCCTCTAATAAATTTTCATTTTGCGCGGCGACTAACCCAATGCACGCGGCTTCGGCTGAATCATGGTCAACGAGCATTCCGAAGACCTGTTCGATGTACCAGACCGAGAGCCCCTTGTCACTGAGCTCTCTACCAGGGGCACGCGAAAAGAGCGCTTCTTTCCAGTCTTTTGTATCAAGAGAATAGACTGGAATGCCAAGTTTACGCGCTGAATGCACAATAAACCCATTGAGCTTCGCCAGGGATTCGACTGTTGGCAGTGAAATCCCTGTCTTCCGCTCTTTACCCACGACGCGTCCACCCACCTTGACAGCTCTTTCGTAGTTGGAAAAGAGACGCACCCGCTCTATAACCACCATACACGGCTTGTATTTCAGGCACCACTCATGTGTCACCTGTGCAACAATTTCGCGCTTTTCCCACGGCTCCAACTTCTTTTGATCGCTGAAATCAATACAACCAATCTTGATCAACTGAAGCTGCGGATCAAGTACCGCAATCCCTGTGCGCTCATTACTCTGGTCAAACGCCAGAATATTCCCCCCGTACTCTATGGAACGTTTCTTTTTGGTACGAGTAACACGACTACTAGAACGGGTGCTCATCAGGCTCCTTATCTTCTCCTCCGAAGGCTGCGCGATCATTTAAGAACACGTAAAGATAATAGCGCACCATATCGTAATCCAACTTGGGCAGCAGGAGGCGTGACAAAAACAGGAAACGCTCTTTCGTGTCTACATCCTCTAGCACAATCTTATCGTTATGGAATCCAACAGTACTATAGCCAATGGTTTGCGCTGTAATATTTAAGAGACGCATTGCCAGATGTTCTTTATTTTCCTCTGGCTGTAGGTGCGCTTTGAATTTATTGAAGTCTTCTGTTAATGCCGAAAGTTTCTCAGTACGGCGCGGTTTTTGCGTATACGGCTGTGGCGATCCCAGCGTTGGCGTCTTGTACGGAAGTGGTGCTGCCGGAATATAATTATCGTACTCCCGCTGTATCAAAATTGGCTCGATCTGTCCGTATTCGTTGATCTGTTCCTTCATAATTTCTTGCAGTTTTTCCATGTACTGCCGCTTCAATGGATCGTCTGAGTTCTCGTAGTCCATCGCTTTGCTCCCATTCAATTTCAATTACATCACTATTTCGATAAGGGGAACCGAAGAATTTGTCGGCACGCGCTGGATGCACTGGGCACAAATCTTCTCGTTCATCGGCACGCGTATCTAGAAAGAAGCGTTCCCACTCTTCTTCTGTGAACAGTTCTACGTAGTATGGTCGTCTCGCGTTACGAGCGTCCAGACAACTTTTGAAGATGCGTCTCATGACCACTCCCAAATCAGCATTAAGCGCAAATCCCTTCTGCGTACAAAAAGCCCAAGATGGCGAAAGAGCCAGAGCGCGGTCTTTGCCCATTCATCGAACTCACCGAAGAACGCGTAACGCTGATGATTACGGATATCCTGTTTGAGTCGATTGAGTGCGCGCAAATCAATGGCTTTGAGCACTTCACGTGTCACCCGCTCTGGATGATTCTGTTGGAAGAAGAGTAGCGTTTTGAGCGCCTTCCCCTCTGGCGACCATTCCACGTCATCAAGTGTCAACGATGGCAACTCTTGAAAGCCAGGCTGCTGATACTTTTTCTCTAGCGAGCAGAGTGCATAGCGCAGATGATCATGCTCAATGCTGAGTGCCCCACCTATTTTATAGCCATAGAGCCCCGCAACGCCATACTCGCCGCTGCTGTATTGAAAGACTTCGTGAAACGGGTGCGCATTGCCCTCGCGATCCGTAAGATGATTGTACAGTGTCATCTGATCAAGATACATGTTTAGTTGCAGTAAATCTTTTTGCTCACGCGCCGCGTGCATTTGCTCATATGTTGGTTTCTCTGGTCTGGGTACCAGATCCTCCATTTTCTCCCATAGCGGTAGCTCGTCTTTTGAGACGTAGCATGGATACCCCATGAACTGCGGTTGCGGTACAGGGTATCCATCTTCATTTACAGGAAAATCATGCACGCCGCATATCAGTTGAAAATGCGGTCGGATTCCCATCTAGTTCTTTCCTTTTTTATATTTGAGCATTTCTTGCGTCTCTATTAGTGAATGACACTCGACTGCCCACCAGTTGAAACGGCATTCACCGTCAACGTGTTGGGTGTAAAGCTCCACGTCCACTGGCCCACAGTAAAGCGCTCCTGGCAGTAGACGCAAATCTGATAGACATTGAGCGGTACTGCGGTGTCATCCACCTCTGGCGTATACGCACCGCCTGCTGCTGCGTCAAACCAGAAGGTTGCGCGCCCATCCTGAGCTCCACAAATTTCACAAAAAGGTGGCATTGTTTTCTCTCTTTCTGGATAGTAAACAACTGATCGTGATGATCATTTTCTTTTTGCATGAATATTTATAAAGCATAAACTTCCCGCTCTTCAGGCTTCGCAAAGCAAACCGTACGTAGTGGGCACTTAATGGCGCGGTCACTCTTGCTATCGCTGCACACCAGGAGGCGTTCCGGCACCAACTTCTTTTTGCGATAAATCTTAATCAACTTCTTGACGTTATTCAATTTCAGAATATAGGGCTCTGCCATCTGCGGATCATACGTTCTCACCCACGTACGGAAGTGCTGATCTCCTTTATTCTCGATTAAGATGATGGCTTTTGAAATCCCCAACATATGCATATAGAGATTTGCCTGGACTGCTGCTTTTTTAAACTCAGGATTTTCCATCGGATTAGCACGCTTGAGAATATCATCAAAGGTTGTCTTGCTATACCCCTTGATTTCCACCACATAGCGTTCAAACTCATTGTTTTTGTTGCGTGGCTTTGGAATACGAATAAGTGCATCAGGCGTAAACGACAAGCCCCACTCATCTACATAATGACTCTTTTCCACTTCGTCGGCAATACCAGAGATAGCCCCAAAGAGAAATTGCCACTTATCACGCAGTGAATGATCCTTGACTTGCTGTATCTCTGGCATAAGCAGCGGAAGCAATTCTTGTTCGTCACGCGCTATAAGTGCCTGTTCAAATTGTGCCTCAAGAGCACTGCGCTGTGCTTCATCGAGCTCCATCGTGAACAAATCTTGCCATTTTTCATGCGTAATCCAGCCATCTAAGAAAATGGCACATAGGTGCGCGGTATTCTCGGAAACTTCTCGCTTATAAAAGGTGCCAAAGACATGCTCTCTATAGCAGAAATCCAGATCATTGAGGATGGAGGAGGCATGTAAGCCTCCTCGCGGTCCTTCACGCGTATTCCACGTGACGAAGAGTTGCTCAAGCACGCGCTGAATGTAATCGTCTTCAGTGAGCGTGATCATGCAACATCCTCCTCGCCCTCTTCTTCTCCGGCCACAACACGTTTACGTTTCTTACGGAAGCCTGCGGCCTCACGCAAACTGTCAAGAATGTCAGGTACTTCTTCCGGTGTCACAAAGCCACGATCATAAATGAAGGGAAGGACAGCGCGCCCACGCGGCTTGGATACCTTACTCTTCACAATACGGATAGCCGTGTATTGGCCGTATTCACCGATCTTGTCATCTTCTAACACGCCTTTGCGTCCGGTCTGGATGCGCAAACTGGCAAAGTGTTTGAGTGCATGCCCACCTGGACTATCCAGTGGATTGCCAAACACCATACCAACCTTACTGCGCATCTGATTGACGATAATAAAGATGGTACCAGAGTCAGCACAGGCCGCATTGATAATAGGAAGCTTTGAAGAGAGCAAGCGCGGTATAAGCGCCATACTATCAGACTTCTCAAAGTTCTCATTTTCAAGCACTGCTTTGGGTGTCATCGCCATCAAACTATCAAGAATGATGAGCGCGACCCCCGCCTTTGCCCACGTCCAGATCAGTTCAAGCGTAGCTTCCGCCGTATCAGGATTGGCAAGTACCAGATTTTTGCTATCGACCAAACCAAGCTCTTCTAACCGGTCTTCATCCAGCGTGCGTTCTGCGTCCACATAAAGGACTTGCGGCACGCGTGGGATGAGATGCGCCATAAGCGAAGACTTCCCAGTGGACTCTTCACCAAAGACCTCAATGATTTTACCGAGCGGCAACCCGCCACCAATGACGCTGTCCAGATCATCAATACCCGTTGGAATACGTGGCATCTCAATGTCTTCACGCTCTCCCAGGCGATAAATGCGCCCCTTCCCATACTTCTTCTTGCCTTGCAAAAGAAGCTCCTCAATCACATGCTCTTTGACTACTTTGAGCTTCACGGGAGCCGAAGCAATTTCTTTCTTCAGCATTTTCTCCATTGGCGTGCCGTCTTCTTCCTCCTCAAGCAGCTCTTCGGTATCCTCGTAGCTCATCTCCAACATGGAAGCGGTCTTTGCGGTTTCCACATCAAGCTTCTTTGGCATTTTTCTTCTCACTTTCTAATGCGTGCGCCGCCGCGTCTTCTCCGTAAATTGCATCGTATTCAGAGGTATCAAAAGCACCATCCACGATACGCAAACGGAGCGTTATTGCGCCATCAAGCGCAGGGATGTAGCTGTCCTTCGTCTCCTCGACTGTCCAGCGCGCCCAATTGCGGATATAGTCATCCTCTATCGTTTCGCCATCATAGGACGAGGCCGCATGCTTTGTGAGCAAAAACAATTGCTCCACCAGTTCACTCTTTTTCATGACATACCTCCGCTTTCTCGTAGCATGGTTCGCTACATACAAATTCCCCTAATTGATAGGAATAGATCCATCCATTGAGATTGTCATCCGCGCATTCTTTACAGACGGCGCACTGCGACGGTTTCCAGATCTGTTGACATGCGGCCCTGTAGCGTCGGTACGCCGTAATGTCAACAATATTGCTTATTACTGTGCCCATGAGTATTCTTCATCCTCTGCTTTTAGTTTAAAGCCATGCTTGAGTAACACACGAGAATTGCGCACCGAAAGGTTGAAATGTTCCTCTTCATCAAAGATCAGCGCCCCTACAGCCTCCATCTCACGCTGAATACCAACGTGCACATTTCTCGTCGTGCCCATCTTCTCGCGTATCTTCTCAAGCATGTCATCCTTACTGATAAAAATTCCCTCTCCACGTGCGCGTTCAATCACATTCGCACAAGTCAGTCCAACTTTATTAATGGTGGTCAGACCGCGCTGAATGCAAGGTTCGCCTCCCAGGTAGGTAACGCGGTAGTTGGCACTCCCATTCACATGTGGGAGTAAGATCACCTGTCCTTTGCGTACCGCCTCTTGCTCAAAAAGCAAACGGTTATTTTTATCCTTTTCATGTCGCAGTAAACACGTATAGAACTCAAGCGGATAATAGATTTTGAGCCACATCGTGTAGACTGCAAGTAAGCTGTAGGCTGCGCAATGCCCTTTATTAAAAGAGTATAGCGCCATCTTATCGATGATCTTTTCCGCCTCTTTCGCAGTGATGCCACCATGCGTTACCGCGCCGTCAATAAAATCCTTCTTCATCTCTGGCGTGATCTGTCCTTTTTTGGCTTGCTTAATCAATTTATCTGCCGTGATGCGATCCAGATGTGCCAGCCCTAGCGCAATCGCGAGCTTCTGTTCTTCGTAGATCATGGCCCCGTAGGTATCCTGACAATATTTATAGGTTGGAGACTTTGTATTGCCCTTCCCCTTTTTGCCTGCCAGGAAGTCATCGAGCGCAGACCCAGGACGCACGAGCGTATTGCACGCGACAATCTCACCGAAGTTTTGCGGTTGGACTTTAATCAAACAGCGCTTCATCGTTGGTGAACCAAACTGAAAGATGCCATTGGTGTCCAGGTTGCGAAACCCTTGATAGATCTTCGAATCGTCAAGAATGTCGTAGCTAAAACTACAGCCGGTCATCGCCTCAATATCTGCCAGCACATCGTAGGTTTTGAGTCCCAGGATATCGAGCTTGAGTATCCCTGCACTATCCAGCGCTTTCATGTCGTAAGAGGTTACCAGGACGGTTTTCTCTTTCTTTGGCAACTTCTTTTTTGTCATCTTCACCTTGCCTGTCTTGGTGACCGTCTCCACCATTTCAAACTCATCTTCCTCCTCTACATCTTCTTCTTTCGTTTTTCGGTCTTTTACCGGCATCAACGGAACGTACTGCTCAATTGGCCCTGGCGTAATAGCAATGCCGGAAGGATGACGCCCACGAGTAGCCGCTTGCCCATTGAGTAAGCAAAAATGCTCTAGAAACGTTGGATATTGCACATCAAATTCTGTGAAGAAAACACCAGCACGCGCATGATTCTTGAGTTCTTGGATTGTGAATTTGTGTTCTTCATAGTCCACTAGCTCCAATTGATATTTGAGTTTCGCGACATCCTCTTTCGAGATAAACCCTTCACCCATTGCCCTGACCAAATCATTGACGAGATTTTTTAGCTGATAATAGATCGTTGTTGATATTGGTGCGCAGCGCCCCGCATACAGCGCTTCAATATGCTCAATGACCTCGCCGCGCCTCGTTGCCATGAAGTCTGAGTCCACATCAGGAATCTGCTTCTTATGAATATGCAGAAAGCGATCAAAAGACGTACCAAGTTTAATCGGATCAACATTGGTAAGATTGATCGCGTAGGCGAGCAGTGACCCACAGACACTTCCACGTCCATAGCCGACTTTAATACCCTGCCCACGTGCCCAGTTAATCATCTCCCAACACATCAAGAAGTAGTCCTCAAAGTGCAAATGTTTAATGACTTTTATTTCATAGCGCATTTGCTCCAGGTACTCTTCTTTCCAGAGCCCCTTTTCAAGCAGTCCTTCTTTGGCAACCTCTGCGAGCTTTGTCGAGCTTTTTGTGCCCCAATCCAGCGTTGGTAGCAAATCGCCAAACTCCAGACTGGTCGTAGCACGTGCCACAATGCGCGCCGTCTCTTCAATGTACTCACTGCCATCAAAGCCCATCTGATCCTCAAACGCCTGCGCCATCTCATCAGCGCTATGCATATACAGATTGCTATAATCCGCCTGCATTTGCTGATTGCCCTTCTTGAGCCCCCACATCTTTTCATAGGTGTCGTATTGCTCAGGGCTCACATAGTGCGCGTCACAGGTGAGTACCGGTTTGATATTGTAGCGCCCCGCCAAGTCGAGTAGCTCAGAGTTCATACGATACTGGATGTCTTGACCATCCTCAATGACCGGAAACGGCATCAGTTCTGCGTAAAAGCGATCCCCATAAAGCTGTTGAAAAAATTCCAGCGCGGCTCTAGCGCGCTTTTTCTTTCCTTGTAGGAGCATATTAGGAATATACCCCTGAATACACCCTGAGAGCACCGCCACACCTTCACTATGCTTGTTCAGCATCTCAACCGTATAGGTTGGGTACAAAACATTGGTACAGGTCTTTGCAGCCCAGGTCACCAGATGCGAGATATTTTCATAGCCTTTTCGATCAAGCGCAAGCATCGTCATATGGAAGCGCTCTGCCTTACTATCGAACGTTGGCTGAAAATATGCCTCAACACCAAGCACGACTGGCAAATTATATTCTTTTCCGGCAAGCGCGGTCTCAACCCATCCGGCAACAGTACCATGATCAGTAATTGCGTAGCCCACATGCCCTAGCTTCTTCGCACGTGCAACGTGGGCTTTGGGTGCCTGAAAACCGTCATAGAGAGAATTGGCCGTATGATTATGTAAATCAGCATACTGTAGCATACTTTACCTCTTTAAGAAACGATCAAAATGGGCGTCTCCCTGACGCGTCCAAGAAGTGACAATGTCCTTCATGCGCCAGGACTGCGGATTTGGTTCCGTAAGATTTGCGTAGAGGTTCTTTACATCATCTAAAAACAGGTGTGCGTGTTCCACCCCACATGCACAAAAATCCAAGTGCGGCACACGGGTGTGTACGTCTTCTGCGCGAAAGATTTTCTCTGACTTCGCGCCACACCAGTAACAGTTTCGTAGTGGATCAATAACAGAAAGATGCATAATTATTTCACCTTATAATTTGCTATTAAGACATGCTCCGTTTTGCGATCATTGCGGCCCTGGAAATTCACCAGATAATTCTTCGCAAAACTGTAAAGCGTGAGACCATCATAGAGCTTCGCAATTGCTGGCGTGTTCTTGGCAATAAGTAAGAACTTCGCCTTGCACTGATTTTTCAGATAGTGCGCCAAACGTTCTTGATCGTCCATCGTGAAGCTGCGCTGCGAATAGGTACTAAACGTCGTATCGTAAGGCGGATCAAGAAACACAAAATCCTGTGCAGTTGGCGGATACGCCTCCAAGAATGTTTGAAAGTCCATACAGGCCAGGGTTGTCTTTGCAAGTTTGCGCTGAAGCGTTGGCGCACTAAAACCGCGCATCTTTGCGCTAAGCGATTTCTTGTTGTAACTGATCCCCCCATAGGGCACATTCAAATGTCCTTGCCGATTGTAGCGAAACATGGAAGCATACGCGTACTCACGAACAAAAAAGAAGAGCGCTGCGTGAGCCCCCTTGTTTGGTGCGCGGTGTGTGTTATACAGGTAACGTGCGTGCATATAATATGTGCTTTTGAGTGCGCTCTCCAGGTTCGCAAGCGTATCTTCAACACTCAATTTCCCTCGTTCTTGCTCAAGCCTGCGCATACGTACCATCTTCCCTTTGAGATTGCGCAACACTTCCGGTATCACCCGCTCGTCTGGCAAGAAAAAGTAATCAACCAGCACTTTGCCGTAAACCTCCAAGAAAGAGGAACTTTCATTGTGCTGGTACAGCGCCAAGAGTGCGTTGCGTTCTGCCTCTACAAAATGACTAAGTGCCTGCCATCCCCGTATAAGTTGCAACAGCGAAACCTGGAAACTAACATCGTTCTTGCGTACCACCTCATAGAGTGTCATTAACTCCTTTGAAGCATCATTGATATAACTGCGCTCAGACTCCAGCGCAAGGTACACCGCCCCTCCACCTACAAACGGCTCATAATAGTTTTCAAACTCAGGGACCAGTGGAAGAATATGTTTGATTTCTCGCTCTTTTCCGCCAGCCCATTTCATGAGTGCCATAGCCGCCCCCTTTCATACAATAGAATTAATTAATTTTTATTTATTCTCAGAAAAATTGTGTGAAAAAATAATTAATTGCTCCCTGGCAGGTGTGAGCCTGCCAAGAAACTATTTCCCGCGTACAACAGGAATGCCTTTTTTCTTTGCCTTACGAATGTCATCTGCGGTGCCTGCCGTAGGACTCACCCAGAAGTACACCAGCGCGTCTGCCTGATCAACGATATATTGATTGCGGCGAAATCCAGCGCCCCTGTCATACGTTCTTTTGCCATTTGGCAGCGTCTTCGCGTTCCAATCAGCCGGAAACACCATCCAGTGCATCCCCTGAAGTTCGGCTTCATAGATTGCCGTCTTATCCACTCTCCCACCATCTCCTGAGACAATCAGCGTCTCAGGAGAGCAGATGGCCGCAAGGCGTTGTACAAAGCGGCGCACCCGACCTGGATAAGGATACTCACGCGATCCCACAATGGCGATGCTTTTATGCTGTGCCCAGGCGAAAGGTTTCGACATCGTCGTCGTCCTCATCATCTTCTTGCTTTGGAGCTTTTGCCGTCTGAAGCTTTTGCACCTTCATTTTCGAGACAGGAGTTGCAACAGGTTTTACTTCGATTTCTTCTTCATCGTCTTCCTGCTCAACCACTGGAGCTTTCTTGGTGACCAGTTTACGTGGCTTCTCCTCTACCACTTCTTCCTCATCATCCTCTTCCTGTTTGGGAGCAGACTTGCCAACTTTTACGGTCTTGGCCTCTTTGAGTTTGCTGAAGACCTCTTTACGCTCCACTTCAGGATCAACCTTTGGTGCTGCTTTTTTCTTTGGAGGAGTAGCGACCACTTCGTCTTCATCCTCATCTTCGTCTTCTTCTGCCTCCTGCTCCTCGCGGATCATGCGCGCCAATTCTGAATCATAGAAGCTGGCAACAGCCATTTTGATTTGCTCGTCGGTTGGCGGCTGCACATCCTCTGGCAAATCAACCGCGCTGCCTTTCAAACGCAGATCGTACTTCGTATCAGCGCCTTCGGCAGTATTGCGCTTGTACAGGTATTTGCCCTCTGTGAGGTCAACACCCTCGCTCATAAAACCGTCGTAAAGCATGTCCCACGGGTGATTGCTTGCGCGCTTCACGTTCATCACACGTGAGCCAACATTGGGGTATTTGTCATCAGGATCAGGATTCTGGTCAGGGAAGCAGTACACCCCGAAAAAGTACTGCGGTTTCTGTTTCTCCGCAGAACGGTACTGCTCAGGGTGATCACAACCGTGGCAGGTATAACCGAAGAAATGTCGGCAAGGACCGCTTTTCTTGAAGTCGGTCAGGTGATCATGCCAGGGAATTTCCATCCCCTTATCAAAGTCATAATAGAATTGGACTCGTACCGACTTCCCCTTTTTGAGTGTCAACATACGTACCGAGCCAAATGAGCGCTCTTTATTCTTGCGCTCCACTTCACGGGCTTCACGATCCAGGTCAAGTTTGACTTTCTTTACGTCAATAGGCATTGTCTAAAATTCTCACTTTCATTTTTGTAGAGGTACTGATGATCCTACTTAAAACGAGGGATTCTTTTGACCTCATTGAATGAAGCATTTTACAAGCTTCATTAACTATATTCTTTGTTTTTTCAGAACTTATAAAACTTTTTGTACGAGATTTTTGTTTTCTTGAAAAATTGTTGCGCGCCATCCAAGAAGGAATTCTTTGCGCGACAAATCACACACATCTTTCTTTCCTGGGGGAAATGGTAAACGGACAACCGGTACTCCATATGGCCGCATTACAGCGCACAGATATTCGTAGCCGCGTTCCCCTTTCTCATCATTATCCAGGCCACAGACAACGGTCGTTGCTACTGCTGCCAGTTTACGCGCCTGGACATCACTGATCTTCCAATTTAAGAGCGCGGTCGCATTGGTGACGCCATACTGAACAGCTTTCATACGATCCAGTATGCCCTCAACCACCAACACGCGGTCTGGCACTAAATTACCAATGAGTATTTCAGAGCGCGGATAGCCACGATTATTGAGATACTTGCGACTCTTGACCTGATCGATGCGCCGCGTGACGTACCCATAAAACACGCCCTGTTCTACCAGGGGAATGACCAAAGCATAGATGGAATTGGCGTTATACTTCACGCCGCACTGCGTAAGCGTCTGGCTGGTAAATCCACGTTCATAGAGATACGAGGAAGCAATCTTGAGCCAATCAATCGCGGGTAAACTCTTGTAGAATGTGAATGCTTTTTCACGCGCTGCTTGATACGATTCTCGCTCCTGTGGCACCACCCGCAAATGTGACGCCGCATCAGGAGAACGCAGGATCTTTGCAATCTTGCGTATGGCCTGCATATCACTGCTATATCCTTCTAAAGAGCGTACCAGATCGATACAATCGCCACTTGCTTCGCAACTGAAACAATAAAAAACATTCTTTTGCGTGTTGAAACTAAGACTTGGCGTTTGTTCGCCGTGAAATGGGCAGCAAAAGGTGACTTCATCGCCGCCATATCCATCAGAAAGCAGATCATAATACGCCAGGATAGCACGTGTGTTCATCTCTTTTTTCTCCTTTCATTTACCATATTGCCAATTTGCTTTCATTTTATAAGATTTTGCCTATGAGTTTTTCTTCTGAAAACTCATCGAAGATTTTTTATAAATGTCTGATTTTTTGACAATATAGCTTATGTAAGCGCAAAAAAAGAAAAAGGTATATATACTATAGAAGATATAGAGTTATTACTACTACTTCTAAGGACTTCTACTGGGGGGTTTGTCCAAGCGCAAGAAATAACTTTGTCCAACTCCCCACGTTTGGTCCTGATGTTGCCTCCACGGTATTCACATATTGGACGACCCCGCTTGCGAGAATGCGTGGTTTAATCGTTACTTTGCTAATAAGATATTGCACATCGAAAATACCATGCTCCGGCAGAAACACCGTGAGCTGCTGTCCGGCTGCAAGGCCGGAACGAAGCGTATCAAAAGTCAGCGTTGTGGTCAGTATGGCGTACTGTGCAAGGCGTGCGTTTGCTAACTGCTGTGCTGCGCTTTTACTGAGCCCTGCTGCTGTCTCAATGGCTTCAACAATGCCTGTCCCTCCCTGGAGCGCGGCAAGCGCCGTTTGGGCTGCGGTATTGTCAGCGGAAACCACCACCGGTATCTGTCCGTAATACTGAACAACGAGCGCGTCAGTAATGCCAAGTGGTGTCTCAGAAGGATCTTGCGCAATCGTAGAGTCTCCTGCTGCGTAATAGAAATCCATACCAGTGTCCACACCTGAGACACCTACCTGCTGTGTGACCCCATTACGCGTAATCACAGGAGCCGGTGTACTGCCGGTTACATCTGCAACCGCATAGGCCAATGCCCAGGCTTGCGTAAAGCCGTCTCCCATACGTGTATCGGTGACCAGCGTGGTCGTATCCAAACCGCCCAAAATCCACTGTCTATTACGATAGAGCGGTGAGGTATTTTTATATTTTGGTGTGGCCTGTGCAAGCAGATCGGAGGATTGCAAAATAAATGGTGAGAGTACGGCTGGTCTATTTTGAAAGAGAAGATTTCTGTTGACATCAATCCCCCACCAGAAGTTATTGGTTTTTACCAGATCATCAAAGAGTGCTGAGATGGTATTTTGATATTGATATCCAGTGACCGGAATCACCACCCCCGTGTCAATATTCGGATTTCTGACGGCAGTCGTGAGGTCAGTCAAGATAGGGCTCACGGTTGGATCGGTAGAAGTCATGACAACCTTTGTCACCACTGTTTGCGTGGTAAGCGCTACGCCCTGCGGTTGCACCCAAAATTGATAATATCTTGATTGATTATTGAAGTTCGAGAGTCCAACTTGCCCTACGCCAAGTGGGGAACCGTCCGTGTACGTAATAGTAGAGACACCATCAAAATACACCGTGATCAAAGATCCAATCATCGTGGTGCGAATACGATGATACGTGCCATGCGCAAATGTGATACTTTGTGTGGCTAACTGACTAATTGTGCCGGAAGCCATTTTATAGAGTCTGAGTACATTGGTGGCAAAGGCACTCGAAGAGTCACCGACGACCACGAAATAATAATTTGATGCATTCACGTAGTGAAAAACAACTCCACCAGCATCCGTAATGTCCATATCAACGATTATATCAACGTCGCCGATAGCCGTTAACGCATTGACTAAAAAGAGTGCGTTTGTGCCATTGTGCGCAGTAATACGACTGTTCACCAGATCATACGACCATGACGTTGCTAGCGCCCCGCCTGTGCCAAAGGTTGCGGTATAGTTGGCTGACGTGTTGACGTTGAATTGATCAACAGTCGGATCTGGCTCTGTAAGAAGCCCCGTGATAGGATCGCCAGAGGTGCTAATAGGAGTATAGACAAGTCCATTGAGTGTTGTTGAAACTAAAAGAGACGTGTTTGTTGGCGTATATGCATTCCAGGTCACACTGGTTGAACCACAGCGCACAGCAGGGCTCAGCGCAAGGGAAACAGTGTTGCGAAAACCGGTTGCATTATATGCTCCCACGACAAGCCATGTAATTCCTTCAAGCGTAGGCGTTGCATTTGCATTCTGTGTATTGAGTGTTTCTCGTACCAGCAGTGATTTCCCGACGACATTTGTGCCATTAGGAAGCTGCGGAATACTCCCCCCGTTGGTGCAGGTTTGCCACGTGGAACCGCCATCAATCGATGCTTCAATCACAATGTCCGTATTGGTCGGCTCGCTGCTATTCCATTGGATAAGAGAACTATACACAGAGCCAAGTGCATTCAACGAAAGCGCTGGCTGCACCCGCGTTCCTACAAATGCACTACTCATAATGCCAAAATTGGTATAAAACGCTGATTGTCTTGGCGTCGTATTATTCCACAATCTCACTCCCACATATCCAGCATTCGGCCAGGAACTATCAGTCACAGAAAGTTCAAGAATGTTGTTAATATAAAACTGATGACTATTCCCATTAATGACCATCTTTAAGCGATAAATCTGCCCCGCCTGAAAGTTAATGGTGCCTGCTGACGTGCCAAGCGAGGTTGAACCGCCTCCACCGGAACTGGTATTTGTTCCTTTATAGAGTGCGATAGATGTTGCCTGTAGTTGAAGCGTGTACGCGTAGGTATCATCCACATTTTGCCAACCGGTCGTTCTATAGACCACATTTGGCATAAATGTGCCTGACGCCTGCGATTCAATATCTATTTCTAGAATAAAATTCTGCCATTGTCCTGCAAAATCAAAACGGCTGGAAACAAAATTAGGCGTAGTTGGTGCGCCTTCACGTATTTGTAATTGCCCACCGGAAAGCGATACAATCGGATTTCCGGTTCCAGTTCCAAAGGTTGTTTGCCCTGTTACAGAGTTGCTGACATTAATAATGGAGCCCGATCCCCAGGCTGAAAATGCACCAGTTATTTGCTCACCTGAGCCACTTACGTAGGACACATTCGTAAGCGTTCCTGCGCTAAAATCTATAGAAGTGCTATCGCTGTTGTGCTGGTCAGTTTTTGTCGCAGTGTAGGATGGTGAGATCGTTACCGTACAATCGGAGATGGACGGCGTAATCTCAGGATTTGGGCCAGCGAGCGCAAGCGTCTGTCTAAGGGTAATCGTCTGGCTTGTGGTGGTAAATCCAGCAGGCAAACTTGGAATAGGAGCATGATTGCTGCACGCCTGCCATGTTGCTCCACCATCAAAAGAGGTTTCCACTGTCACGGGTGGAAGATAGGTATTTGAGTTGGCGGTGCTTTGTACATAGTCAGGAGTCACCCAGGAAATAAGGCTATCGCTGGCAATGGCCGGTGCTGAAATGCTATAGGCTGGCGAGATGCGTTGCCCAACATCATTGTACGCGGTGACCACTGAGAGCTGATATCCGTAATACGCAGAATTTCCCACAACTTGATGCTTCGAATAGGTCGTACTAAAGATCGTAGCGCGTACGGTTCCTCCACTGTTTTTAATCGTCACATTACGCACATAGATGGTATAGGTTCCTGCGGTATCACCTTCCAGAGCAATCACCGCATGACTTGTCGTTTTTCCAATCATGGTCGTTGTATTAGGATTGTTGAAACCAATCTCTCGATGATACCATGTATCCTTTGCATAATTAGAAAGATCGGTATTTGGATGCATGTTCACCCCATATTGATCAACCAACGTCACATCGCGTGCTGCGGTACCATCGGTCGCAATTACATCGATGCCACCACAGATAACAGGCGACGTAGAAGAAATAAAAATATCATAGGAAAGATAGTCACCTGTCGCTAAGACAAGACTTGGAGTTGCAATCATGGTATACAGGTACGCATTACTGGAGATATTGGGGGCAACCGTTCCCGTATATTTCATCGCTTTGGTAGAGGCAAGCACGAGAGAATTATTACTGCCCACCACTTCATTAAGCGTCCCTGTATTAAAATCAGCGGTGGAAGTTTCGGTCTTACTAAATTCTGTGCCAGAGGGGGAAAGCGTCAGCCCTTGCGTCGTAGCTGTGGTATTGGAAAGTGTGCCCGTACTCATCGTCGCCTGACTATTGTCATGATCAATCGCGACATTGGCAACAATCCCTTCTGGTACGAGATACTTTGTTGCAACATCAGCCACAATATCGCCAGAAGCACGTTCCACATATTCGTTATCAGTAAAATAGCGATTGTCTGAGAAATAACGCTGATCAACTGCACTGATGTTACTCATAATATCGCTGCCAGGGATAAGCTTTGTTTCTTCAGCGTCCGTCAAAATGCCATTAAAGAGGAGCCCAAGCGTGGAATCGGTAATCGTACATGTTTGTCCACGAGTATAATGATTAGACCCTCCACTATCATAAACTGTAAAACTTGCGGTTGCCCGTTCATCGATACTGTTTTCTATCGAAATACTAGCCACGGTGGCATTCACGGTGACGCCGCCAATCGTAACAGTCATACTCATACGTGTACTCCGGTTTTCACGCGTATATAATCAGCAATTGGTTGACCTACAGACTGTCCAATCAATTTGCTGTCTAGCTGGACATAAATATTGGCGGTTCCTGATTTTGCGGCATTCGCCGCCCCTTGCGCAAAGAAGGAACTGTTCACCCCAATAGAAGAGGAGATAGGAAGCGCCATCGAAAGCGCGCCGCGTACAGAGGAAGCGGCAAGCAGCGCCGCTTTTTGCAAATTAGGAATGCCCCCAATCATACCGCTCGTCATCATCGTCATGAGATTTGGCATCCAGGTGTCGGCATCACTTCCTGGTCCCTCCTCGGTCGGACTATGAAATCCTAAGATGCTCGCGAGCTTACCTGCTGCTTGCCCTACTGCTCCTGCAAGATCACCAAGTTTTGATTCAATGCCACTGATAAGCATGCCAATCAGATTCGCGCCTGCCGACCAGAGTTGACTTGCAAGACCACCAATGGTGCCCAGAAAATTCGAGACAAAGCCCTGTACCAGCGCAATCGCCTGATCCTTTAATTGCCCAATACGATCAAGGAAACCAGACACCATCGCCTGTACTTTCGAGATCACATTGACCTGAAGCCACGCAACAGCTTGATTGACTAATTGCCCCAATTGTAAAAAGCGGTACTCCACCCCAATTTTGAGATCATCAATGACTGATTTTACTTTCTCTCCCATTTGACTAAAAAAATTGCCAACGTTATTTTTGATATCAGTAGCAATCTGCCGTAGATGCGTACCAAGCCAATCGAAGGCATTACCAACATTTGTCTTGACAAAGTTTGCGGCCTCGTTTAAATGCGTACCGAGCCAATCAAATGCGCCCCCCACATCATTTTTTATATTCGTTGCGATTTCGCGCAGATGCGTGCCTAAACCATCAAAAAAGTTTCCGACACCGGTCTTGATATCTCCAGCAATCTGAATAACTTTTGCTTTGGTATCGTTAAAAGCTTTCGTCACATCATCAACAGCGGCTTTCCAGTAGGTGTTATGCTGATACATCCATTGACCGGCCTTCACGGCTCCGACACCTGCGTCATGCAGCGTTGTGCCAAGCGAATTGAAACGATCCCCTACCCAGTTCTTCGTATTGGTTGCAGCCGTACGCATGGTTGTGCCCAAATCGTTAAATTTATCTCCCACAAAGTTCTTGGTCGCGGTCGCAAATTGGCGCAGATGCGTGCCCAGGTCACTAAAGAATTGCTTGATTTGATTGATGTGCGTCATAATAAGGAGCGCTGCAATGCCAAATGGGCCAGTCAAAGCAACCAGGGCAATTGCTCCCAGGACTTTCAAAATGTTCATAATCGTATTGGCGTTTGATTGGAAAAAGCCCACGATCTTTGCCCAAAGCCCCTGGAAAAAAGCGACAATCTGATTCCAGTGCTGGACAACGAGCACCACAATCGCGATTAAAATACCCACTGCCAAAATCACGAGCAAAATCGGCCACGTAAGCGCAATCATGCCTGCTGCTGCTGTCCAGAGTGCACCTGCCATCGCAAAGAAACCACCAACTGAGGCGACAATTGCCCCTATTAAAGAGCCAACCATATCGGCAATCAGCATTGGGAGAAGCACCATCGCAAGCAGACCAAGCGGAATAGCAATCGCGATAAGAACACCTTTGAGAAGCGCCCCTGCAATTTCGTTTTGCTGAAAGAAGGTAATCATCTTCGTTAAGCCAGAGATAAATCCAGCCACGATTGGCCCGATGATATTAAATGCGCCAGTGAGAATTCCACCAATGACTGAGGCCAGACGTAGTGCCACCGGAATGATAAAACCGAGAATGCCCATGAGCGGGGGAAGCGCTACTTCTGCAATTTTAAGCACCAGATCACGGAAGTTGATCATGATTGGTACCACATTGGAGACAATAGAACTACCCAGGCGTGCAAGCACCGGAAGAAGTTGCTGGAGCGCTGGCACCAGAGAAGATTTTGCCCACTCTCCAACTTGCTTGAGGATGTTACCAAAGAGCTCAAAACCAGCATTGAGTTGAGAACCGGTTGCGGTGCGCAACTGATTAAACGCTTGCACAAATGTGCCAGAAAGAATAGACGCGACCTGCTGTAGTGTTGGGCGAAGCTGATTGATGATACCAGTCAGAATTTGTAACCCTTGCGTAAAGAGACGCATCACCCCACTTGCAATGCTCATTGCGCCCACAAGCGCTTGCGCCATGAAAGCACGCAAACCGTCTCCAGCGCCCTTTGTCATAGTAAAGTGCCCAACCAATCCAGTAAGGGAACTAATCAGCCCTGCGAATGCACCACGTAGTTGCGTCACCCCGTTCGTAATACTGGTAAAGTCCATGTGCGGAAGCAGATTCCCACCAACAGAGGCGATTTGCCCAAAGAAACCAAAGAGCGTCTTAAATGCCGGAACAACGGTGGAATTGAGGACAGAGCCAAGTAGGGCAAATCCTTGCGCAAGTACCCCTGCGATCACTTTGGCAAAATTCTGAAATACGGGAGAGCCTGCCAGATCGCCAAAGGCTTTTAAGGCCATCTTTGCCTGATCAAAGAGCGGCCCTGAGATGGTGCGCCACGCGGCAATCAAATTGTCCTTAATCGTGGTCAGCAATCCATTAAACGTCACGGCCTGTGCGGCCATTGCGCCACCAAAGGCTTGATGCATACCAGAGATCAAAGCAGGAATTGCCTGCTCTGAAGTCAATTTACCGGTGCGCGAAAGCTCTTGTACTTGTGTGACCGTCATATGCATTGCTTGCGCAAGATATTTCCACCCTGGAATGCCCAGGAAGGTCAACATGTTCATATCCATCGCGTTCACCTTTGACGCGGCCTGAATACGGCCAAACACGCCCACAATCTGCTGCAACGATCCGGCATCCGTACGTCCCATTGCACTGAGCGCATCCCCCATCGTCGTTAAATCCGGTATGGTGTCTTTTGCCTTAAAACCAAAAGCAATTAATTGCTGAGACGCGCCTGCTAAGTTCTGAAATTGGAATGGCGTTTTCGCGGCAAAATTCCACAGTTGCGTGAGATAGGTTCCTGCTGCCTGCGAAGAGCCAAGGAGTGTTTTGAAGGCAATCTTCGTTTGTTCCATCTCTGCGTCACTGGCAACGAGCCCCTGCACCATCTTGAAACCGGCAAACTGCATTTCTGTTAAGCTGTTCACTGTCTCACCGATTTGATTGCCAAAATCGACAAAACTGTGATAGCTTTCCTGTAAGCTCTCTCCGATGCCAGAGGCAAATTCAGCCACACTTGCCCCTGCCTCGCTCAAACTTCCCATCACGCTTGTGGCAAATTCAGCAACGCCAGAGGATGCAGAAGAAAACGCAGAGACGACCGAGCTAAACGCACTATTCATCGAAGCGCTAGAAGAAGCAACAGAAGTACCCGCGCTGCTCACTGAAGAACTAACAGCCGTTCCTGCACTTGCGGCTGCGGTGGAGAGTGTAGAGCTAAAACTTTGCGAAACCGCATCTACCTGCGTACCAAAGTCAGTGAGCAGCGTTTGCGCCTGCGTAATACCTGCGGTGAAGTCAGTTAAGTTCGCGCTGAAATTTACGACCAGCTCGCCCAAGAGCGGAATAACGCACCTCCAGACCACAAGTAGACGCAAAATAAATAATTAATTTTTATTTTTGTTTCTTCAGAATTTATTTTTGAAAATTAATTATTTCACCAACTTGATCAGCGTAATTGTCTCGCCGCAAGGCAGTGGGCAAAAGTCATCTTCTGAGGCGTCAGGAAACTCAACTGCGCAATATTGCTCAAGAAAGAGGCTTCGGTTGCAGTCGCAGGCATAGTTTCCTTCTTCATAGAGATACTCGGCAACTTCATAAGGTGTGCGCACCACCGCGCCATCATCATCTTCCCAGGCGTGGAAGGTTTGCGTATAGGTATAGATTTGTCCCTCATGGAGAAGAAAGATGTTAATGTCCTCGCTTTGCATTGTCCATCGCCTCTTTTTCTTCGTCATTTTTTATGCGTAAGAAGATTGCCCAATCAGTGAGCTCTTGCGAAGACATACCGAGCAAGAGCTCATTTACCGTCTTTTTTAAGCGAAGTGCCAACTCAAAGTAGAGCCGTTTCTCCGAGTTGGCATCTAAAAAGTTTGCTCTGCCTCTTTAAGCTGCTCTGGTAACATGCCATTGATTTTCATTGCGGCCTGCGCAACACGCTCTAGCGCCGCCCCTGATTTAAGTGCCAAGTGATCACGATCCTCTGGCTTGAAAATAAGTTCTTTGGTCTCAGGATCGCGCATGCTGGCAATCGCAAGATTTGGGTACAGTTTGATAAGATCAGGTTGCCCGTTTTTCATCATGGCATGTTGCAACAGATGTGCGCGGTCAGCGCCCGTCATTGCACGCACCAGAACGCTACATTCCCATTCTGGAATTTCAAGCATTTCTTCTTGTAGATCATTGGTTTGAAAAATTTTCTCACGTAAATTCATGTTTTACTCCAATTAATTTGCAACATAGTAAAGCTGGCTTGTAATCTCGAAAGAGAGACTTTCGTCCACCGTCGCGTTCACGGCCTGCTTGAGTTGATCCTGTTTGATATAGCCGTATGCTTCGTAGCGCGGCCCGTTTTGTGGTGCTGGCCCTGATAGCGCATCGGTAAAGAGAATAAACACCATCAGCGCGCCTGCGCTCATCAGACTCAGAAAAGAGCCGTCATTATAAAATTTGGCAAAGCTGCCAGACGCCTTGAGCTGTCCTGGGATTTGAATCTTCCAGGCATTCGTAAAGGTCGAAGCATCATAGATATCACTATCCATAGAAAGATCCCAACTGTGCCCATCACCAAGCGCTGAATAGGTAAAGTAATTCCCTGAGACGCGCACAAACGTATTCGTGTTCGGAACACTAAAGACCAGGGCTCCGCCAACATACTGCGCGGTATAATTCGTCACGGTTGCCCATCCACCTGAGCCAGTAGCCGACGTTTGTACCGTGAGCGGTTGCGTGTTATCCCAATAGCGCTGCGTATACGTTCCAGACGGCGTCGTGTAGTGTTGATGATCACCACTATCGGTCATCGCCATATTGGTAAAAGAAACAGAAGGGGTTGCCGTGATATAAACGTTTCCCCTGTAGCCACTTACAGCAGACATAAATGCCTCCAAAACACAAAAAGAGACTAACGTCTTTTATTTTCGTTAATCTCTTATGAATATTTTGAAGGAAGAATGCAGTATACGCCCTATATACATCTTACGTATACGATAATGTGCCGCTACCCTCGAAGGATATGGATACATCGACTGTTGCGGAAACTGCCGTTTTCACGCTCATCTGCTTGATAAATGCGGTTCCCGAATAGTTATGCGTCCCATCAGTGAAGAGCGCAAGAGCAATGCTGGTACCGCCAAAGAGTCCGGCCTGTATAAGCGCCTGTCCGGTGCTGTCTCCCTGGTATTGACGACCACTGAAAGAGCCAGACCATTTTTTGAGTCCTGGGATTTGGGTTTTCCAGGCGTTAGGAAAGGAAGAAGTATCGTAGATGTCGGCGTCAATACTGAGATCCCATTTGTCGATCTCAAGAACGACGTTTGTGGAAATTTTTACACTTCCGGCGTAGCCTGCAATTGCGGTCATATCGTGCAACTCCTCAAAGAAAAATCATCATCTCGTCTTTGCGTTTTCTTTGTTTCATGATGATTTTTCTTTGAGGTACAAAAAAGAGAGAATTTGGGGTGATTGCGATTTCCAAATTCTCTCTTTTTTGTGTTATTTACAGGTGGATACCCCTTATACTAGCAGAGAATTGGCCCCGCGTCAAGAGAAAATGCGTTTTTCCCCGATCTGAAAATACGGCGTAAAAATGCTTGACGTAAAACGCACGATAGGCTATACTTCCTGTATAAGAAATAAACGAAAACAAAATTCAAGGAGAAATAAAAAAATGAACAAAACTTTCAAAATAGAGTTCGACCTGAATCCGGCAAGCCTGAACAGCATTCGTGATTACTTCTTCCTGGCAAGTTTCGCGCAAGACGCGCCCAAAGAGCACAACGAAGCCTGCGCACAAATCGCACGCGCACTGTCTAGCGACCGTTATAGCAATCACGCAAGCGAGCGCGCCCGTTACTTCGAGCGTATTATCAAAGACGCATCCAGCGAGGCCGCTCGTGCCATCTATAAAGAAGCTCAAGCCCTGTGCAGAAGTGCACGATAATAGAAAACAGTCCAGCGCCTCTCTTTTTATAAGAGAGGCCATTTTTCATAACGAAACCTATATTCAACACCTGGAGGAACCAGCATGAAAGCTATCTCACTTGGCGTGCGCCTGCACGAAGAACATCGCGATTGTATCGAGGAAGATCTACAAGAACAACTCGATCCCAACTTTCTCTTCTTTGAAAATACCTATGCCCCTGACGAAGAAATAGATCAAGCAGATATTATCAACCAACTCCATGACTACCTGCGGTGGGGAGATAGCGTTGCCCTCATTTTCCTGGGGCGCTGCTACATCCCTATGCTACTACTCGTGATCAACAATGAACTCTTTAACCTCAACTGCGATGTAACCTACACTGCCGTAAAGGAAGCTGTTTCTGAAAATACAGAGAAATAACCCTTGACGTTTCCTCTCGAATGACGTATACTTCCTGTAGAAGAAATAAACGAAACATTCAAGGAGAAACAAACAAATGGGCAAACATAGAAATAAAAAGAACAAAAGACAGCAGTATACGCAGGAAAGCATGCAAAAGCTTCTACAACAGGTTGTGGTGCATAGTAATAAAATCCTTGTGCATGACGCAAAGTGGATTGCGCTTTATAAAACGGCTGGTGGTTTCACCTACGCCGAGCGTCGTGGGCGCGACAGCGTTGGTATTCTCCTCACCCGTAACAACGGCACCGAAGTGCTCCTGCGTTGTCAGCCACTCTGTGCCGACTACTCTCATTACTACGGCTGTCCGGTGACCGGAAGTATCGACCACGACGGCGAAAGCATTGACGCCTGCGCCATCCGCGAAGTGTTAGAGGAGACCGGTTACGTAATCCGCGAAGTGGAGCTCTTAACCAAATATATCACCGGTACACAGACCAACGAGCAGGTATATCTCTACACCGCTGATGTCACCGGAATCACTCCTGGTAAAGACATGAACGAAGAGATGGGCGAGGCAGGAGAAAACGTGTGGATACCCCTAGAGATGATGCTGGAATGCCGCTATAGCGGTACACTAATCGGATACACCTTCTTAAAGGCGCGCTGCGCTGCCTAAGAAGTTCAAACAAAGAAGAGACGGTAAAGCGCCGTCTCTTTCATGCATGTAAGGAGAAAAATATGATCGCCTGTCCTGGTTGTGCCACAACCGCACGCGCAACCGCGAAATATTGTCAAACGTGCGGTGCATCCCTTACCGCCACAGGAAATCTCACCGGTATCCTGGCTGGAAAGTACCTCATCACTGGTGTTCTTGGACAAGGTGGTATGGGAGCCGTCTACAAAGCGCTGGATAGCACCATCAATCGTGTCGTTGCGATCAAAGAGATGAGCCAGAGCACGCTGGTTGGACTGGAATATCAAAAAGCGGTCACCGCATTTAAAAATGAAGCGCGCCTACTTGGAAACCTTCGTCATCCAATGCTACCTGCTATCTACGAGAACTTCACGGAAAACGGACGTTGGTATCTGGCAATGGAATATATCGAAGGCAAAACGCTTGAAGACGTAATGCACACGCCTGATCTGGCTGCGCTGCTACGTTATGGCCCACAGCTTTGCGATGTACTCACTTTCTTGCATACTCAAAATATCACCTTTCGCGATATCAAACCAGCCAATATCATGATTACGCCAGAGGACGAAGTACGTCTGATCGACTTTGGGATTGCACGCTTCTTTGCGGCCAACACCAAAGATACCAGCGCTCTTGGCTCGCCTGGATATGCGGCCCCTGAGCAGTACAAAAAGGGCTCTGAACCAAAGAGTGATGTCTATGCACTTGGCGCGCTCTTTCATTTTTTACTCAGTGGCACTGATCCTTCTGATGCCCCATTTCAGTTTGTGTCACTACCAAAGGTAACACATCCAGCGCTTCTGCGTCTCAATCGCTTAGTGGAAGAAATGATTACGCTGGACAAAGCGAACCGACCTGATAGTTTCGCTGTCCAGGCACGATTGATCAGCATTCGCGATGACTATCGCAGCAATCCAATGATTGCCGCACCAAAGGCTGATGCCACCGTGTTTCTCATTTCCTCCATGTTAGACGGCAAAACCGAGAAGGATAAAATGCTCTTGGAACGTCTTGAGAAATCAATTGTCCTGGTTGGAAAAATGCGTGGCAAAACCATTGCCTGTGAATACATCGCACCAACAGTGAAAGAAGTAGAACGCATCATGCGCGAGAGCGGCATTATCCTGGTTGTCTGTACTCCGGCAATCCTTACCAACGAATATGCGAGCGAAGCTGTGAACACAGCCATTGAGTACCGTACCAATCACCGTGATGAAGTACTCGTTGTTCCTATCTATGGAAAACAATGTGAGTGGGGAAAAAACTATCTCTACCTCAAAAATTATGCAGGTGGCCCAAGGGACCGCAAACCAATTGTACGTTCTAGCGGCTACAGCGACGAAGCGCTCAATGAGATTGGGTTGACCGTCTATCAAGTCCTAGAGGAGAAATTTTAATGAACATTTTTTATACCGCAGATACGCATTTCGGCAGCAAGCGCACACTTGATCTGTCGCGTCGTCCTTTCCAAAGTGTTGAAGAGATGGATGAGGCCATGATTGCCAACTGGAATGCCCAGGTCAAATCAGGCGATCTCGTCTATCATCTGGGAGACTTTGGTAACTACAATGTGAGCCGTCGTCTAAATGGCGACATCGCTCTACTCTTTGGCAACTATGAGCGAGATGATCTGGAGAAAGGATTGGTCACGCTCGATACCCTGCGCGAAACGTTTTACGCTATCTATAAAGAATTTTGCCTCATGCTTACGCTTGATCTTCAACATATTGCCCTGGTACACGAACCAAGTCATCGTCCACAAGGCATCTTTTCCCTCTTTGGACATATTCACGAGAAGCAACTGGTAAAAGTGAATAGCCTGAATGTGGGAGTGGACTGTCATCACTTCGCGCCCATCTCACAAGATGTGGTGCGCTTCTACCGAGAGGCCATCCAGAAACACTATGATGAGGAAGTCTTTCAACGCTAGATTCGTTCTTCGCTAAGAAAAACGTAACGCGCCACCAGATGCCTCGTGAGACCATCAGTATCACGCTGAACGGTCATCGTGTCTCGCTTCCCATAAATGAACACGTATCCTGGCATCGCTGGCAGTGCTGAATTATAATGTAAGAGTTCGTCCACGCGGTTAAACAACACCTCCATTTCCTCCATCCCCTGCGCCATACTCCAGATATGAATATTGAAGATCGTCAACCGCCCTTTTTCTGAGAAGACATCTTGTGGTGTTTCCATGCCGTCTGAGAGCACCAGGAAGGGGAATGCAGCGTTTTCAGGCACCTCATCATAGACAGCACAACCGTGATCAGCGAAGAAAGTATCAGCCTCCAGAAACGCATAAATAGCCTCTTGAAGCTGAAGCGTGGCCGTTCCCACCTAGCGCTCCTCAGCAAATACGTCATACTTGATGTCTACTTTTCTGGTCAGCCCATCACCCATACGTTGCGTCGAAAGCATTTTATACATCGTGTAAACCGTATCGTAGGTAGAGAGGTTAAAGCTATTGCGATTGAGCAGCACATCTACTCGATCCGCAATAGTGAGCGACTCTTTGAAACCCTTCTGCATAGAATAAATGGAGACCGTAATGGTGGCAATGCGCCCCTTACGTGCAAAGGTATCCAATGGTGTCTCAGTGGCATCCCCCAGGACAAGATACGGAAACGTCCTGTTTTCTGGCACTTCATCGTACATTCCAGGCACCAGCGCAAGTAGCGCGGCGTCCGTAGAAAGAACGCCATAAACCGCCTGCTGTATCTGTTGCGTTGCTGTGCCCAAAGTGTGCTCCTAAAGATCGATTGATTCCATGTCCGAAAAGAAGCTTGGCTGTACCTCAAAAAAGGCACGCGAGATAAACGGATTGGCTGGTACGAAAGAGCGATGATTGCGTGTGAAGTGACCAAAGTGGACAAAGTTTTGGTAGGTCGTAGCACCATCAGGAATGCCAGCCGCGCCCACAATCGTGTCTCCTACCTGTGTTGCAGGATCGCTAGTAATTGCTTGTTGCAACCGTCCGGTTTTGCCAACAGGGCAATAATCAATCGACAATTGTGTGCAAGTGTTGACCGTGTCATCTACGACTTCCATTGCCCCCTGCTGGACTTTGATCAGTTCCGCGTCGAGCGCCGCAAGAACAGCGTCTAATCCTTCAAGCATTAGTGCACCGCCCCTTCTGCTTGCAGTTCTTCACAGTTCATTTTGAGAAATGCGTGTTCCTGATAAAGATCAATGATGCTATGGATGCGCATGATATGCGAACCAAGCACGATACGCATACCAGGAACGACGCCGGTCTTATAGCGGATTTGTACGGTATAGGATTCTTTAGGATAGAGCTGTTGCGCAAAATAGGTCTCTGAACCAGAATTGGGCTCCACACTTGCCCATACACGAATAAAGGTAGCCCAGGTGCGTGTCTCTCCACCCGCACCATCAGGAGCGTCTACCGGTTTTTGTATCGTGATAAATCTGGTCATCTCGCCAGGATTCAAATGCGCTTTATTCGTCATCCGTAATACACCCGATACTTCTCAAACTTATCCTGAATGCCAGGAGGCATGCCAGGATTTTTCCCGCCTGTATTTTGATGTGAACCATGCGCGTCATCTTTGCCTTCGCGGTAGTCATACCAATAGGCAATGAGCTCCAGCATGGCGCGCTTGAGCGTGAAAGGAAACTGTGTAAGCGAATAGCCTGCGTGATAGTTCACCCGAAAACGTGGATTATATGGCCCAATCCACAGTGTCCACTGGCTCCCAAGAAAGGAGTACGCAGAAGTCAGCAAATACACGCGACACGGCTGCTGCGAAAGATCGACCACATAGTTACTGGAATCGATCACTTGAAAAATACCAGGACTGGTTTCTCCTTCAATGCTTTCGATAGAAGTCACAGGTGGAAGGGGTACTTCAAGCAGGCTTTGCCGGTAGCCAACACCACCAGAAAGAGGCCCAGAAGGGATGAGTGGTATTTCCAGAACCGCCTGAAGCCCTTGTGGCGCAAACGCACGTCGTGTTTCTGCCTCACCAAATTCACGCGCTTCACTGATCATGAGGGCAAGGTAGCTGTCATCATCAGAGAAATCCAGGCGAAGATGTTGGCGTACTTCCTGTGTGGTCAGTGGCTCCTGCGTAATCGGAGTAACGACAGTAACCGTCATACCCTTACTCCGCTACTTCGATCTGGTCAGTCATGCCCCGTTTCTGCCTACCGCGCCTGGGAGTCGCTTCTGGTACATCCCCTTCCGGTACGTCGGACGTGCCGCTCTCGTCACTCTTGAACTCGTTAGGACCAGGGGCGTTGTAACCTGCTTCTTTAACTTGTTCCGCCGCGCCTGCGCGAAGAAATGACTCAGCCAATTCAAAGGGGAGCGGATAGCCGCTAACCACATATTCTTCATCTTTTTTATATTCAAGTACATGCGTTCCATTTGGTGATCCCTTGGTCGTCTGCAACATACGAATTTTCATGTATTATCCCCATTAGTGGGGAGAGAAAAATCTCTCCCCACCACTGTGTTACTTTTTCGGTCTTTCAGGAAAATTAGGTTTTTCCTGAGTATCCGGCTTCCCCATAGAATCCGGTTTTTCTGCGGCATTGGGTTTTGTCGCAGAACCGGAGTCCCTCATAGAACTAGGCTTGCCTGCATCATCATGTCTGGCTGTAAAATCAGGAGTAGCCGGATTTTCTGCGTTCTCATGTCTGGCTGTAAAATCAGGACTTTTTGGAGTTGGTTCTCCAGCAGGTTCCTCTTCAACAGAACTTGCATGAAGCGATTGGTGAGGAACAACCTGTCCTTCTCTTGGCTCAGTCTCCTGTATCTCAACAGCCACATTACTTGCGAGAAATGATGCTGCCAAGTCTTTCGAGATGAGGTCGTGCCCAACGCTGTATTCTTGCCCAATCTCATACTCTTTAGTGTGTGTTCCGTCATAGGAACCAGTAGTTGTCTGAAGCATTCGAATTCTCATGGTTTTCTCCTCGTATAGTGAGAAGAGAAGCATGCGCCCCTCTTCTCCTCAAACGCTTACGGATTTGGAGCAGGTTTGTGCATCGGGTAACCAAGGATCGCCTGGACCCCGTAGACACCGCCAACACCAGAGCCGGAAGTCGTCCACACAAGCGGTACACGCAGATAACGCTTCTGCCCAATGTAGCCAACTTTCACATTCGTGTTTGCTGTCACATTGGCGGGAAACGCCCCTTGCATGTCGCCTGCGGCAACCGCTGTATAACTACCGGTCGAGTCAGTATCCGCCTCGTAGAGAGTGAGGGCATGAGTGCTGTCGGTTACTGCGCCAACAATCACTTCAAGCACCACACCGTGATACCCATACGTGTCAATCGTCGTTGAAGAACCGAGGGTAATTGAGGCTGCATGCGCTGCCACCGGAACGGCAACAGATGCCAATTCTAGATTGTGATATAAATCACGCTTTGCCATTTCGACTCCATCCTTGCAGTGGGGTATATGGAGGTTTCTCCATTTCTTCGCCTGCAAGCCATAGAAAAATTCACAATAAAAATCCCAGGATACGTTTTAACTTTGTATCCTGGGAAATGAAAATTTAAATAGAGTTGAGTGAACGTGCTACAGCGAAGGCACTACACAGTACACGGTACATAGTCAAAATTTGATACAAACACTTGCAATCTACGCATTAAATGCACAAAAGGACGCGTCTATCGCAAATGCTTCTCTCTGCATTATTGCATCAAAAGTTAACTTACGCTGACTTTATGTTTTAAGAGAAAAGCCAATGAAAGTTTTTTATTTTACTTTCATTGGCTTTTCTTTATCAGGCTGATTTATTTCTGAGATATTCAAGAAACTCGTCAGCCGTTTTATCGCATTTTGAGAAATTGCAGTATTTGCACGCTGGAACAATATTGCTGATATCATTACTGCCGCCCCTGGAAAGAGGTTGCATATGATCAACAGTAAACCAGTTTGCTTGCTCACCACAATAATAACAGCACCAGTCAAGCTGATTGCATACTTCCTCAAATTGCTCGTTCGTCCAGTTACCAGGGGCACCCGCAAGGCGAGCACGATAGGCCACTAAGTTTCTGCGCTTTGTCGCCCGATAAAGCTCAGGCTTGGCCGCGTAACGGGCTCGTGCCAGCGCATTTTGCTCTTCCCGAAAAGGCGCTTTGTTCAACCGATAGTTTTTGCGACAATGCTCTTTCCACTGCTCAGGATTATCTTCAATCCATTGCTTGTGGTCAGCCTTGCGCTTCTCCCAATGCTCTTTACGCCATACAGCATTATGCTGCTTATAGTATTCAGGATTTTTAGCGTATGAATCTTTGTTGTTTTGCTTAATCTTTTCAGGATTCGCTTTGCGATAGTTTTTGGCATAACCAGCTTCCCGTACATGCTCCCGTTTACTTGAGCATGTATCACAAAAGCGTCTGCGCTTCGCATATGTCTCAACACTGGCTCCGCAAGTTTCACACAAGATAGTATAAAGCTTATTCGATCTTGGCATATTGTTTCCTTTCTGAATATACAAAGAATATTTCTATCCTAAGTATACCCTAAAGGTCAATAGATTGGCTCGCGGAGCCACTTTGATAGCTATTTTGATGTATGCATCTTTTGCATGTTATGCATCAATTATACTATGAAACTGAGATTTTGTGCTTAAGAATCGCCTCCGGCAATACCACTTGACCGCCAACACGTTTGCGTGCGATAAAGCCGATCTGCCCCAGGTCTGCGTAGCGCTCTGTTAAGCGTGTCATCACCATCTGAACGCGGTCTACGATGACGTAGGCACGTTTGAAATCCCCAAACATGATCGGATAGGCATTGGCCGCAACAATCGGCATATCCGGTGTTTCCATGTAGGGATGGTCAAGGATCGTATTTGGAATGTCAGAGGCAATTCCAGGTTGCCAGAGATATTGACCGTACGAGTCCTTCAGGGTACGGATCGTCCCAAGGGTGGAACGGTTCATAATCCAGGTTGCATTCTTTGCGTACGCGCTTTTGAGCGTATAGGCAGTTGTGATCAGGCCATCAGCCGTCAGCGCACTACCGCTGGTACTAGGGACGTAACTGACACTGCTATTGGTAAGCAGCCCTTCTGGTTTGCCGACACCGTTACCGTTGACGAAGGCTGCACCTTCGGTGACTGCAAACTGCTCAGCGCATTCCATCTGGATTTGCTGTGCCATATCAAAGTACGCATCTTCCATATCAGCATATGTGATCAAGACGAGTGCATACATCTCGTGGCTCATGATCTCTTCTTGACCGTACTTGAGCCCCTGCGTCTCTGCGCGGCTGGCCTGCTCAGCAACCCAGGACGCGGCAAAGGTCGCGGTACGCGTTGGGAAGAGGATCGATTTGTTTTCGGTCTGTCTCACCGTTACGATATCACGAATAGGAGAATACAGCACGATCTGTTTGATGATATCCTGCACAAAGTCAGTTGGGGCTAAGTCGCGCCCCGCCCTACGCTTTCGCGTAGGATCGGACCATATCTTCACAACGTACATACTGAAAACCAGTATGTTTATAGCTATTTGTTGGCGTGTTTTAGCTCGCATCTTTACGGGCCTCCATCATCGCCCAAATTTCACTATTATGACGTTGCATCTCGCGTGTGGCCTCTGAGGAGCCTCTACGTGACATAGGACCAACTAGCTCAAAGATAGCCATTTCTTCTTCGGTGTACGGCTTAATACGCCCTGCACCGCGTTTGCCATCTCCAATGTTTGGATTTCTGATGCCCTGGTTTGAAAGACGCAATTCGCAAAATCGAATGATTAATCGTGCTCGTTCTTTCTTTGATCCGATAAGATAGGGTTGTATCGCTTTCAAAAGAATAACCGCCTGTGCCATACGTTTTATTGTGACGCGATAGTTATCTTTGACGCCAGTTCTGCCTGTTGCGGCGCGAATGTAGCCATTGACTCCTAAACGTTTCATAATATCGGCTGTCATCAAAACAATTACCTCTTCTGTGTTGCATACATGAATTTCTGGTCGTATGCTGCGATATTGTCTACCTTTTTGATCATCCAGGCGAAGGCCAATATAACCTTCTCCATCAATTATCCCTGCTAGCCATCCTAGTTCTACGGGAGTTACCTGCTGATTGTCCATTTCATCCATTTGGATTCATCCTTTTCATTGTCACCTAGTTAGTAGAAAAGGCTTTAGGGGTTTCCAGCATATAGCGAGATTTACCGTGAGCACTCGGCTCGTGTAACCCTTAAAGCACTGCTACAGAATAATTCTGATTGCGTGCGATAAAAGCGGTTACGCCGTACCCACCACCAGTGTCATCCACCTGTTGCAGCACTTTGACTTCGCCAGGACCGACCAATGGTACCAGATCTTTTTGTTCGCGAGAAAGAGAGCCATACCCTTTGGTAAGTGCCTGAATAAGCGCCATCTTAGATTCGCTCTTGCTTTCGCCACGCTCTGCCGGAGAGCCCAGGCCAGGACGTGCCATCGCTGTCTCTAGGTGTCCAATACGATCATTCAAGCGATCCATGTGCTGCTTTGTCTCGCCAGAAACATTGCCAAGCTGCTTGAGCTCTTTATCTTGAACGTCTACGACGCTCTGCATTTCACTCCATGTCGAGCGCATTTCCTCGTACATGGTCTTCAAATCAACGCTCATGAACTACTACTCCTGTTTTCAAAAAAAAGTCTTTTCACAAGTGGTGTGCTAAACCATCGAAGTGATGCAATCGATTTTTTAATCGTCGCTCGGCTTCTCTTCAGTCAGGAGTGGTATGATCCGGCTCCAAGACACCAATTCTGCTCACTACTGAATCTGTACGCCTTTTTCGACCCCACCAAGGGTGGGCTTGCGTACTGGCGCGGTGAATGCGCTTTTGCTTCCAATCAAACTCTGGTCAGGGGTTGGCTTATTTGCGCCGCCAGTGCCTTGATCAGGACTGCTGGTATTCGCCTTCCCAATAAGTGACTGATCAGGGCTAGGACGATTAGGTGCGCCTGTGCCCTGATCAGGGCTGGAGCCGCCGCTCGATCCGCTGCTGGATGCGCTTCCACCATTAAAATCTTTAATGATCGTTGCGTTGTCGGTATCGAGCCCCAATGCATTCTTCCCAATCATCGGGTTACCAGAACCAGGATAGGTGCTTCCATTATCAGAAGTACCAGCGCCCCACATTCCAGTTCCATTGTTGTTCACATTTGGATTGTCAATTTTTGCCTTTGCCATCATCGTTCTCCTTATGCTTCACTATGCTCACGAATACGCGTTTTCATTTCAGAAAGCAATTTGCGAATATCTTCCATCGAAGTAGAATCCTCTTCTGGCTTCGATTTCTCTTCTTCCTCAAACTCTTCTTCTTTGATCAGAGGCGCTTCTTCCTCTTTCGTTTGTTCAGTCGGAATCTCTTCCTCAACTGGGAGCTCTTCAGCCTTTTGATGACTATTTGGTTTGGTCGGAGCATCATCAAGCGCTGCGCTGTTGGGCACATCCGGCTTCTCATCTTCGTCTTCGTCAGCAGGATTATACGGATTTTTATCTTCAAGCATGTTCTGCAACTCTTGTACTGCTTCCGCAATACTATCAAGCGCATTGGTGATACGATTTTTCGAGAAAGAAGAAAGTGTACGGCCTTCTTTCACATAAGCACGAAGTGCTTGCTTCATGGCCCTGGTCGAGAAGGTGAAGTGCGCAATCGTCATACTCTTTTGCTCAGTAGGATGATCACTCTTCTCGCCAATGCCATCGTCATCATCGCCGTCTTCGTCACCGACTCCAGCTTTGACTGCCTCATCCGTCCAGTCCAAAATAGCTTGCTCGAACTGTTTGAGCGAATCTTCGATCCCCGCTTTGGCGTCACCACCTGCCATATGTAGATGCTCAAAAACACTGGTCATCAGTGCACCAAAGAGGTCGTAGAGTTCTTCAGTTAGTTCATCTGGCTGGCGATCATTGAGCACAGAGGTGAAATCACGTGGAGATGTATCGTGCTTTGTTTGCATTGATAGTTTTTCATCCTTTTCCGCACTATCGTTATCCCATGGAGCAGTAATGGTTTTATCATTAAATTCATTTGCCATTTTTTTATAGTAGGAGGCGATGCGCGTTTTCATAGCTTCGTCGGCATCTCCAAACTCTCCACCACCCATTGCGCCTTGTAGAACTGCGGCACACGTCATAATGCCCTTTGGCATCGCAACAGGATTGCCATTGCGAATGAAGCAAAAGGGCATTTTATAATCACCAGCGCGGTCATCACTTTCATCATCCACATAAAAGTGCACTGACTTCATTTTTGCGGTATCCAGATCGCCATTCTCGCTTGTGGCCCAGGCAAGGATTTCACGATGTGCTCGTGCACCATCCCACGGAGCGTTGCGCTCGCCAAGCGGCCAATCCGTTGACCCGCAAGCCGCTTTCACATTGGTGACCCGCGTGAGCTCATTGGCAGGAAACGTCACCACAGAACCTTCCCACATACGCAGTTCTAGAAGGTGACGCACCTCGCCGCTGTAGCGCTGTTTAATGGTGTCGTAGCCGATAGATAAACCGTCCAAATAGCCCATACGGAGGCCAGAATAGGCTTGCTGCCCACGCGGCGTGGAAAGATCGATCTGTCCTTGAACACGCAGTCCACGACCATCTTCCTTCATATTGGTAAAGCCACCAATCGGCTCCTTTGGATCGTGTTGCCAGAGGACGGGAAATAAATATTTTCCACCACGCGACGTGGCATCTTTAATCGTTTTTTGGAATGCTCCTGGCTCAACGATATCTTTATAGGAGTCGATGTTTCCAAAGACTGAGAGATACCCCTCGAACGAGCCACTCGTCTCGTCAAGCGCCTTGAATTCTTGCAACACAATATCTTTTGTTTGTGGTGCACTGGTGACTGGCATGTGTTCCTCCCCAAATGTACTTGTTGTAATTTGGGTTGGAATGAGGAATTTATGAAGAGGTTTCCCTTAGTATACTAAAGTTCAGGGAAAAATACAAGTTTTTCTTTTACGCAATCGCAGGCTCGATATACAGCGTATCTTCGTAGCGACGTTCAAAACCGGAAAGCATGGTCACATTCAAATAAAGCGTCCAGACTCCAGCCTGATCTGTATCACTTGCAGCCCATTGATAAGCCAATTGATTATTTACCACGTCCACGGAAAAACTTCCAGCTCCAATTACGGTCGTATTGCTCACCGCATTATAGAGCTTGAGCGTGAAGTTTGTTGGTGCATATCCTGTATAGACAAACGTATTTCCCTGATCATCCAAAAGCGTTGGCTGATACGGCGGATCAGTTTGATACTGAAGTAAAGTAAATGATGCCATTGTTTTCCTCTATTCAAGAATACGCTCGCTTTGGCGCAAAGAAAGGACAGAATGCTCTGGCGCAAGCGTCAAAATATGTTGCCCACTACTTGTCGTGAGCGCACGTTTATTGGAAGTTGTTGGAATGATAAAACTACTAAAACTGGCCTGTCGGTCTGTTGCGTGCAAGATATCGATGCTTGCGAGATACACCGTGATGGTGGTCGTTGCCCGATCAAAATGCACCTCTGTGATGAGCAGATGCTCCTGCATCACAAAGAGCACCACCAACGCAAGCGACTCTTGTATTTGAAGTGGCTCTTGTATGAGTACAGTGCGCGAAACCAGGAGGCCATCAGTAGTGTTCAGCGTTTCAGTGAGTGCAACTGCTTGCGTTTCAAGAACGGTTTCGCTCAGCACTGGCGTTTCCGAGATAAAAACGCTTTGCGTGATAAGACCGCGATCACTGGCACTCAAAAGGTCTACCGTGAGCGCGCTACTAACAAGCGCTATCTGGTCGGTCTGCGTCACACTTTCAGCAATAAAGACGGTGCTTTGCTCAAGAACACTCTCTGTGATACTGAGCAACTCAATGCGCGAGAAACTGGCACTCCAGAAGGATGTAATACTCAGGGATTCAATTGGGACAAACGCTTCTTGTACAGCACAGCCATCACTGATCACGAGCGTTGACTCTGCAACAAAGATGCTTTGAGTCTCTAGCACAGTCTCAGTGAGCGGATTGCTCTCGCTTACAAAGACGCTGGTTGTATTCAGGCTGATTTCACTGACGCTGAGTACGCCTGTTTCCAGCGCGGCCCTTTGTAACGCCATACTTTCCGCAATTGAAAGGAGCGCACTTTCAATCTCAGTTATGATCGCAAGCGGTTGGTCGGCAAGCGAGAGCACGGAAGTTTCTGCGACCGTGATCGGGTACAGTTGCGATTCAGCGACACTGAGTGCGTCTACAAAAAGCGTCGTCTCACTGGCGTATTCCTGATCGCTGAGCACCCCTGCACTCTCTGTCACCATCACAGAACTACTCAGCAGCGTTTGTTCGCTCACCGTGAGCAATTCCACCCTACCAGGGGTTGCACTGAAGAATTCGGTGATACTGAGGGGAGCCGTTTCAGTTGCCGTCTCTTGTGTGAAGAATGCATCACTGACCGAAAGCAATTCTGCCGCGAGCGGTGTACTGGCAAAGAATGCGCTATCGCTGATAGTGACTGCGTCGCTCACCACAGAAACCTGACTTGGCGTGGAGAGGTCGCTCACACTGAGTAGCTCAATGATCGTTGGCCCAGTAGTGGTAAAATCCGTGACAAAGTAGACATCCAGGCTCGTGAGCGTGGGAAACAAGAACATGCTCTCGCTCACTGAGACCGGATCAATGGGTAAGAACGTTTCTACGTAGGCAATGCTCTCCACCTGTGTCAGACCATCAGCAATACTTACGCTTTGCGTGGTAAGTGGTATTTCTACCACCGAGAGCGCTTCGTTGACCGCAAGACTTGTGGTTTCACTAAAGCTCTCAACCGTACTGAGTCCATCACTAAAAAGTGTATTCTCTGTGAAGAGCAAGGCTTCCGTTTGCGCCAGATTATCAACAAAGAGCGTCTGTTTTGTAAAGAGTGGCGTATCCGCGATACTAAGCACTACGGTTTCTATAATAGTGAATGCATACAGCGCGGCATCGGTAGCAGTGAGACTTTCTATGGTGAATACGGTGTCTACAAAGAATGGTGCTTCCGTTTGTGTCAGACTATCAGTTGGTTGTATGGCCTCTGATAAGAGTGGGGCTTCACTCACGCTGAGTGCGTCAACCGGCTGAATAGACTCTGAAAGCAGCGGCGTCTCAGTCACGGAGAGCGCATCTATTGGCTGAATAGTTTCTGAGAAAAGAGAAGTATCAGCGCCACTCAAGCTATCCGTTTGCGCCACGGTTTGTGTGAGTAAGAAACCATCGCTTGCACTGAGTGCATCCGTTGATGCCATCACCAGCGGAATAATATCGCTTACCAGAAGACTTTCAATCGTATTCCAGGTTGTGTTCATGAGCGCGTAGGTTGGCGCGGCCACATGAGCATGGTTGGCAATCTGGACAGGCGTCAAAATGGCTTGATAAATAGCGACTTCGTCAATGATGCTAGAAAGATAACTCCCTGCAAAATCAAAGATACTGCCAATTTCTATGGGCGCTTTCGTGCCTGCTGTCGTCAGCGCGCCGTTCAGGTACACCAGCGTCGTTGTACCCGTTGAAGTCACTGCAACATGTTGACTCACGCCTGCGGTGCTGATCCAAAATTCCAGCGAGAAGACTGACCAGGAAGTATAGTTGAGCGTATAGGGAAAGCTAAAGACGCCGGTTGTGCCATCAAAGAGAATTGCTGTGCCACTGTCACCAGCGATGAGCCCCGTTTGCGCAAGCGTAAAGGTTCCTGAAAGTTTGCCATGTTGATTATTATTGGTAAGATCATGGGCAACGGTGCCCGATGACTCGTTCAAACGATAATACGCCTTCGGACTATCGGCAAGAATCATCGCAGCATAACTGGCCTGCGCTTCAGAAGCGCAGAGTAAATCAGTAGCGAAAGAAGTCTCTGACAAAAGAGGGGTTTCAGTCACCGTGAGCGCTTCTGTTGGCTGAAGGGTTTCTGAGAGGAGATAGCTATCACTCACCGAAAGCGAATCAGTCGAGGCCATCGTAACTGTGGTGACCCCCGAACTGTATCCGGTCGTGAGGATCTCAAAGTTACTATCGCCAGTGCTATTGGTGGAGATACGATTTAAGCGAAAGTTGAGCGCGGCATCTCCACCGGCATTGGTGGTAATCGTGACCCAAATATCAGCATACAGCAGATCGCCAGAGACAAAGGTGGTTGAGGCATTGGTTGTGCCCGAAAGTGCATACGTGGTAATTGTACCATTGACCGTCTGCCCAGCAAGAGACATATCAATGAGCTGCGTATAGACCCCGCCATTATATTTATACAAGCGAAAATGAAGCGTGCAGCCGGTTACTGACCCTATAAGCGTGCCATCGGTGTGCCCTGTATTTAAACGCAAGTTCGCGGTATAAGGACCGGCTGCAAGGGTATTACCAACGAGATTGAGAATTGCTGTCTCCAGCATAAACCCTTTGCCAGTCGGAGAACCGATAGAACCTGACGCAGCCCAGGCAGAGGCAGTGCCTTGCGCGGTAATTTCACCAAAGGCCGTGGAGGTTCCTATAAGACTATAGAGCTGCGTCACATTGACGTTATCAGTGCCATGCGTGATGCTCATCTGACTCGTCGTGCCGAGCGTGGAACCTGCGGTATTGGTAAAATAGAGCGGCAACGCAGTGAGCGCTTTATACGTAATCGAGTCGCTGGCAGAAAGACCATCGCTCGAAGCCATCAGGCTTGCAATACCTATATTGTAGTGAAGAGCGACTTGCGTCGAGGATAAAACGGTGGAATACCATGCGACTTCATCAATCGTCCCGTTCCAAAAATCAGAGCCCGTAGTATCCGTTCCGATATCAGCAAGACTGGCTGTAATACTATACGCATAGGCAGCAGACCCCGCAGAGACGCCATTCACATAGAAGATGGCGGTTGTCCCATTATAAGTCCCTACCAGATGATAAAGCGTACTCGTGGTAACGGTTGCGGAGCTGACATTGTTAGCGACCCAACTGGAGAGGGTAAACTTACCGGTTGATTGATTGTAGCCAATAGACGCCTGATTTGCGCCACTATTGGTCCCGAACATCATCACTGTTGGAAAGCCGCTGCTAGGAAGCACTGAGGGTGTTTTCACCCAGGCTTCCATCGTCCAAGAAGAAGCGCCAGTCGGCAGACTCGTGGTAGGGATCGCAACTTTACTACTTGACCCGTTAAAGAGCACTGAGGGATCAGTATCCCCTTTAATGAGTGCGGTCTGATTGAGCGTCACGCTGGTATACGTTCCGTTTTGTGCCTGACTGCCAAGATCAGTTGCGACTGTACCGGAAGTTTCTCCTAAACGATAATAGCGAATAGGAGAATCAGCAAGAACGGTGCTCGAATACAGACTCACGTAGTACCCCTTCTAATCGGCAAGCCAAATATAGGTAGGCGCGGCACCTGAATAAGTAATGACAAAAGATTGGCGCGCTGGCACACGATACGGTACGCCTGCCGTGGGCACACTGCCGACGTTTGTACCACCGATAGTAAATGCCGTCATCGTATTAATGGCCGTGAAGATAATTTGAATATCATTCTGGCTACTGTTTCCCGTAAAAGGTGAGGCACCAATAGCAGTCGGTGTGATAGATCCGCGAGGATTATATCCAATGCAACTCCTCACAATTTGTGGTGTACCTGCAAACGTAGTGCTTGGCGTGTTACCGGTTCCTGCGAAATGACAGCCAAAGAAATATCCTCTGTGATTGGTATCATTGATCGCGTTCGTGACGAGTCCTGCACCAGAGCCAACAGGGCTTTGAAAGATGCACCCTTCAAAATAACTGTTTCCTGCGCTTTGGCTATCGTTCACTTCGTACGCAGTCGTATTGCTCTGATTGTTGGTGGCCCAGTTGCAGTCTTTAAACGTAATTGGCCCACCTGTACCTGAAATATTCACACCATCAGCATTCGAGTGTTTAAAGAGCATACTAGTGAATTTAATATTATTCGCAGCCGTAATCTGTACGGCCTGATTGCCGTTTTGTGCCACACCACCAATAAAGGTGATATTGTTGGGATCAGCGCTTCCGGTTTCAACCAGAATTGTTGGACTCACGGTTCCGGTCGTGATCATACCTACGTCAATATTTATTATGGTGTTGCTAGCTCCACCCTTAATATGAATAGCGGAACCGGATACAGAGCCACCGGCAACGGCCCCTCCAACATTGGTCAACTGACAGTCGTTAATATCCTCCAAGAAAAAACCATCACCATTGTCAATGACTTCCAAGAGAATATCAGAGAGCAGATTTTGCCCAACAAAGTTTGAGCCAGTCACCCCCTTAATATGAATGCCTTGTGCGCAGTGATTGATGTGGATCGCGTGCATGATAGCTGCCACATTGTTGACGCCTGCGGTGCCAATGCTCTCTATGGCCCAGCCATTCATATAATAGATCTGCAAGCCAGAAAGATATGCGATGCGTGCGCCGGTTATTTCAATACCATTAGCGGCTGGATTGCCAGAGGAGGTAGAATTGGCATACTTAATATAAAGATCACGCACCCCACAACCATCAGCCGTAATGCCGATAATTTGCGCACCGCTAAAACCGGCTGTCGGTCGCAGAATGGTTCCTGGCCCTGCACCAACTATATGCGTATTTGCGGTAGAGAGCGAAAGTGGCGAAGATATTTGATACGTACCAACAGGGAGAAGAACAGTGCCACCCGCAGAGGCAGCAGTAATCGCGGCTGCAATGGCCGTCGTATCATCGGTCACACCATCGCCAGCCGCGCCGTATTGTTTCGCATTGTAATAAATGGGAGGGACAAGCGCTGTAAAAGCCATACACATCCTCGCAAAAAGCTAGAAAACTTCTAAGAATTTGAGAGGAATGTATATTTTTGTAAAAAAAAGAAATTAGCTCAGGGCAACCTGCCCTTTATAGTCGGCAAGCGCCTCAACGTTCGAAAGATCAGTCGGATCAGGATCTTCCCACTCCCACACCGTAAAATCAGTGCGCGCACCAACAAGATTGGTTCCGATCAGTGCGCCGATTTCTTGAATAGTCGTCTCATCAATAGCTGCGGTCACAACGGTAATGCGTGTCATTGCTATACCTCCTAACTAATTTCAACAGTGCCAATATAGGCAGCGTTGCCTTCAATCGTAGAAAGATCGGTCGGATCAGGGTTTGTCCAACTCCAGATATAAAAATCAGAGCCCGATCCAATCATTTCAACGCCATCAAAGTTATTCAGGTCGCCACGAATAGTCTGATCTTTTTCAGTCAGCACAACGTATTTGCTCATAAAGACTCCTTGTAAAAAATGGGGGTTTGAGAGGATTTTTCACATGAAGATTTGCATTGTCTTGAGGTATTGTTCGTAGTATACTACGCATATATAGGGTTGTCCAGCAGGCGCAAGAACACCTCTGGACGCGACATTATTAAATCTTATGGAGGATCAATAACGTGAGTACAAGTATAGCACAAAAGCGCATTATGCGCACAGAACCAATCTTTTATGTCTACTTTTTCTATCGAGGAGAAAGCACTGTGCCTTTTTATATTGGGAAAGGATGTAAAAAGAGAATAGACGGCCACGAATACTGCGCTCGAAAGCACGCTACGTGCAAACATCTTACCTGCCGCATTATTCGTAAAGAATGGCGCGAGGGAAGAAATATCACCAAAGTCAAAATAGCTGATGGCATCACAGAACAGGCCGCGTTTAGTCTAGAGAAGTTGTTCATCGATCTTGGAGCCGTGTACAAATGGCCCCTGGTCAATAAAACATTTGGTGGCGAAGGTGTAAGTGGATATATTCGAGATAAAGAATGGAGAGCAAGAAGGAGTAAACTTGCAAAAGAACTTGTTAAGCAAGGTAAATTTGAACATCTCAAAACTGTTAATGCCGGTCGCATTCATACGCAAGAAGAGCGAAGAAAGCGCAGCGAGAGTATCAAAAGAGCGACTTCTACGCCAGAGGCTCACGCACTTAAAATTCTTCGATCAAAGGAAATGTGGAAATCAGAAACATATCGAGAGAACCATAGAAGAGCCATGCATACGCCAGAGGCTCACGAAAAACTTGCCTATTGGAAGGGAAAAGAATCTGCCCAGGCAAAAACGTACCCTGGCTTTATTGCTCCTGATGGAACGATCTATCAAGATGTAAAAAATCTTACGCGTTTCGCAAAAGAACATGGTTTGCTCGTCTCAGCGCTCTGTTGCGTCGCACAAGGAAAAGTTGCAAGTCACAAAGGCTGGAAGCGCTATCCACCTCTCCCAGAAAAAGAGGCACGTTACCAGTTTACAGACCCAGAAGGAAAAATTCATAGAGTTGTCAATCTAAGCGCATTTTGTCGAGAACATAATCTTGATGCCAAAGCAATGTCAGATGTCGCTTTTGAGAGAAGAAGTATACACGACGGTTGGCAAAAATACCCGCCACAAGTTCTCAAACAATATCAATGCGCTGGCTTTCGATCTCCCGATGGCACCGAATACAGAGACATTTCAAAACTGAAAGATTTTTGCATCGAGCATAGTCTTGATTACTCTGGAATGGCAAAAGTGAACACCGGTAAAAAGCGAACGCATAGCGGTTGGTCAAGTTTGGCCCAGGAAGCCCCAAAACCAAAATACAATTTCATCGATCCAAACGGTATCACTTACAATACGAATAATCTAACGCAATTCTGTAGAGAACATGGACTCGACCAAGCCTCTATGAGTTCTGTCCATAGTGGCGCGTACAGACAATATAAAGGTTGGAAGAAAAGTACATAAACTGCATATAAGAGCTAACGCAGTGTTAGCTCTTATATTATTTATCTAGATGCGTATAGTGATTTGTGCTGTCAGGTTACTTACGTTTGAAACGGTCATGGGCTGGTTCACGGCATGATCAATGTAATTACCCACAAAGATGCCAGTAGTAGTATTTGCTGCACCAGAGGCAACATTAACTAACCAACAACTTGTATAGTTTCCATTGGTGGTCGATCCGCCATTGGTTGAGTTTTTAAATACAAATGAGACTACAACACTTCTATTTCCAGCGCCGGTTGTATTGGCATAGGTAAAGCCACCACCGGTAATGACGCCGCTATACTGTGAGAGTGGACTGGTCGCATTTGCCGTCAAGTTACCGTTGGTCGGATTATCAGTAATCGTGGGCTGCGGCACCACTGCGGAACCAATGGCATAGGCCGCGTTTGCGGTAAAGCTGGTGACTGTCAGCGACGTTGCGCCTTGTGAGGCAGGCGAAGAAAGAACAACGTTTTGTATTTGTCCCGTTCCAAAGCCAAGTTGTACCGTCGTGCCTGAAGGAATAGCGGCTGGAATGGCCGCAACCGAAAGACTGGTGACGCCGGTCTGCCCATTCGTCAGTGCAGTAGTCAACGTGGTCGAGCCATCATTGTTGGTAATAAGAATATCATTCCAGGGGCTCGCATTACTGGCGTTGGCAATAGCCGATCCGAGGATATTAACAGCCCCATTGTCGGTGACGATTTTTGGTGTCCAGAGCTCTTTTTGTACTTCGCCTGTTTTGGCATCACTCTGACAGATTCGCCAAATTCCAGCAAGCTTTCCTTCTGGATACATGGCGCAAAATTCTTCGTAGCTTTGTGGTTTCACGGAAGACCGGTGATACGGGGCATAGTCAACGAGTAGCTCGCGCATTCTTCACTCCTTGTAAAAAAAAGAAACAAAATGTGGGGATTTGTCTTTTCTTTCAAGGCGTGAAAAATTAGTGTGGAGCGCGGCTCAGTAGCCTGTAGTATAGCATAGAAAAAGGAAGTTGTCATGTGTTATACTAGGGCCAACCTCAAATGTTCGCACTCCAAATCCTCATTTTCCCGTGTCTACCCCGCTACTTCAAAGGAGTGCATGGACGGTGCAGCAGCCAATACAACAGGAGCCAGTAGCAACCCTACTGTATCGCATTGAAATCATGGAGAGAGAATTTACTCAACTGAAATCTCAACTCAGCCTCTACGAACCGGCTCGCGAGAGCGACTTAAAACTTCAACGCATCAACGATATTGTACAACGCATCGAAATCGAAATCACCAGATGTAAAGAAAAACTAGAGACAATGAGCACCACCCTCACAACCCAGGATAACGAATCAAAAAAACGCGACAGCGAAACAAAAGAAGATTTAAGTAAACTGCAAATCAAAGTCTTGTGGGGAATTATCTCAACGGTGATCGCTGTCCTTATCGGCATTTTGATTGGATACGCCAATCACCTACTCCACTAGAGGTGAAACATTGTGAAATATTATAAGCGCTACACGTTCATCATCTTTGTCACTGAGTGCGTCCTCTTCTTACTCTTACTTGCCTTCCTGGCTGTATGGGTAATCTTTGGAAGCCCTAGCAATATCATGAATCAGATTGGACTCCAACGTGCACGCTGTGAGCGCATCGAGAAAGATGCGCTCATCTTGCAATACGATACCAATCAACAAGATCGCTCCCAGGCACTTAGCGAACTGCAAGATACTATTCCACCTGCTGACAAGGCACAGCAAGCATTGCAAACTGGCGACACAAGTCTGCGTTTGCCACGCCATCCTCCAAACAATGTGATTCTACTCGTCAACCAAAGCAATAGCGACTACATCCCCATTCAGGTCGCAGCCAATAAAATCATCGCCAATCACACGCCAGTTGACCCGTTACAAACACAAATCATCATGGCTCACGAGCACTCCTACAGTATCTCAATTAATAACATCGCCGTGGCCTGGGAAGATCAAATCGATACCGTCTTCTTCCAGCTCTTCTTAATCGAAGCGGGGATTACGCTCGTCCTTCTCGTACTTGTTATCATGCAATACAGAAGAGCCATCAATTACTACAACAAACCCCACGAAGAATAACGCGCTAAATAATTAATTATTTTTTCTTAGACATTCTCAAATGAGAAAAAATAATTAATTATTTGCCTCCCCTTACTTCTCTGCCTCAACCCCATGGCAATAGCCGGTACAAGTAAAGTCGTCTGAGATGATTTCCAACATCAGTTGGCGGTGCAATGCATCAGCATCCTCTTGCGTCAACATATCTCGTTTCACGAAGAGGGGAAGTAACATTGTACTCATTACTTCTTGATTACGGTAAAAGTTTGCCCACATAGCGGAGCCTTGTGAAAAATCTTGGAGATACGCTTTTTGCCGAATATTCGTAAAGCCAAGGCGACGAAGCACTTGTGGAAGCGCTGTGGCGACCCCAACGGTACTGCCTGTCGAGGAAAAACCGTATCCAGTATCAAAAAGATACTGCGCGACTAAATCGTATTCGCGCTGAAGTGCTGGACTATTGGAAACGGTGTGTACAAATTCAATACTCTGGAATAATCCGCCAGGGGCAAGAATGCGGCGACACTCTTTGAGATACGGAAGCCACTGATGGCGTTTGAGAACTGCAAAAAGCAGCGTCATATGCACATAATCAAACGTTTCATCGCTAAAGTCGAGTGGCTCTGTAATGTTCATCACACCAAAACTGGCGTTCGTTAACTGTTGCGAAAGGGCACGTGCATTCGCATAATCGACCATTGCCTTGCTGATATCAATGCCTGCGACCTCTGACTTAGGGCGTGCAAAGGCGACATCAAGTACCCATCCACCAGGACCGCAACCAAGATCAAGAATGGTGCGAATGTTGGGGCGCTCTTCAATACCTGCCAGTGGGCCACCGCACATCTCAATGAAAAAGTGGCTCTGTGTAATGAGACGTGCAAGTTCATTCGCACTCTCAGGATCGAAGATATACGTGTTTTCTGTCATGTTCCTCTTTTCTTTCTGAATATTCGCAACTTTTTTAAAGTATACTGAAAAAATACTCAGAAAACAAGAAGAATACCTGTTCTACTTTTTGCCACGAGGATCAACGTATAAATGCTTCATACTTAAATGACGAAGGATACCATGCCCTGTCCAGATGCGTTTGCCACATGAGCAGTGATACGGATAAAACAATCTTCGGCCCACATACAGCGCCGCAAGCGCCGCGAAGATGTCAATGCAGTATTGAAACGTCATGCGTCACCATCCTAGTTCATCTTTGACCTGTGCCCACGGCTTTGCTTCTTGCTGTGAGACGATAAGCACGAACGCTTCTTCTCGTTCAGTAAGGCGTTCTGCTCGCGTGAATCGATAGAAAAGACGATGGAAAAACAATCCAATCTTTTTCATCTGCTCCTCCTTAATTTTTAAAAATTAAAGAAATACAGCGTACAAAGCACACACTTTGTACGCGCCGCGCTGCTACGAAGCTGACGGAAGCAGCGCCATGACCTTTGTTGAGAGCAGGTGCGGATTCACCTGTCCGATGGCCTCACGAATTTGTTCCAAGATCATTGGATTGAGATATTCAATCCATCCATCCAAATTGGCTACCAGTTGATCGCTGGTACGAATTGCATGCATTGAGCAGAGCGTCTTAATGAGCCAGACCACCTGTGGTGCCAACACATTGATTTCCATCTCTGTGAGCCCATAATCCCGCGCCGTTTTGACGGTTTTAGGAAGCACACACAGTACCCGATCACCTTCCGCCATAAGCGGCTTGCCAGTGGTGATTTCGGTCTCAATAGAAACTGAGGGAACGCAATACAGGTAAAGTGGAATATGCTGATCATTTAAGGCTTTGCGCAACGGGAGTAATCGCTGATGCTCAAATTCACCGCGTGCGATATTCATTGCACCATTAAAAAAGCGCTCATCTATATGGCGCGCCTGAATAAGCCCTTTACTCTGGCGAAGAATAGCAGCAAGGTTATCTACTGCCCAACGCATGTACCCAAAATGCCATGCGAGATTGAGAATAGTTGGGGCAAGTAATTCTTCTGTGCCTGCCCCAACATTGGTGACCACGAGCCCTCTATCTTCTGTTTGCTCATGACGCGTCCCAAAGTGCCCAGTCGTCAGCGGGAACTTCACCGCTGACCCGAAGTACGGACGCATCTTGGAGGAATCATAGAGAGAAATGCCATAGAGACTTTGCAACGCAATGTCAGCAGTCTCCCAGGTCTTTGTTCGGTATTTAGCCACGTACACTTCCTTCTTCGATGACACTTTCACTCACCGTACTTCGGTGAGACATTGCATCTTGAATAGTCTGCTTCGCACTATCGAGCGTATCTTGTACCGCTACGATTTGCGCTAAGAGTCCAGCAATTTCCGCCTGAGACAGCCATCCAATCCCCTTCACAAATCCAGGCGACAAGAGATGAAAAAACGATTGTTGCGTCTGCGACAAGAGCTCTGTGCCATGCGCAACCGCTTGCCGGACAGAGATTTCTGCTTTAAGTTGGCGCTGTTCATCGCGCTGCGCGTAATAGGACTCAATGTTGGCTTTTGTTTCTGCCAATTGTGCGTCCATTGCGGTGCGCTGCTGCGCAAGCATTTCGTCCAACTGAGAACGAATAGCCTTTGCGGCCTCCGCTTTAGACTGCTCAATCTCGCTTTGCAACTTTGTTTGCAGCGTGGTAAAACGGTTGCGCTCTTGCGCGGCTTCTTGTAACTTTGCTGCAAGCTCTTTTTCGCGCTGCTCAATAATTTCAGGACGGCGTGCCACCTCTTTGACCAAACGCTGATGTTGCGCCTCAAGATCTTTGTACTGTTTATTGAGCACATCCACTTGGGCTTCATAGCGTGTTGCCGTTTCCTTTTGCGCACCCTCTAACCGCTGTGCGTAGTGTTCTTCCAACTTTTGACGCGTCTGTTCCATCTCCAGCGCTAGCTTTGCGGCCAACTCTTTGTCGAAACGCTCTTCAAAGATTTCACGACGACGGCGTTCGATATAGGCATTCAGTTGCTCTCTGGTGACAATCTCACGCGCAATCACCAAATCAACAACTTTGGCAACCTCGCGGTAGTCATAGACCCCATCAAGCGTTCCTGCTTCACCAATCGTATGTCCTGCTTTGTATTCACGTAGTGGCAGCACTTTGTTGAGCGTTGACCAACTAAGTTGAAGTTCGTTCTCATCTTGAACGGCGTTCACCATATATTGCTGCATACGATTTTGCAGATCATCAGGAAAGTAGCCAATGGCAATGTAGTCAGTCACCGTTGTAAAGTGCACGCCCACAGCGCGACTGATTTCTCGTGTGGAGGTGCCTTGCCGGTGGAGATTTGCGAGGCCACGACACTCTGAGAGGAAGGTAAATTCACGGACAGCATTCGCTGCCTGGAGCATCATATTGGCTTCGCTGTCATCAACGATACCGTAACTGATCACCCAAATGAGCTTCTCATTTTGTTCCAGCGAAGAACGGATACGCCCTTCACCATCAATGCACTCATAAAAGTCTCCTGGGAGAACGCGAACGGTGGGAAGTTGTACCACCCCAATCTCACGCACGCTCTGGCGAAGACGCTCAAATTCAGCCCCCTGGTGCTTACGTGGATTTTTGGCAGTAAACTTGATCTTGCGCGGATCAACTTGCACTAATTGCGGTGTTTGCATAATTTCACTTTCAATTCAAAAAGACACTTTACATTTTTGAGGAACGCGCCTCTTCTTGCAGTACTTCAAGCATTCTGGCAAGAAGCTCTGGATGCTTTTGTGCTTCAGCGAGGACACGTTCCACAGGCGTTTTCTTTTGAATACGATTCTCTTCAATATACAGCAACACATCTACGCGCCGGAAGCGCAGTGCACGCCCGACACGAAACCCTACCAACCTTCCTGTATCCACGAGACGTGTAATCGTCCGTGTTGAGACATCAAACCACTCTGCCACCTGCTCAAGACTGAGCACCGCCCGATTTTGCTCCTCTCGACGCAGATCATCATAGTAATATTCTGTTGTGGCAGTATCAACAGCAAGTTGATAACGGTCATCATTCATACTTCTTTTCCTTGTCTTGATCTGTCACGTTTGAAGCTCTGGTTGTAAGAATAACAGGTGAAAAGACTCGCTGTCAAGTCCTTTCTTCAAAAAAAAAAGAGACACCCCAAAAAAGATGTCTCTTTGGATTATTTTCTTATTTAATTCTTTCTGAGTGTCAAAACTGCTGGGAGCATATTAAACATCATGACCCCTACAGGGAGAAGAAAAACCGTGAGGCAAAGCCCATATGCAATGTTTGCCCAGATATATCCTGCCCAGCATCCAATAAAGCAGAAATACAATGCGCGCAAGAGAAAGTTCAGTTGTGCCGTTCCTCCAACAGTGACATTGACGTTCGTCTGCATAAAGGAGTTGTTCCCAGTTTGCAACGATGTCGTAGAAACGTTCACGTTTGTTTCTATTCCCTTTGTCTTGAGCGTCATAATTTGCGGTATGCGGTTTAAGATCATTAAACCGGCTGGTAGCGTAATAATCAGCGAGCAAAGAAAAAAGCCGAGGTTAAGACAAAACCAGCCTGCCCACCAACCCACAAAGCAGAAATAGAGCGCTCGTACAAAAAATCCTGGCCCTGATGCCTTTACATTCACGTTGACATTTGTTTGCATCATATTTGTTGCCATCATCGGCTGCGGCGGATAATACGGCTGTTGCGCAAAGGGTTGCCCAGGTTGTTGCTGCGTTTGTGGTGGCATCGGTGGATACTGGTACATCGGTGCATATCCTTGTTGCGGATACGATTGCCCAGTAGTCTGATTCGGTTGTTGCGGAAATTCTTGCATGGTTTCTCCTTATGGACGCGTTTATTCAAGTATAGCACGAAGTTTTTTCTTCGCGAGATTTTCAGACGAATTTCCTATACATGCTTCTTTTCCCTACTCTTCTTGATAATCCAGAGCGTGAGAAGAAGTATGCCAAGGACAATGAGCCCCAGGAAAACACGTTGAAAGATCTGGTCGTTTTGCTGGTTAATCAACTGCTGCTGATAGCCATAGTCATGCGAGAAGCCATTAGTGGTGACCGTACAAATTTCACCAATGCCCATCGGTTGCCCATTACAGGTTGGCCCGTTTATGGGAAGAATGGCCCCTAGAATGCCGCGTCCAATGTTATATCCCATAAGCGCAAGGCATCCCAGGATAAGAAGGATAAAAGGAATGGCGTAGCACCCCTGCATTATTTTTGCTTTTGTTGTATCTTTCATTTTCTCTTAATGACTATAAAGAATACGGTAGTCACCACCGTGATCAGCGCAAGAACCTACTGTCCCACCGGTTAACAGGTATTTGAGATCAACACATTCGATCACATACCCTGTGCCACTTGAGAAGGTAGACGCGCACGAATAATAGGTACAAAAATCTGCTGGAGGATTAGTAATAAAACTTCCACCAGTCGGATCAAAACTAAAGTTCGCTACATCACTTGCAGGTGTTGGCGTGACCGCAAGCTTTGGCACCGTAGGAGTGTTCGTGGGTACAGGCGTCACTGTTGGCGGTATCGCTGTCGGAACACTTGTTGCCACGGCTGTCGGAGGCACTACGACCGGTGGAGCCTGCGAAGGCGACGTTGGCACCTCTGTTGTTGCAACAGTCACCACCCGCGTCTGGACAATTGTTTTTTCAGCAGGCGCGTCTTTGGTCGAAAGCCAGAGTGCGCCGGTAAAGATGCAAAAGCTGAGTACAACAATGCAACACGTTGAAACCAGCGCGCACCTGCCTGCGGTGTCAGAGGTTTTCCAAATTTCTTTGAGATTTTTCTTCCGTTTCTTCTTTGGCTGAAACGAAGGCATAGTATACATTTCCGTATAAGGATGCGGTTCCATAAAATGATCATCATTGGGATTCATAAGTATATATTCCTCAGATGTGCCGCCCCGCGTAAGAGCGGCACCAAAAACTAGTGACTATATAATGCTTGTAAAACGCCACCATCACGCGAACATGCCCCGCGCACTCCACCACTATGCGTATACACACCATTGGCGCATTCGGCAACATACCCGTTGGCGCTTGTCCAAAAAGAGCTCACGCAAGAAAAGTACTGTCCACAGAAATCGCCTGGAGGACTAAAAATGAGATTGCCTGAAGAATCAAAATCATAGCCCCAAGGATTGCCATTCACACCCGTTATCGGTGTCGTAGGTATTGGAGCGGGTGTTGGCGATGGCGGCACAGGCGTCGGCACAAAGAGCGGCTGGATATTAAAACGCTTCTGTGCAGTTATATACCCAAAGCCCACATGTGAGTTCACTTGCACAAGCGCATAGCCACCGGTTTGACAAGGTGCGCCACTATCCCACTGCCACGTATAGCGCCCCAAACTATTTGCATTATGATTGGGATAAACAGTACGGATCAAACCGGTACTACACCGGTAAAAGATTACCATTCCTGAGCGAGACCCAGGCACGCTGAGAATAGTAATGTGACTGGTTGCATTTGCATTCATCACCCCGCCAATAATGGCAATCGGTGGTTGGCTGGCATGTGTTCGCGTCAATTGGACGGTGAACGCTGCCAGAAAAAAGCTCACAACCAACACGGCTGCGAGCAATTTCACTTTCATAACAAGACTCCTTCGAAAATAGTTTCCACACACATAGACGAAGAAGCAGTATGAAAGTAGCTATCTCCCCTTTTTTGGCTCAAGGAGTAGCCAGGGCGATTCTTCACGGAACGTCAAACGGATTACCCCATGAATTGTAACCCCTGGAATTGTGTTATATCTTGGCGAAAGCACCAATATGTCTCGCGCCCACTCACCATGCGGTTGAAAGTCTATCTTTCCACAGGCCGCAGAAAGATGCTGCCGCAGTAAGCGTCCAAAGAGCGGCCAACACTTTTTCTTTGAAAGAAATTCTGTGTCCTTGCGCATTCGCTCAAATGCCTCCAAGATAGGCTGCATATCAAGATCGCTGCTAATTACGATATCAAAAGTTTCACCATCAGACAAACGTAATTGTATTGGTTGTTGTATCATCATTTACTCTTCTCTTTCTTATTTTAATCAAGCGCGCCGCTACGTGCCCACCGTTGCCAGCTTGCCTCTTTCTTACGCAGCGAAAGCCAGATGGATTGTATCAGCGCATATATTTCTACAAACGTACACAGATAAAAAAGTAACCAGCCAATAGGAGCAAGAAGAAGATAACTCCCCTGCTCTCGACTTTCCCACCATTGAATCGCAAACATCAACGCAACGACAATGATCCCTGAGAAAAACGCTGACATATCCCCCGTCAGAAACGAGAAGATGTAGAGCACCAGAATAAAGATCGGCTCAAAGCCAAGTTGCACATCCCCAAAGATCGCAAGCGGAAGTACCAGCCACGTCAAAAGTTTATTATGCTGCGGTTTGAGCGAGAAGAAGAGCCTCCTGTGTTCCCAAAAAGTTTGAAACCTTCCACGCTTCCACCGAAGTCGTTGTTTCATCAGACCATAGAGCGTTGATGCCCCTTCTGTATAGACGATAGCATCAGGGCAATACACAATGCGCATTCCTGCTTCCTGTATCCTGACTGAAAGCTCAATATCCTCAGTGATATTTTTGGTACTGTAGCCACCAAGCTGCTGAAAGACTTCTTTGCGAAATGCGCCTGCTGCACCACCAATAATATAAATGGTATTAAGTAGGCTGTCGGCGCGTTTAAAGTAAAATGAAAGCAAAAACTCCAGCTCTTGCACCGTTCCAACAAGCGTCTTCGCATTGCCAATCTTCACATTGCCCACTGCTGCCATCACGGCAGGATTACGAAACGCGTTGACATACGCCTCAACTGCGTATTCGTGGACATGACAATCCGCATCTATCGAAAGCAGAAGATCGCCTTTTGCCAACTTGAGTGCGGTATTGAGTGCGGCCCCTTTGCCACCATTTTCCTGATACCAGTACACCAGTTTGATTGCTTCATGCACACCATCAAGCTCACGCTCGTACTTTTCAATGAAACGACGAATGAGTCGATCCGAGCCATCCGTTGAGCCGTCATTGACAATAATAATCTCCATATGTTTGTAGGTACTCTTGAGGAGGGATTTCACGGTATGCAAAATCCCTACCTCTTCATTCCAGGCCGGTATCAGTACCGAGACATAAGGATGATATTGCTGGACAAAGTGATCAACAAGCACTTGCTCACGTTTTCCCATAACATGAAACCAGGGAGAGATAAACATGTATAGCGTGTACTTTGTCAGTAACACCGTTGCAAAGAATACAATGAGTGCACGCACAAGGATAAACCAGATCGATGTGATCGTATGTGCATGCAGCAGAAAGGACGACGCCGCAAGAAAGAGCGTCACGATATAGAGTGCTGTATAGACAGCGATTTTTGCACCACGCATTAGTCTTTTTTGAAAGTCTTTCGTAGCGCCACCAAGTATGCAGTCGTATCAGAAGACACTTCCTGCTTCTTTGGACGCATCGTAGAAAACAGTTCCACCGTTTGTTCTTTGGTCGTTTTATTGCGCGCAAGGGCAGAGGCAAAGTTACTCCAGAGAATAAAGAGTGCCACAAAGGCCACAATGCGATAAATCGGCCAGGGCGCAAGATAGAAGTAGACCAATGATCCTACCTCTCCTGCGGCCACAAGGTACAGCGCCTCCAAGCCAATCACAAAGGCAAGATTGCGCTTTGGTACTTTCTTTGGTGGAGGTTCTTCAAGAACGGGTGGACTTTTCATCGGCTTCATCGGAAGCGTCAGCCTGGGCGGAATAATATAGCCACTATTCATTGAGCGCTCCGTTTGAAAACTTCGCCTGATACCAGGAGTCGAATTGCGGATAGACGCTTCGAAAGTCCAACACCGTTTGTGGTACTTCTGCGACAGGCGCGGGTTGTGGCGAAAACCAGAGGTTGCCCCCTAAGTGCCAGACCGAGACATTGCTAATTCCTTCTTGCATTACAAGTTGCAATTTGGTATCGAGCGTCTGCATATCACTGTAGTCATAGGCAATACCATTACTTGTCCACATCATTTCCGCAGAAGACTCATCACGTTTGGCCGTTGCAAAACCAGGAAAACGTTCCGACTGCTCATAGGTATCTTTGCTCATCTGATAGCTATGTACCCGCCCATGATACCCATAGCTCGGAATGCCAATCACGATTTTCTCTACTGGCAGTTTTGCTTTCATCCACAGACAGATGTTTTTGAGCCACGCAAGCGGTTGCACTGGTGTCCCTGCACCATTATCATATTGATTATCGTAGGCCATCACCACCAGATAGTCCACCGGAAGGGTGGCAAAGTCTTCATAGCGCCACTGATAATAGCCCTGCTCTGTCTCATTGCTAATCGCTGGCCCATCAAGCATCAACGCAGCCCCGCTTTGATGCAGAGCGGCCCCAATCTCACCCATTACTATTTTATATGCCTGATAATATTCAGCAGACCAGGAACTAAAATCTTCAATATCAAATTCTACGCCTGTGAAACCTGTCGTTTGCAAAAAGTTGGTGAGCGTCGTAATGCAGGCGCTTGAGGCTGCGGTATCTTGCGCAAGCACCATAATTCCTGCAATCGTGCCAGAAATAGTCGCAAACTGTTGTGTGCTATGCGCCTTGAGTGTTGCGACATTTTGCGCACTATAGCCATTGCACTCAGCATCCGTAATTTCAGAGAGTACCCCGTTGTCGTGAAGTGTGAAATATTCAGGTTTGACAACCTGAATGCTGCGTCCATCAGCAATTTCGGAAGGTGCGGCGCAAGCAGGTGGGCCAGGATAAATCCAGCCTCCTAGTGTGAGCGACGAAGTCATACGATGTTCTTCTCCTTGTACAAACAATAAAATTCCAACAAAAATCAACATTAAAAAGAAAATTCGTTTTTTCATAGAGAACACAATGAGGCGAGTGCGCGACTGTCAGTGGTTCATACCCTCTCTACGAAAGATACCAAAAAAAAGTGGCTTTGTCGAGAGAAAGTACTAATTGCTTTCATTTTCAGAAGCAATCAGTGTATGATGGGCGCAAAAAAAGAGGAGAGACCATGTCAAAGGAGACGCGACAAGCCTGCTATGATGCCCTTAATAGACTGGCGAAATGGCGCACTATTTTTACCGGCTGGCAAGTGGGGCACAAGACAAAAGATGATGCGGAGAGCGCGGCTATTCGTGACCACCGTGAAGTGACGATGTTACTACGAGTAGAACTGAATGCGATTACACGCTTATTGTTAAAGGAGAAGATTTTTAGTGAGGAGGATTTTCATGTAGCAATGACGAGCGAAGCCATTCTTTTAGATCAAGATTATGAGCGGCGCTTTCCTGGTATTCGCACCAGCAGCGCTGGACTCGAATTTGACCAACGCGCTAAAGAGACAATGAAAGATTGGTTACTTTAAACACGTAACGTCTTTTCTATCGTCTCCATCTCGCGACGAAACTGCCCACGAAGCACGCTATACGCCTTTTTTCTGCGTTCGCTAATTTCTCTGTAGGCAACTGGTTCGTTGAAGGGTGTACCACGCCCAAAGGCATTGAGCTGGTACACCAGTGTCTCATTGTAGGCACTCACCAATGGCGCGAGATCTAAAAAATAGAGAGGAATTACCGCATAGACTTTATACGCTTCGCCCGTGAGCTCTTTAATGCGCGTCTCAAGAGTCATTGCGGCTTTGTGCAGCACATCAAACTCCAGATCAAGCACAGCGCGGTTGAGGTGTTCTTCCTCCAGCGCGAGTGTCTCAATCTTTTGACGCTTTACCAACATGTCTTCACGTAAGTGATCACGACGCTTCTCTTTCCTGGTTGTTGTATGTAAGAACCAGCCAGAGAGAAATGACGAGAACACAGAAAAGCAGGAGCCAATAAAGACTCCTGCAAGGGTTGCCGTTGTACTATCCATTGTTTCTTCCAGAAGTTTTACTTATTTTACCACACCTAGTACCCCAAGTATGATATTCGCTATGAATATCCCCAAAATGATACCACAAAAAAAACCTCCAAACGCTCTGCTGCGTATTCCTTCGGTTTTCGAAGGAGTATAAAAGAGCCAAATCAAGACAATGAATACGGCCCCAATAGCCGAAGAAAGAATCATTCCAATCATGTATTTTCTCCTATGGAAGTGGGCACGTGGGAAACTGTGTGATCAAGATGATCGCATAGCGCGCCAATTCTGCCCCACAAATTGCAGAAACAATCCCCATCAAAAACACAAAGACACCAACGATGATCAAAGAGATATTGTGACGGTTTTCTCGTACAATCTCAAAGCCAGTGACCAGAAGAATAGCCGCGACAAAAAGAGACCACAGAATAGCCAGGAGTTGTAGCATATTTACCTCAATCCAACTTTTTTAATGTATCGATATCCATAAAAGAGCACTAAACACTGTCGTCGCCAGCCCCGCAATAAAACACACAACTGAAATGCCTTGCAATACAGTCTCTTTGTCGGTTGCCGAGCGGTGAAAGAAACAACTGATAAAAAATCCAACGCCAAAAATCATGACGAAAACGCCAATAACAAGAAACGGAAGAAGCAGTAGCTTGAGAATTATGGGTAACATGATGCCTCCTGAAGAAATAGAAGAGGCCAGCAAAAGCCGACCTGAAACAATAAAAACGTTAGTTGTTTTCTGCTTGTTCGCGTGCTTTGGCGGCTGCGCGCTGTACGCGGCGATACCCGAATACGAAAAGTGCACCGTAATCGCCAATGACGCGACAAGAAATGTTAAAAAGAATTTGCTTCCGAGGAGAAAGCGTGTCGTACCACTCGCCAACGGTGGGAATGTTATCGTTTTCCATAAAAATGGACCTTTCTTCTTACGAGAAATGAAGAGGGGTTTTCGCCATCTCTTCCAATTCTCGTGCGTGCTGCCAGGAGAGCGTGATGCTGTGATCAATGTGGTTCAACTTGTCTTGCGACAATCTGCAACGCAGGCTCATATCCCATTTGCCGATCATAAAGCGGATACCTTCGCGGTTAGCAGCGTTGATATCTGATTTCACAAACCAATAGTAATACGCGTCCAGATGCTCTTGCACTTGTTCATTTGTTAACATCACTTTTCTCGCTTTCTTTTTCTCTATACAGGAAGTATAGGGCAGCATAGGAGAGAAGTCAAGACTATTTTCTCTGTATTTTCAGAAACGATTACTTTTCTTTTTATTGCAGGGACCACACAGGGGTTGTAGATTGGAGAATTCGGTTTTACCGCCTTTACTCCAGGGGAAGATATGATCAATTTCGAGTCCGACACCCGCGCCCTCGCCATCAGCACCACAGGCAGCGCAGCGATTATGATAATGCGCAAGCACCTGCAAACGTAGTGGCTCAGGGATGCTACGCTTCTGTTCTTGCATACCAAAGAGGCGTCTATTCCAACGCTCCACGACCGCATGGATAAATGCATCAAGCAATTCTGGATCGTGGACAAGAAAGGTGCCGCCCTTTGCTTTCTTGGTAAAGATTTGTAGTTCACTTCCAAGGATACAGGTGGAAGCAAGGTTGCTCACTTCTATCGCAAAGCTATCCTTTGCGCCGTTGGAGATAAAATACACCTTGCGATCTGTGATGAGCAGACGCCCCAGGATCGCAAGCGTCTGGCGTTTCATCTCTTTGCGTAGCGAACAGCCAATTTCAAAGTACGGCTCTTCGCCAGGAGAAAGAAGTATCCCTGAATGAACGATGTTGAGATCACCATGATAAATCTGACAGATATAGGCCCACCGTTTGAGATCACCTAAAACTTTGCCAGAGACATCAGGAGGAAGCCGTTGCAATGTTGCGTATAACTTGTTATACTCCTGATAATCGATAGCGCGCCTCTGATATAACTCTTGACTATAACGCGCTAAACCATCAATCTGACGAGCAAGCATGTGAATACAAATGCCACAACGTTGTGTGCCAAAGAACGAACGAAAAGAATCAAAGAAAGATAAATCTTTTAAACAATAATCGCAGTGTCTTGCCATATGTCATCTCCCGAATATGCTTATAAAACAAGCATAACACACTAGCAAGAAAGAAGAAAGAAATCGTGTCCGACGAACTTGCTCATTTTCATGAGCTCAAAGAAACCTGTCTGGAGACTATTCAAACAATACTCAAACACCACGCCGGTATTCTCACCCCTGAAGAAATTCTCCAGATTGGTGAGTTTTTTGGCCTCTCTAATCGTCTTGTGACGACGAAAACCGAGGATATTAAAGCATATCATGGAGCGCTAGAAGCAATGCTTCTTTGCCTCTATCGAGGAGAAGACTGGCAGCAAGGGATCGCAGAGGACGCAGCTAGAGCCCTTTCTCGCCACCATGAGCTCTCTACGCCACAGGCCATTGCGGAACGCTTACATCGCCACTTCTAACCCCTCTGGCACAGAGAAACGAGCTACTTCGCATAGGTTCTCATCTCCCACACGCTCTTTGCAGAGAAAAGTAGCTCGTTTTTATTGAGTCGATACAATGTGCGGCCTGACGGACTGAAAGGACGTACCAGGGCAGTATAGCATATTCCCAGATTCCCGTGTTTTCTGCTACACTGATTTCTAGCCACTCTTCGCTCAGTGAGCATTACCGTACAGTGGCCCTGGAAAGAAGAGCATCTCCTCTTCTTTCTTTTTTGATCTAAGCACTCCTTTCGTCAGGGTACTCTAGCCTATATAACAAAAAGTCGAGGAGACTTCTGTCATTCTTTCTGCTATTGCAACGCTTGCAAGCCGCTGTTAGATTCGTCCAATGCTCCGCGCCATTATTTGCTACAGGATCAATATGATCTATATGTTCCATCGGCTCTCCACAGTAACAGCAAGGATCTTTGTACAACGAAGTCAGATGAATAAAAGTCTCTTCGTCGCGATACAGTTCTTTTGCTTTCTCAGTATTGCGATCAGAAATCTTTTTGAAACGACCTCTCAGGCTCGTCATTCTATCTCGAACCTTTCGGTCTTCTCGTCTTCGATAGCTCCTAAATCTTTTATTAATTTGATCGCGATGAGCTTTGGCGTATGCCAAAGACAACTCTACCATCTTTTGAGGATTCTTATGATATCGCCTCTTGCCGCTTTCTCTGTGGCATGTCAAGCATTCCTTCTTCCCCTTACGCAAATTCCCTTCAACAAGGGGATGACCATTAGGACAAAATCCTTCATGATCGTTTTTTGGTGGGACTCCATTTTTTCTAGCTCGCTGCATCTCACGCTCTCTATGGCAAGTCAGGCACTCTCTTCTTCCTTTGCGTAAGTTCCCCTCTACTAAGGGATGTCCTTTGGGGCACATTTCTTTCTTCAAACTTGGAGGTCTGAGCGCTCTTTTCTTCTTCTTATACTCAGAGGATGCTTTATTATTGCAGATTCTACAAAGACGGTTTAAACCGTCTTTTGATGCTTCCCTTTTGTGAAAAAATTCTTCGGTTGCATCAAAATTGTTTTCGCAGCCAGGACAATACTTTTGTGGTACACTATTACCCATGGTAAGACTCCCATTCTTATCATCAGCCAGAGAGTGCTCTAACACTGCTCTGGCAACAAGCTTTACTAACTAAGTATATAGTATTTGTGCAATAAGACAACACCTCGCTATTTACTCGATAGTTCTAATTGTCCAAAAATCATCTGCAAGGTTTGAGTCGAGTAAGTAAGTATATGGAAGATACCCATAGCCTTTATCACCCCAATCAGTGCCCCACGAATTTCTGAAGATAAACATCTGCTTACCATTGTCATAGCCAACCGCAAGTACTGCATGTCCACCAAGCGCCTGCTCATCTTGCGCTGGCATCGGCACCATGCCGGTCTGTGACACGTGTGGACTTTCAAAGCTCTGATAGACCGTAATTCCAGCAACGAACGGATAGCCTTCGGCAAGACATGCTTGCATTTTACTCAAGTGCTGCGTGATACGTTTGTATTTAAGTGCTAAATGTTTGAGTCCATCCTGGTAACAGGAATCGGGTGGCTTTTGCGCAAACTTCTCAATATCGTACGCCCACAGCGCTTCACTACAGACACCAATACCCGCAACCGATTTGATGCCATCTCTAATCATTGCGCCTGCATCAGAGTTCACCGTATGCTCTATAGCACGCTCGTTGTAATAAATGAAGAGGCGTGAAGGCATGGTGACCGAAAGTCCCTGCTTTGCCTGATCAAACTGGATTGCAGCGGCAATCGCATTCGCAGTACAGGAGCCCAACGACCCCTGATCATACGGAACGGGTAATTCAGCACGCAAGTCTATCACCTGCGGAATAGTTTCAAGAACGGGAACATAGGCGTGATCACGCTGGTCAGGGGTGTCAGGAAGCCATCCATACCGGTAACCGGCTGGTTTTGCGACAACTGTCATAGCTTTTTGCTGCTTTCGTTGATAAGCGTAACGGAAAAAGGGCATAAAAATACTCCAAACAATTAATTATTTTTTATTTGGAGGAATGTAAATTTATTTTTTAAAATTAATTATTTCTTTTTGCTGCCTTTTTTCTTGTTCTGATCATCCATCATCCCTGGAGTGCCAGCCTGCACAGGCGGAACGGGTGGTTTCTTTGGATTGCGCACTGGCAATGAGGGGAGCTGATTAGGATATGCCCCTGCTGGTGCCATCGGGATTTTCGAAGAGATATTATTGTCCTGCTTCCCAGGTTTCTTTGCCATAGGAGGCGGATTCTCCCCTTCAGCCGGAGTAAAAGGTCTGACCGCACCTGCAAACGGCTTCTTTGGAGTGGCTGGCTTTGCGGCTGCTGCTGGTTTGGCTGCGAAGGGATTGACTCCAGGGACACCACCCTTGCGTGCTTTCTCCATATCGCTGTTATCAATTCCCGCATTGCTCTCTTCGGGCACTGTTGCGTGACTATTTACTGGTTTCTTCGCCATTATTTGTTTCTCTTTCTTTCTTTACAACGCGCATTACGTGATGCTGCGCAATAGGTGGCTTCACCATCGTTGGCTTTTTGGGAGCAGCGACTTTCTTCGGAGCAACGGTTCTCTTTGGAACCACCACTTTTTTCGGAGCAGCTACCCGCGCTGCGTGATGCGCTGCTACTTTTTTCGGCTTCTTTGGCTTTTTCGGTTTTAGAACTTTTGGTTTGGGAAGCTTCTTCGGCTTTGGAGGTTTCGGTGCCTTTGCTACCGAAGAACCAAGATGCGCATCACCAAGAAATGCCCCTGGCTTTGCTGGTGCTTGTGGCTTCACGACAGGCGCGGCAACCGGATTGGGTGTAGTAGTCACAGGATGACTCTGTACCCCCACTATCGGCTTTGGTGGTGGCATCAATGGTTGTAAGTAATTCGTGGTACCACCAGCTTGAGAGCGCTGCGCTGGATGCATTGCATTCCAGGTAGCCCAACTCTTACGCGCTCCAGCACGCAGATACGCCTCAAATGTCATGACTTCCCCTTTCGCTTTGGCCCTTTCAGATATTCCATACCACCAGCCATGCCGATATCTTTCTTCAAGATGCTCATACGTATATGCGACTTCTTCATAGTTACCTCTTTGTTGTCACGGTAGAAACGCGTATTGCTGTACGATTAAGCAGTACAAAGTATCCAGCATCGTTATACACACCGCCCGTTCTCGTTCCACTTGCGCTCACATCATAGCCATCATAGCCCTGAGAAGCAGCATAGCGCCCTTCATCCTTATAGATTTCGAGCAACGCTTTTTTCTTATCGAGTTGCTCTCCCACTGCCAGCTTTTTTGCGGGATTACGTGTCCTGTTATAGCTCCGCTGAAGACTCTGCACTTCACTTTCTGTGGTAGTGGCAAGCGCTGTCGTTTCCCGTTTAATCTGACTATAGTCGCCAATATTGGCATCACTCTTGAGCGAAATATGCATCGCAGTATCACCATAGTCAAACGCCTCTTTAAGTCCTTTGAGCGGTAATTTCGGATCTACCGAATACGCCATATAGGTTCCGTTGCCATAAATACCATAACCTGCATAATTGGTTCCCGATTGAAACGCTTTGGTATAATCACCATTGCCAGTATCATTGACCGCTCTATAGAACTCACGCTCCCCACCACGTATTGCTGCCATCAAATCATCTTCAGAAACCAGATCTGGCTTGCCGTCGAAGCCCTGATGCGCATAGAGACCAGCCAACACGTTATCACCAGAGACCTTGCGATACGGAACAGTGCCATCGTTAGCAAGCATTGCTTTACCAATGTCTGATCCCAAGATCTCGTCTTCGCTGAGCTTTTTCCCTTTGACGGTCTCATGCGCAGGTGGAGCCGTCACCACGCTTGCTGGCGCGACAACTGGCTTTTTACCACGAATGCGTACTCCCACAATCTCGCCATTACTATCTCTAATTACATTGTGACCGGAGGCTCCTCCACCATGATGTACCAGTAGGCGTGCAGAGCCAGAGCCGCCAAAGCGATTACCATGCATACGCTGATCATGTCTTCCAGGCATATGCTTCACGGCCTGTTTAATGGCTTCAATATCACGCTCTAATAAATACATTAGTACCCTCGCTTCTTAAAGAGCTTTGTAGAGACACGCACTGCGGTGCGATTGAGCAGCACAAAGTATCCAGCGCTCGGTGCCCCTGCGGTGGTACGCGTAGCACTGACATCGTAGCCATCATAGCCTTTACTGGTCGCGTATTTACCAACATCATAATAGATGCTCATGAGTGCATTCTTTTGTGCCACTCGCGTTTTAAGATCGTTATATTTTGTATCACTTAAAGAAGGATCACTCATTTTTTGGTTGAGCGCTGTAATATCATCTCGCGTGCTGTTTGCTAACTCTGTTGTTTCGTTGACAAGCGTATCGTAATTACCAATCTTCGCGTCCTTCTTTAAAGCAAGATGCATCGCAGAATTACCGTAGCCATGCGCTTCCTCTAGTGCCGCAGCAGGATCGTTTTTATGTAGCGCGTAGGCCATATAAGTACCGTTCCCGTAGCCACCGTAGCCTGCGTAATACTCTCCACTCTTAAACGCATCGGAAAACTGGGAGCCAGAGCCCTCATTGGTGCCACGATAGAACTCACGTTCCCCGCCTGCAATTGCCGCGTTCAATTCGTCTTCAGAGACCACATCAGGCTTTCCATCAAAACCTTGATCACGATACATAGAGGCCAGGATCTCATCGCCATCATTATGCGCTGCTATTCCGCCTGTATCCACCATTTCCTGCATCGTTTTCGTATTAAGCAGTTCATCTTCCATCAGGTCACGGCCCTTGACTGTCTGATGCCCAGGTGGAACTGTCACAATGCTTGCGTCTGCTGGCTTTGGCTTTTTCCCAGGCCGAATACGTACGCCAGTGATTTCACCGTTTGCGTCCCTGATGACATTGTGTCCAGAAGCTCCACCGCCATGATGCACTAAAGACCTACCGGCTCCTCCTCCACTGAAACGATTGCCATGTGTACGCTGATCATGACGCCCCACCATATGCTTTATCGATTGCGCAATAGCTTCAACATCGCGTTCCAATTGATACATTAGAGCCCCTTCTTTTTGAAGAGCTGCGTGGAAACGCGTGCCGCAGTACGATTAAGCAGTACAAAATAACCAGCATAGTTAAAGTCACCTGCCGTTGAGCGTGACGCACTCACATCAAAGCCATCGTACCCTTTAGTGACCGCATATTTCCCATAATCCTTATAAATATCAAGCAAATTTTGCTTTTCTTTGATCTTTGTATTAATGGCACCGTATTGCACCATTGACATACCTGGACCTACCTGTCCAGAAAGCCTTGCAATCTCTTTTTGCGTCTCGCGTGCCAGATCGTCGGCTTCATTCACAATTTTATTGTAATTCCCAATTTTGGCATCCTTCTTTACTGCAATATGCATGGCAGAGTCGCCATATCCACGCGTCTCAGCAAGCGCGGCCCCTGCCAGATCAGAGTACGCCATATACGTCCCGTTTCCATAGCCGCCATACCCTGCGTAATATTCGCCGTCTTTAAAGGCATCAGAAAACTGCGTTCCAGAACCTTCCATCGTTCCGCGATAAAATTCGCGGTCTCCGTTCGCAACAGCGGCATTTAATTCATCCTCTGAGACGACATCTGGCTTGCCGTCAAACCCCTGATCATGATAGAGTGAAGCAAGCGTTTTATCGCCATCATTCTTAATTGTGACCCTGTCCAGGTTGACAAGCTCCTGCATGGTATTACTCTTCAAGAGCTCATCTTCGCTCATCTCTTTGCCTTTGACGGTTTGATGCCCAACAGGAGGAGTTACTATACTTGCATCAGCAGGTTTTGGTTTCTTCCTAGCTCGTATGCGCACTCCTGTAATCTCGCCGTTGCTATCGCGGATCACATTGTGCCCAGGTGCGCCACCACCATGATGTACCAATGAACGAGCAGAGCCGCCACCACTAAAACGATTTCCGTGGGTGCGCTGATCGTGGCGACCGACCATATGTTTAAGTGCCTGTCGAATTTCCTCGACATCCTGCTCTAATTGGTACATCACGTCTCCTACTTCTTGATTTCTGTCGCCGCTTGCTTGAGCAGTGTTTTCCACTTCGCGTCAAGTGCATCAAAGTCTTCTGCTTTTTCCACAGCCGCCACAAACGCGTGGCGATCTTCCACGCTGAGTGCCATAAAGGTTGGGGTGCTCATCGCACGCCCTGCTTGTTGTGATAACTTTGGATTCATGCTTTCATTCCTTTCGTATACGTTTTATCTGAGACACGGATAGCCGTTCTATTAAGTAGCACGAAGTATCCGGCAGTACTACCTGCTGAAGGACTCACGTCGTAGCCATCATACCCTTTGGACGTAGCGTAGCGTCCAACATCACCATAAATCTTTTGCAGTACCGTCTGCTCGTGTATCTTCTTAGCAAGCACCTGACTCTTCGCAAGATCACGTTCGCGACGAAACTGCGCTTCGAGGCTGATTTGCTCATTTTCTGCTTCATTGTATAGCTTATTCGCCTCGACCTCCAGCTTTCCGTAATCTCCAACCTTTGCATCTTTTTTGAGTGCGATTCGCATTGCATATCCACCATACGCATGCGCCTCGCGCAGCGCTCCAGAAACACCGTCACTTCCATTGGAGTACGCCATATACGTGCCATTCCCGTACATCCCATATCCAGCGTAGTAGTCTCCATTTTTAAAGGCATCGATGTAATCACCACTTGCGTTATCACGAAGACCACGAAAGAACTCGCGTTCGCCTCCTGCCACCGCCGCTTTGAGCGCATCATCAGAAATCACATCTGGTTTGCCATCAAAGCCCTGATCTTTATAAAGAAACGCCAACGTATCGTCTCCATCATTAATGAATGAAGAGTCATCGCTATGCGCAAGCATATCAGCGACCGTTCCTGATTTGAGCAACTCATCTTCGCTCATCTCTTTTCCCTTCACCGTCTGATGCCCAACGGGAACGGGTGCGATTGTTGCATCGGCAGGCTTGGGCTTTTTGCCACGGATACGCACGCCCACAATATCACCATTCCCATCGCGGATGACGTTGTGGCCTGCGGCCCCGCCTCCATGATGTACGAGTGACCTTGCCGCTCCCGCACCACTAAAACGATTGCCATGCATATGCTGGTCATGACGCCCTGGCATATGTTTAATTTGCTTCAGCAGCAATCGAATATCACGTTCTAAAAGAGACAAGCACTTCCTCACTTGATATGGGTAATCTTCATACTCTTTTCAATACTCTCCAACGTCTCTTTCCCACTATAGGGCTCCCACTCTCCATGCAAAAGCCAGAGATAGAGGAGATCAGCAGGCGAAAGCGTCTTCGCATCCAGATCAAGAAATGCGGCCATCGCCTCATCTTTATTGCTATTGGAATCATGATATGATCCTCCATCAACAAGGTAGCCATTGTCTGCATTTTGATACAGAATTTTCGTCATCTCTTTTTCCTTTACCCTACACGCCAGGAAACGCCAGCGGCCTTGAGTTTTTTCTGAAGGGCAATCGTCGGTTTCTTGCCAGAAAACACCACTTCAGAAATATGCTGCGTGGTGACCCCGCCATGCGTTTGCGTCTCAATATAGCGAAATTGATCGTTACTCATACCGCTCTCAATAGAACGTACCGAGAGCGGATCAACCGCACCGTAATGAAATGGATTTGGATTGGTTGAAATATTAAATATTTTACTATTCGCTTCAGTTAAGGGTTGCGGGATCATCTTTGGCGAAGTCCCTCCACCAGTGCTACCCATACTATCCTCTGCGGTAATCGTCACCCGATCAGAAAGCGCGGCCTTATCCATCTTGATCGCAATAGCTCCATACCCATCTAACCTCCAGCTCCCTCCACCATTGCTATCGTTGCTCATGTACCCATAGATAGGACGCTCATTTGCATCCATCGAAGCAGGATTGCCAAAAAGATTTTCTTCAGCTTGCTTACGTGTAGACAACGAGTACTTTGCTGAAGGGTTGGCTGGCACCTGAAAGGCATTCTTAAACGAGCCATCACTGAGAATAGAGTCGAGTGCCTTCGGACTGGTACGCATCCACATCTCTGCTTTCCCTACCAGATCTTGCGCTTTTTGATCTGCTGCTTTGACATAGTCGTCATAACTCATACCATGTTTGCTCGCAAACGCACTCCAGGTGGACTTACGAGCCGACTCATATTGCTGTTGCCAGTGATCATCTGGATGTTTATTGGCAAGCGGCTTTGGCTTTTGATTGTCAGGATGATCTGGATGCTTGGGACCAAGCTCACGTCTGCCATCAGGATGCACAATTAAATGCGCCTCACCGGCTGTCGTAAAACGGCCCGTGTGATCATGATAGCGATTGTATTTCTCCTCAACATCACGAACCAGATGCTTAATGTCAAGAAGTTCGAAACGCAGTAACGTCATACTTTTGAGCTACCTTTAAGATATGTTTTTTCCGCATCCACAAGAACCTTTTTATTGACACTATCCAACGCGTCAAAATCTTTCGCTTGCTCTACTGCCTCCAAAAAGCTTTGACGCTGCTCACGTGACAGGTCTCTATACACATCCGTACTCATAGCGCGTCCAGCGCGCTGTGAAAGTGCTATATTCATACCATTCCCTTTCTTAGTCAATCCAGGCACCACCAGAGAAGCCAGTGTATGAGGCTTTATGATGTACTTTGGTCGAGACACGCGTCGCAGTACGATTGAGCACTACATGATACGTAGATTGTGGCGACGCTGCTCGATCCACTTTTATCACATCGTAGCCCTGGCTTGCGGCGTAACGCCCTGCATTGGAATAGACCTCACGCAGCAACTTCAAATCACTTTCTCGACGCTGAAGCCCTGCGTAAGAAGGATCGCTACTTGGAACGGTATAGAGCTGATTGCGCACCTTATAGATCTCACTTGTCACACGTGCTTCGGCTTGCCCTGCTTCATTATTAAGATCACTATATTTACCAATCTTTGCGCCCTTTTTAATGGAGAGACGCATCACCGCACCCTGCCCATAATTGTTAGAATAGCTGCCTGCCACCTCTTTTGCGCCATTGGGGTTGCCCTTTTTCGCTCCTGCAACGTAGGTACCATTGCCATAAATACCGTAGCCTGGATAATACTTCCCTTGCATATACGCCTGATCAAACCCTTGCCCATCAGAAACCCCACGATACGCTTCTAGCTCTTTCCCTGTGGTCACATATTTGTCCATCTCGGAAGGACTGACCACATCAGGCTTCCCATCAAAACCGTGATGCGCAAATAATGCTCCGAGCAGCGCGTCTCCTCCAGCACTGCGTGTAGCAAACTGCTTTGGATTGGCCGCATACGCATCACCAAATTTCGCAAGAATATCATCATCACTCATGGGACTGCCTTGCGTAATTTTATTGGCTATCGCAGGACTTACCTTTGGAGGTTTGGGGGGTTTTACAGGCTTTGGAGGAGGCACATCAGGACCATGCGAAAGAGGATTGCCATGCGCGTCATATTGAAGCACTCCAGGCTTGCCGCCAATACGTATCTGGCGACGCGTCCCAGCGATCATGTGAAATCTATTACCATGCGTACGTTGATCATGACGACCAGGAAGATGCTTAATTTGTTCGCACAGTGCCTTGAGCTCTTGCTCTAGAAGAAACATAGCGCACTCCATATCTCAAAAGATAAAATAGATATTTGAGATATGGACATTTGAGGATGCACCTATCATAGCAGATCTGTGCAGAAAAAGAAACTATTTTTTCTTGGGAAGTTTACTTTTCACATTCTTTACAACCGCGCCCCAGGAGCGCTTCGCTACCGGCTCGTCCCATATAATAGAATCAGGATGCCACAAAAACTTTTTCGATTTCTTCATACTCGCCTCCCACATATAGTATACCCTAATTCACACGTTACGTCAAATATTTCTTCTTTGCATTTTCAGACTTGGCAAGTCCCAACGTCACTGTTCGAATGCCATATTGATTTTTACCTGTACCAAGCACTTTGAACTTTGACCCAGGCGGAATAAGAAATTCGTGTTCATCCTTTCCTTCGGAAATACTTTCCACATACAATCCTTTTGCGCCTTTGGGCACATGGATTACAAACTTCATTGTATCGCCAAAGGAGGATTCATCGTCGCTCGTGGTTGAAACAAAGGCTGGATCGGTAAAGCTTTTACCAACGTTGCGTTCGAGCTCTTGAAAGACCGACTTGGCCGTTGCTTCATCAGGAAGTTTAATGCCCCGTGACACCGAGAATGCGACAGGGGCTTCCCCTCTATTTAATCCCTCTGTCGCCGCTTTGATCATCTGAGCATATTTGGCAGGCAGCGCCGTCTTCTCACGCAGTGAGCGGTTAAACATATCGTAGAGACTACTGGTGTACTGCACGATAGCATTTTTTTGTTCGCGAGAAAGTCCCTTTGTCATCTTCTTATAGAGACCGAGCAGATGCGTGTTGCGCTCTTCATCGCTTCCAGCAAGGCCACCGCTATCGCTTTCCTCTGCGCTTCCGTAATGTCCCGCAGATGCGGTTGCAAAACGACCATGATCATCATGATAGGGATCAGCCTTACTTGCTAAAAAGCGCGTAAGTTGTACCACGTCGCTCACGAAAGGAATCATTTACGCACGCTCTCCTGAAATTCGCGATACTGTGTGCTCACCGAGACTGGTGGCCTGCGCTTTTTCTCTTCGCGTACTGCAAGCTCTTTCTCTGTGCGTTCCAAGAGCGCTTCCACGCGGTGAATAGCTTCCTTCTTCTCAGGGACAAAGACCTGAGAACAGCGGCAACGAATGATATTGCCAGCAGACGCCCCAATGGTCATATCCCCTGGATACATCAAATATTCGCCTCCCACCAGAAAGGGATCTTCATAGCGACGCAATTGTTGATCGGCCTGCGCATGTGCCAGTCTGGTATGTGCGTCATGCGTACTAATCCAGACTTTTAAAAGTGGAATACCAACGGCTCCAGCCGTCTTATGTGCGCCATAGTTATAGGCAGTCGTCCACTCCGTTTGCGCAATCATTTCTGCTTTTTTGCCTAAGCGCTCACCAGAGAGGAAATTGCTCAAGCGTTCGCCAATAGCGCGGTTGTCTTCGCCTTGCGCAAGCCCTGTCTCAATTTCACGAGCAACCTCTTTTTTGAGGGTATCAAGCACCTGCGCGGTCGCCTGCTCACCATGCTTACGCCCATATTCAGCCGCAAGGCTTTGCCATGACGGCGGTGACCATTTCTTTTTATAAGCAGCACTGGTAAGATTTTTATGCGTATCATTTACGCCCTGTGTTCCTGCTTGCTCTGAGCACAGCGAAAGACCATGCAGAATGACTTTCTTTGAGGTGTCCCAGACCGGCTCAAGATTATCAGTAATCGTATTCGGATCAGTGCCTACACGTGCAGTTGCAATCGCCTGCTGTGCGGTGACGTTTAATGCGTGACGCACTGGCTCCACACCACGCGTACTCTCCAGGTTTTGCTGACTCTCTAGCACTGGTGTGCTCTTAATCTCTGTCACAATCACCCGACTCATCGTCTCTTGCGCATCCGCGTCCTGCACATTTGACGTTCCTTGCTGTGTTGAGCCCTGTCCAGGTTTGGGTGTAGGAGAGGCCGAAGGATTTGGCCCAGGACTAGGAGGTGCTGGCTGTTTTCCAGGCGGTAGTTGTGCAGGTTGTTGCCCAGGTGGTAACTGCCCACTACCATCGTCAGGCGGTGGTGGTCCTCCTGCTCCTGGTTGCGGTGGCCCTGCAAGCGTCTGCTTAAACATCGTCTCGACAAACTGGCCCATTGCCTCTTCAGGCACAAACGCTTTATTCATCGTCGTGATATTGAAGTAATCCCCACCATCAATTTCAGTGAGCCCAAGAAGATTGCGCACTTCGTTTAAGGTCACAACGCCTGCGCCCCACTGTGCCATGACGCGAGTATTGAGGCTATCACGGTCCTCTTGTAACGCCTCCACCTGATCTTTGTCATAGTCGAGCTCTAAGCGCTCATCAAACATTGGCACGAGCCAGACGTTGAGACGATCCCTCAGTTTATCCATGAGGGGCAAAACCGTCTCCTGATAAAAGCTTTTACGTGCTTCCCCATAATTGGAGTTGTGGACACAGAGCCCTTGCGCAAAGAAGGTATGCGTCCCTTCTACTTCAATGTCATACACATCCACTTCAAGGAGCTCTTCAATCTTTTGCAGCTCCACCAGTGTCGTGCCAACCGGAATACTGGGAAATTCATCAGAATAGACGCATTCATGCCTGATTGTTTCTTTGAGCGGCCCATCACGAGCCACCAACAGATCGCCAACACGCAAGTCATCTAAGCGCACAAAATAGAGTCCATCAAAACGCTCTTTCTTCTGTTTATTTCTGCGCGCCATAAGAAAGGGGTGATTGGCCGTCGCCTCAACCGTAAACGATCCTGCCGTCAAACGAAACGTCTTCTTCTTCCCTGTTTTCCACTGGCGTGTAATACGCCGCTTCACAATCGTATTGAAGGTCGGATCATAGGAGTAAACTTGAATACCAGGAGTGAGCATGCCGATAGGCAGTGGCCCATGCACCGTTTCAATGCGGCTCTCATAAGGGAGACAATAGGTTTTATTGGCATTGTCACCAAGCAGTTCAGACGGCACACCAAGAGCAATGGAGATATCACGCATATTTTGCTTGCGGCTCTCCTGCCAGTCCAATTCCATTGGCGACATAGAAAACTGTTTCCAGTCCAACCCACCCTCTAGCAAGAGTGGTACACCTGCGTTCTTCTTGCCGGTATATTTCTCCCGAATCACTCTTCTCAAACGCTCAAATTGATCGTTGCCGAGTGTGCCAGAGGCAACAAGCGCACCAGAAGGTCTTCCTGCGTTCTGAAGTATAGCGGTGTTCCAGTCAAATCCTTCATTTTGCTGATCAATCAAGGCTGCGGCTACCGCGACGGGAGAAAGTCCGTACCAATCATTCGTTGCCGAGAACATCTTGAGATGCATAATATCTGGTGCATCATAGTATTGGCGATGACCATCAAGCGTATATTCGTAGCCAGCGATAGTACCAATACCAGGAATGACACGCATACGGTCTGGTCGCATTGTCCAGAGCTCCATTGGCAGCGCACGCGGGTTAGGACGTACCGCGTACATATAGGCATTGCCCGAAAGTATCCAGTAGGAAATGATCTCTTCTAAAAAGGTGGCGGAACCATGACGGGGATTGGGTTGCATAAAAAGATCAAGGAGTGGGTGTTCTTCAATGACGCGTTTCTTATTGGTTTTCTGTGTCAGTTTCCAGGGGATGCCAGCACAACTTTGCGCGATCAAAGAGATAGCTTTATACGTCGTAATATTTTTTTCATAGCCGAATGTTGCTAAATTCTTAAAATCGCGTGGCGTATAAATAGGTTGCCCAGGCGCAATGAATTGTGCGTACATCTGATACGCTGGATCGTCCTTCTTTTCAGAACCACCCAGGCGCAAGAAGAACTTCTGGAGCGGATTTGCCATAAAATAACTACACCTTCAATAGAAGAGAATCAGCAAAGGATTTTCGTTTCTATTGAAGATGAATGTTTGGCAGGGATTTGGCCTTTAGTATACTATAGATTTTTCGAAATGACTAGTCCGTCAGATCAAGGAGCGCGGCGCGAAGCTGTTCGGCTTGTTTTGCGTAATACAGATACGTTTTCGTTTTGGTTTTTACTTCCACACAGAGCACATCGCTTTCTTCGTCTCCCCAATCAATTCTCTCAATTGTGTTCAAGGGGAAACTATCGCGAAAGATACGCATAAAGATCATGCCACCGATATTATGATATTCTACTACCTTCATAGGTCTTCCTCATAAAAAAAGAGCGCCCCCTTGCGAGACGCCCCTCTTTTTAGTAGTTACACATTCCCTACAATGAAATCATTCATAATTTGTGGCGTAGCGGTGTCAAAACCTACAACATCCAACGAGCCTGGATCGGCTGGATCGGCAATTGTGAATTCCGTCGCGGTCATTCCCATGACGATCAGCTTTGCATTGATACCGCTGTGCTGTCGATAATTGCGCAGCGCTTCCGAGGCGTGTATTTCACCGGCCCACGTCTCATTGTCGGTAAGCACAATAAAGGCATCCGCCTCAACATTGTTTTTCTGTGCCCAAATCATCGGCAATGAGCAATCAGTCCCACCAAACGGCATGCGATCAACAGCCGCAAGTGCATCGTCCAAACGCTGTTTTGGTGAAACAGGTAGTGGCACGAACTGATGACTAAACGCCATCATCGCATAATTGCTCTCCGTTGCAGCCGTGAGCAGCGCAAGCGCGGTGGAAGCCACTCGTGGAGTGAGCCCAATCACCTCTGCCAAGGTTCCACCGGTCATGGAACCTGAAACGTCTACCGCAAGCACCAAGCGCTTATTCGTTGGTGTGATGACCCCAAAGGAAAGATGAAACGCGTCATGGAGCGCATCAACGATAGACTGCACAGGCGTCCAGGTAGCAGTGCTTCTCAAGCTGCGTCCGGCCTTGTAAGTGAGCATTGCGGCCAGGATTTTAATTGGGTGCAAGCGCGCTCCAACTAAGCGCTTCTGCTCATGCAAACGTTTGTTTACCAGCGCCGTTGCGCTGCTCGTTTGCGTCAGAATGCCCACTCTGGTCATCGTCGCAAGGTTCTTCACCATCATTTCCGGCTGCGACTGCTCCAAGAGAATCTCCCAGACCGCTTTCGATTTGAGATATTGCGTTGGCACTGCTTCACGTGGAAGTTTGTATGCCTCAATCAACTTCACGACTTCCGCTTCGCTATTGGCGCGCTTTGCCTGTTCGAAGGCACGCAAAATTGCGACCGGATCATGATCAGAGGGAACCACTGACTCAATTTCCCCTTTCGCGATCCATTTGAGCGCTTCAGCACGCTCGCCAGAAGAATGTGGATGTGCTAAACGCACAATATCTTGCTGACTCCAGCCATCGCGGCTCTGATACTTCACACTCTGGTACGCCAACTTCTCGACTGCCATGTCTTCGTACCACAAACGGCTGGATTTGCGCTGCGCACCACCACGGCCACGGAACTGCTCAATATAGGACTGAAAGTGCAGCCAATGTGTACCAATGCGCACCACTTTTCCAAGCTGGCTATACGCATATTGGCGAACCTCAAGATCCTCTGGATGCAAAAGCTGAACGGTTTTCCCACTCTTCTTCACCTTGAGCTCAATCGTGTTTTCGTCCAGACGCGTCCAGGTACGACTGCCATCTTTGGACGTAACGGTAAGCCCAACTTTCGGAAAACGTGTAAACTCTCTCTCGTGCTTCTCGTTTACGTGTTCGGTGTCATCCTCTGTGTAGCGATGCAACAGGTACACCATCTCAGCGGGAACCGTGTGCGCAACCGTTCCATGTACATCACAGGCGCAACAACGCGCAAGCGCAAACAGCGCAGGATCTTCTTTCGGAGCGCGCCCTGCCTGGGAAATCTCCACAATGGTGTCTACCACCTCTTTGCCACGACCAGCGCGTAGTAACGCCTCTAGTGTGTCCAGGTTGTCCTTCGTCAGCTTTTTCTTTCCAACATAATAGGTAGAGCTGCTACTGCCCAGGATCAAAAAACGCTTGAAGCGATCCAGATCGTCCAGCGTGTAACTAAATCCACCCGCATTGTTTTTCTTCTGGTTGGAACCAGGGATCGGCTGGCTCTGTGGCGTCACCAAATTACGCGTGCCCACATTACGATAATTGCTCATAGTACTCCTCTTTCTTTTTAGACGAACAATTTGCGACATAAAAAAAAACACGGGACAACAAAGGCCCGTGTCTCAGGAAGGAACCGGACAAACACTGGAGAGGTGCTCACCCACATGAGCGCTACACCGCACAAAAAGCGGTGTACAAGAGTCGAACTTGAAAATCCTCACCAAACAGCCCGTTTCGAAGCTCTGGACAAACAAGCGAAGAAGCATACAAAAGCGAGAACACTTCTTCAACAGCCCACAGCGAAGTCCCAGACAAAAGTTACTGAGCATTTTTCGTGCGCTCTAGCCGCTATGGGCTAGCCGCTTCCGTCTTCCAATAGAGTACACTCAATAGACAGCCTGCGACGAAGAAAGAGACAAACGAAACGAAGAAACTTATCTGAGCACTGCTCTAACCTAGCTGAGCTACACAGCGGTTTCCCTCTGTGGTCGGATTTGAACCGACGACCGGCGCTTTAAAACGAGAACATTTCCTCCACAGCCTCTTTCGAAGAGTGAGACAAACAAACGAAGAAACTCTTTTTGAAGACTGCCTGTACCATTCGGCTACATACACGGATACCCGTCTACGGCTGGACTCGAACCAACATGTCGTCTTTGGTTGAGAACATTTCCTCAACAGCCTCACTCGATAGAGGAAGTATAGCACACCCTTTGCGATACGTCAAGCGTTTCTTCTATGAGTTTTCAGAAAGATTAGAAATCTCTTCCCGCTCACAGGAAAGATGATTGAGCAGATCGGTTGCGGCGTCATGCGCACCATGCACATCATCTGTGTAGCGCGCCTCGCTATTGTCGTAGCAGACAATGAGCTCTCCATGCTCGTGATAAAAAGGAAGTCCTGCTTGCGCGCACAGGTTCTTCACATCGTTCGGAGTATAATAATCAGGGTTTTCAAACTGTGTCACTTTTGACCTCTTCTTTTAGCACACGGCGCTTTTGTACTTCATCCCAAACGGTGCGCTCTGCGAGCGTATTCAAATCTTCGGTGGCCGCTGGATCACTTTCAGCACACGGCCTCCATCCGTTCTCCCATTTGCACCAGAAACCATACTCACGGCACTCACGTATCCCAGGAAAGACACCATCCCATTTAAGGAGATGTGGCTCCAGGTGTTGCTCGTAGAGATCAGCCATTTCGTCAGTCAGTCCATTGGCGTAAATCCACGGAAAGCGCTGCTCCATTGTATCCGGCTCGATACCAAAGTAGAGATATTTGCATTCATCTTGAAGCATCTGCACGCCGCAGAAGGGGCAAATGTCTACGTCGCAGCCACCCTCATGCACTTCGCCAAAGGTGGCACCACAATCGTGACAATGATCTTGTAGTTCAAGCGGTTTCATGTGGCTCCTCTATCTTTGCCAGTACCAAGCGCTCTGGCCCACGATCATTGTTGTCCTGTTTCCAATAAAGCACTTCCACCTCATTTTGAAATGCGGCAAGCTGCAAGATGGCAAGCGGCTCTCCCGTGAGTCGATCTTCAGGATAGCAGAAAATCATCAATCCATTGGCCCCAAAATCGCACTTGAGGTGCAGCACTCTACCACTCACGCTATCTTCAACCGAATAAATTGTACTCATCCTACGTCGCTCAACAATCTGATTGCTGTCCACTCGCATTCGCCATCTTCGTAACGTATCCAGCGTTCATCAGCACTCGCATGATATCCACTAGGAGTACTCTGCTCATCGGCTGGATCGCCTGGAAGATGCAGCACTATACCAAGTTGGCCGTGACGATTTCCTCCTGGCTCTTCATGAAGAACACGTGTGCCTCGATCAAATTTCACTTTTTATTTCTCACTTTCTCTTTTTTTTATAGAGGTATGCAGAAGACGAGATTCGAACTCGCATTCTCCTACTTGGAAGGCAGGCACGATTGCCATTTACGCTACTTCTGCGTGCGTTTTCTCTGAATACACTGGAAAACAAACCCCTTAAAGATTGTTACCAAGTTATTCTCTTTGTCCGTAATGCGAACGGTACTTTCCGGCTCCATTGACTTGACGAACCATGCGTAAACTTGCAGTGCTTCACGTACAGTTTCAGCACGCGTTGAAGCCTGCGTCATCTCTTTGAGTTCGTCAAGTCGCTCAATCTCTTCTTCGAAGAAGTCAAATTGCACCCGTATCTTTGGTTTCATTGCCAATCCAACAACTCCAGATCAGGAATGCCGCGTGCCCACTCCATGATCTTTTGCATCTTCTCTTCGTCTGGTAACCCGCATACATTCGGAAACACCACGAGATCGTGGCGAATAACACCCACTGTTTGCGGATGATAATACGAATAACAACTCACCGGATAACCGGCTTCTAGTTCAAGACCGAGATGCTGGGCACGCTCAATCAAGTCGATCTGACGTAGTCCATCAATGATTGTCTGTTTGGTGATGCGGATCATTCTTTCTCTCTGTCAAGCTTGTCAAAGATTACTGTTGACTGAATATACTCTTGTAAGAAATTCGACAAATCTTCGTTGGAAATCACGACAAGATCAACATCTTTTTGTAACGCCCTGGCAAGGTTCTCTTGACGCCCATACAGATCACTAAACGCCCTCCCACTCGGAAGCAATTCGCTTGGAAAGATCTGACGTACGCGCCCCTCTGCCAAAAGGAGTACATAGTAACCAGGGGCATCGCTGCGCTGTACACATCCACTCATCATAGTTCACGCTCCAATGTTAACATGGCGGGTATCACCGACACATTTGAATTAAACTCATCACCACCAGTAGTCTTTTCACGAGACCACGTGACCCGCGCCCACGGTGGTTGCGCCTCTTGATATGCCTGCATCAAACGCAAGCCAAGCGCCTCACTGAAGTAACACTCACCCGTGATCACCTCTTCTAATTGCTTTCTGGTGAAACGGTAAAAAGGTTTGGTCTGATTGCTTTCGATGTAGTCGTCAATGTACTCACAAATCTCATCGAACTGCATTTCTGTATACCCCTTTGGGGCTCCTCGTGGCATCACTAGTCCTCTCGTTCTAAACAAAGTGCAGCTTCGATTGTATGGCTGCGCGATATCGCGTCTTCACCGTATGTCGTTGTCTCTGGCCTCCAGTGCACACTTCCCCACTTCGGTTCTGCCTCTTGATACACCTGCATTAAACGCGTGATAAACGCTTTGCTTGCGAGAAAGTGCCCAGTGATCGCGCCATTCAGCTCGGAGACTTCAAAAATGTACTCCTCTTGCGTCTGATTCTCCTCGATATAACGGTCAATATAATCAACCGCTTCCATGAATTGTTGTTCTGTATACCCACGCGGGGCTCCTGCGGCCATTATACTTGCCCCTCTTTCTCTTGGCGATACGCATCCATCCGACTAAAATCAGGACAAATTTGCGCACCCTTTGGAATATGTGGCATACCAGTCGTCACCTTGCCGTCTACAATCTCAACATGAACGCACGTCGCAGAAAGGATACGGCGTAAGCGCTCGTACTCCACCATGTTACCAGCGTCAAGCGCGGCCTGTATCTCTGTGAGCAACAATTGACCCGCTTCTGAAAAGTCCATAATTTTCTCTTTTCTTTCTCTTTAAAACAACATTTTTAATGGGACAGGTGAGGATCGAACTCACGACCTAACGCTTAAAAGGCGCTTGCTCTACCGCTGAGCTACTACCCCAAAATCGCCGGAAGATGAGTGTGAAAACAGAAATTTACATTCAGGAGTTCTCCACCGAATACCCATTGGTGGAAAAACTCATCTTCTTTTGAGTAATCTGGATGGCAGGATTTGAACCTGCGACCTCCTGATTCCAATTCAGGCACGCTACCGAGCTGCGCTACATCCAGTCAGTTTTATCATAGGTAAGCTTTGCTACCCTTTTCACAATTCCATCAAAGAATCCGCGCTCCCTCTTTGGCAACATCTTTCCTGAAGCACGATCAATAGAGCTGCATTCTTCTGCAACACCTTCCTCCTCTACAAAGGCATCTCGTGGAAGACTGCCATAAAAAATATAGTCGCACATCCAACGATGAAGTGTTCGTGTACTCTGGCGTTCTTTCGGTGTGGTCACTGCGAGAAGCATTACACCGTTGCCAGGACCACCAAGAAACTCAGGTTCCCAGACTTGATTTTCTCTCAGGTAGTTTTCAATTGCATTCTGACGGCTATACCAAAGATCATTTATATCGTTTCTCCGAGCATAGCGCGCAAACGCTTTATAATCTTTGAGTAATTCCATTGCTTCTCGCAAATCTTTCATTTATTTCCATTCCCGCGCTTTTCTCTCTTCGTGTATCGCTGCGTAGATCATAAGCGTATCTTCAGGAATTTCCAGCGCGCTTGCGAGTGCGTCCATATCACGGCTCACCCGATAACGCTCTAACGCGACTAGAAGATTGATTGCCATTGGCCCGACACTGGCGTCACTGACCTTTCGCCTCTGGCGATAAAGATAGGTTGCCACTATATCGGCAAGAAATGCGTCCTCGCGTTCCATTGGTATCGTTACTAAATTATCCATCATTAGCACTCCCGTATCGGTGATTTTGTATTCTTCTTTCTTGATGCAAACCAAATGAGCATAAATCCAACGCCGCTAGCGCACCCGAAGATGAGCCCAAAGAAAAATCCAATGAGGAACGTTGCAAACATTACTTCTCCTTCCGCAACCTTGTGACGCCATCAATAATCGCATGAAATGCGCTGGCGTCTTTCTTCCACAGGTGCGAAAGATACATCCACATGGCGGCTGCGCCAACACTTATCCCTGAGAAAAAGCAAAGAAGCACTATAACAATCATGATTGCTGTTCCTCAATCACCGTACTATTGAGAACGGTCTGGCCGTTATATATTGCCGTTCCGTCTGCCTCGATTCTGAGATATCTCCCAACGACGGTACTTTGCACCGTATGTCCAAGCGGGGTATTTATAATTATTCTCTTGATAGTGTCTGGCACGTCGTGGATAGAAATCGTACGCTCTTGCGGCTCGTCCAGACTCTCTACCACCTCTGCCCCATCAAAGGTGATATCTTCGCCCACAATGCGTAGCGAACCATCAGGACGACTAGAGGTCGTCACAAAACTGGTGTTCTTCGCAATCATTTCCTGTGCCCAGGTAGGAAGTGTTGATTTCAGTCTTTTCATGATTTCTCCTTTTTAATGAGTGAGGGAAGGAATCGAACCTTCCACAATCTTCTTTAAAAGATATCCGGTTTACCGGTCGCCGGACCCATTTCCGTTCTGGCACCCACTCTTACCTAGTCAGTATACCGCAGTCCTCATCAAAAGACAAGCGTTTTTTCACGGTATTTTCTGAAGAAATAGGATCGTGCAGGAGTCGAACCTGCGCCTCTCGTACATCTACGAGCATACTCGCCGTCAGTGGATGTCTCCACCAGTCTTATACGAACGATCCAAAAACTATGCCGCTTCCACCAGGATCAGATCACTATGAATAACCTGCTCCAGGCCACGGCTGATACTTACATGAATATTGTAGTATCCTTCAACCTCTGGCAGAGTGATTGCGCCTTGAAAGTGTCCAGGGGCAATTTCACGAGGAGCTACAGAATCAACTATCGGCTTATTCTCAAGCGCTGTGTTGCCAGGAAGCTCTTGCTCCCATATCAATGAGACAGATGCATGTGTTCCTGTAACTACTTCGCCACGCGCTGTCTCCACCATAAAATCAAGTGGGAGGACGCTCCCAGGAAAATGACTATCATCCAATTCAAAGTGTGCTAAAAACATGATACTTCTTTCTTTAGTATCTCCCCTCTGGAAGCTCTGGCCTATTCTTCTCGAACCACTCCTTTGCCTCGTACCACTGGAACCTCATACGACTAAGCCCCTGTGTACATAGGTTCCAGATGTGATACTGCGTAAGTCTGCTAGCATCAATGCTGCCCCTGGCAATAAGCCCCTCTTCATCGGCAAGCTTTGCGCGAAGGGTCTGATCAATCCAGTCTTCTCGACTACTCATAATTATTCTTTCTCACTTCCCCATTCATCAAAGGACTCTCGTTAGTATCGTATTTCCTGCATTGCCAATCCTGGCAATGCAAATAGGAGTTTGCATACTCATCTGATACCCTCCACCCTTCCAGCCCTGAAACATCATTCCATCACAGAAATAGGCTTTAGCAATCAGTTCCTCTACCGTTTGCGGCGTGGTATTCGGTCTTTTCTGGTTGTACCCAGAGAGATCAAAGCCCAGTGCCAATTGGTTGTAATCACCACGCCAACTGGCGAAGGCGGTTGGAAACGCCTCTTCAAAATCGAAGTGCACACGGTGCTTTCTGTCTGGCAGCAGTTCTAATGCCTATATCAGTTGTCCCAGGTTCATAATCAGCTCTTTCAATAACACGAAAGGGGTGATTCGAACACTCATCTCACCGTTTTGGAGACGGTTGCTTTAGCCAATTAAGCTACTCTCGTATGAGCAAGGCTAGCGCACGCCATATTCGCGCTGCATAACAGTCCAGGCATCAGCAATTGAAAGTTTCTCACGCTGAATGCGGTATAATTCACGCTGGACAGGGGTGAGCCGCTCGTATGCCTCTTGATCAGTCTTTGGTACCATTCTTTTCCTCCAAAAGTCTTTTCTCTTTTATTCTTCTCCTACAAGCGAAAGAAAAAATTCGCCTCTAAACGAAATACCAACTCGCCGTCTTCGCTGCGCACTTCCAAGATGCGCTTCTCATTGCTTTGTTCAAGTAACCATTCATATGCGTGGAGCGCGGCCCGTAGCACCTCTGGCTTCGAGACATCCTTCTCTTCGCAGAGTGTTTCCAGACGCGCAAACTGACGATCAGAAAAATCAAGCTGGACGCGTTGACGTTTTTCATCGTTAGGCATTATGATTTCCTTCGCAGAAGATGAAAGAGCGTTGCAACTTCTGTTTGGTACACCAGTTCACCGCTCTTTTCATGAAGTTCGAATGTGCGCTCTCGATTTTTTGCTAGCCACGCGTACATACGCACTGCTGCGCGTACAAATTCCGGCTTTGTCATTTCTACCTCTTGAGACAAGGCATCAAACGCTTCAAAGGAAGCAAACACTTGATCAATCTCTTTGATAATTTGTTCTTCGTTCATACCAGTCCCTTAGCGTTTCACGTATGCGTTGATTCCTATAAGCACATTCGTGCCTTCAACCTGCTGGTTACCAGAGGTCGTAGCAACACTAATTGATTTGCCAGTGGCGGTAAGACCACCGCGCTGCGTGAGATCAATGACGATAGTAAGTTTTTTCTTGTCGTCCGAGACAGTCATTTCGACATTTTTCATTATTTTTTCTCCTTTACAACTATTTTAAAAAGTTGTGCGCAGAGGGATTCGAACCTTCAAGACTTTTCCTGCAACCCCAAGCAGAAAAGCCGTCTGACACATGTCAATATCAGCGTTTCACCAATAACGGTACACACAACAATTCTCCTACCTCGATTCGAACGAGGAACACTTGGTTCAAAGCCAAGCAAGTTACCGTTACTCCATAGGAGATCGATAGAGCGTAGCGGGATCGAACCGCTCGTACAGGACTACACCTGCCACATCACCAAGATGTGTCACGCCCTCTTGGAACACTCTCCTCGCGACCTTGAGTGCCCATCCACACAATCTGTGAGTCAGGAGACCGGCGATCAACCCGATATACCCTTTCTCACTTGTGGTGCCAGCGGGTAGGATTGAACTACCGACACCGAGCTCTTCACGCTCGTGCTCTACCACTGAGCTACACTGGCATACGCGCATGCTGAAGAGTCGAACTTCAGACTTCCCTGCGAAAGAGATCAGGTAGCTACTACTGACGTTTTCCCTCTTTTGAGCACGCTAGCAACACTTCAAAAGCTGGACTCTTCGCAAAAGCGTGCTTGAGCCACAAACACCCCCGCGCATGATTTCTAGTTATTGGCCTCTATAATAGCGCTCAAACGAGCGCGCTGCTCTGCATCTAGTCGTCCCATCCACTCCACCGTAATTACGCACATATCCTCAAAGCTAAGCTCAATATCGTGAGGCGTTACGCCATCAGGGCAATAGCGAAGTACTGTCTTTTCAGGAAGCGCAGTAAAATCCATCGCAAGTTCAGTATTAATCCCAATATTATTGGGATCACCACCAAAGAGCACATGGTACACTTCTGGCGAAAGCCCCTGAAGGACAAATCCACCCCTGTCATCATCATCGAGATAATATTCATCGTTGATCAAGTCCAGATGATAATTGGCTTCCTGCAATCGTCCGAAGACGAGACCGCTCGTAAGAAAGTACACCTCGCCTGAAATGCGGCGACCATCACTGGTATAGACGTACCGCGTCTCTTTGCGTTCTAACTGATCTTCCATTCTACACATCCTTCTTTAAACAAGGGATCAACGTGTACGAGAGAAGTCCCTTTTCCGCAACGCTACAGAGGATCAACTGACGCATTGTTTCGCTGAGTCCACGTCCACCCTCGACAGGAAGCACACCGGCATCAATGAGCACCTGCTCTGTACTTCCAAAGAGCCGATGATTATGATCTTTGCAAAGCTCTAAAAGCTCATAGATGGCAATTGCATCTTTGCGCGCAAACAAACTTTCCAGCACTAAGCGACTTGACATGACTGCGACCATCGGTACCTGTGTGCCATTGGTCAGCGTTGCCATTTCTATTTCTTCTGTCATAGATATTTTTCTCTTTTCATTTCTTGTTCAAATGCTTCCTCGCGCCTCTCCATACTTCTATAGCTGCAACTCATATGGTGGTGACAGACGCCGCAAAGATAGAGCGCCGTGTACAGATCTTGCGGTGCATACTTTCCATCAATAAAAGTATAGTCCTTTTTGTCGCGAATAAGAGCACAAGAGTCACCCTTTTCGCCGCACTCATCGCAGAGATAATGCAACGATAGACTTGGAAGACTGATAAACTGTTCTTGCGTAAGATTAGTAATCATTCTTCGCCTCCTATTCTTGCATTGATTCGAAATCAGCACGATCACTAGCCGCCCATCCCTGTTCTACATCGGTCTCTGCTTTCCAATAGAAATCCTCCCAGGAAAAGCCTTCGCCAGTACTAGAACGAGCACCAATCTTTTTCGCAATCACGTGAATTTTCTCTTCCATTTGTTCAGGTGAAGAATGGTGCTCACGAAATTCAATAGTTATTTTCATATACTCCCTCCATATATACCAAGTAATTATATCCAGCTAGAGCGATTCGAACACTCTCCTGCTCCCCTGTTCGCCTGACTCTCACCAGCCCTGGAGGACCATCCCCAAAGAGGCGAGACAAAAGGCTACTAAGGGGTGCTATGCACGCCATACATCGTAGCTGATCAAAATATCCTATATCGATATAGGATAAATACCTCATGTGAGACTCGAACTCACGATCTGCTCATTGAGAATGAGCTGTCCTGCCGCTAGACGAATGAGGCAAATGGTGCCAATTTCCAGAGGCAGAGTCGAACTGCCCTGAACCATTATTGCGACTGTACGGCCCCAACTCCGATGGTTGGCTCTCGAAGCTCTGGAAAAGTGTGCCGTTTCTTGCAACGCGACCATCAGAGGTAGGCACACGCATCGTTCTGCTCTCCGTAGTGTTTTGTGTGCTTACGGATAAACCCACAGACAAGTTGGCTGCGCTCGACATTCGAAGCACGTGCGATACGCTCTCAATGAAGATGGGCGAAGAGCGGATCATTGGGTACTTGCCAATCCCAATACTGGCAAGCGCAACCTTTTTTGTGATGGCGACACGAATGCACGCGTCATTAAACCTGCGTTTCCAGTGCTGGGTACCATCAATACGGGTGGCGAGAATTGAACTCGGCTATTTCCTGTTTGAAGGACAGGCGGCTCGACCGTTTGCCTTCACCCGCAGGTTGCGAACAGAACGGAGTCACACCGTCATCTTCCTCTTACAAGGTGCTCTGTTCTTGAGCTATGTTCGCGGTGTACCCGCATCTTCATGCTTCGACACCAGGAGACGAATGTAGGAGTTGCACCTACACGGGAGGTCATGACGCTCCTCGTAACCCTGCCGGTTCCTCGTCCAAATAAGAAGTTCACGTATGCATTGTCTACATCAGCCGCAAACGATGTGGTAGCGTGCATCGCCAGCAGCAAAGGTGTTGCACCTTCTCTTCATAAACTTCTTTGTCAAAGGCCGATGGACGTTAACCGTTTATCCTCGCCGTCGCTTGCGAGGCACCTTTGGACACCCGTAATGCTCTTCTGTTGTACTTCCAAAAGAACTGCTAGAAATAACGTCAGTAGTCGCATTGTTTTTTCATGCTTTCGCATGACGGAATAAGTCACATGCGGGAGTCCCTTACTTCTCATGAATAAGTAGTGCGCATGCTAACACGACACAAACCTCCATACACTTTCTACTGACGGCTTGACCCATTACTGAGTCAAATCTAGTTGGCTGGACTTGAACCAGCGACCTCTCGCGTCCGAGGCGAGTATGCTACCGCTGCACCACAACTAGAGATATTGGACACCCTGGATTCGAACCAGGACAGGTGATCAACCTGCTACTTCCATTTTCATGCCCAATTACAGCATAGTCTAGAATACTGCGTCCAGCCCCCCATTTCCCATCAAAGGAACTTTGAATGAATAGCCAGGAGGACACCGGCTAAGGACAGAGAAGGACTTGAACCTTCTGACACCCAAAACGTGTGCCTATCCGCAAGAAACAAGGGTGACTATCCAGATTTGAACTGGAGTTAGGAGAGCCACAATCTCCTGTGTTAGACCACTACACTATAGCCACCAAGAGTATTAGCGTCGCTTCTCTTTCGCTTCGCTGATCTTTCGATACGCGTCTCTTCGCGTATCGTTGACCGTATCAATAACAGCGATCACGCTATCAGTTCCGACATATTCTACAACGAAGAACTTTGGGCACTTCGCACTATTCTGTTCAACCGCCTCGTAAATGATATAGCCATCACGCATCGTGTACGAGCTGTACTTCATCGCGCCCTTATCGGTTTCCTGGGCTTCCTCGAAAACGGCGAACGGGATGCGCGCCCCTTCTTGTAACGTAATCATCATTTTCTCCTGCAACTGCCTGGAACGCTCGTGCGCATGACTCACTGCACACATACACTTTTTTCTCTGGTGCCCCTGGTACGCCAAAATCACCGTAGATAACAGCGTAAACGTACGCAAGCCCAATCCAGACGCGTCCAAAGTGTCCTTGTCTGCACGCTGCGCAGCGATGATAAAAATGCCACTGCGACAGCCCTTCGACCCACAGACGCCCATATAAATACTCTGTCATGCACGCCTCTTTCAAAATTGTGTAAAAATAAAGCCCCACACCCTCTGATTCGAACAGAGATACTTGCTGTCTGGTATCAGCAGAACGAAAAGCGGTATGCAGTCTTGTCCTCTGTAGAGGAAGAGAAAGTGATACCATGCCTGCTTCGCTCAGCAAACGTTTTACCGTTTAAACTAGGTGGGTAAGAGAGAAGAACAACATTGCTTTTTACATTGCTATACTCTTCGCCATTATGGACCCCGTTGTTCTTCTTTTTAGAGTATAGCGCATCACGCTTTGAATTGTCAAGACTTATTTCTCTGTATTTTCAGAAACCGTGTACTCTTCGATCAGGCCACGCCTGCGAGCATTGTGTATTTCGATATAGAGGTCTGACGGCTCTTCAACCGTGATAAAAACGTAACAGTAACCAACCTCTCGAAAGAGATCGTACTTCAGCGTAGGATAGGTACCAGCGAGCTTTTCTAACCAGGGCATTGTGCGCTCGTATGCTTCGCCAGCAACGCTAACACGAAAACTATAAAGTGTGCTCTGCATGAACGCGTCCTTTCTTAATAAAGATATTTTGCGGCGAGGATTGCAATCTCTTCTGAGAGGTTATTTTCGGTAACCGCGATACGCTGTGCCTGGAGATATCCGCCCCTTTTAAAAGCGAAGGCGAAACCAAGACGCTCTAGCTCGTGACGGATCGCCACATAATCTTTGCCTGCGACCATTCTATCGGAGCCCGATTGAAATTGGCGGTAACACGCGGCCATTGCTGCAAGCATTGGTTTAACCCAATCGTTTTGTGATTTGATTTGAAGCGCGTTCATCTTTTTCTCCTTGAATAATGTTTTCGTTTATTTCTTCTATAGAGGAAGTATAGCGCACTCGTCTCCGTCCGTCAAGGGTTATTTCTCTGTATGTTCAGAAACAATTTGATACCGACCATCTATAAAGCGAAATACTAAAGGGCGAGAGCGGTGCGCGCCACGTCGTGCGGTCTTGGAAAAGAGCTTTTTCCCTTCCTGCTCTGCTCTGAGAGCGTGCTTGCTCTTCTGGCGTGCGGTATGCTTCACACTTTTGCCACCGCGCTGCTTGCTGGTACTGTCGTGACCTGGGCAGCAGTTCATTTGCTGCCCATCTTTGCCGTAAGGCTTCATTCGTTCTCCCCTTCTACTCAGCGTAGTCGTCGTACACGCACACCACGAAATCAGCATCCAAATCCGACTGATCAACTATGCACTGACCGTATTTTTTGATTAACGCTTTAAAAGCTTTCAAATCAGCAACTTCGATATAACCGTTTTTTGCACCGTTCAATTCTTCGAAGTGGATTTCTAACGAGATAGAATTTAAGAATATTTTCATGACCGTTTCTCCTTGACTGTTCTTAACTACAAAAGCGCGTCCCAATCGAGGAAGAAGTTTTTCGTTTATTTCTTATACACGAAGCATAGCGCAATCAAAGAGAAACGTCAAGTCTTTTTTCATGAGTTTTTCAGAATAGTATTTTTTCTCTGAAAATGTCTTTTCCGCCACAGACGAACAATGCCTTTGCGGTGACACCAGTAGAACACGCCATCCTCTCGTATCCAATTAAAAGCCAGGGAGAGCGGCTTTGAGAGGAAGTCTAGGGTGCTGTAGACGGCGTCTCGCTCTATAGACCTGAGTACTGGTACAAAGCGCTCCCTGAGCTCCTCCTTGCGTCCACTTTGCATTTCCCAACGTGCGGTGGGACTCTGCAAAACATTGAGCCACATAATCCACACGAGACGTAAAATCTCATAGACTTCTTTGACTATCCAGACTACGAACATTAAGAGAAAGGCGATACCGAGAAGCACTAAAGAGAGGTGGATAATATTATTCATGGTCTTTCACACGCTCCTGCAACATTTCGCGCATCCAGGCGCGGTCTTTTTCATTACTATGCTGTAGCATCCAATGCGGCCATGTATAAAACGGACCATCAGGCGAGAATGCATGTGCACTATAAGGAAAACGCTTCTCGCCCACCGGCCAATACTCACCCACATAGGTGCCAGAAGGGGTATCTTTGCGAATATTATAAATGTAGTATTCGTGAGAACTATCGCTGCGCTCCCAGAGCACAAAGGTTCCCGATTGATACATGGTTTGCTCTTGCGACGAAGCGTCTTTTTCAAACTGATCATTTTTATAACGATACTTTTTGCGCTCCACGTCGCTCTTGAGCAGTACAAGATAATAGGTAGACGGTTTTGCACGTCTACGATAAAAAATGAGGGGAAGCAGCGCGCCACCTGTTTCTTTTGCAAAGGTATTCGCGGCCTCTTTGGCACGTCCATATTTTTGAAACGTTTCCGCGCTTTCATAGTTTCCTTCTTCAGTAATTGTCCAGCGCATAATTATTTCCTTTTATGCAATTGCAAATCGAAAAACATCACTAACGCTCCTGCTCCAAGGCAAAGCGTAAGCAATGTTCCTATACATCCATAAAGTATATGATCAAGACTAGAAAACTCAGAAATGGAAACTCCCAAGTAAGTGAATATTCCAAAGGCGAGCGCTCCTGCAATCATAATAAACATGGATGCGAAAGCAAGCCAATACCTTTTGCTAGATTCGACACGAAGAGGTGGAGAGTAATTATCCCAGAGCTTTCTCGCTACTTTCCTCCATCTTCCTAGATATGCTTTCTGCATCGCAGGCGTATCTTCCATGCCGAAAAGCTCAGCCCCTTCCTTGAAAGTTTCTACTAATCCTGGCACTATCTCTTTTTCCCAAAACTTTTCAAACTCTTCATTCATTATCATCTCCATTCTTGAATTATCATTTCAGTAATTATCCAGCGCATAGCTCTGCCTCCTGCTCTATCACCCGCCATACGTGGCGAAGTATCTTTGGATAGTTATGTTTTGTTTTCGTTCTATGAAGATAGACTAAATGCGCTATCGCTTCAGACTGCGTACAACGATCAGCCTGTGGATAGGTAGCTGACGGCTCATAAATCATGCCACGATGCCCATCAAAGACATCCTGAAAGCCCTCAAAAGTAGCTGCGTACTCCAAGAGGGTTGGATGCTTTCGTAGGTACGCATGCCAGAGCAAGAGATAGTATTCATGCTGAATGATAATAGCGGGAATATAGGTGGCGTCCAGTAAAAGGAAGGTGGCCTGCTCTCCTTTGGGCTTTTTATAGGGATAGCCATTCTCGTTACGTTTAGCATCTTGATACCATTGTTCAATCGTGCGTACTCCAAGATAGGCATAAAGCGCACTAAAGCGATGATCGCCTTTGGAATCGCATCGTAAAATCATGCCAGCACCTCGCAATAGCACTCTGGCGGAAACGGAAGCGTGTTCGCATCATCATCTTCATGCAAACTTGTCCAGTTGCACGCGGCACATACCGGATAACTCCCTGCAAACTCTTTCCAGGGCTCCTGCACTATCTCTTGTTTACCGCAGCGTGGGCACTTCCCCTGCTCCAGACAAGATGTACACGGATACTGTTTTAATTCTCCCCAATAGTCTTTGCTATAGGTAAATCCATCGGCACCGCAGGCAGTGCAATAGTCTGGATAGCGGCTTTGGAACCGTGTCTTGCGCGCTCGTGCGATGCCTGCGTATTTGCGGCAGAGCGCGCTATGCGTCTTATTCATAGCGGATTATTCCATCCTCTTTCCTTACTGGGACATCGTAATCAAAAGGCATTGCAAACCCTTCGTGCAGCCGCACCTGTTCCAGGTAATATTGCATGTACGTTGTTGTGCGTGCCTGAAGGCCAAGGTAGAGGTACATCCCAAGCGTGTCTGCTGGATCGGGCTGCTTCGTTTCTGTAACAAAGGCGTCGCGCTCTTCTTCATAGCCGAAGGCAGAAGCCAATTGCGCGAGTGCGGCGCGCTTCTCGTCTTCGTAGGAACTGCGTAGCCCCATCACGAGTGCCTCATACATCTCGCCGCGTGCTTTGGCAATTTCATGCGTAAAGCGGTTGGCAAAATACTCCATAAGCCCTGAATCATTATCATAGCGAAAGTTCGGAGAGTATTTCAACTCCTCTTGATAACGCTCTTCATCGCCGCTGTCGGCATACATATCTTTCACAAACATCTGTCGATCTGACTGCTCAGGCAGCACCTCTTGCAAATCAAAGTCGTTGCAGCCGTGATTGCTAAATCGGTCAGACGCCAGATCAAGCAGCGCAACTAACACTTTCTTCTCGTAGTATTTCATGTTTCTGTTCTTCTTTCTTTTTTAGAATACTTGTACACAGTTCTTCAAATTGGTCGGAAACTGCTTCAGCGGCCTCCAGGCCAGCACTTTTCTCTACGGCTTCAAGAGCGACCAGGATCGCACGCATTTCTTCAAAGGTAACTCCTCTGCTCCATGCGGCACACCAGGAAGTTTGCCAATACGCACGAAGGAATTCCATTGTATGTATTCTTCCTCCTTCTACAAACTGTACCAGATCTTTGCTATCGTACTCACGTCACGAAAGTGAAACCACGCTAAAAGCTTCGCACCATCGCCTGAACCTTCAGTTGCCACATCATTATTCTGAAGTGCCCAAAAGCGAAACGTGTGACCACCAACAAGATCTTCTACAATATACTGTACATCCCCAATCCAGGTCTGCGCCTTATTTCCAGCACTACGTGCCAGGGCAACACGCATCGCGACACCGTCCGGCTTGCTTTCGTTTCGCATTAGTATTGCTCCTCATCTTTCAGAACCCAAATTCCATCTTCACCTAGTATTTTCACTTTTCCTGGCACCATCAATTCATCATCCGGCTCATCGAGCGCCCCCAATCCGTGTATAGGACCATAGAGATCAACTTCATTGAGACGTGCAAAGATTTGAAATGCTTGCCCCATTTGCAGCATCTCATTGTGACCTCCATCAGCAATATATAAAAGCATCTCTTCTCCTTCTAAGAAGAGAAAGGAAACGCCGGTCTTCCTGTGAAAGAAGACGCCAAGATGCCTGAGTGTTTCTGGCATTTCGCCACGCGACCACATATACGTAGCATAAAAGGTCTGCTCACCGTACTCTTGTGCTACCTTTCTCTGTAAACTGTTCTTTTCCATTTTTGCTCCTTGTTGGAATTAATTAATTAATTATTTTTTCTTGAACGCGAGAAAATTATTTTTTAAAATTAATTAATTACGCGAGTTCACGTTCAAGTTCAATACGTCCACGCTCAATCGTGGTATAGATACGATGCTGGTCTTCCAAAATCGCTCGTAAGTCCATCATGCGATAATAGGCTGCTCCACGCACGTCGGGAGACAGCCCATTATCATTGACGACCACCATCAGCTTTTGGACGCGCTCAAAGAGCTCTTGCTGCTGTGCGGTCATACTCATGCTCCTTATACGTAGACGACCACGAGTATTCCGGCAACCGGATCAATAGAAACGATCTGAAATTCGGTTTCCAGCCAATCGTTCGGCAGAAAGTAATCCTTTATATACGAGCCTGGGGCAATAGAGCCTTGCTCGTATTGGTATTCATAGCCGTACTTACATACTCCTACAACCTGATCGTTGTTACTCATAATCTGGTTGTCAAGATCGGCACGAGAAAACACTTCCACCGTCCAAAATTCCGAACAATTTTCATACCCGACCGACCATGTAGGGCAAGGGTTATGAACATCAGAACAAGGCAATTTCGGCTGTGGCGCTGGCACAGAAGTGGCTGTTGGCTGTGTTGGAGGATCAACCAATGTTGGATTGACATCCGCATGCGCTGTTTTCACATTGACGGCCAAAGCGAGGAATAGAGAGACAAACAAAAGGGAAGCAAACACGATTTTCTTCAAATGAAGACTCCTCTCTGTATATGGAACATCCTTTCTATCAGAATAGCCCATTTTTCTCAAGGAGTCAACATTTTTCTTATCATTTTCAGAAGAAAGTCCATTCCCAGATTCCCCGATTCCCCACTTTTTTGAAGAAGCGTATTTTTTCTTGCAAAAGGCAGAATTTTCTTCTACAATGGGACATCTCTAGTCGCCTACCAACGAAACGGACAAGCCTATGTCAACGACAGACAATCTTTTCTCTTCTTATCCCAATACGGATAAAGAGACAGTTCCCAGCTCTCTTGCGCTCCTCCAGCGCATTGAGTTTGAGCAGTATCTTGCCCACGACTTGAAAAAATATTATTATGCACAGCTCGCTATCCACGGCGTCCTGCTGCTCTGGCTTCTCGCCCTCATCTTACTCTTTATTTTAAATATTGGCAGGGAGTTGCTTTTCTTCTGCGCGGCAATCGCGGTCCTTGTTCTTCTGCTCTCGCTGTGCATCACGCACTTCTACCACGAAGCTGTGAAAAGCAAAGACCGCTATGAACGGCTGGTTAAAGACTTAAATACCCGTTCACGAAACCAGTGATGAAACAATTGATCGTCTCTTTGTGGGTATAACATTCAAGCGCCTGGAAAAACGCGGCATCAATGAGCGTCTTCCCTAAAATTAGTTTGCCCTTCTTCTCGTGATACTTGCGTAGCTCCAGGCCGTAGGCAATGCCTACCTTCCAAATGTCTTGTTGTCGATTCAAGGCCAGCATCTTCGTGCTCCTTTCAAAAACAACCGCAGAATGCGGCGTTTACTCTTCTTCTTTTCCTAACATTTTCTTCAAGCGCGCTATTTTGCGTACCACACACCACTCTTCATGACTGTGATCAAGCTCCCTGCGAAAGCTTTTGCGCACGTGGCAACAGCCACACTCATAGCGCGACATCGCCGCATTCTGATACACAATCGCCTGATCCAAATCCGCAAGAATTTCCAGGCCAAGTGTGGCCTGTGCCTCTTTTTCTTTGTCCATGCATTTTTCCTTCACTTTTCTTGACTTCCCACTTAGTATAGGCCAGTGCCGAAAAGAAGTCAAGAAAAAGTTCATTGTATTTTCAGAAAGAATTAAAGGAGTCCTCCAGCTTGCTTGGCACGCTTAATCAGCTCACGCATAAACTCATTACGATTCATGCGTGCACGCTTGCCCTCTGCACGCATTTGCTTTTTGTGATCCACCACCATGCCGTCAAGCGCATCAAGCAACTCGTCATCGAGATAGAGCGTGACTTTCTCTTTCAGTTTTACCTTTTTACCGTTCTGCGGTTGTACCGGTATGACATCATTGTCTTGGAACCGCGCCTGCTGCTCTTTAACAGCTACATCCCAGGCTGACGGCTTGCGTTTGTTCATTGGCGCACCCTTTCTCCCAGACGCACTGAGTCCTGAATAAGCAGTGTTGCCAGATCATCCCATAGAACACCAAGAGAAGGATCAATATCAAAGATGTCTGTTTGGAAGCGCACTGCCCTTTTGTAGTCAGTCTTACGTGGCACTGGCGTTTCATAGACGAGCTTGCCGTATTGTCTGCGAATACTGGTCAGGCAATCCACGTCTTCTTTCTCGCGTGAGCTAAAGAGTGTGGGTAAAATGTACCAGGGATAGAGCTCTTTATTGAGCTCAGTGTCATGCACATCTTTGATGTGTCCAAGAATATAAGGAAGGGTGCGGATCGCCATCACTTCACAGGCCACCGGAATGAGGACACTATCAGCAGCAGTGAGTGCGATACGGGTAAGCACACCAAGCGTCGGTGGACAGTCCAGAATACAATAATCATAATCGGTTGCATATTCGCGCAACCTTCTACGTAACGAATGCTCAAAATTGGTTTTCGATGGCAATTCAATTTCGGCTGCGGCCAAGTCCAATGTGGTTGGCAGAAGATGTACAAAACGCCCAAGAGGGAAGGGCACAATCTTCACGCCACTGATAATAAGATCATACGTGGTTTCCTTGAGGTCAACGGGCCTCACAAAGTATTCTGTGAGCGAGCTCTGTGGATCAAGATCAACCATCAAGACACGCTTGTCCTGACGCGCTAGCGCAGCAGAGAGGCTGACGGTTGATGTGGTCTTCGTCACTCCCCCCTTCTGGTTGGCAATCGCATATACCTTCATATAGGTTTCCTTTCTTTATTCTTTAGATACACGTTTTACATCTAACTCGCTTTGTAACGGAGCCAAGACTTTACTCTTGGATGTGCTTGATGATAACGTTCCAAATCATTGAAAATTTCTTTTTTACGCTCCAAACACACTGTCGATCCGGTATACAAAAATTCAGAGAAAACAAGAAGGTTCTCTCTCCTCCCTGATAATGGTAAGAAGAATGCGTTTGACTGCTGATTGCGATATATGCACAATGTCTCAATGCCGCGCTCCTCTAATTCTGTTTTCAATCTTTCTAAGAACGATTGGCTTCCACCAATGAAACGGCAGATAGTTTCTGTCCAATTACTTCCGCCATTTTTCCTGTGACGTTGATAGACTGTTCCATCGCCATCAAAGTATCCTCGAATGTATGCCGATAATAAATGCTCAGGAAAATCAGTGGGCCAGGATAGTTGCAACGTCTTGTTTGGAACAATGCCCCAACGAGCAAGAGCCGTTGCAAGTGGAGGATCATAAAGACACAGTATAGCTGCGCTAGAGCCTCCCTTTCCTCCAAAGCGAATAGCAGATTTTGATCCCACGCCATCTCGAAAATTCTTCATATGATCTGCATCAGATTGTTGGAGATGAAGTTGTACTCTTATACTATTCTTCCCGTCCTCATAGATACAACCATCAGCGGCAAGAAAGCCTATCCAATAAGCATGCCAATCATCAGAAACATCGAGAAACCCAGACGAGTCTATATAATTTCTCTTAATATAGTGTCCATGCGGATTTTGCTCAATTTCATGCACTTTCATATGCTTCGATATTGTTGACTCAGCATACCCTGTGGCTCTGGAAATTTCCCTTATGCTCTCCCCGCCAACGGCATATCGCTCGTAAAGAGATTCTTTCGTAAGCGACTCCCTCATAATAACCTTGCCGCGCTTGCAGTATCCATTTTCAACAGGCATCATAGTGCCCCTGGTTGGCAATCGCATATACTTTCATACATATTTCCTTTTCATGTAAATTTTACCGTGAAGCGGTTTTACCGTTCTACTGGTAGAGTACACAAAAAGGTTCAACCTGTCAAGACTTTTTTCTGAAGGAACAAATAAGAAAAAGGTCATACTTTGGCGTAAAAGCAAGGCATCTATGTTATACTGGCGTTACTGTTGGTACAACACCCGACAGATGTGGAAAATAATAGCAGGGTAGCAACTCATGCGCATCAGCATGTAGTAACTACCCTCTCGTTTTTTACGCTTCTTCTTTGAGCGCTCTCTCACGCGCTGCCTGGGCTTTCGCATTATTAGTCAATCGATCTGCATAGCCGTGTACATATTCTTCTACAAAGAGCGCAATAGCCGCGCCATTCTTGCAACATGGTTTTGCCAGCTCCAACGCTGCGCTGCGCTGCTCTACTTCACTTTGCTCAGGCCGGTCACCAGTAAGATAGGTATAGCCACAACTGTAACCAACATTGCCTGATTCATCGGTGTCATAATACATGCGTGTTCTCGCTTTCGTTTTGTGAAACTTTTTCATCTTAAATCTTTTCAACCGCTTCGATGATATACTTGATCGATGCCTGTTCTGCTTCGTGTTTAGAAACCAGATCAAAGACAAAGGCCAGCAAGATGCCACCTTTCATACGCAGCCCAATCGCCTCTTCATCATCGTTCGGAAAAACCAGAAACCAGAGATCATACGAGCTGATAAAGTATGGTCGCTTCTCTGTGACAAGCGTCACACCAAGAAAAGAGCTCCATTCAACGTGCAGTACTGGCAGCATTGGATAGGGATGCTCAATATCTTCCACGAAGAAATTATGATTCTCATCTTTTTCAACGTTCAAGCGGAAACTATCTAACTTTCCCTCTGCCGTCCACCAGGATACCTTGAGTAGATTTTTCACTTGGTACGCTCCTTCCAAACACGTACCAACTCATCATCTTCCAAGAGTGGAGCCAGCATATAGCGAAATGCCAGATTGTCGCCAGTGCGCGAGAAGCTTTCTAATGAATAGCTGGAAACGCGCATGAGGAGTGTCTCAAATTGACGCACCACACAATCATCCTCCATCATGACATCTGGCTTGCGAAAGAGTGTCATCGCGTACATCTCTGCATATTTTGCGTAGCGATGCCCAAAGACCTGTTCGCCAATCGTCTCAGGATCGTAGACATTGTCCTCTATCGTGACAATCTCCGAGCGCTTCACCTCTACGTTCATCAACTCAGCGCCTTGATAGTGCATGTGCTGCAACTCTTTGAGCCAATACTTACTGGTTGCAATACGCGCCATCTCACGTGCCAGGGTGCTTCCCAGCTCTGCAAAATCTTTCGTGGCATATTTCATAGTAAGGCTCCCGTGTTTGCGGTATGCCAGAAGTGGCTTTCCTAATTCTTCGCTCATGAAAATCTTCCTTTTCTTATCGGTTTTCTCACCAACTCTAGAGGACACCAGGGATATTCTGCGTACTCCAGATTAAGGCGAACACTTTCGTACTTCACATATTCTAAAAACGCTACTTCTTTCTCTTCTGCGGTCGCGTCCTTGCGAAGCACCTGTTTGTACCAGACAGCCTTTTGAATGATCTTGACTACGTCTTTGATCACTGAGATGCTGTCCCACCAGCCCACACCATCATAATTACGGTACAGCCGTCCAAAGCTGTAGGTGTCCTTCCCCTCCTGTATAATCTGCTCAGCGATATCCAGAAAGATTGCGCTACCTGTAGTGATTTCTTCGCCATTCACCGTACGATAATACACAAAGTTTGCCATTAACTTCCTCCAATCGTACCGACATACCACGGCGCTTTCGCGTACTCCAAGTCAAGGCGAACATGTTCTAGCTTGACGTAGTCTAAGAAAGCGCTATCCTTATGTTCAAGTGTCTTTGCAGACAATAAAAATTGATAAATTAATGCTTTGGTGATCAACTCCAAGACCGAGCGCATATCTTCATACTCATCAAAGTGAAAGGAGAACGCCGCGTCGTCTGCCACAATGCTGACAAAGGTATAGCGCTCAGTGCGCTTTTTCTCCGCAATCGCATAGGAAGCTGCACGAAAGAAATCGGGAAAGTTGTTGACGACGGCCTCATGATTGAGGACACGTGAATAGGTAAAAATCATGCTGGTAGTTTCCTTACTTGAATATCTGCAAGCGCTGAGAGATACGTAATCATGCCATTCTTTGCTGCGCCATCTTCTAAAAGCATTGTTTGATAAATCTTATTCTTGAGCGTGTGCTGCGCAAGGTATTTATGACACGCTGGAACATTGCCAAGAAACTGCTCAACCGGTTCACCTTCTAAAGAGGTGACAGCGATAAGCTGAAAAGAATACTCTTGCTCAGCATGCTTGACAGCCGCAATGACGGCCTCTGGAAAGCTTTGGTACTCTTCTGTGGTCAACCCTTTTGCACCGCCGTAGCGATTGCGGTAGATGATTTGCGCGTGCTTTACGCCCCGAATACTATCAATTTGAAATGCGGTCACTTCTTCAAACCCAAGGCATGCCTCTCCCTCATCACCAAACACCGCAAGGATTTCGACATCAATCTCTTTGTCCATTTCACAGGCAGTGCTACACGCTTCGACAAAGCTCTGACGAGCCATTGTCCGTATAGGAAGCTCAGGGCTGACTCGATAGACGAGACAGGCAGTCATAACTATTCTCCTTATCTTGCGAAGATGTGGCGGAATATCACCCCATCCTCCACATCTTCATATTCAAAAATCTCACGGAGCCACTCAAAGGCTTCGCGCATCACCATATACTTTTGCGCTTCGATCTGGTCATCCAGAAAATCCGCAATGTCGTCCTCACTGGGCAAGACAGGATAATTCTCAAAAAGAAATTCCCACGCGGTTGCAATCGCTGTTTCTTTTGAAGACGAATCTTCATTATTGCTGCGCTGATTGCAAAACTTGTAAAATGCTTTATTGTTCATGGGTGTAGCGGCTCTCCTCATAATGGCTTTGCATTTCTTCATCAACTGCGTTGTACCATCCCTCCAGCTCTGGGAGGCATTGGAATATCCAGTTCCACACATCCTGGCGAAACCAGATAGTTTTCGTGTTCTCTTCCCATTCAAAACGATCTGGAAGCACTTGTATCGTTGCCCCTTGCTGATCCCAGGAAACGGTTGCAGGAGTGTAGCGCTCATCAAGCGCTGGAATACGCACCATGCCGGTGACCTCTGTCTCTATTAAATGTCGGACAGCTAAAAGCTGGTACACTGAGACGCGTACCCGTTCAGCAAAGAGTCCTGCATTGTAGTGCGTAAACACCAGATCAATCTCTGTCCAGTCAGGTTTGCCGTATCTGCCCCAGCCCTCTTTGCGACGGTAAAGCATGTGACGCATGTCTGAGACTGGACACTGGAGTGTCCACACGTCAGGCGTGCCAAGTAAAAAGAAATCATGCGTCACACTGCCATAACCATGATCAAACGGGCGTATTGGTCGCTCAGTAGTGCTATAACACCGCCTTCCGTAACTATCTCTTGGGAATACGGCCTGCGTCTCTTCGAAAACCTCTTCGATCAAGTAGCGATGCTCTCCACGTATTCTTGGACGCACTCGCGTCTTATATTCAGGGAAGTGCTTGTGGGCATCAGGAATGCGTGCAATCTTTTCACACACATCTGCGTACTCAGCGTTGGTGAGCACCAGTTGTCTTTCAGTGCAATCTCCCCACTTTGCCAGAAGCACCCGATCACCAGGAAGCTTCTTCTTTGCGTAGCATTCGTAGCGACCAAAGTAACGGGTATCCCACTCTGTCTCTTGTGCGTTGTAACGCACTTCAAACACCTTTGAGCCAATATCACGTAAGGCCAGAATGCCGTCATAGGAGAGATAGCCATCAGTCAACAGATTTCCCCCTTCATAGACATAAATCTCGCCCCAGGCGCGGCCAAATTCCTCCGTCTCAAAGGAACCGTAGTTGGCCGCAAGTGTGCGATCTGTAGACAGTAGTCGCTCTTCTTCTAAGCCCAGGAACTCGTTCGCTGCGCGATGCACCAGCGATTGCCTGGAAAGAGGCATCTCACCATATGCAAAGGGATTACTTTCGCTCTGCATAGTACAGTGTCTCCATATCCTCACCAAGCCAGTACTGTATCAGAGTAATGAGCGCGGCCTGCTTCTCCCATTCGTCATAGTATTTTTCAGCCGTCATGCCACTTTCCCTGTCATATTTATCCAGCGCGCCCTGATCAGCAAGCCATTTCCCCCAATTCCCGCCAAAAGAATAGCTTTCAATCTCATCAAAAAGCTGTACAAAAATGTCATAGGCAGGTGGTATTCCGTCTGAAGACTGGTCGTGCTCAACTTCCATGATACGGCCCTGGTAGACTAAGCAAAGCGTCCAATGCCAATACGGCGTGGTGTAGACTTCCGTACGCAACCGATTGTAGCCAGTGTTGTGACTGCGCTGCTCACATTTCAGACACTCAATGACCAGCTCACACGCTGCTCGTTTTTCTTCCAACAGTTCTTCTAATGTCTCGCTCATGATTTTTCCTCTAACTTCAACAACCGCGCCATCTTGCGAATAAGCGCATCTTTCTCCTCTACGCTGATAGAATGCAGCGCAAGATCAATTTCATCACTGAGCTTGCAGCGCTCAGCATAAGCAGTCACATCCTCCATGCGGTAGAGTGCGGTCTCTTCATCTCTGACAACTACCAGAGAGACCGCAAAGGCACCCTCACGGGCGTAAACCTTGATAGCCTGTTCACATGCTTCTCGTAGCGTGGGAAGCGTGCCAATAATTGCTCCACCACCATCATTATGCGAAAAAGCATATAATCCCATTATTGTTCCTCTTCTTTCTGTATCCATGTGAAAGCGCGTTGCACCAGCGTTTCACGGATTGCTAAATCAACTGTGTTGATTGGCCTGCCTCCTGGCATACGGAAATTTCCAACCCAATGCGCAACCGCATCAAGCGTCCAAAAGGGGTGTTCCTCTATCGCCAATCGTGCTTTCTCAACAATGTCTTCTGTCTGTTCCTGTGTGAGTGGCACAGGGTAGGTGCCATACTCTCGTGTTACTTCGCCCAATGTTTCAAGCAGCACCTCTGTACGTGTTGCTTTCGAAACGGTGTTACTCAAGCGTCCACCAGGAAGCACCTGCACACCAAGATGATTAGTAAGGAGATCCTGACTCCACTCTGGATGATGAATAAGCAGCCGCCTTGCAGTGCTCTTCATCTCCGCACGCTGTTCTTCGGTCATTTGTACGAGATCACTATTCATGAATGCACCGCCAAGCGAATTGGCTTATCCAGCACGAGTAGTTCTTTGAGTGCCGGAAGCAGCCGTTTTGCCTGATCGATATCACTGATCATCACCAAGCCAGAATTATCGGTTGTCTCCATGCGCAGGAGCCCAGTGAAGATGGGGAAAACCTGTGTACCTGCTTCAAGCGTAATCACCGTATAACTATTTGGAATACGGTTCCCCATCTTCTCATAGATCGTATCTTTGGCAAGATAGCAGCACCAGTCAAAATCCAACTCAGGATAGTCCATGAGCAGTTTAGCCGCGCACAACTTCTCCAGTGGTACCTGTTTTTGCTGTTGCTGTTTTGGTGACCAGAGCTCAAAGTTCATATCATGGAGTGTTCTTTGAATAATCCCACGATAGTTCACCTCTGCTGGTCCTTCTTTTTGCACATCCAGCGAAACGCTACACTTTGCTGCTTCATCCAGTCCTGCCTCAAAATCTTCCAGATAGTTCAGGTGTTTCTGTGTACGCATCTTCTGCGGAAGCAGAAAATTATATTCAGCACCCACCTGCGGTAAGTCCAGCAAAATCGTTCTGTGCCCGATTGAATAATCACTTTCCTGATGAAAGATCACATCTGCTCTATTCAAAACCATCATCCTCCTCTAGAAAAACATTCAACGCGATCCGCATATCTTCCATCTGCTCTTGTGTCAGGCCAGAAGATGTACGCTCTCCAATACCAAGGGTATAGATAACGGTCTCGCCTTGATTAATGAGCCCCTTTTGTAACCAGATCGGATTGATACGGCTGGGCACCAACAGCGTGAGTTCTTGCGGATCAATATCAGGACGCGCTGCACGATACGTATTCACCACATCGCGAAAACGCTCCTGCGCTAACCGCTCTTCTATCTGCTTTTTACTTATCGACATCTTTTTTCTCCAATGTTTTTTGCAAGAGCGTGACCATCATTTCAACCTCTTGCCGATCAAGCGGAAAGGTCACATGCTCTGCCACGCCAACGGTAAATGATTCATAGCCTTCATCGTCAGTCACACGGCTTATCCAGACGGGACGCACATGACGAGAAATAAGGACAATCCCTGGATCGTGTATAAGTTTTGGACGTTGCAACCGTTCTTTCTCTACGTAGAGACTGACCAACCATGCAATGCGCTCTTCCGATTGCATTTTTCTCTCCTCTCTAACGATGAATGAACAAAAACAATCTTTCTTGCGCTGCAAACTGAAAGAGAATGTTAAGATCACGTATCCATGCATAAGAAAGTGTCTCCTCTGGATCGCTTTCGTCATATGGTATCTCTTGGTCACCGGCAATATTTGGCCCCAACTCTTGTACATAGTCGTTAAGCCGCTGCGCAACAGAAGCAACTTCATCAGGCTCCAGTGTCCCAGTAATATACTCATCACACGCCAGATCAAAGAACTCAATAAACGGAGAAATTTTAAACGCTCCCTGATAGATCTGATTGGGGAGCGAAGGGATGGCAGGCCAGACAAGTCCTTGCCCCGTTTCTAACTCTGTATCATCTTCGCTCTTGGCAAACGCCACATCTTTCACAAACTGTGCATCTAAACTCATTGTTCTACCCTCCTATAAAAAGAAAGAAGCCAGCGAAACACCGGCTCCTACAACACATATGTACGCAACACTTGCCGCCAGAACTTGATTGCCTTGCCCTCTATTTAAGCGGGTGTATGCTGCGCACCCGCGCCAGATGAAGAGTACTAAAAAGAGGAGAGAAATGAGCTTCATGCGTTCATAGCTTTCTTCAAATCTTGCACATCGTAGAAGAGGCATTCCCCTGTATGATCTACTCTTTCAGTAGTAAATGCTTCGCTGCCACAAGCGCGACAGCGCCAATAGCGTTCATCTTGCCATGCTTCTTCATGACCATCATCCACCACATGCTCGTATAAAAGTGTATCCAGCTTCGAAAGAATGCGTAAGCCAACGCGTATTTGTTCATCCATTTCTCTTCTCTCCTTTATGAAATTACTACGTGAAAAAACGGGTATAAGAAAAATCCAAAGCAAATGCCAGAAATCACCAAACACACAATAGTAGCTATTCCCATCAACTGACGGTTCCCGATTCCCCTCGCATACTGATCAAGGGAGCGTAGCCCAAAGATGAGGAAGAGAAAAGCATACAAAATGAAAAAGTCATTGCTCATTGCTCTTCTCCTTTAAAACTGCACATGAAAGATCGCGCAAAAGGTAAGTACAAAAGCGGCTCCCGCAACAAAAGTGGCTCCCCAGCAAGCCCATAGGAGACTGCGGCGCGCATTGCTCTTCATACTCTTATCAAGTAACGTCAGAGAAAAGGCCAGCGAAGCGTTTAAAAGAAGGACAAACACTGCCTCCATCTTACTTACTCCTCGTCTTCAATCTTGAGAAGAACTTTCCCAGCGGCCAGCTCCATGTACTTGCGCAAATGTGCAACCTCTTTTTCACCAACCACTGAAAAGCTCTTTGGACGAATTGCCGTTGTTTGTGTGCGTACCATTGCCTGTAAAAACACAGTGGCATGGGTGCTATCGTGATACTCCACCCAGGCAATCGCATGGTACGGAATATCGCAATTATTCAATCTCAGCAACATTGTTCTCTTCTCCTTTATAGCCACCAGCATAGCCGCGATTAGGAACACCGTAGAGGTCAATAAGCCCCTGGCGTGGTGCCCAATCCTGCAAGAATGCCTCAACACAGGCAGGCGTGCAGTGGCCTGCTATTGTCCATTTTTCACGCGTCTCTTTGTAATCATGCGTACGCAAGAGTACTGCATACCCTCCTACGAGTGTTGCCAACTGCGCTGTAAGTAGGTCAAGTGAATAGCCAACACCGTTATCGTATTCGCGCAAGTCTCTCAGTTTTTGCCCACCAATCTCAATTTCAGGAGCGGCGTCTAGACGTTCTCTCATCACCTGTACGCGTGCATTGACCTCATCGACAGATACATGAAGCTTCAGGACAATCTCTGCAACTTTTCTGGCAAGCACTTCTTCAGATGTGACGCCAGGGCATCGTCCACGAAGTGCCTGTGCAGGACAATGATCCATTGCAGCCAGCACGAGCTGCTCTTGCGATGGAGCGCCAAGATTGAGGAATGCAAAGAGCTGTCCAAGCGAAGATGACTCCCAATAGTGCTCTGCGGTTCCTGCGTAGCCAGGATCAAATGGTCGATGATGATCAAGCCTGAGATAGTGCTTTGGAAGGATGATCGGTTCGCACTCAACCAGCACCAGTGTGACCCAATCGGGAATTTCACTAAACGGTGCTGCTCTATACGCATTGCCAGCATGCACATATGCACCGTCGCATAGTGCATAGGCATAATCTTGTCGCTGCTCTTCTAAAACTTTCGTGATCTCACGCATTTCAGGATCATCAGCGCCAAGAAGAAATTGATATTTTTGCATTCGTTTCTCTCTTTTCTATTTAAAGCCGATATAACTGTTGACAGCGTCAATGCTTTCTTGTTCGTTCCACAGAGCACGTGCGGCCTCAAGCTCACGCCTGAGTGCTTCCTCCTCGTCCTCAGAGAGCTCCCAGCAATCGCATTCATACGGTTGCGGTGCAATACACGTCGCATCTTCACACTTCCACCCACACACTTCACAACGCGTGTTTTCTTCATCCATGCTATCTTGAGCAGCACAGCGTGGGCAGCGCCCTTCCTCTATACAGTGAGAACAAGGATCAAAATCTGTGAGATATCCAGAGCCAAGACTGACACCTGCGGGGCTGGGATCGTAAGTAGAATAGAAACCACCAACAGCGCCACACGGGCGACAATAATGCGGATAAAGCGTTTCGAAGCGCTCAAGTTCTCTTTCGTAAGCGTCTGTGCGCTCGTTGCAGCCAGCGCTATGCCCATTTGCTTCTAATGTACATTTGCTCATCGTTTTTTCTCCTCTAATTTCTTGTCACGCACACGTGAGTAGTTCCAGCAGCATCTTTATATTCATGCACCGTGAAAACGCCCTTTGCTTTTTTCCACTCTTCAAAGGTGTACCCTTCTAGAAAGAGTGTTGCAAAAAGCTCGTTCTTTTCAACCACCCACATATCCCCAGGCTGAAGACGCGTTCGGTCTTCAAGATAGTCTATAAGTGTTCTCATTCTTTTTCTCCTAGAATATCCAAATGTAAGTTCTCAGCGATAAGCCGCAAGCAGGCGCGGATATGGCCGCGATCATCAGTGTGATAGGCTTCACGCAACAACGTTTCTGTGCCGTAGTCTTCAATATACTGACGTAGCTGCTCTATCTCGACCAGTGTCCGGCCTTTCCCCACAACCTGTACAAAAGCGGCCTCGCCACTCTCGTGATCCTCTATGGCCTTTTCGCACGCTTCAAGCAAAGAATCAAACCACAATTCTTGGCGATGCCGATAGATATCAAATTGATACTGCACTGATTTTTTATTCATAGCGGTGGTTCCTTTCTTCTGTTTCGCAGTAACGCTCTGCCGCATCAAGCGTGTCAAAGCGCACTTCGCCATTAAGAAGAATACTGTGAAAAGAGCCAATGCCACGATCTTCGTACTCTATAGCTGTCTTGCACGCCTCAAAAAGCGTGTCGCATTCTTTTTCTTGTAAGACGAGAAGACGCCAATAGTTTAAAATTATTTGCTCCATTGTTTCTTTTCCTCGATAGCCTGCGCGGCCTCTAACATCGTGTGGAATTGTGTGAGGGTGATGCGTCCCAGAAAGCGTGAGGTGGTGTGCCACGCGATCCAGGTGTCACCCTCTCGCTCTTGCACAATATAATTCTTCTCGTAGAGGCGAATGCGAAAACCGTCTCTTCCCTCTTCGCCAAACATGGCGTCCAGAAAGTCCATCGTAAGATCAGTATTTGAGAGCATTCTTTTTCTCCTTATGCGGCCTGTTTGAAACCTTCGATTGCTTGCGCGCCCTGCTCAGGCGTCACATAAAATGCGACCACACGACAATGCCAAAAAGGAGAAACGATAGAACAGGTTTCCCAACGACCAGCCTCAAAATGCTGTGCCACATAACGACCTTTACGCACCTGTAAACGATAGCCGTCTTTTCCTGTCTCACTCAAAAGCTTTTTCATTTCCATTTCTCCTTGAATTATTTGTTTCTCTAATAAGGTAAGTATAGGTCTTTTGCCATAAATCGTCAAGCATTTTTTCTATGAATATTCAGAAATTAGAGCAAGTGAGAAAAAGATCATGCGGCACACCAAAGAGAAAATACACGGCTGGAATTAATTACGAATAAATAAGAGGGGTGCGCAATGAATTAGAAATTAATTCCGCCGTCTTTTCTCGCGTCCAAGAATTAATTATCATAATTACTCTGGAATTAATTTTAATTAACTGAGAGGCTGGAATGAATTAGGGAATTATTTCGTAATTAGAAATTAATTCCAGAGTAATTAAAAAGAATTAGCGCCCCTGTCGAATAATTAAATTTAATTACCCCGTAATTAGAAATGAATGAGCAAGTATCCGTGAATTAATTATGGGAATTAAAATTTAATTACGGGGTATCTCCTAATTAGGAGGGGAATTAATTTTAATTCCAAATTTAATGAGCAGGTATCTTCGAATTAATTAGAGGTTACTCCTAATTAATTTTTTAATTACCAAATAACTCGAAATTAATTAGGAGGTATCACTTTATTAAATGATTTAATTAAGGGGGTATCTCAAAGTAATTAGAAGGTATCTGAAATTAATTAGGAGTAACCTCTAATTACTTTTTTAATTAGCAAAGACGGCTGGAATTAATTAGGGGTATCCTCTTATTTCTCAAAAGTAATTACGGGGTATCGCTAATTAATTATGGGATATCTCTTAATTACTTCAAGGTATCCCTCGGAATTAAAAAGTAATTAGCAGGTATCTCTTAATTAACTCCGAGTAATTAGAAGGTATCTCAAATTAATTAGCGGTTACCCGTAATTACTTGAAGGTATCACTTAATTAAATCATTTAATTAAGGGGTTATCGCTAATTACTTCAAGGTATCTCAATTAATTAGGAGGTATCTCCAAGTAATTACGAAGTGCCACTCCAGGGGCTCATAATTACTTTTTTCGTAATTGGCTCAGACCGCTCCACAGGCGTGTTTAGAAATTAGCATATACCTCCAATTAATTAGCGATACCCTCCATTACCGTTTTACCGTTCTCTTTTTGAGCTCTATTTTCACCATCAGCAGGGGCATATTTGGCTCGTGGCGGGGGTGAAATTAGAAGAAATAACAGGAGATCTTTTGAGCTCAGAATTTAATTAGAAGGTATCTGGAAGTAATTACAGGGTATCGCTAATTCCTCAAAATTAATTAGGAGATATATGCTAATTACTTGAAGGTATCTCCTAATTCCCAGAAATTAATGAGAGGGTATCCTGAATTAATTATGGGGTATTGCTAATTAATTAGAGGTAACCCGTAATTACTCAAAATTAATTAGCATATATCTCCGAGTAATTAGAGAGGGGCACTTAATTAAATCATTTAATTAAGGGGTATCCCAAAATTAATTAACAGGTATCTCTCGTAATTAAAAATTAATTAGCTGGTATCTTCAATTAATTAGCAATACCTCATAATTAATTGGAGGGGTATCTCCTAATTAAAATTAATTGTTGGAAGTAATTAGCAGATAGGGATAATTAATTAAGAGGTCTTCGGAATTAATTAAGAGATACCTGCTAATTACTTTTAATTGTTGGAATGAATTATCCGTAATTAGGAAGTAATTAGAAATAACTTTTCATTGCCCATAATTAATTAAGAGATACCTGTTAATTAATTTTTTATTACTGGAGTTAATTAGCGGGGTATCAGCGAATTAAAATTAATTGTCAGAATGAATTATCCGGCGTCCGAATGTAATGAGAAGTTATTTCTCATTACCCCCGAATTAATTATGGGATATCTCGTAATTAAATTTCAGTGTCCGGTCTGAAGAAAGTAATTGCTAATTAATTAAAAAGTAATTCCGAGACCGGCCTGAGTAATAAAAATAATTCTTTCCCACTTTTTCTCAGTATTCCCATAATTCCCAATTCCCCATAAAAAATTACTTTCCCCTTTCCGCGCCCACGAAGAAAAAGAAAAGTAATTCGTATCCTCCATTATAGAGAGTTCTTTGTTGCCTCTGCAATTGTTTTGGCTGCATCCCAGAAAAAAGAGAGGTGCGCCCCATTGATACAATATGGTACACTATGTTTCTGAAAATCGTCCGTCTTTTCTCGGTAGAAAGGATTGTCACGTGCCCACTGTTTCGGAGCGCAAGCTGATGCTTGCCCATTACACCTCAGAGATACCACGTCTCGTTCTTGCGACCATTCCAAAGGATGAAAGCTTTCTCATGATCCCTGTACGCAGAAGAGAAAGAAGTAGCGGCTATGCCCACTGGAAAAATAGACTCAACAAACGTGTCTATTTGCTAGCGGATGGAAAGCACACAGAAATTGATTTAGCACGCCTGCTGCATAAATCACTCTTTTCTATTCACCATGCGCTCGGCATGCTGTTCTTTACCCGCTCTATTGATATCGAAATCAAACACAAGGAGAATATGATGCCCCTCAACCCTGATCTCCTACGCGCCACACTGGACTACGTTGCGCCACACGAAGAATCCAATCAGTTTCTTAATGCCTATTATCACAATCGTAGACAGGCATTCACAGATGTCTTTTATGGCCGTCTGCGGGTAGAATCGCAAGAGGTGGATAATTTATTCTCTGCCAGAGGCACCGATATGCGAGAACAAGGAAAGCGGCTCTTTCAAACCCTCTGGTATATTGTTGGTGGTCTGCAAACAAACGATCAAAGCTTGCCACAGAAAATACAGGAGTTAGGTATGCGCCATCACGGCTACGGCGTCAAACCGTGGATGTACCCAGTGGTCGGAAAAGTCCTCTTGGAGTCTTTTGAAGAATTTCTTGGCCCTGCCTGGACACCGCAAATGCAAGAAAGTTGGGCTGCGGCCTACGATCTGGCGTCCAGTGTCATTCTCACTGCCACTGAAGAGCACTAAAGAGCGCAACAGAAAAGTGAGAAGCAAAAGGGTAGCACTTCTCACTTTTCTTTTTGTATGAACTTTTGCGCGCCGCGCAAGACACCTATGCGAACGCTTCTTCCTCCCAAAAGTACTTGCCTGCCCAGTGTGGGGCAACTCCCATTGTTGGTTCTTTTCGTTGGTTGTCGGTACGGTACCACCAGGAGCACTGCGTACAGGTAAATTTGAGTGCATTGCCGCACGGCGGAATGCAAGAAAAGCTAAATTCCTGATCATAGAGCGTCACACTGTAGCCAGGACAATCTGGTTCGCAAAGCGTGGCACTACTGCATACAGGACAAAGATCCTCCATCACAACACACTTTCTTTCTGCAAAGCAGGCGTTATTTCTTCTACACGGGTAAAACACCAGCGAAACCAAAGCGTAGACTCTGCGTCCCAGGCATTCATATTGCACCTGAGACTATTGTGCAGTAACACATTACCACGTGCGGTTAACTGCAAGCCGTCATAGTCTTGTGCTAAGCGTTCAAAGTCAAAGCCTGTAAAGGTATAGCTTGCAAACTCACTGAAAACGTCATAGAGGCTTTTGACCCGTTCATCAATCCAACTATAGTCTTTGAGGAGCAAAGCGGCCTCTGCCTCTCCTCTGATGCAATAGATACGCGCTGTGTGCTTTGGCTCTAAAAGATACCAACGCAGCCCATAGGGATTGCCAAAGTCCTCTTTTTTGCACCAGGACACCCAGGCTGAATCCTGTGTGCTTTCTCTATACGTGGAAGTCCACAGCCCTGTATTAAATTGTGGTTTCTTGAGGTAGCTCGCGCTCCCCTCATTTTTGACCGGCGTCACCACTGGCCGTAGTGGCTCCAATGACCGGCTCAGATGTAATTGTGTTTTCATATAAGTCCTCTAATCCAAATTCATAACCGGCCACCGTGAGCTCCGAGACCGTATCATCAGAAAAATGATACTGCATATGTAAAGAATAATCTTCCTGCTGTATCGCAAATAGAAAAGGGATATCCATTGTTTTTAAGAGCCACGCGACACGCGATAAAAGACGCTTCGCCTGCCACTCTTTTTCTTCATCTCTCATTCTTGAAACGCACGATAGAATGCCTCTGGCACCAGAAGCGGGGCATCAGGCCGTACATGAATATACATCTTCGGAGAATAACACTCCAACATTTCTTTGGTGACCACAAACTCTTTCCCACAGCGATCACACTTCCACCGCTGATCACCCTCTGTGACACTCAGTAGCGTAATCGCAATACCAACACACATCCAGTCTTCTGAAAACATTCTCTTCGAGCTCCTTTCCATTTTCACGCAGTTTTGTCTACCCTCAAGTATAAAGAGAGTCAAAATAAATATCAATGCGCAATCGTATCATCTTTTCCGTCAATTCATTGCACCCAAAATGGCTACCCATTGATTTTTGATTTCGCTCTTCTCTACAATGAAAGAAATATTCAGCGCTGAAAGGAATAGGATGATTGACACCAAATGGGAATATCTCTTTAGTCACGTCAAACGTGATCTGATGATGCATACCGTTACCGAAAGTACCAATGCCGAAGGAGAACTGCAAGCCAGGAACGAAGTGGGCGGTATCCCCTTTGCCGAATTTGCACAAATCGCTGGCAGCTACGGCTGGCAAATGATTGACTTTCACTCCACCGGCTCCAATATGATCCCAACTGCCGAGTACGACCTCATCATCTTCAAACGCGAGAAAAGAGACAGCTAACAAGACGGTGAATTAATTATTTTTTATTTCTTTTTGAGAAAATATTCTGCAAAAATAATTAATTCACCCTTTTCTCTTCTTTCGTTTTCTTCACACTTTCTTCACTTACTTTTGACACAAATGTCTTGACTTATCTGGACAACAATGCTATCATTTTCTCAGTCTTGATGTTCCACTTTAAAAATTCAGAGGAGAAAAATGTTGGAAGAAGAACAAAAACTTGAACGCGTTTTTACGCAAAGAGAAGCGGCAAGAATATTGAATGTGGTTGAACGCACTATACGTCGTAGAATTGACGCTGGAGACCTCGAAGCCTACAAAGAGGGGAACCAGTGGCGTATCACTGAGACTTCGCTCCTTCAATACCAGCAAAAGCAAAGAAAGAAATATGGCAGTAGAGCCGCGTAAGTGAAAAAGAAAAATCCCACTGATTGCGACAGTGGGAACTTCTACCAAATCTACAAGGATAAAAACTTCATTTTTCACAGAGTCCAACCTCTGTGTTCAATCGTCGCTGTGCAAGCACCAAATTTGCGAAGGATAACAAATTTGATTGGTTAGGATTATGCCCAAAAGACTGCCTAACGCCACGATCTATTAGTATCAGTATACCATACTGGCTAATAATTTTCAAGTGAGCGTATAGGCAGATAGTGTCTTTTATAGGCAAATGTAGGAAAATTATGGCAAAAAGTAAGTGGTCTAACGCTCAAACAAAGATAACACACGAAGTTAACGAGAAATCGTTACAAAGATATTATGAGTACCGCGCTCAGCAGGTAACACTCGCTGAACAGCAAAGAGAGCAAATTGAGAGTATCAGTAAGATACTTCGCACACGCCCTGACTTTCGTATGGGGATTTCATTCTTAGCAGGAGAACCACGCATGCTCGATGATAAAACCAAAGAGCGGTTCTGGCCGCATTACCATATCTGCGCAATACGTGGTGTCGATCCTGTTCATAATCCTTCCTGGCCCTGGCTCCTAGAATTTAAAGAGAAGATTGTTCACAGGCTGGAGATGAAGAATGAATGGAGTTTTAAATATCGACAGAGTCGCATTATCGAATGCGACGGCATTACGCAAACCATGCGCAAGGCATTTGCGCTACAGCAAGGGAAGAAACGCATTTACATGCACAATTTTCTTACCTATAACGAGCGAAAAGCTAGAGAAGCGGATATTGTTGTATGCAAAGAACTGGCAAAAGCCACAAGCGCATATCCACAGCTCGACTTCATGCGCAAATATCTTCATGGCATCCCTTTTACAACTTTTCTCAACTTTAAACGAGTGAATAGCGAAAAGACGCTGGAGCTCGCAAAAATGATTGACGATGACGGCGAACAGCAAAGGATTGTGCAAACCATGATTGATGAAGTAAAGCCACACTATCCAGTATCGCTAAAGAATAATCCCATACTGGCAAGAATTTACACGCCAAATTTCGGCAATGTTATGTCAATCCTGAGAAGAGCATACTTCGCTGGATGCCTTGAAGCTGACTTTCAAAACTTCCATTTTGCACTCATGGTTTCTTATTATCCAAATATCATGCGAGAAACCGCCGCTTGGCTTTCAAAAGGCGAATCGATCTGGAAAGAAATCATGAAAACCATGAAGATTGCTCCTAATTTGCGAGGAACGGCCAAAGGAATAATCAAACCACGTGTTTATTCAATCGAATACGGATTTGATCCCTTAAAAGCACAAGAGCTTCTTCATAACGATCTCAAAAAAGCACGCATCCCAAGGAAAGCCGATCTTTTCAATTGCGTTTACGTAGACGAGCTTGCCAGAGCAACACAACAATGCCTTTTAGATATAAGAGATAAAAAAGAGTTAGCAGGCCCATACGGAACAAAACAATGGGATACAACAACAAAAGAAGAAAGCTTCCTTGCTAACGTTTTTCAGTCATGGGAAATAGCAGTACGTTTCCCCTGCTACGAATTTGCTTCAAAACAAAAAGCCCAGTGCAACAGCATTTTTGATATTGTGCTTGATCAGCACGACGGCTTCACTGTACTCCCAGAGAAAGGAAAACAAGAAGAAACAAAACAGCAATTATTAAAAATCGCAAACAAAACACTTTCAGATTACAAAATTAATAGCAGTTTAATTTTTAAATAATGATCACACGCTGCCCACCACCCAACCCCCCCTTGATACACGGATTCAGGGTACAAAAAGTGGTCTTCAAGCCGCTTCTGGAGAGGGCTGAGATAGGTTTTCAAATCTTGCACGTTTTACGTTAATGGTATCCTCAGCCCGCTCTACAGGCGGTTTTATAAGATTTTTTGAAAAAGTGCAATCGGCCTCTGGAGCGGCTTCAGGGCACCTAAAATTTCAAACTTTACAAAAATTTTACAATTGCGTTGAAGCAACGGTATGTGCGAAGAGATTGGGTGCTAAGGCAAGGCTACAAGCAGTACCAGGGCAGCAAGAGCGGGTATTCGGTCTCATGCAGGTGCAGTTCGATAAGGTAAGCAATCACTATGGCATTATCACGAAGCTTGTTCTCAAATATCCATAGCCCCTATTGCTTCCCCAGGACCGAAGAACAACAAGAAAGAAAGAACAAAGATACAATAGCCGGAAAAAGGCTCAAAAAAGTGGCAATGAAACCGCTTCTAGAGCCTTTTTGTAAAGCATCAAAAAATGAATCATGATTTTGCGTTAGGCTATTTAAGTTAATATTACGGGCATGTTTTTAAGCGTTAATTTTTGTCTTCTTTTTGAACCATAATGTCTTTTCGGACAGAAGTATTGCTTGTTAATTATGGGCATGTTATACTCAATTATACGATGTCTCAATGAACTTAAATGATTAGGAGAAAATTCATTGTTTAACTCCATACCGGCTTATACATTGTCGCAAGTGGCGAAGAGATTAAGTAGGCCAAGAAGCACCATTAAACTTTGGCTAAATGAAGGCGTGGTTCCGTCTTGGAAGTGTGGCGGAATTGTGATTGTACGTGCTGAAGACGTTCCAAAGCTACAACTTCATTCTGATGAACATCCAGGCCGCAGCAAATTTTAATAATTTACTTACGTATAACATTTTTCAAAAAAGAAAGGAATTTGATACATATGTTTGAAGTAGTTACACAGGCTGAGGCCGCAAGATTGATCGGAACAACTTCTGCTGTCATCCAAAATCTTATCGCAAAAGGAGTTGTTCAAGCCAATCGGCAAGGTAAAACGGTGCTCATTCACATCTCAGAGTTGAAAAAATTACTTACAACAACGCATTTAACGTTTGAACAACGCCAAAATCTTGAACGAGCGCTTACCGAGAATGATAAAGAGACGGAAATAAGAGACGATGATCAAGATGAGTATATAGAATCAGCGAAAAGCATTTATGAGCAGAGAGCCGTCACAGAACCGCTTGACCCAAACGTTGGAAGTTTGTACCAGAAATGGATGAGTGGAGATCTAATTCTCGATCCAGATTTTCAGCGTGAATTTGTTTGGGAGCGCCCCAAAGCTAGCCTTTTCATTGATTCGCTTGCGATTGGAATACCAACGCCAACAGTATATATATCAGAAGAGGCAGATGGAAAATGGATTGTTGTTGATGGTAAGCAACGTTTGAAATCCACTTTTGATTATATCAGCAAGCGCTGGGGTTACGATGGCACGATCTTTCGTTTGTCGAAGGATTTGGAAAATTTAAAGCTTGCTGGTCGCAGTTTTGATCAGTTAGATGGTGTGACGCAGCGCGGTATTATGAATGCCTCCATACCTGTTACTATTATACGTGAGCCATTTCGTCCCAAAATAAAATGGGAGATTTTCATACGTATTAATGGAAAGCCAACCTCATTGAATCATCAGCAATTGCGAAACGCAATTTATTATGGCCCGTTCCTCTCTTTTACACGAGAGCTTGCACAAAATACGACATTGCGAAGGTTGGTGCATCCTAGCCGCAAGACGAAAGAAGCTGAATATCAGGAGCATGTTCTGCGCTTCTTCGCATTTGATAATACTGATATACCCAATTTCAGAGGCTCGCTTAACACGCTGCTTGACGCTACAGCAGATCGATTCCAACATCGCAGCGAAAAAACATTCTTGCCGATGAAGGCGAGGTTTCTTTTAGCGTTGGAACGCAGCGAAGTATTATTCGGTGATAAAAGCTTCGTGCGCCTCAATCCAGGGAAGAGACTGGTTGATCCAAATGGTTATTGGTCAAAAAATTCTACCAATAAATATCTTTATGATCTACTAACCTGGGGGCTGATACGCATCGATGCGCAAGACTTCGAACTGCACCAAGATTCACTGCGTGAAGGATTTTTGCACTTCTTTGCTACGAATCAGCGAATGCAGGTGCATATTAATAGCGGCTTGAGCAGTGGGCAAAACAAGGCAGTCAAAGAGCGTTTTGAACTCTTTGATACTTTTTTACAGAAGCTTTTGGCAGAGTTGCACGAAGTCGAAGAACCGTTTACATACGATTGGAAGTGGCAGCACTTTCATATAACCGATTTGTGTACTGTTTGTAAGAAACCTATACAAGAACGTGATGATGCGGCGGTATACGGCATCAAAAATTATTGGACAGAGCAACCGGTAGGTGAAGTATCGTTTGCTCATCGTTGTTGCGTGGATTATTAATAATCCACGCCCCTTCTAATTTGAAAGGAACTGCAATGGAACAAAGACAAGATGAAGAGCAGGACGAACGAATATTTTTCGTTCAATGCTGGAGCGTGCAAAAAGTCGAGCGAGATTTACACTACGTAACACTCTATACTGCTCAAGGAAAAATGTGCAAATGCGCTACGCGTAATGGATGTCACTTTGCTGAAAAAAGTTTCTATATTGTTCGCCCAAAGTCGGTGCGCGAAAAAGTCTCGAAGAACGGCAAAGAATACCTTGCTTTTGGTGGTACATTTATTGAGCGCAAGATTACAAGGCAGGATTATTATCGAGCCAAGGAGGCTCCGCAAGAGGTTTTTGAAGAAGCAAGACAGCGTCCATCTGTTGCGGATAAAAGAAATGCAAGGAAAGATAGGAAATTTGAAGAGTTTGTGTTTGAAATGAATTTTGGCTATCATAAACCAGGAGGCACCATTAAGGACGTTATGGATGCCTATGGGGATTTGCCTGGAATGAGAGGGTAGATACGAAAAAGAAATCAAAGCGCAAAATCATTGCGCGCATGCGACCGGTGAACAAAACCACTTCCAAAGAAAAGCCACGTAAAAGCGCTGAGGAGCTTGAGGCGCTGGTCGATTCTTTGGCTGAAGAGTTGGACGATCATAGTGAGGCAACCCGCGCTGCGCTCTTCTCCTTCGTGCTGCATGCAGGTTACAAAGCACCAGTGCTTATGCTCGGTGTTATTAACCTCACTCTTAGAGTGCATGGAGGAATGGCGATTGAAGCAGGGGTGAAGCTGACCAGCAAAGCTGATTGTTTTTATTATCTTTTGAAGCGTGACTTTCCAGCCATTTATGAAAATGTCATGCGAGGTGGAGCGAAAAAAGCCAATGATGCGCAAGACCTGATCTTTCAGGATGACGTGACATGGTTTGAAGAGCATCCAGAGAGCATTCAGCTTATGCGTAGCAAAACACCAGTTGAAGATTTCCCAACGAACTGTGTGATCATTGCGCAGCTTGCGCCGCGCCGCCATGCGATTGTGCCTACGCCTGTAAAAGAGCAGGGAAAAGCGTGGGACGCCTTAAAGAGTGGCACACGGTTGGATGTCTCAGACATTGATCTGAGTGAAGTCCTACCAGGGAAGGAAGATTTACCTGGACTATTGTAGAATAATAAGAGAAAGTTTGATGCTTTCTCTTATTATTCTCCTCCTAGAATTCTTCTTTGCTTTCTCCCCAATTAAATTTTCTTTTCAAAAAATAAAAAATGAGAATCTTTTTGTCTTTTTTCTAAAAATTGGAGGCACTTCTTTTATGTACGATACAATTTCTTTGTTTAGCGGAGCAATGGGGTTAGATCTTGGCCTTGAAAGCATAGGTTTCAGAACACGTATTTGTGTTGAGATCAATGCACACTGTTATCGAACGATCCAGCAAAATCGGCCTTATCTTCCAGTCATTTTCCGAAATATACAAGAGGTCACAACGCAAGAAGTTTTGGAAGCAGCGGGGCTCAAAAGCGAGGAAGTTTTCCTCATCTGTGGTGGGCCTCCTTGTCAGCCATTTAGTACAGCCGGAAAGCGAAAATCGACAGAAGATCCCAGAGGAAATCTTTTTAAAGATTTTATACGCTTCGTTGAAGAAATCAGGCCATCATATTTCTTAATGGAAAACGTAAGAGGGATATTATCTGCTGCAATAAAACATAGACCGCTTGATAAAAGAGGGAAAACAAACTTGCCGCTTGAGGATGATGAGACGTTGGGCTCTGTACTAGAAATTATTCTCGATGAATTTCAAAGAATTGGCTATACAGTAACCTATAAGCTTGTAAATGCAGCAAATTATGGCGTTCCACAATCAAGAGAAAGAGTTCTGTTTTTAGGAAGTAAAGACGGGCAGAAGATTCCCTTTCCGCCAGAGACACATGCAAAGAAACCTTCGGGTGGAATGCTTCCTTGGATGACATTAGGAGAAGCTTTTGAAGGGTTAGAAGATTCCTTTCCTCAGTATCAGTCTTATAGCGAAACTAGAGCAAAGTTGTTTGATATGATATTGCCAGGGAAAAATTGGAGATCGCTCCCGCAAGATGTTCAATCAGAGGCTCTAGGTGGGGCATACAATTCAACAGGAGGAAGAGTGGGTTTCTATAGAAGATTGTCATTTGATAAGCCATCTCCAACGATAATTACAAGTATGATACAAAAAGCCAGTGGTATGTGTCACCCAGTTGAAACGCGCCCGTTGAGTGTACTCGAATGTAAAACCTTACAGCAGTTCCCTGTTGACTGGCAGATCTCAGGCAATTTATTGGAACAATATCGCCAAATTGGCAATGCAGTTCCGATAGGACTAGGTAAAGTTATGGGGGAAGCAATTCTTCGTGCCGAGAAGGAAAAAGAGGAATGTGTTGGTTCACCCATAGAAAAGCTTGACATTGCGTTACTACAACTCCAAAGTGTATTGTAACTCGTAAATGCGAGAGGAAGCGCCAAAACTTCCTCTCTCATAACTACACCTTCGCTCCAACCGCACCACTGTTATCATCCTCTTCCACTATTTTCTGTATGGGGCCGGTCTCCTGGTCTCTGTATCCATGAGGGAACAGAAAATCATACATATCCTGAGAACTAGCCTGGACGGCATCAATGCTACTCCTTGCACCATCAATGACTTTCGTATGCTCTGTATGACGACTGTTATAGCCACGCATGAGGGCAAGATATTGCCAACGCAGCTCATTGATTGCTGCAATCGCCTGATGCGTGTAGATGCTGATAGCATCTTGCAGCACTACATTGCCTGTAAAGGGTGGAGAGAAACGATACACAGCCGCTTCTACGTTTTTCAACCGACGATCCAGGTCTTCCTGGCGTTTTAAGAGCACACGCTGATTTTGTAAGATATCGTGCTCTGCTTTGTCTAGTTCATCTTTGAGATACTCTTTGGTCTGCTGGTTCTCTGTCTTCATGCTTGCCATGTCTTGACGCACTTCTTTGAGTGCATCTAAAATTCGTTGGGTTGAGCCCCACACAGGCAGGTATCCTTTCACTTTTCAGGAGGCGGGTACAAAGAGGGTGACACTACATTGGCTGTTCCTTTCACACAGTACACGGTTGCTCTTGTGTTTGTCAACAGGGAAGCAGTATACTTTTTTGATAAATTGCCAGATTGCTCGTCTTTTTTCTTATAAAAGCGCTGTACTGGTGGAATATAGTAAATGTGCAGGGATGTTTTTTCTGGAATATTCACGTGCAAAGAAAAGCGAAAAGGATGGAACATATGTTAGAAATTGTGACACAGGCAGAGGCCGCACGACTGATGAATACATCATCGGCAGCGATCAAGCATCTCATTGACAATGGATACCTTGCAGGAGAAAAACAGGGAAAGAGTGTATTAATTAAATTAGAAGCACTCAAGACCTTGCTAGGGAGTCAAGCCTTGAACGACATTCAGCGCAAAGCACTGGAAAATGCCTTTCCTGATGCGGCTGCTTCCAAGAAGTATGCAAACTTTGTGCCCACATGGCAGCAAGCAGTGCCAGAGGCATCACCGCTACCAGAGCAAGCAAAGATCACCATCAGGCAAGAAAATGCCAAAGTAAAAACCGTGGAGGAAGGTGTTGCAACCCTCTGGCAGCAGTTTCTTGATGGTGATCTTATTCTTGATCCTGATTTCCAGCGAGAATTTGTGTGGGATCGCAAAAAGAGCAGTCTTTTTATTGATTCGCTTGTTTCTGGTTATCCCACACAATCACTCTACTTTTCTCGTGAGGCTGACAACCGGCGCATTGTGATTGATGGACGCCAGCGGCTCACAGCACTCTTCAACTACCTGAGTAAGGTGTGGAGTCCAGATGGCTCTGTCTTCCGTCTCTCACGTGATCTGGATGACAGTAGGTTGCGTGGACGTGCTTTTGATCAATTGGACGGCGTCACAGCGCGTGCCATTATGGGCGCATCACTTGCGGTCTCAACGGTAGATGAGCCACTACGACCAGATATTAAGCGTATCATCTTTATGCGGCTCAATGATAAGCCAACGCCACTTGACCCACAGCAATTCCGCAATGCCTTGTACTATGGGCCATTTATGCACTTTGTGCGTGATCTGACCAAATTTGAGAAGTTTCGTGAACTGGCACATCCTAGTCGTAAAACCAAAGAGTCACAATATCAGGAGATGATCTTGCGCTTCCTGGCACTGGACACGCATGATGTCAATTCGTTTCGTGGCTCACTGCGTGACCTCTTAGATGCCACTTGCCAAACCTATCAACATGAGAAGCAACAGGAGATTTATGATACCATGCGTGGCCGCTTTCAAGAGGCTGTCTTGCGCAATGAAGTGCTCTTTGGTGATCAGACCTTCACGCGCTTCAATCTGGGAAAGCGGCTGGTCAATCCCAATGGATTTTGGACAAGCAAATTTATTAACAAAAACATTTATGAACTCATGATGTGGGGCGTCTTGCGTATTCAGGAAGAAGAGTTTTTGCTGTACCGTGACTCTCTTCGAGAGAGCATACTGCATTTCTTTGCCACCAATCAAATGATCAAAATCCACCTGGAGGGTGGACACAGCAATGGTAAGAATGCAGCCGTCAAGGAACGCTTTGCTTTGTTTCAGGCACGCCTGAACGCCACACTACAACAGATGCGTGAGGTGAATGAACCATTTACGTATGAGTGGAAATGGAGCCAGTTTCATTTGACAGATCGTTGTGCTGTCTGCGACAAGCCAATCTTGGAGCGTGACGATTCAGCCGTCTATGAGCACAGTGATTACTGGGCAGAACGTCCAAAAGAAAAAGTGAACTTTGCGCACCGCTGTTGTGTCAACTACTAAAAAACACGGGAATCTGGGAATCTGGGAATGATGATTCCCGCAAAAAAGGGAAAAGACGATGTGGAATCCATTTAAGAAGAAAAAAGAGAAACCATTTGTGCCCATTATTGAACGGGGGCTTATGCCTGGACGGTATCCAACGAAGGTACCACCACTCAAAGCCATCACGGGAACCGTTGGTCAGCCTCGTCCTAATCGACATCTTTTGGAGGACTAGTGGAACATCAGTTTGAGCCATATAAAGAGGTTTATTATCAGTGTGCGCGCTGTCACTTGATTGTGCGCACCACAAACTTTACAGGGGGCAATGCCTTTGTGCAGGAGCTTGCTGTGTGTCAGGAGCAGCCTGTCTATCAGACCATTCCGAAAGAGCTTGCCAATAAATCCTGGTTTACAAAGCAGGCGCTAGAAACCACCGCAGAAATTGTGGGCTACTATGTCAATCCTACACATGTGCGACCTGCTTTTATTGGGCTCTATCCAAAGAACACAGCGCGCCCCAAAGCAAAGAAGCGTCCAACTGATGCAACCTATCGTCGTGCTGCACGTGCTGTTGGCATAGTGATTAAAGATGAGGAGAAGAAATCATGGGGAAAAAGCTAGCCTTTCTTTTCCTGCTACTTCTTCTGCTTGCAGGGTGTGGAAGTGTGCAAGCATCTGCTTCACCAAAAGCCATCACATTTCCAAAGGACACACCACACTTTGCAGGGCCACTGTATTACTTTTCACAGCACTACGGTGTACCCAACAATCACAGTGATCCGAAGAGCAATACGTTTGCCTTTGGGCGCTACGCAGGCACACAAAAAGATGCAGTGGTGCTACGCACCGCAGGAGATAATCCACAGGTCAGTGCACAGCATGTCTTCTATCTAGTGTTGTACTCGTATCAGGTTGGTTGGGCAAGAACGCAGGCATTGAACATCTGTAGGGCACTCTTACCGTCTGATGCACATCCACTTCGTCACTTTGCCTATTCATGGAATAGCAATTTTGAAGAAATGTATACCTCTGCTTCACTTAAACCATTGTTTCCAAATTATGACTATTCAGGGGCCGCACCAGGAACCATCTCCATCTATTATGTCTTGCGCGATGATGGTAGTGTGGATCGGTGTTTGTTCCTTTTAGGAGTGGAGTGAGGAAAGGACAGACGAGCGATCATAGCCAGAGATAACGTTGAAACAGTCCAGCGTGCTAGCGAGAGTTCGTCCCTTCCTCACGGCTTCCAATGTGCATCTTCTCAGTGCACTCTTGTCAACCTGGAAAAAGTATACCATAAAAAGAGGTATGAATTAATTAATTTTTAAAAAAGAATTTCTTGCGCAAGAAGAAAAAATAATTAATTAATTTCACTCTCTACCCATTTTTCCTAGTTGCTGGAGTCTTTTCGCAAAGCTGTGCTACAGTGATCAGGCAGTAGTCGGTTGAAAAACCGAGGGAAAAGGCAGTGCAAAGAGTTATCTCTTTAGGGAGGAAAGAAGTCAGCTTTGGTGAGCGTTTCGCTGGGCTTCTTTTTGAAGAGGTATCACCACTCTTTGCATTGCCTTTTTTCTGAAAATCTGCTATACTTTTTATGCGGTATCCTCTTTCTATAGGATCGCACTCAAGCAGAAATGGAACCTTGCTTTCTTTCCCAGGCGACAAGGAAAGGGAGCGCGTAAGAGGTTCCATTTTTGTTGTGCTTTTTGCTATGCTAGAGAGGTAGTGTGAAAGCAGCAGGGGGCAAGTGGCATTCGGTATGCGTCGGAAGTACTTGTCTTGTGCTGCTTTCTTGACAGTATTTTTCCCTCCATGCTACACTTGGCTGTGTAGTGGAAACGCTATGCTTTGGTTTTCAAGAAAGAGGAAAGATACCTTCTTCCACAGAAAATTGGGTACTGTGTGCGTTTTTCTGTCGGTATCTTTCCTCTTTTCCCATTACAGCGGCCAGAGCTGTGCATTCGTAAAGGTAACGGTTGCAGCGACATTGCCAGGGGTAAGCTGCATTCCTACAAAGCCATGACTACTCTCTGTATCGGTATAGGTGCCCAGGTCATGCCCATTGAGCTGCACTGTGATTGTTGCATCAACGACGCGCACGTTGAGCACATTTGCCATTCCACGTAAAAAGTAGGGGGATGCACCAGGGCTTCGATAGAGATAATCGGTTGCAGAGTTGAGTGACCAGCCACCACTCTGGTTAAAGGACAATTGATAGCCTGCATCCACATCATTGACACGAAAGAGCAGTCCAACCCCTGATTGTCCATCAGTTACCCCTTGTTGAATAGTCATGGTGACTTGATACACAAAATTGTGAAAATCGCCAGCAGCGCTCTCAGTATTGCAGCCAATTCCCTGCGTCTTTGCTACAGCAGTGAGGGTATACGCTCCCTGATGAAAATCACAGGAACCACTTTTGACACTATTTTGTCCTGTATCCCAGCTATAGGTTTGCCCATTATTCGCAAAAAGATCAATGGGCGTGCCTATAACAGGAGGAATGGTAGGTGCTGTAGTGGGATGAGGTGTTGCCGGAGGCAGAGTAGAAAGAGCCGTGGGTGCTGTCTCACTACTGCGGTGTGAATAGAAGTAATTATAGCCGCCAAGTCCTAAAGAGGCCAGCAATAACAGAGTGCCAATGAGTTGCAAGCCAATCTCTTTACTTTTCAGGATGAAAGTAAATGCATTCTTATTTATTTGCAAAATTGAGAGTGGAACAGCAACGAGTGCCAGCAAAAAAGCCATAAGCGCTGTGATCAGGTCTACTTTGGCAACAATGCCAATTACTCCAGCAATCAGGGAAGCTGCAAAGAGGAGAATACCAAACCACTGTAAGAGAAGGACGCTTTTTCTCACAGGAGGAGGTGCCATAGTGTGCTCCTTATCTATAGGGGCCGCACCTACACCAAAAAAGATGCTTGCATCTTCAGAATGCCTTTGTAGACGCATTGAGAAGGGTAAGGGACATATTTGCCAGAAAAAGCCCTATCAACATACGTCTCACGCAGCGCGCCCTCAGATTTGCTTCTCCTTGGCAAAGGTTTTGTGATGAACATTTCTTTTCTAGTGCTTGTACGAAATATTTGTGCACTCTGTTGCATTTTTACCAAAAGGTCCGGTGGAACGTCCTTCTTGTATGCGCAATACCAAGACAAAAGAAAGAAATGAGGAAAAAAGAATGCATGCATGTTGTTATCGAGTTGTTGGAGCTCTGATCTGGCAGGGAGACCGGCTACTCATGTTTGAACGTAATACGCCTCCAAAGGGCATAGCCTGTCCGGCTGGACATATGGATACTGCACTCTCACCGTATGCAGCCATGTGTAAAGAAGTGTATGAAGAGGTAGGGCTCACAGTCACCAGTGCTAAGCTGCTTTTACATCCGATTCATCTGTTGCCACCGTGTCGCCGCCAACAGGCAGCACAAGAGAATTATGGACATCTCTGGTTTGTCTATCAGGCAGAGGTGGAGGACTATGAAGTGAAACATAGTGAGCGAGAAGCCCAAAACCCACAGTGGTACACCGTAGAGGAAATACGTGAGCTTGCTCGTGCTGGTCGCCTTGAGGCTGATTGGGTCAGCATCTTTACCAAACTCTTCTTGCTCTGAAAATAACAAGAAAAAAGTCTTGTCCTTCTCCTTTTTCTGGTCTATACTTGCAAGAAAAAGGAGAAGTTCTATGACGCTTATCTCTATCTCTTTGAGCATAACCTCTTTCAAGTATCATGAGATCACCATACGCTGCGATGCCTCAATGACACTGACGCAACAGGAATATATTCGCCGCGCCTTTGGCGTCTATCATTTACTTGCGGGGCCACTGCATGACCTCAAAACATATCAGGCAAGAGTGCTACATGCAACGAGTCAAGACCTTTGCCCCATAGAACTACTTTCATTTTCTCCTAGCACAAAAGTAGTGGCACTTTTTGGACAAAGAATGTCTCTCTTTGACGGTTTTGTCTATAAAAATATTCGTGCAAGCACGATGGATTTGACGGTTTCCTTCCCCTCTCAGGTAAAGCAACCACTCAATGAAGCAAAGCGCTGGTTGCAGGCAAAGAGCCGTGGAGAGGTCTTGCTTGCAGCGTGTAATTTGGCACTCTATCTTTCAGATCTCAAGCAGGAATATTCAACACTCATTATTCGAGAGCGTGCTACAAATACACTGGTGAGTGCAGTACACCTGGATTCGCTGCTCAGTTTTCCACTTGAAAGTTACTTGTAGAAAGAGAAAAAGAATGAATTTTAAAAGTTCTGCTACACATATGTATGTGACATCACAGAAATATTCTGAAATAAATTTGGCCTCAGTCTCAAAAGCAAATGGCATTTTTACTCCAGAAGAGTATATTCGGCGTGCCTTTGGTACCTATCATTTCTTCGCAGGGCCACTGCAAGACTCTGACAGCTACATTGGACGATTGTATCATGCCAGAAGTGGGACAGGTTATCCACTTGAGATGATGATATATGGCAATGATAAAAGAGTATTGATTTTTCGAGATCACGTCATGGATCTTTTAGAGGGAGAGGCAGGCAAGATTGGTGCAGGCAATATACAAGTGCCTGTTTCTTTGCCGAAAGGAGCAAGGCAGCTTTTAAGTAAGGAGCAAAATTGGCTGGAGGTCAATAGTTATGGAGAGGTATTGCTTGCAGCCTGCAACTTTGTGTACTATCTTACGCTCTTTAAAGATGATTACACTGCCCTTACCATTCAAGATAAATTGCTTGGAAGAATCTGGTATGCAATGCGCCTGGACTCGCTCTTCACGTTGTCGCTTAATGAGTATGTGTAGGAAAGAAGGAATCAATGGCACGTAAAACAGGAGTGTTTCACATTGACCTCTATACCACACAACTCAAACGCCAGGAGATAGCACTGCTAGCAGGAACCTATCAGATTACCATTGGTGAACTGATACGCCGCTCCTTGACGCTCTACCGGTTGCTGGCAGCACCCTTGCAAGCAGAGACGTATCGTGGTGGCCTGCGTAGCAATCTGAGCATGATTACCTTTCCATTAGTACTCAAGAAGATGCCAAGCGAGATTCATGTGGCCTCTTTTCGTGGTGCTCAGGGTGTGCTCTTAAATGGAGAAATGCAGGCAAAAAGGCATGGAGGTGTGCACATTGATATTGTCTTTACCGAGAACGCCAAGCAAGACATTGATGAAGAGAAGCCCTGGTTAGGGGTGGACACCCGTGGAAAAGTCTTGCTCGCTGCCTTTAATTTTGCTCAGTTTTTGCGCTCCCATGCCCATGATTATGACATTTTGAAAATCGAAGAAGAGTACAGTGGAGAAACCGTAACGCTGCTTCGCATGGATTCTCTGCTCTCTTTTTCTGAATATTCATAGAAGAAATGCTTGTCTTTTCTCCTGCATTAGGGTATACTTAGGGTAAGAAAGAAATATTCAAGGAGAAAAGAAGCATGAAATTACAACACAAAAATACTCAAAAACACATTTTTATCTCGAAAGCAAAATTCGAGCGAGACGGCTATCGTATGGGCAAGACCTTGCGTCACGGTCATCCTGGTCTCAATGAGCGCCAAGCACGCATCATTGCGGCAGCACTCACTGCAAATTACATCAAAGGTGTTGATCCGCGCTTCCACTGCAACGGTGGACATAAGTTGGGCTTCTTCCTGGGTGTGCTGCTCGGATACGGCTATTACGTGTAACCACTATGCCGCTTTACCGTTTTCACGGTAGAACGGTTTTTTTTATTGAAGAAGATTTTCAAGAAAGAAGAAAAAGAATAATGTCAAAAAGGATTGATATGATTCAGTGGTGTCTGAGCAATGCGCCCAAAGGCACACGCATCCTCTCAGTGGCTCACGCCCCACAAAAAGATACCTACACGGTCATCCTGGTGCGCCTCTTTAACGGCGAGGTCTACTATACTGAAATGAACAGCATTTTAGCTGCAATGGGTATTGGACAACTCAATGCAGTAGGGCAGCTCTTTTACGTGTGTAGTGGCGATAGTGCTTCTTCTCTTGCAAGAGAGCTTGGCACCGCCGTCTGGAATGATGAAAATGCTTATCAGTCGCATCAGGTATAGGAGAGGATCATGGAAATAGCAAAAACGCTGGCACTGGACTTTTGTCATGTCAGTGCCCCCAAAGGGGCAACACTCTTTTGTATCTATCATCACAGTCTGGAACCCAATTGCTTTTGTGAAGAAAAGAGCTACACGGTGACGGTGCTGGTGGCACGCATGATAAAGGGTGCGATTTATCACTGCAATATCAATGCAGTGCTTGCAGCATTGAACATTGGACGGCTGGACAAACAGGGCCACCTTGTTTACAGGGCAAAAGGTTCTGTGATTACAGATATTGCTAGCCGTCTTGGTGCACTGGTCTGGGACGATATAGATGCGTACCGAACAACACAGATTTAGGAGCATAGCTTTGGAAGAATTATACATAATTTACCACAGTTGGATGCTGGCTACACAGGCCATAGAAGATTTGCTTGCTGATGCACTACGTGACTTTCTTGATGCACGCATCTCTAGCAAAATGGAAATAAAGCAGGAAAGAGCAGAGCAGTGTTTTTTAGCACCATTTGATGAAATCATCGCGCTTTTGGAAACACAGCAAAAGAAGATTGCCAAACAGTGTGCAGTTTCCTGGGAACGCTATAGTAAAGGAGAAAAATAATGCAAGAGATTTTTGATCTCTATGAAAAATGGAATGCAATGTTGCATAAGTATGAGGCAACACGCCAAAGAGCAGTGACAAATCGTCAGGAATGCTTGCAAATGGTTGAGACGGAATTTGCACCGCTCTCACAAGAAGAAAGAAATGCCATAGCGAAGCTCCTCCTGGTTGATATCAATACTACCATTCAAGAACTTGACCAACACATCCAAGACCTTCAGACGATCCGTGATGAAGCCTGGGAAGATTGCCAAAAGGCAATTATTATCCATGAAAAGTTTTCAGCGCTTCGAGAAGCAGGAAATATATAATGGCAACCACTGAAAAAAGTGCAGAACTGTATCGTATCTTTCTTGAGTCACAGCAGCAAATCAAGCGTGCAGAGGCCGCACTTGAGGCACTGAAAAAGGCACATGATCGTATTGCAAGGCGCGCAAGTGGTTCTTTGAAATCACTACCACGCGAAGAGCGGTTGCGTTATCGCACCATTGCTCTTGGGCCACTAGAAGAATTGCTTGATGAACAGCGTGATCTGCTTGCAAACTTGCGAAAAGATTCTGATATCGCCTGGGACAACTATGAGCAAGAACACCTTCGATAAGTATCTGACGAAAAGACTGCTTGCTCTCACACAAGAGGGCAGGAAAACACCAGTAAGGAGAATACCAATGGATTTCACACAAGAAAAGCGGCGCGTTGAGCTGCTTGAGCAGACCTATAATCGCCTGTGCCAGGAACGCTGTGATGTAACGAAGTTATTAGAGGGGCTGGACCATGATCGAACACAGCTCATTGCAGAACGGCGTCTAAGCGGTACGGCTGAAGAGCTGCGCAAAGCACTGCACAGCATGTTGTTCCAGAATACTGCACAAATCATCGCTACCAATGAACTCTATGATCTGGTAGACAGTGAGGCAACTGCGGCCTATCAAATTTACAGTGAGGCTGAAAGCAAACTACGTGCAAAGAAGAAAGCAGCCGGAAATGCCAACTGAGGAAGAACGAGAGGTACTGCGAGCACAAGAGTGCATCCAGCGTGATGAGTATGAAGACATTGCCAAGGCTGCACAGCGCGATTCGCAAGATGGGCAAATTCTGCTTGAAGCCCTGCAACAAAAACGTCGTGAGCTCTTGCTTAAAACATCCTTTACAGGCACCGCAGCCGAGCGTCTACTCAAACTGCATCTCACAGTGCGTGAAAGTGATGAGGATATTGCACAAACGCGACTGCTTATTCACAATGCAGAAAAAACAGTCGAAGAAATTCGTAAGAAACTTTATGGAGGATAATCTATGTGGACGATTTTAGGTCTTTTTATTGCAGTTGTTCTTACCATCCTTTTAGTCTTCTGGCTCTACATCTGGATATGGTACACCAGACGTGGTGGCGTTGAAGGGCCATCCGAAGCCATTTCTGAGTGGATCAATGTGTGGATCGAATCTCACTCCAATTAACACGCATTCCCCCGTTTCCTTTTTTGGAGCGGGGTTTTATTTTTCTGAAAATACAATGTAAAAACCCTTGACGGTAGTATCTTCTTACGGTATCATTCGTGTATAAGAAATAAACGAAAACGTTATTTGAAAACTATTCAAGGAGAAAAAGAAATGAAGCTTTCACTGAGCCGCAAACCTTCCAACAATCAGGTACTTGCTTCTGCTGTTGAGTATGCAAACGAGCTGTACGCACAAAATAAGGTGGTGGATAATGAAACCCTTACGACTGTTGTGGCTGGTCTTGCAACGTTGTACGCCTCAGAACATAAAGGAGTAAATCAAGAGCAGCTTAATTTGTTCATGAGTGCACTCATTCATACGTACCGCTCTCAGCAATAAAACCCCTTCACCCGCTTTTTTGAAGCGGGTTTTTCTTGTTCTGAAAATAGCCTAAAGATATTTAAGGAGAGAACTAATGCAAACTTCTTTCATCTATACACGAACCGAAAAGACTGGCAAGACGCGCAAGACCACGTATCCTGATTTTTTAGCAGCCTCTTCACAAGCGTTGCGCGACAGCAAAAACGGATGGGCAACAGGCGTCAGTATTGCACGCACTGATACTGGAAAGATCTGGAACGAGCTGGGAGAGATTGAAGCAACCACACGCATGATCCGCAAGGCCATCCTGCACGAACAGCTTGCGTTCACCAAATATGATTTCCAAACAGCGGTCATTCAAGGCAGGTTTGAAAAGCTGGAGAGCACACCATTGGTTGTGGCCTGGGCACAGCATCCCTGGTGCAAGGAAAGCTACACCCGTTGTTATAACATTTTACTGCTGGATCGTGAAGTCTTTTAAGGAGCAAAATAATGCAGAACAAAGACAACAACAAACAGGTTTCCCTCATTGGTTCAGCCTTACTCATCCTGGTGTGCAGCTTTCTTCTTATTCATCTCCTGGCCTGGGGTGCATCGCTCTTTGACATAGAACTTTCACAGGGCATTGATTTCATCTTGATTTGTATCATGCTTGCCCTTTCTGGAGAGGTCAACGTCTGGTATACGCTCTAAGGTTAGAACGGTATTGCCGTTCTACCACTATACAGTTTTGGTGGTAGAACGGTATTTTTATTGCTTCACATCCATACGGCCACGCTTGTTTTAGGATACCAGTGGCATATTCCACCAGACCAGTTTTGTGCTCTTACTGCAACACCGCGTGTATCTACTGTGTCATATTCTGGAGTAAGAGGAATACCACGGAACCTTCCTGCCAGCCGCTCTGGCCCATAGGCACTTTTAAAGATACCGCTATCACGGGCTGGTAGCGTGCCATAAATTGCCACAAAGTATTTCTCCATGCTGTTATAGAGATCAACAATCATCTGGTTGGTGGTATCGGTCATTTTTGCTTCTCCTTGAGGTAATGCCGTGGTAGGACGCTCCATCCAGGGCGGAACAACAACGGTTGCGGAAACAAGTAAAAGGGCATGACTACTGTAGGTTCTGGGACCAGGGCGCAGGGAACCAGGATCAAAGAGATCAGTACAATTGGCACTATCGCGCACCAGATAGTTCCCGTTGCTTTCTCCTGAGAGCACAATAATGTGATTGCCGCTGGGAGTCCAGGGATATGGATTGTGCCCTAAGTCCTCATCGTAAACAGAGGCTTCCGCCACAGCGACCAGAACTGGATAGCCAACAGCAAGCCAGGAGAGGCAGGCAGCAGTGGTTGTTTCTGTTGCTTGGTAATGCAGCCCTACCTCTTTAAGCAAGGCGTATTCTTGCTCTAGGGTCATGCCAGCCGTATTGTCGCTGCTAGTCGAGCCATCATAGGTCTCATACGCTGTTTCAGCACGACTAATAACTTCTGCTGCGGAAAGTGTAGGCAAATGACCACAGGGGGCCATAGAGAGGCACATCATGACGGCAAAAAAGCCACACTCAAATTCTGATTTTGCAGGCTGAAATTGATCGGCCTGCATAAAGCTGGCAACTTCCATGTGAGTACTCCTTATGGTTTAAAAATGGCGACAAGAATAGAAGCACTGGCAATGATCACTAAGATGATGCTGATACCGATGGTGATCATTGCCCTGGCATCAGTGGTATTTTGTTGTGCGGTCGCAGTCCCTTCTTTTGTACCAAGCTTTGAGGCTTCGATAGCGACAATACGACTTTTTAAATCATCGATTTTATCGTCACTGGCGCGGGTTGAGGCCGAGAGCAAGGTTTCAACAGCTTTAATGCGTTCAATAGTAGCCGTCTCGGATTTCGTGATTGATTTCTCACTAGAAGCTGTTTGCGCGGCCACTGCCTCTTTTTGTGCTGCAAGGGCTGCGTTTAGAGCGTTTGTAGTATCTTGTTTTTGCTCAGCCGTTCTGGCATCAAGCATAGAGAATTGCGTCATAAAATGAGTAGCCGTGGCAGAAAGGCGTTCTCTAAAAAGTTCATCGATGTGTCTGGTTTCTGCTCGTATCAAATTCCTCAGCGTTGCTTCTAAACGATCAGAAGCAGCGGTGGTAAGCGTCGTAGGATCGGGAACAGGCCGTACATCGTTACGCGTTCCGTCTTTCGTTTCATCCATAGAGAGTTCCTTTATGTTGCAAAGTGGAAGATGATTGCAAAGATCACGCTTGCGGTGGCAACCAGAATGCCAGAGGCCGCAATGATGTAGCTCCAGAGTTGGGATGCCCCTAGACTTCTCCCAACGGCTGAACTGTGTGAAGCACGCAAGTCATTGACCTGTCGTTGGAGCTCTTCATGACGTGTTTCATAGGCAGAAAGAGAAAGCAATTGTGTCATAGCAAGGCGCAAATCAGCTTCAGCTTGACTGTGGGCATCCGAATTTTTCTCGATCAGTTTTCGTAAGGCTTCTATTTTTCCTTCAAGAGAGGTGGTAAGTGCTAATACTTCATTGCGTGGAATATAGGTCTTGGTTTGATCAGCCATTGCTGCGCGAAAACCATTCATGGCCTCAAAGCGCTTGTCGGTTGCGGTTTCCGCTTTTAAAATGGCCTTTTCAGAAGAGGTAAAAGCAATGATCATTGCTTCTTTTTGAGCTGTATGAGAAGCGTCCATTGCAGCCTGCAAAGCATGAAAACGCTCTTCATAGTTTTTCTGTCGCTCTTCAAGAATGCGTTCAAAGAACGTCTTGAGATCAATGTTCATCTTCACCAATCCTCAAAGATGCCACGCTCCATTGCGCCGCCATTTTGTTCAGTACTCTCGAAAGGTTTCTCAGGAAGTATCTCTTCTGTACTTTCTTCACCTAAAAGCCGCATATTCGGTTGATTAGGATTGAAAAGCACCTCGCAACCACGACTCACAGTGTCCACGACATCATCATGCGCCCCTTTGGGGAAGTTGAGCAGTTCTTTCTCCATAATCGTGAGGTATTCAGCAAACTGGAGATGATAGACTTGACCAGCTTCGTAAAAGACACTGGCAGAAATAGCACGTGACACTTTATCTTTGTGTGGTGTAAACGGACGTACTGGGATGCCCCAACGGACAATAAGCTCTTGAGTCATCGTGAGCTGAAAAGCGGTCGCCTCGATTTCCACAAAATTATGCCGATACCGCTGGTAGCAGAGGGCAATTGCTCGTTGTATCTCAGGGCCGGTCATATGATCACGTTGCTGCTCTACTAAGAGCAGTTCATTATCAGGGGTTGCAGCCCAGGTGGAGATCACGGTGTAGTCAGCCGTTGTCTTGAGACTCGCTGCAAGGTCAACGGTGGCAAAGAGCCAACACTTTGCACGTGCCACATTTTTGTCACCATAGCGGGTATGCAGGGTATAGTGATTTTCATGAATCGTGAAGTAGACAAAGTGCTCTTGTTTGAAAATATCGCCACCAAGAGGGGAAGGACTTTGCTGATACTGTGCTGCGTAGGCTGAAGAGCCCAAAGCAACTTTTAACTTCTCCAGCTCTCGGTGTCCAACTTGTGCAGGCCAGAGCAATTGTCCTTCTTCAGTGCGCGGGTCTTCCCAGCCAATTTCGGTGTAGCAGCGGCGAGACGGCTCATACTCGGCTGGTAAGCAGAGATGCGTATAGCCACCTTGTTCAAGCACATGACCTGAGAGATCACGCTCGTGGATGCGCTGCATGATAATGACTTTTGATCCCTTCTTCGGATCATTGAGACGCGAAGACATCGTCGTGTCCCACCATAACAGTGCTTCTTCGCGTTTTGTATCAGAATAGGCTTCAAGCACGTTATGCGGATCATCCACTAGTAGGGCGTCGCCACCTTCACCAGTTGCCGCTGAACCTACGGAAACTGCCATACGGTAGCCTCTGTGATTGTTCTCAAATCTTCCCTTGGCTTTTTGGTCTTTAGAGAGATAGAAGCAATTACCATAGCGTGCCTGAAACCAGTCTGATTCGATGAGGATCTTGCACTTGCGGTTGTCTCGAATAGCCAGCGACAGTGCGTAGGAGGAGCAGAGCCAGCGCTTAGCGGGGGTATCGATCCAACTCCACATCGGCCAAAAGACACTCACAATCAGGCTCTTCGCGTGTCGAGGAGGAATGTTGATCAGCAGGTTACGGATATCGCCTCTATTGACTGCCTCCAGGTGATCAATGAGTGCATCAATGTGCCAACCAGGAACATACGGTGTGGTTGGCTCAATGACGTGCCATGCCTGCTTTACAAATTCACGCAGGTCACGGCGTCCTTGTTCTGCTTTCACCCGTTCTAATAAAGAAAGTGGGGAATGTGGGAATGTGGGAATCGCCACCATAGAAAAAATCCTTCATTGTGCACACAAAATTTAAGAAAGGATTTGCATTTGTGTTTTTCAATGAAGGATTTAAAAGATGGTTCTTCTGCTTTAAATCTTGGGGGAACCAGTGTAGGGCTTAATGCTTGGATTGTTGCCAATATGCATCTTGCTCACTTCACTAAAGAAGTCTTGCACTGTTGTCGTCTTTGCGAGCCCTCGCTTTTTGAAGGTACTGACGCTGTTACTCAATTGATCAAAACGCTTTGAGATCGTGGCAAGGTCTTGCTTGGAGGTATAAGGCTCTGCTGCTTTGATTGCCTCTTTACTTTTCTCCACGATTTTTTTGATCGCATCAAGACCAGCATGTGTAATCGGCTCATCCTTTTTCTTCTTCAGGAGAAAGTTGTTGTCTGGCATCTTTGTGTCATCAATGGGATTTTTTGCATTGGGGCCATGATGAATATTCGTGTGTGAGACGGTGCCATCTTGTTCCACCCGAATATTATTGCCATCTTTGCGGTCGCCCAGGCCGGTGACGTATTGCACTGCAAGGTTGCGCAGAGCATCATCCCCACTCATTTTATCCACGCCTTTCACCCCTTCTTCTGACCCAGGCATGTGTGCACCAGTTGTATTGATGCCGTCTTCCACCAGATAGCTTGTTCCTTTGTCGTCTTTGGCAACAGCAGCAGGGTGGATAATATCAGAGGCTCCAATAGCTTTTGCCATAGAGCTTGCACGCATTGCATTATTCTCTACTTCTTGTGCGGTGTAATTCTCTGTCTTGGTGCGCAGCGGCTCAATTTGGGTTGCACGATACTTTGTGCCATTAGAAGCGGTCATTGCAAACTGATGTGGATTGGCACGTAACTCTACACCACCGCCAAAGGAGACGACATCTCCAGCGGAAGTTTTTAGTGGAGCAAAGGTTGCCCCTTTGCCAAAGCTTTCAGGGAGTTTGCCACCCGCACCCGTTGAGGTGCCAGAAATAAATTGCCCATTGGCCGTGGAGTGATTCGTATTTCCTTTATAGTCTAAGACGGTTTCACGTAACTGCTGCATTGCTGCAACAAATTGATACTCTTCCACTGGGACTCCTCGCGCAAAAAAATCCTTCAGTCGTTGTATTTTTGTTGACTGAAGGATTTGGGAGTGCGTCTCTATTCTACCCTATGTGGCGACTTTCGCGCAACCATTTTTCTAGTGCATTTTGATTGCCTTGATATGCTTTCCAGGCATCTCTGGCACACAGAGAAATTAAGGGCATTGCTGGATAGAGTGTTTTCGTCTGCCGATCAAGCACCCGACCGCACGGAAGGTTTTGCCAACGTGGATGATTCTTCTCTTCATCATCCACCAGATACACATTTTCGTTTCTGAGATATCCTATAATTTTCATATTTCTTTCTTCTTTCTTTTTTAACAATTGTGGAAGCGATACGGGATCGAAGCCGCATCTAGCTTATCAGTGATTGCTTTGGTTGCATACTTACGCTCCATGAAGACCACTTCTTCAATGTGCTTCACGCGTAACCCCTTGTGATACTGCACCTCTGGATAGGAACGCACCTGCTGCACACTGGTATAGGAGAGGACGGTGTTGAGGTAACTGGTATCCACTGCTCGGTGATCAGGCGCGGCTACTGGCATTGCCACCAGTTCCATATAGCCACCAAGAGATGCCTTTCCCAGGCTGTCATCAAACGTAAAGGTCGCTTTACGAGCCACTACATCACGCTTGAACTTTACGGCGATTTGGCCGTACATGCCAACGCTATCACGGCTTCCTCCCAGCTCACCGTCTGGACTATTGGTCATATATCCGTAGACCGGACGTTTGGTTGGCTCCATATCTTCTGGATAGGAGAACATTGCCAGCTCAAACCTTGCGCGTCCGTCAGGATGATACGAGCCACAAGAGTTCCCTGTTTCAAACTGTGATTTGAAGCGTCCTTCCTCAAGAATCTTTTCGAAGGCCGTAGAACGAACACGCATCCAAAGACCACTTTCGTCTACCAGCTTTTTGACGTGGGCGTCTACCAGCTTTAAAAAAGCTTCAGCCGTGATGCCACGATAATTTGCATGATATTTGACGGTATTCTCAGCATCCTTGTCATAGACGGCCAACATCTTGTCAGAAGGGCGAACATCTTTCAGACGATTGGATGCACCAGGAAAGCGTTTTGTCGTTGCAACAGCGGTACCCATAATAATCTCCTTGAATTAATTATTTTTTTATTTTCCCGCGTAAATCTCTTTACAAAATTAATTATATGCCACTAGTATGTAAAAGACAAGCTTTTCTTCTATGAATATTCAGAAATACAGAAAAGTGGTACTTTACGCATGTGGGTTTTTTGCACGATAGGGAATGCCCAATGCTTTCAGCTTTTTTACGACTGCGGGTTTGATGTCAGAGCCGTTCTCAAAGACGACTTCAGCAATGTGAGACGTGTTGACGCCACCATGATATTGTGCTTCAGGGTACGTAGGAACTTCAGCAAGACTGGCATACTTGAGAGGGCTGTCATATTTGAGTGCTGCGAAGCCTGTATGATCTGGCTTTGAGAGTGCAGAAGGCAGCAAATAGCCAGCAGAAGAGAGTGAATCGTTGCCTGTCCAGGTTGTGTTGTCTTTTATACTCTCTTTTAAGCGTACGGAGACAGAGCCGTACATATCAACGGTGTCACCCCAACCGGCCTTTGTGGGATCAGCACTTTTGAGGCGTCCATCGCCGTCAGCCGAGAGATAGCCGTATATCGGACGATCTTCATCTTCAGTTTTCATTTGGTCGTAGCCAAAAAGGTCTTCTTCCACACTAGCGCGATGCCAAACATCCAATAATCCGCCAGATTTACCGGTTTCATGTTGTGATTTGAAGCGACCATCTGTCAACACCTTGCCGAGTATTTGTGGACGCACTCGTATCCAGGGCTGTGCATCCTTAAAGAGATCAACTGCTTTTTGATCAAGCGCTTTGGTGTAGTCTTCAACGCTCATGCCAGCTTTGGCTGCTTTAAATGCAAAGACCGTGGCCTTATTGTTGTTATACTTATCAATGATTGCTTGTGGTGGTTTGAGCTTTTGTAAAATCTTAGGCACAAGGTTATTGGGATGCAGTGGATTCTTCGGTCCTGGCGTTCTGGTGCCATCGCGTGCCACAATCAGGTGCGCTTCTCCTGCGGTAGAAAAGCGTCCAAGATGATCATGATGTGGGTTGTACTTCTCTTGAAGTTGCAGCACAAGACGTTTAATCAGCCGAATGTCTTTTTGAAAATACATACAAATCTCCAGGCAGAAAAAAGTGTGGTTGCTTTTTATTTTGTGTGAAGATTTGTATGAACGAAGTTTTACGAAGCAGGAATGATTTTGACACCTTTGAGCAATTCTTCTAGCTTGTTTTGGTCACCATCATACTTTTGCCAGGGATCACGTGCTCCCAGCGATACTAAGGGAAGGGGTGGATACAGTGTTTTACTATTGAGATCTAACACACACCCATATTTCAGGTCTTTGTTTCCGTGTTCTGGCACGTCGGCTGAGAGGACATAAAGATTGGGATCGTCAGGATGCGATGCAATGATTGTTTGTTTTCCCATTGGGGGTTTCTCCTTACTATGCAACTTTCTTTACTACTACTAATAACAAATTTTTGAGTGCCAAAATTTCTGCATCCTGTGCTTCAAGATGCTTTTTTAGCTCTTCATTTTCATGAAAGATCTTGAGCGTGGTTTGATACGTTTCTTCCGCTTGCAATTGCTGATGTCTTCCTAACACGTCTTGCCCGACCGATAAAATTGATAAGGCAACTAATTGGATGAATGTCTGGCTTGTCCACTGCACATACTGATTGGCGGTTGCATGAAAACCAGGAAAGCCAAGGATGGCAAGAAATACAAAGAAGTAAGCACACCACATGTTGCTGAGCACATTGGTTACAAAAACCGCCACACGTTGATTGAAGCCACCTGCTTTGCGTTCTAATGCTTGCAACACATTGACGTTACGCACTTTGTGTGGGTGTTCTTTGTGTTCATATAAAGTTACTTTGTGATCACTCATCGCTTCCTACTTCTTACGAATAATAAAAGGTCACACCAGGGCAGTTGGCTACCCCATTGGAAACAATGCCTACGGAAGCACGACCACCTCCACCAATGCTATAAATGCTGCCAACTGTAGCATTGGCTGGAATAGAAAGCAGCTTTGTTCCACTATTGGTGGTGGCATTGTCATAGATATCAAGCTGCGCGGTTCCGGTCGTTGTCACTACTGCACTCCAAAGATAGCCAGGAGTGCCTTTGACCACCACATTACCTGCGGTATTGGCAGCTTGCGCAGCGTTCGCCGTCGCTCCAGCCGTGAGCCATGGATTCGTATTTTGTGTATTTCCAGGCTGCACTGTCCAGGTTCCTGCTTGCGCACTTTGCATCCCACCAGGAGCAGAACTACTGGTGTAGAGCTCTAGTGTCGCGTTTGCGGTGCCGCTGGTATACGCCGTCATGCGCACACGAAAGTAGCGAAACGTCACCGCTCGTTCATAGATGACACTCACTGTATTGGTAGTAGTTGAGAGTAGTGAGCCACTGGTAACATTGGTCATGAGCACATTGACAAAAGCAGCGCCATCATTAGAACCTTGAAATGTGAGTGTTCCTGAATAGGCACTAGAACTAATATGAATACTCAGCCATTTATACGCACTGACATCTGTAGAGGGAACCAGATCAGCATTGAGTGATGCGGCGCTCAGCCCTGTTTGTTCAGTAAAGTTTCCTCGTACTGCCTGTGAACCAGCGGCGTCTATCATTGCTTTATTTGTGCCAGCGCTATCAACCACAGTGACTCCACCGACAAGATTGCTTCCAGCAGGAAGGCTAGAGAGCAAACTAATATCACCGGTTGCAGCGCTTGCATTTAAGGTTACCGTGAGTGTTTCTGTACTTCCAAGCACACTTGCACGCACACGTATCTTTGTCAGCCCTGCACAATTTCCTCCTAGCTCCAACGGGCCAGGGCCAACAATGCTTTGCACTGATGTGCTGGTCAAAGAGCCGCCCACTTTTATCCCTTTGGCGATCCAGTTTGTGCCATCGACACTGCCATCGACCACGATTGTTGTTGCAGAAGTAAAAGTGCTCAGTGCCACAATTTCTGCTTTCCAGCTTCCTTGACCAGCACCAAGAGAAAGGACAACGGTGCCACCAGCAATCGGTGTTTGCTGCGTGCTTTGTGCAGCAGTAATCGTACCGCTTACGCTGAGATCGCTCGTGCTACTGTAAAGTGGGTTGACAGCAACTCCCAACGCATTATCAGACGTATCCACAAGCACTGTTGGGTGCACAATCATTACCGTACTGTTCGGGCCGGTGTCCACGCCTGGGACGGTTGGCTCTGTTTGATTAATAGGCATCTATTGTATCCTTCCACTGGTGTGCCGCATTTCCCTGATATAAGGAGAGCCCACCACTGCTTTATAGAGTGAGTTGAGAAAGAAGTTCAGCCAGAGATTTTGATAGGCTACGTAGCCTGCGGGAAGTGTGGGATGAATATTGTCCACATCAATTAAGCTTTGATGCGTAGAAAAATACGCATAGAGATCAGGGCCAAGAATGATGGACGGAAAACTGGCTTTGAGTGTCAAGATCTTGGTATTAATTGTAGGCGCATTCGCCAGTAAATTCGTCGTATTGCCCCAACAAATTGTCTTTGGTAATACCACCGTTTTCCCAGCACCAATCACGGCATTGATCATGGTGGTCATGTTACTGATAAAATTCGTGACGTACGTTCCGCCCTGGTTTGCATCATTGGTACCGTAGAGGAGTCCCACATATTTACCAGGAAAGAGTGCAAGCCACGTCGCAATATTGGCCGCGCCTTCGACTGCCGTAAACCCACCAATGCCGCCATCCTCCATCAAAGGAAAATTGCTGACCTGGGCATTGATTTGTGCAGGGAGTGTGGTATCGGTGTGCAAAAAACCTTGTTGCGCAATAGAGTCGCCATAAAAGATCCAATCATCAGCCAGCCCATTTGCTTTATGCACATCCATATTGATCTGCACATTATTGTTAGAAACCGATCCATTGATTGCAGTGATGCGAATGCGCACCCATTTGTACCCAGTGAGATTCACACTATGCTGACGGCTGTGATAGACGTTTCCGGTTACCGTCGCAAGCGTTATCCATCCACTTGAGGGTAAACTTCCACCGGCTGCACTATTGGCATCAATCGTGTAAGCAGCAGGAACGTTATAGGAATTATTGCTAATCAAGGTCGGATCATAGGCACCCGTTGAGGGATCGTTATACCAGACCACAACAGCCGTCGTGAGACTACTCACACCAGAAAGATCATAGGCCAGATACACGGCTTGCGTCAGCGTGCCACTGTCTGTATTTCCTGTGGGTGCTGTGAGGCAACGCCAATAATTGCCATACGTGCTGTCGTTGGCTTGCGAGGCTGGAAACGCACCTGAAAAGTCATCATTGGTATAGGCAGGCACACCACGTGAGATCAGGGGCATTGGAGCTATCGTCATATTAATTCCAAGCCCTGACTACAATATTGCTCGCGCTTGTTCCATTGACGTTGCTAATGCCTGGAGTATAGAGATGCAGCGCTGTTACCTGCACATCCAAAAATAGCGTTTGTCCAGCAGCGAGTACTGGGCTTCCTGCGGTAGCTGTAACATCTAAGTCCCATTGGATATTGCTAGCCGTGTTATTTTGCACCATCAAATGTGAGATAACGGTGGTGCCAGCGGCTCCCCATTTAAAACTATAATCAGTGGTAGCCGCCGTTGCCGCGCCATTAGAGGCGTAGGCTGCAACGTAGCCTGATTGGACGGTTTGTTCAACAAAGAGAGGGTTGGCAACAATCCCAAAGGCATTATCAGAGGTATCTACAAGCACGCTTGGATGCACAATCATCGTGGTGCTATTGGGGCCAGTATCGACACCAGGAACGGTTGGTTCAGTTTGGTTGAGTGGCATTGTTTTCTCCAGTACAAATCATTGCAACAGAAATGCTATTTTTGTTTGTACTGAAGAATTTAGGAGAAATACAGTTATTTTTGTTCGTGGCCTTGCAGGGCAAATGCAGTGCGATCTTCCCCAATGCAGAGCCAGAGATTTTCAAACAAGAGTGCTTCGGCAGGAACACTCATTGTTGGAAAAGCAGCATCTTTGTCAATATACGCTAAAGTGCAGTGTGGTGTAAAGCCATGTGTGTTGTCAATAGGAACAGGCAGAGACGTTCGAAGCTGTTCACGCCACTCTGCTATCCCTGGAAGGTCTACAGAGGCGTAAAACGGCAGCGTAGCGCTCTCTGTGGGGGTGTTTGTGAAGCACCCGATCCCTGAGACAATGCCATGTACCGGAACCGCGTTTGTCGCATAGTCACCGATTGCTTTTTTGAGCTGTGCGGAAAGGGCATCAGGAACATTCTCAGCGCTTCCTAGTATCATCAAAGTGACATGCAGCTCTTGTGGCTCACATTTCCCTTCACAGTCCAGTGCTATTTTTTGTGCGGCATCTGGCTCCAGATAAAATGCCACCATGATTGGCAAGGCCGACACAGGTTTAGGTTGCTCTGGTGTTTCTTCTTTGCGTAGCCACAGCGTCTTTAAAAAAGAAACATGCTCTTCGTTGGCGCGAAAGATTGGCGTCTGCAAAAAGTCTTTGACAGCTATATCGTGTGCTGCAAGATAGCCAATTAATTGTTCTTCATTCTTGACAGGCAACGTCCATGTCGTCTCTTCAAAGATGCTTTTCTTCTTTGCAGGTTCTTCATCTGAAAGGGTTGCGCGCTCCTCTTCTGGGAGATCATCAAGATTTTCACAAGGCAGCACACGATTCAAAAAATCTTCACGTGCTTCATCAGTCAATTGGTGCCGTTGCAAAAACTTGGCAACGCGGCGTGAGAGATCAGGTGACATATTGTCAGGTACACTGCTTTTTGCACTATCGTCTTTGAGTATTTTCACAAAGTGTCTCCATTCAAAATGGTTTTGCCTACACGGGTTGCTGTTCTATTTAAAACTACCAGAAAGTCAGCACGTTTATTGATCGAATCTACATGAGAGCGATCAACATAAATGGCATCATAGCCCTTCATTGCGGCGTAGCGACCAGGATCGTTGGCAAGATCAAAGAGCCGATCAATGCGGCGTGACTCCGTATACTTCCCAGCATCATCCAAGGCTTTGCCCCGTGTACGCAAATCATTCTTGTAGTCAATCCACTCATTGATTAAACGTCCCTTCTCAATTGCGGTGGTATTTTTGAGTACGGACATATGCAGCACATCATCGCCATAAGTAGCGGCCACATGAGACGCACTATATCGGTCAGATACTCCTTCTGTGGTAAGCGCGGTATAGGTTCCGTTGCCATAGACGCCAAGTCCTGCAAAATAGTGCCCACTTTGATAGCTTGCAGCATAGCCCAGGCCGTCAGAGGGATCACCACCATCATCCACACCGCGATAGAGCTCAGCCTCACCGTCTTTAATGTGCTGCGCAAGCACATTATCTTCAACCACATGTGGAGGGCCATCAAACCCCTGTGCTTTATAGATTTCCTGTAAGCAGGCGTCGGCATCCGTGGCGCTACTGCTTCCTGGGATTGGGCCTTTGCCTGTATCCATATAGTTTTTGACGTAGGGAATATCTTCAGGGTTGCTATATTTGGCTTCCGTCTTCTGAAATTCCTGGTTATCAGGGTGTTTCGGTCCTTTCTCGCGGGTACCATCAGCATGCACAAGCAGGTGTGCATTTTCTGTCGTGGTAAATTTCCCTACGTGATCATGCGCAGGGTTGTACTTTTCTTCAAACTGCTCAACACTTTTTGTTCCTGAGACGCGGTAAGAAATGCCTTTGGCTTTGAGTTGTGCCTCAAGCGGTGGTGTAAGCTCATAATCATTATGAAACACAATTTCTGCAATAGTTGAGGTGTTTAGACCACCATGAAATTGTGCCTCTGGATAGCCGCGTACATCACTCACGTTTTGGTAGGTCAGTGGATCTGGACCATGCACACTAAAATTGGTATGATCAGGATGCAGCATGCTTCCTGGCAAGAGATAGCCACCCATACCAAGTGAGTCATCACCTGTCCAGGTGGTTTTTTGCTTCACCTCTGGTTTGAAGCGAACCGCAACGCCTCCATATTCATCAACAGAGTCGAACATGCCATGCCGCGTCTGTCTCAGGCTTGCGCCGTCAGGATGATCGCTTAGATAGCCGTAAAGTGGACGCTGCTCTTTGGCAAGATCGTCTGGATAGCCAAAGAGATCATGTTCTGCTTCAGAACGTGAATCGTGATCCATAATTCCCGCAGAGGTATTGGTTTCAAATTGCGACTTGAAGCGTTCATCATCCAATATCTTTGAAAGAATTGTTGGGCGTACCCGCATCCAAGGTTCTGCATTCTTGAGCAGTTCCACGGCTTTGTCATCAACGGCTTTGTTGTACTCTTCAGCCGTCATGTTATGCGTCTGCGCATGCTTTTCAGCGAACGCTGCACCTTGTATGTCATATTTTTTGAGGACGGCGTCTGGTGGACGCACCTGTTCTAAGATATCTTTTTTCTGATTATCAGGATGCGCCGGTCCTTTTTCAGTGGTACCATCACGATGCACTAAAAGGTGGGCATTTTCGGTGGTCGTAAATTGTCCATTGTGCCCGTGGGCTGGATTATATTTCGCTTCGCCTGTGAGCAGCTCTTGATCACGTGCGGATAAATCTTCTAGCGATTGCACACCCATCAAACGATTGAAAAAGTCCTGACGCTCTGCGAGTGTCCAAGAGGCCGCAACAGGGCCAGCAAGAAACTTTTCTACCAGTGGTACTAGATCAGGGGCAAGCGTATCAGGGATTGTGTTAATGGCTTGATTTTCTGCATCAGTGATTTGATCTTTATGTTCTGGGGTATCATCATCTATTTCCTCGTCATTTTGCTTCTCCTCTGGTAAATACAATGAAAGATCAAGTGGTTCATGCATCTTGCCGTGGCTGCGATGCCCTGGCTTTTTGCGCGGCACAGGGATAACGCCATGAGCAGGTTTGCCGTGAGGAGCCGCATGTGGTTTTGCAGCAGGTGCGCCGTGAGCAGCAGCAGGTTTCTTGAGTGGCTTCACGCTCGTTGGCACTGCTGGATGCTTTGGTGGCATTCCACCGGTTTGTGACTCAGGGTGTGCCGTAATCTTGAAAAAGTCTTCCCAGGTGGGATTCTTCATTCCAGCTAGCTGATGCAAAATCTCAAAACGTTTTGCGAAACCTAACGCTGCTTCATCATTGGCTGCATACTCTTTTGAGAGGATCAGGGCTTTGGTTTCTTTGGTGAGAAACTTTCCCAGGATGCCATGATCAATGCTGTTGCGCAGAAAACTTTTTCCAATGACTTTCATCAGAAAGCTATGCGACTGGATTGCAATATCTTTTTTGACGAGTGCCGAAGAAAGTTGTGTCAGGTTAATCTTGCCGGTCTTTTGATTGAGGGTATAGTGTCCAGATTGATCTTGTTTCATGCCAAGAATATATTCCAACATGCCGACTTTGGTCACCTGATCAGGGGGCATTTTCTCCATTGCCTCGGTTGCCGTCTTATCATCCAGGGGAGTGCTTTTTACATCCTCAGAGACCACTACGGGCTCTTTGTCCACTGTTCCACTGTGGACTACAGGCACCGTATCAGAGGCTCCTACCAGATCTGCAATGCGGCTTGCACCGGTCTGTGAAAAGGCAATGCGCGTGCTACCAGTGGGCACAATACGATACGTCTTGCCATTAATGTTGGCGGTATAGACGCCGTCAGCCCCTCTGGTCATTGCCCCTTTGTCGGAGAGGGCTTTCGCAATGTGGGCAGGCATGGTGGTGAGCACATCAGCGTGCACACCGCCTGCGCCATCATCAGCACCGATGAATTGTCCGGTCGTAGTGCTGTGATTACGGTTATATTTTTCTTCAGGAAGATAGAGTGTAAGGTCAGGTTTCTCCTGTTCTTCTATCTCTTTACGAAAGAGAGCATAATGATACTTCATTCGGACTCCTCAACTTCAGCCAGAACGCGCTCCAGCGCAATTAATTGTTCATTGGAAAGTTTTTCCAGATCAATTGTTAGCTTGTTATGGGTGACGCTTTCTGAGAGCCCTGGAATGTTCTCCATCGCAATTTGTTCCGTTGCTGCACCACGTGCCACACGCTCCAGGGAGGAAGCTTCTTTAAAGAGCATGACAGCAGCAGTGGCTCCAAAACGTTTCTCTTTAATCAGATCAGTGATTTGCTGTGCTGCTTTAATTGCCATACCAGAGCCGAGTGTGGCATGATTCTCATTCATCTTCTCAATTTCAGCATCACGCTTGCGCTTTTTCTCTTCTAATTGCTCTTTATCATAGCTACGCACCTGCTCTTGCCAGCCATAGGCACTGCTCCAAATGCCTATTTGCTTATGTGAAGAGCTAATTAATTTTTCTCTCTTCTCGTCCGTGACCTGTGGTGGAAAAACGCCACTGGCTAGCAGCCGTTCTTGTTCAGCACGCAGCCGCTCCTCCACCAATTGTTCAGCAAGCCTGCGCAAGCTTCTGGTGTAGCCTTGTTGTTTATAAAGTTCTAATGCATAGAGTGAACGGGTGGTTTCTTCACCCTTTGGCAGTTTACGCGCCATACTTGTCTCCCCAAGAGATAGTTTTCTTTTTCGTATTTGGTATTTCTCTTTGAGAAGATTTGGAGATTTGATGGGGGATTAATTTTTGAGGTTGTTTCTTTTTCTAAGTATTTTTTATTACATGGTCTCAATAGAGAGTTCGTTGTCCTTTTTTTTAATTTCTTTTGCCCATAAGACACTGGTGAGCGTTTGCAACAAATAGAGGAGAATCTTTTCATCAGGAAGATGTGTTTCCTCTTTTGCACCAGCAATAACGTTGCGTAATTCTTCCTGTTTTTCTCCTGTATAGGTAAACACCGATGCAGCAAAAGAAATAGTTCCGTATACCGTTGGCCCGTAGCCAATTTCTAGCGTCATATCATCTCCTTTTTTTTAATCAGTAAAGAAGGAAGCAGGTTTTCTTTTTTTGGCGTCCCTACTCTCCCATGGAATTGTTGCAATGACCGCATTCAATGCATTCATCGTCGGATCTTTTTTGCTTTTACTCAGTAGTGCAATTGCATGCAAACGTAACTCCAATGCTTTGATCGTACGATCATTCGCTCCAGTGTAACGTGCCATCCGTACAATTTCGTCAGCATGCTCTACAAAAGATCTGAGTACTTTTTTATTAAATGGCTTCTCGTTTGGATCAGTAGAGCGGGTACCTGTCGCATCTTTAAAAGGGGGCGTGGTGTAATTCGTTGCAATCTTTGACTCAAAGTCATTGGTAATTTCATCAGTGCGCAAAGCAAGTCCCATATCGATAAGTTTTAATCCCTTCTCGCCTTTTTGTGTTGAATCAACTAAATAGTTCCCTAAATGACGATCACGATCATGAACGACATACTCATAGAGACGAAGTTTCGCATAATTCTCTATACTTAATTTGCTCACCGCAGCCACGCGCTGTTCTTTTGAGAGTGCAAGCATTGGTGTTCCCTCAACCCACGGCTGGACAGTAACATCTTGTCCATTACGTGCCATTTTTTGCACTGGAAGAGTAAAGTCGCTCACTCCAAGCACGTCAGCCGTCTTCGATGAAAAAACTGCACGTTCTTCCTGATTGGAAATGCCCATTGCGTCTGCTTCATCGCTGTTCTTTTTTACCAAATAGTTTTTTCCAGCAATGGTTGTCTTGTAGGTTGCATTCAAACTATCGCCACGCCCAAATTGCTGCAATGATGCTGTTTGAAGTTGCCCCTGGCTAGGAAAGCGTTTATCACTATTTGGAGTCATATCTAGAGCCGAAGGCGATGACGCAAATCGACCATCTTCCTCATCGTGATAATAATTGTACTTGCGCTGATAGGCATATCTTCGTAACCGTACGGCTCGCGGCATCTTACATCTCTCCTGATACAAAAGGATAATTAATTATTTATTTTGTGAGTGCGAGACATTTCTTTTTAAAATTAATTATTTACATCGTTTCGATATCATGTCTATCTTCTTTTTTCTCAGCCAAACTATCGGCAACAGGGGTTGCATCCTTTAGCCATTCTTGTAGTACGTCTTGAGAGTCGGTGTAAGGTTCCCACTCTTGTCTGCTTTGCAGTGTCGCAAGGGCATTGACTGGATACAGTTTTTTCTCATCACTGTAGTAGATTTGCCCCAGGTGTTGTGTACGTCCATAGAGCATTCCTGTGCCCAGGTCAAGCAGGTAATACCCATCTTCGTCACGTCCAAGTATTTTTTTCATTTTCTTTTCTCCTTTAAAGCTTTACCGTAAATGGAATGCCTGCGCTGTTCAGTGCCTTTTTTATAGGGGCTGTTGGTGCTTTCCCATGAAAGGTAACACTTTTGATATCGCTTGTTGAGACTCCACCATGCACCTGTGCTTCCATATATTCATTTGCCAGATCACGTGGTCGCAAGGGATCAATACCGTTATAGAGTGGATAAATGCGACTATCAGGATGCGTCACTGGTTGTGGAATGACGCTTTCGTAGTGTCCACCAGAGGTCATTGCCAGTGAATCACCATAGGTCATAGTAGCACGATCTCGTGTTTCTGGCTTTAGTTCAACAGCTACGTTCCCATATTGAGAAACATCTGCATCAGTATTGTCTCCATGAGTATCTTTTGAGAGATATCCATAAATGGGACGGTTCTCCACCCCTGCTTTTGCTTCATCAAATCCAAAGGCACCAGATTCTAGTTTATCTCTTGAATCTTTGGCAACGCTTCCGCCACTCTTGTTTGTCTCGAATTGACTTTTGAAGCGACCGCCATCCAATATTTTTTGGAGTGCTGACGGTTTTACTCGTACAAAGAGTCCAGTATCTTTGACTGCATCTTGCGCTTGCTTATCAAGCGTTGCTTTGTAGGCATCAGGTGAGAGACCATGACGCTCCCCAAAGATTTCGTAACGCAGATGGGTGTTGTCAGCAAACTCAGAGGCCCAGTGCTCTGTAGGATGTACTCCCAGGCTTTCTAGTGTCTTGCCGGAACCACCCTCAGAAATAAATTCACCATTTGCATCGCTATGCGCATGATTGTATTTCCTTTGGACTGCGTAGCGAAACCGCATATTACTCTCCAACCTTCTTTGCCGTCTTGAGCCACTCATTGACTTTTTCTTGTACACCATCATAGGGCTCCCAGGCAGTTCCACGCGTGAGCATCGTGGCAATGGATTGTGGTGGATACAAGAGATGTTTCTCTTGATCATAAATCTGGCCCATTTTTTCATCTTCAGTCAGGATGAAGCGTACTCCATCATCAGAGACAGCAAATATTTTCATGGCTATGATGCTCCTGCTACGCTATACGGAATATTTTCTCGTTGTAATAATTTAGTCAGCGCCGCGCTTGGTGCTTTACTATGAAAGACAACGTGTGCAATGTGACTTTTTGAGACACCGCCATGCATTTGTGTTTCGGTGTACACATCTTTGATGAGTGAGGTATTTCCTTCTGGACTGTTATAATTGCTTGCTGCGGTCCCTGTTGGCTTGAGTACTGGATTAGGGAGCATTCGTGGTGCATCCTCACTTCCTCCTTCGTCAAGCGAATCGCCAAGTGTAAACGTACTTTTTGCCCTCACTTCAGGTTTGAAGCGGATTGCCACATCACCGTAAGCTGAGGCAAAGTTTTGTTCGCCATTTGCACCATCACTTAAATACCCGTAAATTGGTCGATCTTCTGACTTGGTCTTTTGATCATAGCCAAACATCTGCTCTTCTTGTTCAGCTCGACTCTCAAGATAGTTGGTCAGTTTGATCTTATTGGCTCCAATAGCCGCGCCGGTCTTATTGGTTTCGAAGGCACTCTTAAAACGACCATCAGTAAGAATGCCTTGCAGTCCTTTGCTTGATGTTCGTGTCCATAACTCTCCAGGCGTTACCAGGGCAACAATGTGTGCATCTTCGCGTGCTTTGAGTGCATCAGCCGTGATAGGTTTTCCTAAATCCGTCCATGAGTCAGCAAAGTTCTTGAGTCGCTGATTGTACGTAGCTTCAAAATTCTTTGTCCAGGCGGCACTCGGATGCACATTTTTCAGCACCGGATCAAGTTGATTGTCAGGATGCTTTGGCCCCAGCGTTCGCGTTCCATCACGTGCGACAGAGATATGAGCTTCGCCAGCCGTTGAGAACTGTCCCAAATGATTGTGATGTGGGTTATATTTTTGTGCCCAGGCATGTGCCAACATCCGCATCCGTTTCATACGATCATAGAGAAAAATGTCTTCCATCAGAGCTCCTTGCTATTTACTCGCATTTTTTCTTTTTGTTCGCATGTACGCTAATCGTTTTTCAAATTCTTCAGCAATAAGTTTATTGGTTTGATAAGTCAGATGCGGATGCCATCCTCCAGCTTCAGGAAGGCCATTGACAATACGTAAGATATCTTCAATCATTTTCATACGTTCGTGGCGAATAGCCTGATCAATGCTACGCAGTGTGACAAAGATACCAAACAGCAAGATCAGGAGGAAACAGCCAAGACTGATCAGGCCATGAGCCACGATCCATTGGCTCACGTAAAGCGCTCCTTTCGAAAGAAAAGCACAAAGTAGTGTTTGGAGGATTTTGTATTGGTGAAGAATTTGGAAGGATGTGTCTAGTATACCGCAGCGCGTGACAAAAGGCTATACTTTGTTGAGGGCTGTTGTGACTGCAATAGAAACGCCAGCCGCCGCGCCAATAATAAGAAACGTTTGACCATAGGCTTTGAGGATTCCAAGGCTACTCACACGTGCTTGCGCAATGAGCACTCCAAGTGCACAGGTGATGAGCGCACATAAGAGCAACGCAAGTGGTTTGGGCGCAAAAGCAAAAGGTAACGAAGGGAGCAGTATGCCAATACAAGAAGCAACACCGATCACCAGGGCATACTTGACGGTGTTCACATTCGTCACATCAGAGAGATATGCCCCGCCTGTCATCGAAATACCAGAGGCCAGGGCCAATCCAACGGCTGAGAGTACTAATGCATGTGTATCACCGATGATGTATCCGGCTGCAATCACGCCAAGAATGCAGGTCATCCCATCAAAACTACCAAAGATGGCCTTACTGACGATTTCCTTCATAATGCTGCTCCTTTAAGAGTTCTAGGATTTGGAGTTGTTGATGATTGATCTTCAGTAAAAGTGCATTTGTCTCATACATCTTTTCAACCTCTGCGGCTTCAATGGTGTCACGGGCACGATCTTTTCCAGCCTGTCTATTTTGACTCATGAGAATGAGCGGCGAGCTAAACGCTGCTTCTGCTGACATAAAGAGATTGCACAGAGTAAAGGGGTAACTGTCCCAATGATAGAACCAACCAACACTGTTGAGTAAAAACCAGAGAAAGAGCAACGCTGCCTGAATCAAGATAAAGTTCCAATTACCTAACGCTTTGACCGCACCATCAGCCAGCCGATCACCCGCGTCATGCGGAAGATGTATATTCATACGCTTCACGCATCTGCTCCAAATTCTGAGAGTGCTAACTTTGCTTCGTGTTCCTCCACCATGCGTTCAAGTTCTGCGGTCTCAATGCCATGTTCACGTAACATCTCAACCGCATACGTGACCAGAAAGAAGGCACTATCTAACAGCTTTTTGAGTTGCTCAAGATCATTGTCCATCAAGCGTTCCTCTCTTGACATGAATCCGAACTTTTGTGCATGTTCTGTTCCATCTTCTCCACGCAACCAGGAAAGAAGAAGTCCAGAAAAATCCTTGACTTCTCCCAGCCCGTAGGGTGGATCAGTGACACACAAATCGATAGAGTTTGTCTGAAGGTGACGTAAGACTTCTAAGCAATCGCCATGAATGACCGTATCAAGCATCATTTTGTCCTTCTGGTCTTTTTGGTGGGATCAAACCTTTCTCCGGTTAACTGGCGTTGCATGCGTTCTTCTTCGCGTTCTAAGCGAAAGCGCTGAATACGTTCTATCTCATCACGTGGTGGCAAACATTTCCACATCTGCTGCATACTGTAGTACACAATAGAATAGCGAAACGAATCCTGTTCCAACTGTGTAATGGGCGTCACACCATGCAAAATGTTTTGGCCGTCAAACATGAGCAGCGAATTATTACGCAGTTCAAAGCCCAGGCCGTATTCAGGCACCGCAAGATAGCCACCAAGCACGTTGCGTTTAAGCACAATCATGTTTGACCACACATCACGAAAGTTGCCTGCATCAAAGTGATAAGGGAGAGGATTATTTTTGTTCACGATGCCAGAGGTGAAGACGGATTCGTCAATCTTCCAATTTTCTAGCACTTTTTCGGTCATCTCCATGTGTTGTTGATAGAGCAGCGGCGCAAATTCTTGGTAGTAGTGCGCAACTTTGGCCGCATAACTCACAATGATGTCATGCTCATCAGGATGTTCTACATAACAACTCGTGGCAGTGCAGTAATCACGACGCAGCGTGTTGCGTGGCAAAAAGCCAACGGTGCGTGATTGAGCCATCATGCCACCTGTGCGTATCTCCAGCTTGTAGTCAATCGTTTGCAGTGCTTTGATCAGCGCGCTGTTATCTTCTTGTAAGAGGAGATAGACAATCTTTGGCTCAGCATTCCCTGGCTCATAGATCACTGTTGGTTCGCTGATCAGCGTGTCATAGTCTTCGTCTTGCGCATGACGCAATTTGTACTGCGAAAGATCAAGTTGCTTTTTTGTTGCAATCCTAGTGTAAAGATCTGCCATACGCACCTTCCCTGTACGGGTTTTCCATCCCCAAATCAATGCCCTGCTCTTCTAAGTAGCGCGCCAAAAAGAATGCGAGCACATCTGGATTTGCTTTGATCTCTTCACGGGCGCGTACTTCGCGCAGGCCACTCACCATCCAGGCAAATTCGGAAGGGGAACAAATGAGCACAATTTGCCGAATAAGCCCATTTTCAAATTGCTCACGATTTTTGCTTGGAACACCTCGATAGACCGGTGGTGGAATATCTTCAACGACCCGTGGCAAATAGGGGGCCAGTGGTGCTTCTTCACCATCATCCTCGTCTTCTTGCTCTTCTGAAATCACAGAGAGATAGGAAGGTGTCACAGCAGGACGTACCATTTCAGGCAGCGCTTCAACAGTTTTTGGAATACTTGCGAGCAAGGTTTGCAACTCTTGTTCTGAAGAGCCCAGTGCATTCAGATCAAAACCGGCTTCATTTTGTTCACGAAGTAATTGCAAAAACATCGTTTGGTCTACGTTTTGCTCATTATGAAGTCGGTTATCGGCCACTAGATAGGCTTCCACTTCACGCGGTGACCAGTTCTTCGGCAAAATGTCGGCACGTAACTCATCCCACTGGAGATAGAGTGCCGCCTCGACCACACCATGACCGGCAACCAGCAAATAGCGCTCATCGTCTTGCTCCTGGCACACAATAGAGCGTACCTGTCCGAAGCGCTTGAGACTGGCTGCAAGGCGCACAATATCCGCATTGGTATGGATTTTATAGTTTTTAGGATGTGCTCGCACTGCGGCAAGCGGAACAATCTTATTCGTTTTGAAGTGCATCTTCTCTTCCTCGGTGCGCAGTGAATTAATTATTTTTTCACGCTCTTCTCTTTTTTATTTTTTAAAAATAATTATTTATTTCTTTTCGCATTTACACTGTTGGAAGAAGGGGAAGCGCAACTCAGACTGCGAAACAAAGCTATGAAATACCAGTGCCCCGCCACAGCGTGTACAGATCAGGGCACACCAACCATGTGCAACATAGAAGAGCCGATCCCCTTGATGATAAATTCTGACTTCGCTATGCTTTTCGGTCAGTTCTCGCATACTCATCCTAGCCTCGTGATATCCACCAATGATAAGAGGACACGAAAACGCTCTGTGTCATCGGGCGCAACAATATGGCGCATGAGCCGTTCATAGCGTTCTTTTATTTCTGGTGTAACACGCAAACGAATATACACTTCTTCTTTGGTTTCAAAAAAGATTTCCTGCTGTTCTAGCTTTGGCATACGGCTATTTTGTAACAGCTTTTGTAGCTCACCATCATCGTAGCCTACAGAGAAGAGGTCAAACCCTTGCTGCTCTTGCAAGAGGTCAAGGAGCGCTACTTCATCATCTTCTGCCAGTTGGCTCAGGCGATTATCTGCTACCATGATTGCATTGATTTCAGTCGGTGCAAGATCTGGTGGCAAAATATCGATGTGTACCTCCTGTGCCCCTTCAGCACGCATTGCCTCCACCATTCCGTGTCCAGCTACAATAAGGTAGGTATTGGGCGCGCCTTGCTGCACAACAATACTACGGAATTGTCCAAAACGCCGGTAACTGGCTTGTAAGTGTTTCATCTGTTTGGCTGGATGATGGCGATAATTGCCAGGGTGCGGATGTAGTTGCGTGAGGGCAACCCGTTTATTGGTGATCATGTTGCACCTTCTCAATGGTACTTTGTAATCGTTTTTCCTCACGCTCGGTACGCTTCTGGCGAATGCGTTGCATTTCTTGCCCAAGAGGCAAACATTTCCACATACTTTGCAGTGAATAGTACACAATAGAGTAGCGATAGCCATCAGGGCGCGTTTGTGCAATAGGGGTTACCCCATGCAACAGGTTTTGTCCATCGAACATGACCAGTGAATTATTTTTAACAGCAATGCCAAAGTTATATTCAGGAACCGACAAAAGACCACCACTGGTTCCTGCGCGAAAGACCAGCATATTTGACCAGACGTGTTTGAAGTTTCCTGCATCAAAGTGATACGCCAGTGGGTTGTTTTTATTAATAATGCCAGAAGTAAAGACAGAGCGCTCAAGTGTCCAGTCTGGCAACACTTTTTCCACCTGCTGTTCGTGGTAACTATAGAGCTCTGGATTGTAGCGCTCGTAATAGGTTGCAACACGCTTTGCGTAGGACGTAATCAGGGCATGCGCCTGCGCACTATCGCGAGCCAGAGAAGAAACGGTACAAAAATCATCACGAATGGTGATGCGTGGACGAAAACCAAAGATACGACTTCGCGTCTTCATTCCACTGGTGCGCTCTTGCTCACGATACTCAATGCGCTTCAGGCAGTCAGTGATTGCACGACAATCATCATCGAGCTCTAGGTAGACAATAGAGACGCGTCCACTTTCTGCGTCGCGCACCACTGTAGACGTTTCAATGCGTTCTGCAAAGTCGGCTTCTGTGGCACTACGGAAGCGATAGGATTGCAAATCAATGACACCGCGTGTGCGTGTCATCACCTGTGGCTCTTGCATTACGCCTCCACTGGCATTGGCTCAAGGGCATGTTCTTTGGCATAGAGCCGTAAGAACTCAGTAAAGACATCCGTATTGGTATCCAGTTGCCATTTTGCCCTGGCCTGTGAAAGGACATTCATCACCCAAATATATTCCTCTTGTGAATAAATCAGCACAATCTGGCGAATAGTTGTGGTGTTATAGGTATGTAAGAAGTCTTGTGGAGTGGTGCCAATAATTTGTTCGGGGGCCGCAAAGACGGTGGTTCCTTTTTCGTCAGAAGTGGCAACGGTTCCTGGTGCATACACAGGGCTATAAGGTGCTGGCGTAAAAAGTGGATTATGCGGGGCTGGAGGACCATCATCCTCTTCCTCAATATATTCTTGATTGACACGCATGGACTCACGAATAGCGCTTTGCGCTTCTTCTTGTCCACCAAAGGCCATTTCCTCTAGCATACGTGCCATATCTTGCTCAGAAGTTCCTAGCGACAAAAGGTCAGCACCAATGGTAGCTTGCTCACGGAGTAGCGCGAGTAACTTCTCTTGATCATCGTGGCCTGCGTCGCTGAGCTTATTGTCAGCAACCAGATAGCCAGAGACCATGCTGTCGTCCCAGGACGCAGGCAAGAGATCCGCACGTAGCTCTTGATAACCTAAACGGCGTGCCGCTTCGAAGACGCCATGACCAGCGACCAGCAAATAGGTACCATCAGGCTGTTCTTGACACACGATACTTCTGCCTTGTCCAAAGCGGGTGAGGCTAGAAGCAATATTGCGTAGTTGTGTTTCGGTATGGACACGATAATTCTTGGGATTTGGACGCACCGCAGAGAGGGCAATGCGATGGTTTTCTTTCAGCATTTCTATCATAAAAACTCCTCAAAATGACAAAGCCAGAGATAAGTGGATGTTTTTCTCTACTGAAAATTTGAGGAATTTTGTATAGGAGGATTGCTGCTAGTATAGCATACCTAAGAAATAAACAAAAGAGAAAGAAGTGTTTCTACATTGCGCCGCAACTGTGTTGGAGTATCATTACGCAGGTGATAGCTTGGAATGGTGTGCTGATAGGCGAGAAAGACGTTGTTGATTTGGGTCTGGATACCTTTCACCCAACTCTCACTCTGGTTCCCTCTGGCCTTTCTCCGCAGCAATGCGGCCTCGCTACACAGTTCCACGAGCGTCACTTTCCCAGGAAAATTGGTTGAGAATAATTCAATACAAGAGCGCGTAAAGATGCGGCTTCCTTCAGCCAGCAACGTGTACTCTTCGAAAAAAGGATGCTGTAGCTTCTCGCACAGCGCTGGAATATCGCACAGCAGCGCGGTCGAGAGACGATCTGTCCCTGCAAAGACTTCGTTCTCTGCGTAGAGCCCAAGAAGAAGTACACGCGTCGAGGGATAGAGCTGCCCACGAACTGTACCACAACGAAACTGTGTACTGGCACAGGGGCCAAGGGCCGGAAGCAAACTGCGCACTGTGGTGGTTTTGCCAACTCCAGGCGCGCCGCCAAGAAAAACAAACGCTTTCACAAAAAACTCCAAGAAGAAGATAGATGTTTGGTGTTTTTTGTGAAGATGAATATTTTTTTCTCTAACCCCTCTATAGGACCAGTCTTATACAAGAGTAATAACAATCTAAGAAGATATATTACTTCTCTCAGTCTTACTCATATACCAGTCTTTAGAAGAGTAAGTAAGTATAGTAATAACTATATATCTTCTATAGTATATAGTCTTTCTTTTTTTTCGGCGCTCTATAAGCTATATTCTCCAAAAATCAGGACTTTATAAGAAAATCGAGACCAATTTTCACCAGTTTTGGGCGCATTTTCAAAACTCTCAGGAAAGTCGCATCTAGTCCTCCCAACGTAATTTCCAAACGTTCATACGACTTTTCTTTCCTTGTACCGTGGCCGAAAGGACAAAGCCCTGCGCACGATAGAATTTGTTGGCGTCAATGGTTTCAATCGCTTTGAGACTCACACAATGTTTTCCTGCCTGATGCGCGGCAAGAACGGTACGTGCTACCAGCATGTTTCCAATACCTTTGCGACGAGTATTTTGATCGACACAAAGATAGGAAAGCGTGGTTTGTTCGTCACGACGATGGTGAAAGAGCACAAAGCCCACCAGTTTTTCTTCTTCCCAGGCCGTAATAAGACTTTCATGCTTTATTGCTTCAAAGTATTGTGGGTAGAGAATAAAGCCAAGCTCTTTTTTACTGGCAGAAGCAAGACGCGCAAGCAAAGGAACGTCTTCGTCACACGCGGGGCGTAGCGCAATCATATGAGACTCCTCAATTGACTACAGAGCAGCGGTGCCATGCGTACTCCAGAGCCACCCATCGCAGGAGCATAATAGATGTCATCTTGTTTGTAGAGTTGTTTTTTGAGTGCCATTGCTGGCCTCCATCCTTCTATCAGGGGTTGCTCTTCTTCCGCAACCAGGACAAGATCACCGGTAAGCCGCGCAAAAAGTTCTTTCCAAAGCGCATACTTTGGCTCCATGCTGTAGCCTTTCAGTTTCTTTTGCGAGAGGGTAGAACTGCCTGCATAGTGATAGGGGGTATTCGGCACAAGATTGGCATAGGCAAACTGAAAACGATTCTCTCGTAAATAAAAGGTTGGCCGCGCTGGTGAGGCAATAAGCACTTCTTCAGAGACCAATAACTTTACTTTGCGTGACCAGCCCCATACATAGTGATCGGCAATGCGAAAGCCATGTGAAATGATCTGTTGTGCGCCAGTAGGCACATCGTCAGTGCGCCGTTCGGCAAAAAAGAGCCGACTTTGCTCAACAAAGCGCTGAACATTGAAGTGATAACTTGGATACGCACCAAGATAGAGAGGTCCGATATGGGTGAGAATATCATATTTGGCTCCATGTGGCGGATGTTTACTGGAAAACCAGAATGCGCCATTTTCACTCAGGCGTCCCAGGTGTGCCGTCCAGGGTGCGCCTCGCTGGTGCCACTTTGACCAGCCATGGTAGGCTCGCATCTCTTCTGGCTCTCCGCTTGGATAGATGAGCCCTGTACTGGCTTTCCAGGCAACATGTTCCGCATCGATATCGTTCCAGGTAAATGCTTTTTTTGCGGCGAAGAGTTCCCAGGCAAAAAAGGCACCAAGAACGCCCATGCCATGTAAATGATAGTGTGTCATCGAAGAAGTAAGACTCCTGTCTTTTTATAGAGTGTTTTGCGCACGCGGTCTGGCCCATTCCAGCCATGCACTTCTCCCAGGTAGGCATCAGGGAACAACTCAGCGCGTAAACTAAAAAGTTCTTTAGCTTCTAGTGGAGAAAGCGTGTAAAGTTGCGCAAGCATTTGATCAATATCATGACCGATATAATAGCGTCCTTCATAGACGGCGTGAAAGTCACAGAGCATTGTTTCCAATTGTGCAATATGCAGCACGATATCATGTTTGTGTACACGGCGTAACAAATCTTCTCCTTGCTCGTCAAGTATGCGTACTGCCTGTGGGGTGTTACCAACAACGGTGGGATAAAAGAGAGCAAGTCCTTGTCGTGGGCCACTAGAAAACTCATTGCCCATATTGGGTGCAACGAGCGGATAGTGATGCACACTCATGAGTATTTCACAGGTCTTATATGCAGCCCAGCGGCCATTGCCCCAAAAGCGTTGCAGGCGATCTGTGAGCGTTTGCCAGTTTGCATAGGGATCGCTACGGGACAATCCTTCTTGAAAAAAGGCCGTGAGACTTTCATAGGGGCGCGTGATTTCCTGCACAGAGAGCAGGTGCTTGCTGATAGTGCCGCCACGAAAGCCACGCCGTTCGGTCGCACAGGAGAGCCGCGCAAACTGCGCAGGCAGCGCACTGCGCACAGGAGTGTGAGGGTAGACGCGTGTTACAGAACCAAGATGATAATAGCTGACGTAGAGTAGCGTATGCCAGAGCGCTTCTTCAGGAGTGAAGTGGCTGTAGAGTCGTTCAAGAAGTGGGTACACCGGATCAACATCTTTGGTAAGCAACTGGGCATGACAAAAGGAAAGGAAATCTTGAAAAAGTTTATCTTCTGAAAAGAACATTGGATATTTCACTTTCTAGCAGCGCGGAGAAGAGCGTAGCAGGGTTTGCCCACCATCGCCTGAGTATTTCACGCTTTGAAGAGGACAAACCCTGAAAACGCTTCTTATTGTGAAGGAAGCTGTACCGCAGGAGGATTGCCTGGAACACTAGGGATCACTCCTGTTGTGCCACTAGGCAGTGTTCCCTTGCCACCCACATCTTTCCAGAAACGTTGCTCGGCTGTTTCTACAACGGGCTCTGCGGCAATGATAACTGGAGTTGCGTCAGGGACATTGACTCGCAGGTAATGCAGCGCGCCATTGATAAAGGAGAAAACAGCAAGCGTTGCGCCTTGCGTGACAATCAGTTTGATATCGTTGCTGTTTGGGGCAAGCAGGAGTGTTCCAATGGCCTCCAAGAAAACGATAGCAGCGCTGATAGCAAGCTGTAAAAATGTGTGGATGAGTGCGGCCTTTTGAGCAGAAGACATATGCATCCCTTTCTTCATACAAATGAAAAAGTATCATGTTTTTTCTATGAAGATTTAGGATATGTTCCTCAGTATACCGGACTTCAAGAAGAGGTGCAAGAGTGGGTCAAAAACCATGCTCTTTTGCTTGGCGCACATCCTCTTCGCTATAAACAAAGGTTCCGGTAATTGTTGGATGCTGTTCACTATACTTTTTCATCAGCCGATCCATCGCTTTGCGTGCGATTTTATATGCTCTTGGTGTCGCGCCAGGATCATATAAGACTTTTCGCAATCGTGCCTGTTCTTCAAGAAATTCACGGTCGTTCATCAGGTTCTCCTCTTTTTAGTACTTTTTGTTTTGAGTATAGCAGCCGTGTCCTCCATCCCAGTTTTGAGTTTTCTCCAAAGTGGCTCTGATTTTATAATAGGATGGAAATTGGACAATATAGTAAATGAGATACGAAAAAAGTGCTAAAAAAAGAAAGTGAGACGGCTGTGAGCTGTACTGAAATTTACGTTGAACGAAAAAATGGAGATGTTGAACACTACGGTGATGCCCATAACGCCTGGGGTGGAGCGATGCATATCTGGATGACACTTAAAGAGCACTACGCCATCAGTGGTCGTGATCTCTTTGGTGGCTTTGAAGCGCTCTGGAGTCGCATTCAGGAATACGCACCAATGGATCAGTGGGTGCTGGCCTCCACCTTTGATGGAATGATCATTCCTGTCGAGACACTGGGCATTTTCCTTGGGCATCTCAAGAACTTCATCAAAGCGCATCCAACGGACACCTTAAAAGAAGAGTTGAGCATTCTCACGCGAGCGCTTAGTGACACAGAGGTGGTAGGCGTGTGCTTCAATCAGACCAGTGTCAATAGTAATCCCTGGTATGTCTACAATTCTGAAGAAGACGAAGGACGACCATACAATACGCAGCAGGACAGCGACCATCAGCGTTTAACGCCGGACTACTTTACTACTTCTGAAAATACCTAGAAAATTATTGACTTTTCCCGTGAAAACGGGTATACTGAGAGTACGGTGAGTGCTGTACTCTCCAGGTTGCAAGAGAGAAAAAAGATGTTTGAAAGCAATATGCACAGAGTGTACGGCGATGCCTACACCATCAGCGCCTCCTACCAATTGCAGGAAGATGGTCTCTATGTACATGATCTGGACAAAGATGGCATACGACTCCTTTCTAGTGTGGAGATATCCACCATCAATACCTATCTGGATACGCATGTACGCGCCAAAGATTCTGTCAACGACATCGCTTTTATGGGAAACCTTTCAGGCTACGCATATCAGAAACTTCGCTTAGAGCAGACGCAAGCAGACATGCCAGAGGTTGTAGCGGGGCGCTGGATTGTGACGTGGCCGTATCTTACCAGAACTCCCACGTCAGGCAGTCTTGCGGTGCGCCACGATCTTTTTTACGATTGGGTATGTGTACTCAAAGCCAGCAAGCCACAAGAAATTTTAGAGTATCTTGCAACGCATCTCTTACTCGATGAGCTGATTACCTTTCAGGAAGAGGAGGACGCCGTCTACGATTACCCGTCATTTCACAAAGAGATACGAAGCAGGGAAAGAGAACGGCGCGTACAACGAAACGGCACTATCTTATGAGTGATTACTACAACGAGTGCCTGGAGACGGTGAAGAACCGTTTTCCCGAATTGCTCTTTGAGCTCTATGACCGACGTGATCCGGTGTATCTGCGCAGCAATTTTGATACCATCGTACAGGGGATTGAGCATCTGATGCCGGTTGGTGCTCAGGTCTGGACGCTCACCCTCGCAGAGGCGCAAAGCGTCACCGCAATTGGCTATCTAGAACTGATCAAGCGCAGCGACGAAACCGTTAAGATTGCTTTTATGGATGTTCCAGCACAGTATAAGCAACCAATTCTTGAGAGTCTTGCCCTGTTCTTTAGTATTCAGGAGTTGGAGAAACTATGAGCGTGTACGTTGATCCGCTTTTTACTACCACGCCAAAGGCGAATTGGGCGTATAAAAAAGCATGCCATATGACGGCTGACACTGAAGAAGAACTGCACGCAATGGCAGAGCGTCTGGGACTCAAACGCTCCTGGTTTCAAAATCATCATCCACGCGCCGTCTTCTGGCATTACGATTTAACCGTAAACAAACGCAGGCAGGCCATTGATTACGGAGCTGTTCCCATCACAGGGCAGCAAGTATTGGCACGTGTTCTGGCATACAACGAACGAGAACGAAAAGAGAAAGAAACGAATTAATTAATTTTTCAACCTTCTTTTTATAAAAATAAAAAATAATTAATTATTTATTTCCAATCTTACTATGAGAAGGAGGATCTTTTTTTTATGGCACTAGCACTCGCACCGCGACCATATCAGCAAGAAGCATTTGATGCGATTATGGCACAGAATATCAAAGCATTGGTGAAGCTCCCGACAGGGTGCGGGAAAACTTTGTTGTTCCCGATGTTGGCAAGGCATAAACGTTTTAGCAAAAAGATAACGCTTATTCTGGCAGAGCACGAAGAACTGTTAGAACAGGCCCGTGATAAGATTTTGCGCATGTACCCCAATGCTGACGTTGGTATTGTGGGCTTTGGGAAAGCGGAGTGGGACCATCGGATAATTCTAGGGGGCGTGGATACGCTTTCCTATTCAAAGCGCTTAGAGAAATTGGCAACGCTGGATATCGGGTTAGTTATCTGTGACGAGTGTTTTCCGGCAGGAACACTTGTTGACGGGCGTCCTATTGAGACGTTGAAAGTTGGTGATACTGTCACGGCGTTTGATGAGAAAACGCAGACGTTTGCACAAAGACGTATCACTTCTGTCTCTCAGAAGTCGGCAGTAAGACTTTTAAAAATTATAGTAAATGGTGCATCGGTAGTATGCACGCCAAACCATCCATTTTACACTGAATCTGGATGGAAATATGCTGAGAACATTTTGGTAGGAGAGAGAATACTGTATGCAAATCTTACTAGCAACGTGCCCGATTTGCGAGCAACAATTTCCGGTGTTGGAAAGTCACAAGCGAATCAAGTTCAGGAAAGGAATTCCAGTGTTTTGCTCACCAACATGCACAAAGATTGCAGTCTCAAAGATGAATTCAGAGAGAATGGCGAAGACAAACAAGAAATATGCTTCGCAGCGTATGAGAAGAAACAATCCGATGCGCAACGAATCTTCGAGAAAGAAAATGAGATCAACTTTGGTGGCAATGGGACATGTTCCGAAGATTCGTGGGGGCAACGGAAAAGGATTAACAGTTCCGCAGCGGCTTTTGTTCGAGAGACTTGGTTGGGAACCGAAAGAAACTATTGTGAGAACGAACATAGTGAAAGCGGAGAATCTAGAGCGGTATCCAACACATTACAAGGTGGACATTGGCAACGAAGCGCTGATGATAGCTATAGAAATCGATGGGGGGTCTCATTATTCGATAATGAGGAGAAAACAGGACGCGAAGAAAACGAAGTTTCTTGTTGGAAGAGGGTGGACGGTATTGAGGTTTACGAACCAGGAAGTGATGGAACATTTGGAGGATTGTGTCCAGGCGGTTCAGTCTACAATTTTGAAGTCGAAGACCTCCATACCTATACAGCAAATGGCTTCGTAGTTCATAACTGCCATCATGCGGTCACCAAGAGCTATCTAGATATCTTTGCGGCCTGCAAAAATGCTTTTTTGTATGGCAATACTGCAACGGTGGATCGCCATGATCAGCGTGACATTACGGCTATCTTTGGCCCACCGGTTTACAGTAAATCTATTAATGAAATGATTGATGCCGAATATCTTTGTGGCATCGTTCCTTTTACTATTCGAACACAGAACACCATCAATGTTGCGGTTTCTGCAACCTCTGGTGATTATAGTGAAGCGCGGCTGGAGCAGGCCGTCAATCGAAAGGATCGTAATGATTGCATCGTTCGGGCGTGTTGTGAAGAAAAGTATGGTGGACCTGATTTGCCTACTGTTGTCTTTTGTGCTGGTACGCAGCATGCGAAAGAGCAGGCTTTGGCATATGTTCGAGCAGGAATACCTGCCGCGCATATTACGATGGATGTTCCCAAAGAAATTCGTGAACAGCATTATGCTGATTTTGCTACCGGCGCAATTAAAGTCCTCACCAATGTCCAAATTCTTACTGAAGGATGGGACGCGGATGTACGAAGGATTGTGTTTGCCCGTCCTACAAAAAGTCGCCCTCTCTTCACTCAAATGCTGGGGCGCGGGACTCGTATCGCTCCTGGTAAGGAAGCTTGTATTCTCTTAGATTTTACCGACAATTATCTTGACCATGATCTTGAGCCCTGCACACTAGAAGATGTTCTTGGTGTACCAGTACGCGAAGGGGTGGATTGCCGAGAGGTTATTCGTAAAGAGAAGGAGGCCAGTGGTGGCGCGGTTCCTGAAGACGGTGAAGAGAAGAAAAAGCGTGAGAAGCAGGAAATTGACGAGCGCAACAAACTGGTTGAGAAGCAGCTCACGTTCCGCTACAAGTGGCAGCAGGTGCAAGGTGGCGCATACATTGCCACCGTTGGCGATAAGCGTGCCGGAGGCGATTTGATCCTCTACCCATCAAAAGCCGGTGGTTATATCGTCGGGGTCTCCTATAAAGAAACACCAATGGCAAAGCAACCAAAAGAGGTGGTGGTTGCAAGAAACGTGCCGCTTTCCTGGGCTCAATCAATTGCAGAGCAGCAAGGGAAAAACTTGCAACTGGGCAATTATCAATTTATTGATCCTGATGCTCCCTGGCGGAAAAGTAAGCCATCGCAGGCGCAACTTGACCAAATCAAAATGCTTTCAAAAGCAACTTATGGGAAAATTCTTCCAAAGAAGAATATGACCAAGGGTGAAGCTTCAGAACTGATCTCTAAAGGGTTTGCGCTCTTGCAGCAAAAAGGGAGAAAGTAAATGCTTATTGGAATGTATCCAACGCTACTCAATACACAGGGGCTTCCGGTTTCGGTGTCCCTGTTCGAGTTCCTTGCCAGTGATTCGCTAGAGGAATTGAAACCATTTGCTGTACAGGAGGCGCAAGAGAAGAACAAACGTCAGTTCATTGCGCTACTTGGAGGTCGTTACGTCCTCATTGATACCCATTGGCGCGCAAGCGAGTACTTTCAAGCGTGTCCCATAGTAGCGCAATTTGCAAAAAGTGGCAAAGAGACCACACGAAAGAAGAAAAATCATGAGAATAAAAATTACCAAGTGGCTTGAAGTGAACATGACCGTAGAGGTGGAGGATGAAGAGGAAGCAGCGCAACTAGCAGGAGAAATCAGCGCACAGTCGCCAGTATTGGAGGAAATGCACTTACTTGCGTTTAACTATAAAACGGTTCCGCACACAACAGCATTTACGAGAGAACTGGTACTGGAGGCAAACGAAGCACACATGGATAAGACAGTGCGATTACCTGGGATGGTGATGACACCGCCCATTGATAGCAGTTATTGGCTCTTTCGGGTGCAGCTCTATAAAGATCAGGCCATCGTAGGCTTCAAGAAATTTGGCACCATCGGCATTGGGTTTGCAAGAGAAGAAGATTGGAATACGAACTTTCCTTGTAGTTGCTCAGTTGAAGAAATTTATGATCATATTGAGCACAACAAAGAATACGAAGAGATCAGCAAAGAGGAAGTGCTAGAGGCGATCACATTGGTGCGTGATGCGGCTCTGGAGTATCAGAAACAGGAATGCTAGAGAGAGAAGATTTCACCTATGCGGAACGTTATGCGCTGCTTTCTCGTGAGGCCAACGCACTGCTTAGCACCTGGATGGATAGCCACGGCGACTTCATTCATACAGAAACGATAACCTGCTGGCATCTTTTGTGCTTTTTGGAGGACCATCATAAGAGTGAGACGTGGTCCTTTGGCTACAATGGCGTGTACTGGTTTGTAGGGACAGAGGGGAGCGGCTTCTCAGGCCGCACACCATTTACGGCACTGTGGAGCGCTCTGGTGCTTATCCTTGAGAAAGAATTACGGGGAAATACATGACAGATATACATAATGCAACAAAAATACAAGAAGTAATGGAAGAAGAATACGAACGCGATTACGAAAATGGGCGCAAAACTTTTGCACGCGCTTACGCAGAATCGTCAGCACTCGGAGATTTTGAGACGGCGCTCACCACGGCCAAGCTTTCCGCAGAACTGCGCTATCGCAATTATCCGCATTGTAAAGAAACGATGGAGCGCATGTTGGCGTACGTCATGGGCCGCATGATGGGATGGAAAGAAACACAAGAGGAAAAGAATGAAAGAATTTAAATATTATCAAACTACTTGTTTTTTTTGCGATGAACAGGAAACAGTGCGTGTCGTTTCAGTAAGACAACGTGGTACTGGTGCTGCACTGGCAACTGATGTACCACTAAGTATAAATGGTTTTGGGCTGACTGATACGTACGATGAGCAGACGCGCTGTAGTAGTTGCGGCCACGAAGCAGAACTTGAACTGTATGAGGTCTCAGGGCTGCGCATCCTGGTGGAAGAAGAGTATCTCAAAGACTATCAAAATGGACGCCATGAGTTCGAGACTGATTACGGCCATGAATTAGAACTGACAGAGTATCCAACGCTCGGTGACTATTCCGCAGCATTTCCGGCAGGAAGAGTTGCCACCTTTCAGATCTATGAACACCAATCGCCATCACTCGAATCGCTCTCGCGTGCACTCTGGTTTTTTACTGGCTGGATGCAACGTTGGACTGAAGTGGCAGAGGGGTAAAATCTTCTGCCACTATTATTTTTCGCAAGCCTTTTTTGCGAGAAAGAAAAAGATACACAGAAAGAGAAAAAGAAATGAACTTCCTCGAACAATGTTTAGTAACCAATGGTCTTTTTAGTATGCCCCAGGAAATGATCCTCTGTCAGCGCCACGCACAGTTTCGTCGCATGCAAGGTGAACAAGTTATGGCACAATGCCGTCTTCAGGGCGGTATGTGCAATGACTGCATGCAACAGGGCATGATGAATAACAACGGCGGCTTCGGTATGATGAACAACGGTTTCAATCAGGGCTTTGGCGGTGGTGACACCATCATCGAAGAGACTGTTATTCAAGAGACCGTGATTGAGGCCGATCCTTTTAATGATCCCTTCAACAATAACGGCTGGTAATTCTTACCTGGAGTGAGGCGATTCTTCGCTTTCACTCCCTTTTTTTAAGAAGGGGAACGATGAGTATTCTTCATTTTTGTGAACTTCAGTGGATGATCGACCAGCTTGAGATATGTGGGTATAAAGATTGTACTGAGCAGGTAAAACCTTATTATCAGGGAGAGTACCAGTACCTCTGTACGTTTGATCGACCGTTTGCAGAGCAGGACGCGGGGCCAATCTATTGCCAGACGGTCAAAGATCTGGTAGAACTATACCGCAGTGTGATCGTACAAAAAGAAGTAAAAAAAGAAAAAGAATGAGAAAAATATATGCCCAATCGAGAATTAATGGTTTCTCTTACCGATAGCGAATGGATGTCGCTGATTGACAAAGAGCGCGGTGGACTACCACCTTGTTGCGCGAATATTAGTGAACTTCGTGATCAAATTATTCTCCTGGCACGTGAGGGCGGCAATCTTCCACCCTGGAATGGTATGGCCTATCTCAGAGCGTATCGGGTGTGCCTGGATGGTCATCCTTTTACTGAGACACATTTTCCAGAACTATTAAAGTTGACGAAGGATGTTGCACGTAGTATGGGCGTAACACTTGAAGAGCTCGGTGCGTTTCCGCATGAGGGCAACGGCGAATGACGACCATCATCCTTGGGCAGATCAGCAAGCGAAAGTATTATGAAGCCCACTACGGGCCTCTTTCTTGTTACACCATGACGGTGAAGTCGCTCCCAGGTATAGAAAACATCGCCTGCCTCACCCCCACGAAGGAACTTGTCTATGGGCACAAGGGCTATCAAGGCTACGAGCCGCTAGACGATGATGCGTACACGGAGCGCTATATAGGACGCCTGAACGCACATATGCGCCAGATTCGTCTGTGGTATCGTGCCCTGGCTGCGCAAGAAACAGTGCTTCTGTGTTGCTTTTGTCGCAAGGGGGCATTTTGTCATCGCAAGATTGTGTATGCGCTCTTTGGTTGGCTCAACAGCCGTCTTGATCTTTCCTATACGCTTATCTTGGAGTAGTTGGTTATGGCAGCACATTTTCTTCTTCCCAAAAACCGTGAAGAGATTCGTCTTTTTGGCGCGGGGATGGCATTTCATCTCGCGCTGACGGAATACATCAAAGAGGAACCAAAGACCATTGAGGAGTTACAAAAGGCCGCAGAATATGCTTACGGCGTCTTAGAGCAGAGCGCTACACGCGTTGGAAAAACGCTGAGCAATGATGATGCAAGCGCTAAAGCGTTACTTCTTGAGGCATTCTTTTGGGGTTATCATCATTGTACACGTATGCTCAATGAAGAAGGTTCGAAGTGGGCCAATCTGGTCAATCATGTCAAGAACACGAAAACAGAAGTAGCGCTGGATATTATTTTTACACAGCTACGTGCTGACTGGGAAATACTTTCTGCGACACTTCCACGCAAAGATGATGAGTATACCTGTGCCTATTCGGGGTGTCATGATCCGATTGTGGCGATTGTACGCACCATCACGCTTAAAAATGAACAGGGCAGACCGTTTACCTTTAAGCTTGGCGGCTGCAATGCGCATCTGGACGCACTTGCGGCGCAACTACGTGATAACGGGAAACTTCAAGTGCTCTTAGAAGAGATGGCTCCTGAGATCTTTTTGACAAAAAAGATACTTGCGGCGCGCAAAGAGAAGTTGCTCATTGATCGCTTTCGCATTGCGCAGCGCTGGGACGAGAGTAGCGCTGAATATCGTGGAATGCAGCAACAATTTGGGGAACGCGGTGTGCAGTTCTCTTTTGCCTTTGTTGATGCCTACGTGGATATTGCGAAGAAGTATGAGCTGACACCATCAGCCGGTGCTTTTGTCCTCAGTCTGCCACCCATTCCTTTTTATAGAGCGATTGCCGAAGCTGTGGACTTTGCAGAGCGTGTCTTCATTACGTTTGAAGAGCCGATAGAATCGCCCTATGGCGCATGTTCTGGCTACTCCTTTGGTGTAAAATCATTAGAGAATCTTCTCTATGCAAACCGCATTGTACCGCATTCTAAAGGGCAGTTAGAGAAGATGCGCGCTATTATGTTGCAAGAAAACAGCACGACGGTTGGAATTGATGCCTTTGCGGAAAGTGGGCTGGCGATCTGGACACTCTCGTTAGAGCTTCCTCGTACCATCGTTCCTGGTGCACCACTTCAACCCATTTACTTTATGACGCAAAGCTGGCAGCAGTGTACGAGCGGCGAGTGTGGCGACGGTAAACCGGTGTGTGCAGCCTGTACAGCTATCAACGCGTGGTATTATTCACTTTACAGCAATATTTTACGGCTTATTGCTGGCGACTACGCAATGGAAGAAGAATCGTCAGGTCAGTTCCCAATAAAGAGTCGCACCTCCAAGCGAAGGCAACCCGATAAAGAGAAGTATTGGAAGATACGCGACGTGGAGGTGACATATGAGTACCATGTAGTGAGTATGGACGCGTTACTCAAGAAGAGTAGTGTGGAAGCCCTGCCAATAAAGCAACATCGTGGTTCCTGGCTGGAGAAACTTGATCCTGAACACATCGTGTATGTACGCAAAAGAATTAGTCTCAAGAAGGGGAGAACACTCAAAGATCCCCGTTACCATAAATACATTTTGGCACACGGGGGTAATCCTGAAGAAGGATACACGATTGCGGTCAAAGACCATGAGAAACGCATACCAATGAAGCTTGAGACGCTGACAAAACTGGTAGAACGTGTGGAGGTCAAGGGGCCAACATTCTTGAAGAGGGAATAATTTCATCAACATTTAACAAAAGTACTTGTTTTTTCCTTGATTTTTGGGTACGCTTAACAAGCATTCGCTTTTGTAGCGCGTCCTTGAACTGTGAACAAATACTCAAGGGAGTTTTGTATGCGCCACCTCAAAACATCTGTGACTCTTTTTGCATTATTCTTTGTAGTCTTCTTTTTGAGTACCTCCACTGTAGCCGCGAAACCTGTAGCTGGTCCTGTCGTACTTTCTGGGGACATCCTTCCTGGTATGAAACCAGTGAGCGGGGCAGTGGTCAATTTACAAACGTCTATCCCGATAGAGTTATCCCTGTCAGTGCAAAATCAGCCAGGGCTCAATACATTGCTTGCAGAAATCTACAATCCGCAGTCCACAGAGTACCATCACTATCTAGCAAAAGGGCAATTTGCTACGATGTTTGGGTCGTCACCTGCGCAACAAACACAAATCAAACAGTTTCTTACCCGTAATGGCCTGACATTTGATAACTTTGCCAATAGCAACTTATTGGTGCATGCGCATGGTTCACTTGCGGCCATTGATCAGGCGTTTGCCGTGAGCATGCAAACGGAACAGATCAAAGGCACGAAGTTCCTGGCGAATACTGTAGAGCCATCGGTGCCAGCAGCAATAGCTCCACTCGTAACAGGTGTGCAGTTAGAACAAGCGCCACAATCGCTCTTCGTCAAGCCGCAAGGAAGAACAACTGGTCAACGTTTTCTCACGCCATCAGGGTATGGCCCTGCCGATATTAAGACGGCCTTTAGTGGCACGTCTTATCTTGGGACTGGAAGTGGACAAAAGATAGGGGTTGTCGGGTTCGATGTACTTGCAGCTAGTGACATTACTGCCTATGAACGGCAGTACGGTGTCATTTGTGGCACCTGTAATGTGAGTATAACTACTGTCACTACAGGAAACACCGCAACTGATGTCGATATTGAACAGGCATTAGATTTCGAGCAAATTATCGCACTCGCGCCATCAGCCACGTATTACTTCTATGACGAGGAAAGAAACGACTTTACTGGATTTCAGGATAATATTGCAACTGTTGCAAGTGCCGACGTGGTGAACACTGCTAGCTTGAGTTGGGGATGGGATTGTGAACAAGCGCCAGGTTCTACCATAAAATCATCTGTGAATACCTCCCTGGCTACCATGTCCAGTCAAGGGCAGTCATTCACAGATGCTTCTGGTGACGATGGTTCTGCGCAAGCAGATGTCTGTGGAGGTGGTGTACCTAATGTTGATTACCCTGGAACAGAACCGAATGCGCTCACAACTGGTGCGGTTCATGTTTCTGCAACGAGCCCACTTGCGCAGACGAATTGGTACGATGTTTCTGATCCCACTCCTGGTTTTCAGTGCAGTTCTGATCCGGTCTGTGAAAGTGGAGGTGGCGTAAGTACCTACTATGCAGCCCCCGCCTGGCAAACGGGCACAGGAGTCACTGAAGCTACATATAGCCAAACAGGAACGTATTGTGGACAGAGTACAGGTGTGCATTGTCGAGAGATGCCTGATGTTTCCGGCGATGGAGGCACAGATGGCAGTCTAGTTGGTGATCTTGCACTTTATGATAGTGGAACATGGGGATTAGTTTTTGGGACAAGTGCCTGTGCGCCGCAATGGGCAGCATTCATCGCCGATTTCAATGCTAGTTCAGGAACCACTATTGGGACGCCAATGACTAGCCTCTACGGCTTTTGGAACGCGACCCAGAATGTTGGGTACAACGGTTTTACTGACGTAACCACTGGTTCTTCAGATTATTATCCTGTTGGAACTGGATATGATATGGCAACAGGGCTTGGCACCCCGCGCCTTGACCAACTCCTTTGGGACTACGAAGGCTTTTTAGGTTGGGATAAATTTGGAAATCGTAACACGATTAGTAGTGGATGGAACGGCACAAAGAACGCGCAGGACGGTCAGGCGTGGGCTGGCGATCCTGTATCCAATGCTGCTTTTAGCGTACCTGTTGCAGGCGGTGAGGGTGATATCGCGCCTTCTGCCAATACGAACTTCAATGGACAGCTTGGACCATCTAGTAGCGATGATGAGCAAGTCGTAATTGAGGCGCAGGCGTCTTCATGGACCAGTACCAATCTCGGCGCAGTAGCGAGATGGAGTTCCAACTCGAACTGGTACAGAGCCTACATCAATGGCACAAATTTAAAAATTGATAAGCTGGTCGCAGGAACAGCGACCAATCTTGCTACCTTTGGCTTTACCGCATCAACCAGTACAAAATACTGGATTAAGTTCAAAGTCGTAGGGACCACGCTAGAAGCAAAAGTTTGGGTAGAAGGAGGTTCTGAGCCTGGAAGTTGGCAGGCAACGGTTACTGATTCTAGTTTCTCATCTGGGAAAGAAGGTATTCGCTTTGGAGTGGGGAATGGAGTGACCGCGAATCTCTTCGCGTTCTATGGAGGCAGTGGTTTGAAGTTTAAGCCAGTAGCATAACAAAAAAAGAGTGGAGAAAGTTTTTCTTCTTTCTCCACTCTTTTTCTAGATTTTTACGAATGCGATTGCAGCATCCAGCCGCGCAACTGAGCATCTAGCTTTTGATTGTCAACCAGTGTTGCGAAGACCTTATGGCTATCAACGACATTTCCTTGATGGTAGAGTACGTACAGTGTCTCTTTTTGTTTAGCAGTGGAATGTGAGACGCATACCCTCCAACTACCAGGAAGGATAAGATCGCCAAGGGAGAGCATTTCGTAGGCTTCAACGAAGTTTCTCGGCATACTCCCATTTTTATACTTGGGCTGCATGGCAAGATCGTCAATATCGCTCGCGTCGTACGACCGGTCTTCATTCGGGCACTGTTCTACAATGCCATTGATGACATAGAGAAGCGCATCCTCAATCTTTTCATCGTTGCCGCTGGCAAACGCAATCTCCAAACTTTTTCGAATATTGGGAAATCTACTCATTTTCATCTATCTCCATATTGGGGCATCCACACCAGTAGAGCCCTTCGTCTAATTGTTCGGCTTCGTAAATGTTGACTTCGTGTTCACAAAAATTGCAGATGACCGTCTGTTTTGGGCCATCCGTTATCTCTTCAAAATCTTCTTCAAAATCGTATACATCCGCAATTGTGGGGAATCTGGGAATATGGGAATGGCGCGCATTGAGAATTTGCTTTCCCTCCGTGGCCTGGGCTAACTTTTGCAACAGGCGGATAAAGTGTTGAATCTTCTGGTTATAAGGTGCGAACTCTGTTGCCTCTACTGTGCCATTTTTGCACAGTAACATCGTGCGTAACTGTAAAATGAAGGGAACTGCTCGCTCAGGTTGTATGAGCGCTTCGAACTGTTCAAAGGCTTCTAACCCCTCTTCGATATGCTGCTGTAGCACTTTGTCATTGATTTCCATGAAAACTACTTTCTATGAGAAAATTTCTAACTGTGGATTGGCAGGCAATAAAACTTTTTTCACGCCTGGATAGGACGGATACTGTGCGATAAATTCACTGGGCACGATGATATTGTTCTGCTGTAGGAACGTTTTGTATGCCGTGTAGGTAATCTCTTGCTCAACGGTTCGCCAGAGGACGCGATCCTCTTGCTCAGCGCGTAGCAGTGTCGGAATCACAATTTCTTTCCAGGCCGTTCGATAGGCTTCTTGATTGCGGCTTTTCCTAGCTTTTCAATACAGAAGTTCACCGCTTCTTGTTCGTGCATATTATAGTGCGTGAAGCCATCAACGATATCGCTAAAACGAGCGAGGAGCCCGTTTGGCTGTTGCAAAATTCTCCAGGCCATCTTTGTCTTCCTTTCTACGCAATCCATACCAGGACGCGTCTATTCAACTTTTCTAAGGCTTCTCGAATGGCTTGGAGCCCTGGATAGCCATTCAACTTTTCTGGCAGATGCACATCGTGGTGTGCAAAAAATTCTCTGTATTCCTCGTAAGGCGTACCATCATTCGTGCGCCAGAGGATACGTCCCTCCTGCTCGGCTTGCAGCACTGCGGGGATCAAAATGTTTTTCCATGCGCGTCTCTGTATTTCTTGGTCGTCAAGCATCAGTTCTAGTTGAGAGTCTGCGCCAAGCATATCAACAACAAGCCGACGCCGCGCATTAAAAGTGAAGAGGCCAGTGCGCAGTGCTTGTTCTGGAATGGCGCTACTGGCAATCATAGGTATAAGAAAACTGAAAGATGGGAAGACGTGGAGTGCCTCTGGTTCTTGCGGCCACTCGTACGCCATAATCGGTCTCCAGCTCTGGTAGTTCTCGCCATAGGCTTTTTCACCAATTTCTTCTTCGAGACGCCTCTTTGGTGCTTTGAGTAGGATCTTTTTGCCACGTATCCAGAGGGTATATTGATCTTCAGACCAGGACTCAGGATCGCCTGCGTAGTGATGAATAACGTGTCGCTCAACAAACATATCAGGGGCAAGAAAAAAGATATCGTCCTCGCCGTATTCTTCTTTGAGCCATTGTTCAAATGTTGTGTTCATTTTTCTTCTTTCTTATCTTCGTTGTCTTCGCTGGCGTGTTGCCAGCGGCAACTTGGCGCGAATGCTATCAGGGTATGCTACGTCAAGTACTCTGACAGTCTCTAGTCCAAATTCTTCAATCAAAGGCTGCATCGCTAACTCCAGCATGAGATCGCCATGCTTGCCTTCAGGCACAAAGATATCAAAGTAGCAATCCGGTCCTTTGACGCCAGTGTATTTCGCTTTGTACTCAAACGTGAGCGCGTGCATAACGGTGCGTATATTTTCCCAACATTTTCCATGCTCTGCTTCTGGACTCCCCCATGGACTCGGATAGAATTCGATCACTACGATGGGCGTTTCTTCGCCAGGAGTAATGGTCATTCACTTTTTCCTTTTTTGCAAAAAATGGGAGTGGCTTACGCCACTCCAGTTTTAACGGTGTCAAGCACCGCACAGTAGTAGAGAATAGTGGTTTGGATGCCTCTAAAGCTATCATCGTGCTTTTTAACTTTACCTTTGATGACGTAACTCTCACCTTCAATCAGTAGGTCTTTCGGAGTGAACCATGTGTATTGGTTCCCTTCTGCATCCTCCAGGTGATAAATGTTATTGACAGAGCCGCGTTTAAAGCCAGGGCAATAGTTGACGCGTACCAGCGTCAACGTACGCGTGATTTCCTCGTCTACGTTTCCTTGAAATTGGCTCACCTTTTTCTCGGTGCGCCGCGAAATCTTATGCGCAAGATCATAGGCTACAAAGAGGGAAGCGACCGTTCCACAGAATTTCCAGGGGATACTGTCGCTCTTGCAGGCCACCCACAGATTATGATGATAATCACTCGTGCTTTCGTTGATGACCAGTTCGCGTATCCAGGTGAGTGCCGTTTGTACGCGCTTTTCGTCTTCGTTGTTTGGTCGCGGCGCATCTTGATCTTTTCGCACATCGTCAATCATGAAGAGCGCGGTCTGTGACGTTTTTGCCAGTGGCTCGTAGCTTTCGTGCACCATCTTGGCGGAAACCCACCCGTAGGTACGGATTGCGAGGGCCACCCAACGCAGGTAACTTTCAGTGCCGATTCCATCAATACGACCAGCGCATCCCTCCTCGTAGGCACCACAGGAGTCGCCTGCCAGTGACAACAGCTCTGCGTATGAGGCCATCGCCTCTGGGCTTTTGTGTCCTAAAAAGTCTTTTAAGCAGGTGCGACCAACCTGTTTGTAAACGCCGGTTGCGTTTTGACGCAGAATAAAGGTGTTGTCGCGTCTGCGATTGGTGTTACACTGTTCGCACTGCTGGGGAACATGGCGAAACTGGACAAGCTCGCCTTCGTGGGTCATTGTTGGTACAGAGCGTAAAATATTGCCGTCTTCGGTGTGATCGACAATCGAGATGAAGCTCCATCCGTTGATAATAGGAGAATCGCCTGTGATCTCAATCTCAAAGTGGCACAAATCGATGCCACCGAGCTCTTCAACCTTGATCATCTGTGTACCAACAACAGAGAGCACAATAGGAGCGCATTTTAAGCGTTTCGCCTTGCGGTTGAGGACATTAATCTTCTCTTGAAGTTTATCCATGTTGGGCTGTGGAATGAGGTAGGTCATCGATTTTTCTCCTTGAATTAATTATTTTATTTTTTCGTTTTCACAAAATCATTTTCTAAAATTAATTATAGGCCAGAACGGGTTAAAAGACAAGCATTTTTTCACTGTATTTTCAGAATATAAATAAAAACCGCTCAAACTTCTTCAAGATGAGCGGTATGCGAGGTTAGGGAAGCAGGGCTGTTTGTGCATCAATGAGGTGCTGTAAGTTTTCTACAAAGGCGAGACTAAGAGTGATTTGCTCTTTGACTCTGTTCACTTCTCCTTGCGCGGCTGCAATAAATTCGCGCTGTTTGGCGTAGAGCCCCTGCTTTACTTGTCTGATTTCATCTTCAATAGCGGGGCGCTCTTCGTCTGAAGAGGCGATGAGTCTTTGCCTGAGTGTTTCAATGGTGGTGTAGTGTTCGGTAAGTTGCGCGTCTAGCATTTGTAAATGTTCCAAAGAGGTCTCCTTTTTATTAGAAACTAAAACCGCGCTTATGCGCGTACTGTTTACTGTGCAGATACAGGGTTGGCACAATGCCCAGGTCAAGAAATTCGTCGAGGATATTGCAGATCCCACCAAGTGCCTCTTCGTCAGAGACAACTTTCATGAACGGATTCTTTTTGCTGTACTGCTCAAAATAGAAGTTTAGTTTGTTCAATTTCTTGAGTAGCGCTTTATCCTCTCTTGCCATGCGCAACATGTTCAGGCGGGTGCGCTCATCAATGACGGTTTCTTGGAGTCTTTTGACGACTGCGAGCATTTCATCGGTGTTCATTGTGCTTCTCCTTGATTTTTCGTTTATTTCTTCTATACGAGAAGTATACGCCAGGAAAAGGACAAAGACAAGGGTTTTTTCATCGCATTGTCAGAGATGAAAAAACCCTTGAGAACTACTTACTTTGGAACGGGTTGAGGAGAATATTACTGCCATTGGTTGAAAGGGTGCTCGGCAGGTGTCCGTCCCATTTCTGTTGGTACATCTGAATTAAGAGGTACTGCAAGTATTGTGGTGACTTTGAGAGCTCAGCATTAATGATCTGAATTTGCTGTGCCTGTGACTGCGCTTGTATCTTGGCCGCGTCAGCCGTGTACTGTGCCTTCAGTTTTAAGAATTGCGCCTGTGTGGCATCTTGCTGGGCTTGCTGTATCGCATCAATACTGGTTTGCTGCGCTTTACTGTAGTGCGGCTGTCCAAGTGAGATTTGTTCAATTGTGACGCCATACTTATTCATAATGGGGGTGAGTTGCCCCATCATTGCGGTCTCAATGGAGTTGCCGTGTGAACTGACATCTTGCCACTGATAAGCTCCACCGACCTGATTGAGAGCATGAATGACGCTTTGGCGAATAAGCTTGGTGCTGACATCGTTATTGAAGCTACCATCCAGCGGTACTCCAGGCATCAGAAAGTAGAGCTTGGCTGGATCGGTCACGCGCCACTGCGTTGTGATATCAACCTTGAGTGGAATACCGTTTAAGGTGACAAAGGTGACACTGTCATCACCGCCTTGCTGGCCTTCGGCAGGATTGGCGACCATTGCCAATGTTTGCAAGGCGACAGGATATTCAAAAACCGCTTGTCCGTTCCACGAGTTGTACCAATTGAAGGTACTCTGTGGCAGGATGGTCACATTGGGTTGCCCATTGGCACTTCGCTGTGTGTAGTTGATTAAGAGCCCTACTTGCCCCGCGTTCACGCGGTAGGTAAAGCTACTCATAATAAAGACAATCAGAAGAATAAAGAGCACGAGCGCGGCTCCTACGCTGATAAGAAATTTGGTCATTGGTTACTCCTCACGCCATGTCTGGCGAATAGTTGTTTTGGTTGTTCGAAAATTTTTGCGTATCCAGAGTGCAATTCTGGTAAGTTGTTTCGCAAAGAGTGCGATGCACACGGTGATCACGCTGAGTGCACCAAGTACAGGAAAGACAATCCATTGCCACATTGATAGTTTCCTTTCATAAGAAGAAGAACGAAAAAGTTTTTAAACAATAAAAAAGCCATAGTTTTTGGCTTCCTCTAACCAGATGAGTAAATCCACTACACGCTTCTCGTAGAGTGTTCCCCACGGCTCTTCGCGCTCCTGTGCGAGGTATTCTTTGGTCAGCCGGTGAAGTCTGGCCGCAAGGCGCTTACTCACATAGTGCCCATCATTGGCATAGTAGTATTCTTCTTTCCCTTTGGTCAGATAGCCACGTGCTTCAGCCATGCGTATAATATCGCCCCAGGCTACAGAAGAAGGGAGGAAGTTTTCAAGCTCCACTCCCTCTGGTATGGCGTTGCGTTTGGCTGCAAGTTCATATCCCATTACTTTACTCCCACGGATAATCGGCAGGGCTTGCTGCCTGTTCAACGATTGCATCGAGCGCTTCACGTGAGCGCATTGCACCAGCCCAGGCAGCACGTAGATAGGTCTGCCCATGCCGCTTGTTTTCCTCCAGGTACGCTTCACGGATCTTGTCATGCTGCGCTTTGTTGGACGCAAGTGCTTCGCGTGCACTCTCCAGCGTAAATCCTTCTTTTTCGAGAAGGGCAATTCGCTCTTGTATGCCTTGAAAGACACCACCATCAGCTCTGGCCTCGCCGGAGGCGATTAAGCGCTCACAGTAGGTGATGAGGCGCACCGTTTGGTGCAGTGCGCTGTAGTGTTCGTAACTCGTAATTCCCTGCATTTTTCTTTTCCTTTTTAATAGTTCATTGGCGCACGCCAGTAATCGCAGTGATCTATCGTGCCGAGCGATTGACTGCTGAACCATCCGCCGTCGCCGTTATGCTTGCAGCGCACCAGGACGCCGTTGCCATCTTGCCAGAAGGTTTCCCATGGTTTTGAACTGTCAGAGGTAACCGCTTCTAATTGTGGGTTAACCAGTCCTGGCGGGAATAAACTGCCATCAAAGGCCGGTAACTTTTTGCACTGTGTCGCAACACCAAAGCCGTCTTTGGCAAACCAGCTCCCGTCATTCGGTTTGGTATGCAGACACACGCTTCCATCGCTCCAGAAGCTTTGCGCATCAATATTTTGTCCAGCGTTAATGGAAACCAGCACCGCAGAAGGATCAACCCATTGCGGATGTGCAAATGGTTTACAACCGGTGACCGATGTTGCGGTATTGCCCCAAAAGGTATTATCATGATTGCAAATGCTCATCTTGCCGTTCGGTAACAACCAGACGGATTGTGTGAGCTCGTTGTAGCCCATATTGATTGCGGCAAACGTTGCGGTACTTGGCAGTTGCGCTGGGACGGCAAAATGATCGCAATCTGACGGATCAGCAGTAAGATTATCCCAATCATTATCGTGGTAGCAGCGAATAACGTAGCCAGCGCGAGTCGGGTCATACCAATACGACTCTGTGGTTTTACTATACTTTCCCGCACCCGCAGAGGTGACATCAGCCAACAGCAACTTTGAGGTCGCTTCCTGCTTTGTGGGTTGCTGCGTTGCGTTATGAATACAGGAACCGACACCAAAGAGCAAGAAGCCAATAACGAGACTTACCAGTATTGTGCTTATTGCTGTTTGACAGCCTTCGCCGCTACTTGACGAGCGACGACGACCATAACGATCTTCCATAAAATCTATCCTTTTTTCAAGAGAGTATTCTTTACTTTCTTCAACGTATAATCAGATCAAAGATCAAATTTAAGAATCAAAGTAAATGTGCAGTGTTGGCTCTTTGGTAAGCATGAGTGATGCCTCTTTACAGATAAAGTGCATCCAGGCGAGAATGGCTTTTTGCCGCTCCGCTGCACCTTTTTGCTGACTGTAATACGCGACTGCATCAGGGTAATCCTCATCGCAGCCTGCGATGATTTCGTTAAGCAGCGTGAGAAATTTGGGAGTGATCGCAAGGAATACGTTGTTCGTAGCCTCTTCCCACGGACCACCGTAGATGTAATCTTCCAGGCTTTTCCCTTTTGCATTTTCAACCATGAGCACATCGCCCATTTCGTGCTCCAAGATGTTGATTTCGTTTTCTTTTCCAGCGAAGATTGAAAATCCTAACTCTTTGGTTTTTGTGCAGGACATAGGTTCGATAACGCTCTGACGATGATTGTCCGTAGTTTCTAAAACAAGGTTGCCAACGCTGATCGTGACAAGGCTCATAGCTGTACTCCTTTATTATTTGCTGTGCGCACTCGTACTAAAAAATCCTCTAAAGTCTTTTTCGTCTCTTGCGCGGTGAAATCTGGCAGGCTGCTCAGCGCCTTGCATTCTTCTAGATAGTTATAGAAGTGCTCAAGCGTGCGTTCATGTTCCCAACATGCCTGTTTTTCTATCCCCTCTATCCCTTCTTTGCGATACGCAAGTAGCGTTTGTATTGTGGGCACATCATATTCTTCTGCGAGCGTTGGGAGGCAATACTCAAGGGAACCAGAGCGCATCAGGTGAACGGCCATCAGTAGACAGCGATAGCAATGCAACAACTTCTTCACGTCGTTGAGCTGCATACGTTTCTGTTGATTAAATGCCATGCCCCGATAATGATCAGCGCAGCGCTTCGAAAAACAACCAACAGCCAATTTTTTGAGTTCCTGGTGCGCAGCTCCACTCACCAGTGGATCAGGTGTATAGAGGTCTTCGAGCGCGCTTCCGTTTCCTTTGATGAGTAAAAGCAGGTGTTTCTTCAGGTCGTGGGTCACCACTTCTAGATTCTCTTCTGGACGCTTTATCTCGATAGTATCGCCACCAGAAGGGAAGCCAAGTACATGCTCTAATGGAAGGCAATGCACGCCGTGAAAGTCTTGATCGGAAAACGATCCTTGCATGCCATAGAGGTGTGAACCGGAAAGCCCTAAGAATAAAATGGGGTATGGGTGGTCTAACTTCATAAAAGATCTCCTACAAAAAGTATTCAATATTACATTCACCTTGATGAAAGGTGAACTCCATCGGGCCAGCCTCATCATCCAGGGTCAGCTTGCTGCCCTCTTGGACGTAAGGGGCAAGAAGAATGAAAAAGAGCTCAAGAAATGCCCCGTTACCATTGTGGCCTTGCACCGTCAGTTTATTTTTATGGACGGCAAAGGTGAAGTCCCAGGCCGTGAAGAAGTCTTCAACAGTCCTGGCCTGAGACAGCGCAGTATTGGTGCGGTGAAACTGTGTAAAGAGTTTTTGCTCAATCGCGTCACGTTCGTCAAGATTGAGCAAAAAAGCATTGGTCGCAATGTTCATTAAAAGTATCTCTTTTCCAGGGTGAGATACGCCATCGTCACTTCGCCGTCACGAAATTCGATACGCATTGGCGTTTCGTCTTTTGCCCATACCAGTAAGAAACAGTTTTGCACATAAGGGGCAAGTACTTCGAAGAAGGTGCGCAGTCCACTGCCGTATTGGTCTTTTATTTCGGTGATATAGACGTTATTTTCAAGAATCACCGTCTTGATTCCGTAGAAAGTGAAAAAGTCAGCAATGGTATCCTTATGCTTTGGCTCATGCGAGAGTCTACGTGCGTAAGCTAAAAGTGCAAGATATAATTCTGGGAAACGCTCGTTACTGAGTACGAAAGTATTCTGTAGTAAAATCATAGATTTAATTCCTTTAGTTTTTCTTCAAACAGCGTGTTGCGCTCTGCCGTCAGTCCAATAACTTGATAGCCTCCAAGGTCTTCGTCAGGTTCCAAAAGTGCCACTGCGTTTCCGTAAGGTGGATCATCAGGCGTACACAACCGGTAATGATAGACGCCGTATTCAACACCATCAACGGTGACATCAATTGTGTCTTTCCCCCAGATACAGAGCTCCACCGTATGCTTTGGGTTGTCAAAGCGGAGTGTGCGTGCTGCGTCTTCTCGCAGGGCGTTAAGATGCTCTTCAACGTCTTCGAGATAAGGTTGTGGGTCAACAGGATAGCGCGCTAAGAGTGTTCTCGCCTGTTCTACTGAAGTACACCAGAAGAGGTTCGCCTCAGTGACCGTTCCGTTATCGCTCACACGGATTAAAACATTGCGTTCATCATCGCTATCTTCATCAACGACCACAAGCAACTGCTCGTCATCACGGCAGGCCAGTAAGCGTTCACGTGCATCGCTGTAGTTGCGCTCTGCCATCCAACCAAGTTTGCTTGCCTCTTGGAGTGTTCTCGGTGGTGTCGCATTCTTAATAGGATTGCGAAGCAAAAATGCGCGTGCTTCACGCTCCCAGTGAGCAGAAAATGTTTGTTGGCTCAGCCAGTGCACATAATTGCGTGGCACCGCGCTCAGCCCTTTGCCTTTGTGTTTTCCAAACGGAAGTAGTTCTTCCATACGACTCCTTTAGAGAAAAATGAGATCAGTCTCGGTCACGCTTTCTGATTGCATAACAGTTAAGCGAGCGAGATCAAACGCTGGGTCTTTATACCCATCAAACATCGCAAAACGGCGTACCACGCGGTTGTCGTACGCCATCTCTGGCACGAGCTCCAGGTACAGGATGCAATCGTCGTAGGCGTATGGTACCCACAGCCAGACGTAGCCGACGAGCTTGCCGTTGATGACGAGCGGATACTGTGTGTCTTCTTCGTACACCTTTGGACTAGTGGGGAGCGCATCGATTTTTCTAAAGTAGCGCTCTTCTTCAATGGTTAACCGCGCTACCACCTGACGACCTGTCCAGGCCCAAGGGAACGAACCGTCGCTGTTGCGTTTGTACTTTGCGGTGTTCTTCATGAGACGCGCACAAGAATTGGCGAACGTTTGGATAATTCTTTCGGAAACGGCGCTATCGGTTGTAAACATGCTAGACCTCCTGGTTGTACTGGTTGAAATAACCGTTAATTTTTTCGAGAGAAGAAAACCAGAGATATGCGGCGTTTTGGCCGTCGATCTGTGCTTTTCTACAGAAGGTTGGAGCGAGCGCTTTGACTACATCCACCTGAACGTTTAACTGCATCACACGGTACAGACGCTCTTGCTCGTGCCAGTAGTAGGCGCTTCCGTCTTCTTCCTGCCAGACCTGTATCTTAAACTGACGCATGATCAGGTGTGCGGTCGCGGTCATATCCTCTGGTGCTTGTGCGTTCTTTGGAAGTTTATTCATTGCTCTTTTTCTCCTTGAATGTTTTCGTTTATTTCTTATACAGGAAGTATAGCTGAAAGGCGCTTCTACGTCAAGTATTTTTACCATGTATTTTCAGAAAAAAGAGGTTGACAGCCAAAAAAGTCTCTGCTATACTAAGGACTCAAGACTGGTGGCTAAGGCTCTTGCGGGTTGCTTCCCAATAAGAGAGTTGAAGGTGCGAAGAGATAGAACGGTAGGGACTGTTTCTGCGGGGGTCGAAATGGAAACTATCAACGCGGAGCCACTCTCTTCCGTAGTAGGGCAGATGGTGTTTTTCTTGAAGACGGACAGCAGGCGTTGAGAGAGAAATATCTTTGTTCCCAGGCACCGACCTGGAAAACGGTAGAGCAAAAAGCTTGCTCGGCAGAAAAGAACCTATAAATTATAGGTTCTTTTCTTTTTTGCCAGCGTAGTACGCACCATCACGCAACATTGTGCGTACTACTTTTTGGCAGGCAGTGCATTGATGCTTGCGCACGAGTATCACATGTGGTGTTATGACACCGCTGGCATTTATGCTATTTTGATCCCACTGCTCTTCTGCAAGAAAAACAAATTCGTGCGGTCCTTTCCCTTTCTTGCAGAAATCTTTGGGATACTTTGCTGGGTGCCTTGGCAATTCTTCAGCCATCATGGAAACGAGTATATCATTTTTTGGGTGGCTTTGCTTTGGGAGCGGTTTTATCACGATTATCAATCGTGCCATATTTTTCTTTATTAGGGGCAAGACGCATATCGGGCGCGGTTGCCTTTTTGGGTTTTCCCATAATAATCCTCCTTATGCTTTCGCGCCAAGCGCATAAATGATAGCGGCAACGAGTGCGAGCACTGCGACGATACCATAGATGATTGCGTGCACGTATTGGCGTGCCATTCCGGCAGTGATCGCGATATCACCGCAGCGAACAGTAATAAAGACAAGCATGACAAAAAGTGGTTGTACGAGCATGATTAGTTTCCTGTAAACTCTGAAGGGACGACATTTTGTGTTGATTTGAGTAATTCTTCCAGGTAACTGAGCACTTCGGTTGAGGTGATCTTTTGCGTTGTCGGCTGATTCGCCTGTAATGCACTCAGTTCTTTGGAAAGTGCGGTTGCGTTGGCGATAGCTGCGTCACGCTGTTGTTGCAAAATAACCATTTGTTTGCTCGTATCAGTCAGTGTTTGCTGGAGTGTTGCTGCTTGCTTTTGAAAGTTGGCCGCTTCTTCGGCTTCCTTAAAGAGATTGTCAATATGCGTCATATAGCAGTTGCTTGCCCCTGGAGGACTATCAAGCAGGTGGGAAGGGTCATAACTGATTTCACCGCGTTCAAAACGCTGTCGCGTTGCAGTACGGCCCTGATGATCAACAACAGAATGTCCAACATTGTCGAGTGCTTTCTCTTCGTTGCTTATTGGCAGGCCAAGGAGCGTAATGCCGTTGAGGCCAATATTGCCGACGTTTTGATAAAAGGCGAGAATATCGCCTCCAAGAAAGCAGCCATTCTTTTTGCATTGCCAGCGATTTGTGCCAACCAACTTAAAATAATTGGCAACAACAGGATTTCCGATATCAAGCATGGTATTTGCTCCTAAGAAGGTGAAGAGGCCGTCCCACGGGTACGTACCTGGGCAGTCGCGTCTGCTGACAGGATCGATAGAAAAGTGGCCGGTGATACCGCCTGTGGCGTCGGCTTTACGCGTCGGAATATTCCAGCGCTGACAAATATGTTTAATGAGTGTAAAACTTGCCTGCTGCTGTTGTGGGGTGAGTGCGAGGCCATTGGTGACGTTATTGACGTGTTCAATAGAGATAGTAACTAAGTTAGGATTGATTGACCACCAGGAATCCGCGCCTGCGGTAATCACCCCGTTTGCCCATGCCGCGTCATGTTCGCTGACGCATTGCACAATAATTCCATCACGTCCAACGACGTAGTGAGCTGAGACTTGCGATGCAGGGTTGGCAAAATAGTTGGCAATATTTTGTGCGGTTGGATCGCCTTGTGATCCGGTACCATGCAAAATAAGATGTGTAGGGCTGTGCCCATAGCGATTCGTCCACATATTTGCTGTTGGTATCCAGAGCGCTCCTGGTTCGTCCATGATCATTCTCCCAAAACAAAAAAAGAGTAGAGAAACAAAAAGTAAATTTGTTTCTCTACTCTGAATATTTTTTATTTTTTAGCGCGTTGTAATTTTAGTGTGATAGAGTACATGCTGCTGATAGTGACGACGTAAGAAAGAAAGTACAAGTGAACACAAAACATAGAGCATGATAACGGTCACGGTAACTCCTCGCACTGAGTTCTGTCCCTAGTATACCAGTTTCCTGTGCCTCCTGCAAAGAGGGGGGTTACTTATATGTCACGTCGTGGCGCATTGAACTGGTGTACTGCGCACACAGCGTATCCTTTTTCTCGTCTAACTCACGAAGTGCCTTTTCGCAGCGCTCTATTTCTTCGTTGTACAGTTTCAGCGTAAAATCTGTAAGCTCTTGAGAGGTGACGACCTTTGGTAACGCTTCTTTGAATTGCTGGATCGTGGCTATTCTTCTCTTAATTTCTTGTCCTTTGCTGTCTAGCGCGCTGAGGAGCAATTCAAACATTTCGTTATCAACCACTATTGATCTACCTTCCTGCATAGCCTTTTTCCCTTCGTTGCATATTGATCAACTCTTCGACGGACTCCAGGTGTTCCGTACGTTTCTTTAGGTGCTCTATTTCGTGAAGGATAGCGCGCATCACACTATCATGACCGCTGCCTTTCAAAGGCGTGTCGTCTTGGAGTGTCTGATAGGCACTTTGGAGCGCTTCGCTTTCGCTATAGAGCTGTGCGCGCATGCTTCCAAGCGCTACGAGCAGATCTCGTGTGGTCTCGTCGTCTTCAACATAAAACGTGTATTCGTATTGCATTGGTGTATCTTTTCTCACCTTCGGGGTGTAGCGAAAGTAAAACCTTGGATAATAATCATCATCATAGTTGGTGCCAAACTCCAGCCAGATATGTTTATCGTAGGTATCAATGAGTTCATAGCCGTCTCCAAAAGAACCGACAACGCGAACGTTCGCAAAGGCAAAACCGGAGAAAATGAGGCCGCTTGCATCGTGGCTCGAAACAGTCTCCAGATACGAACGGTAGCCATCGGAGGGGTCTTCTACTACTTCCCAGACACTCTGTCCCAATTTAAAACATTGGTTATCTATCCCATAAAAGGGATAGCTTTTTCCAACTATCTCATTAAATTCCATGACCTCTTCCTCCTTTATTTTTTAAGCAGCTTGTTCGCAAACGAACAATGTAGCAAACTTGCGATCTTCTCTGGCGTCAAGGCAGCGACACGACTTGCAGCCGGTGGTGCGCCTGGGCGATGAATTTTCCAGTGCACTTCGACAATGCGTCCATCAGAAAGTACATAATGATAAACCTCTTCTGGATGCTTTGGAGGCGTCACTTGGTACAGCTCGTCTTTAAACTCAAAGATAATTTTATCTTGCACAATCTCTCGTGCCAGGATGCCATCGCCAAAGACGGCTGCAAGTGTTTGCCAATCAAGCCCCTGCGCTTCTAAAAGCTCAGAAACAATAGGTGGGTGGGTTTCAATCCAACTTACTCCAAAGATGCGATAGTCTGGGAAGATAATATACGGTGTTCCTACGGTATCCAGTTCGTAGGTTTTCCCACCATATTCAAATGTAGTCATACGGTTCCCCTTTCTTGTACTAATCCAGGGAAGTATAGACAGTTCTCTTGTGAAAGTCAAGAAAATATTCTTTGTATTTTCAGAAAAATAAAAAAGAGCTTCAAAAGAAGCTCTCATCCAAGGGACTCTTCTTTCTTTTTGACGTTTTCTTTGAGGAGTCCATGCTTGTTACAAAGGTATTTCACCACTGTGTAATAGCGGTTGCTAATACCAAGTTCTTTGCAGACCTCGCCGCGCTTCACTAAGCCTTCCTGGCACACTTCAAGAATGCGGTCTACGATGTACTGCTCAACGTCACCGTAACCTGGAATATCAATTATTGCGGTGAGCGGATCAGTATTTGGTGAAAATTGCCGCATGCCCTGATAACTATGTGTGCGCACCAGTGTATAGATATGATCAGCGCTGGTATATGGGATAGCGACAATCATGGCTTTTTCCATTGTGGCCGCGTCCAGAATACACTTTCCGATAGCCATACGTAAGCGTGGTAGCAGTGTCTTAATCGAAAGCTTTGTGAAGCCGCTCATACGGGCGTGATCATCGCTACAGAAGAACGCATAGTGACTGGCGATATTGTCGCGTGCGAGCGTGGGTAGCACTGTTGCAGGCATACTCTGACCTGAGACTAGACAATACATGCGGAACTTTCTTCCCTCTAAGATGACACGCTGGATGGCGTCAATCGCGCTTTCAAACTTTTCGCCGCGTTTCTTTTTCATATGCTCGTAGAGACTTATGAGTGGAAGTTCATCAACGACTAGCCAGAGCGGATCGTCTAGACATACGCCACCATTCTCATCGTAGCGTTTGACGCGTGCATCAAGTTCCTGGTGAACTGTGGAAACATGCGAAAGAATAGTTTTGCAATCATGTGCATAGGGAAAGATAGTCTTTAGCTTTGAGAGCGTCGCATGCGGGTCAAAGATCATCACGTCCGAATTCTTCAAAATCATTTGTGCGATAAAGAAGTACAGCAGAGTGGTTTTCCCGCGCTTTGGCTTGCCGATCACGGCAGTAGACATGACGCCATCATCCATATTTTCTTTGATTGGTACCGAGCGTGTTTGTGCGAAAGCTCCAACACCTATTTCCTCCAGTGCATAGCCCAGGATGAAATTTTCGTCATCCATATCAGGGATACAATGTGGGAAGGTTGGTGCTTCCGGCAGAGTCGTAGTAGCCGTTTCTACAGGGCGTTTTGGTGGCTCTTCCCGAAATACCCCTTCATAGATTTGCTCTTCTTCGCGCACTGTTGTTTGCGGCTCTCGTAAGAGCGGAAGCGCGCCTCCTCTGATACTGATGTTCTCTCTCCACTGTGCCCAATAGAGACGCCCCGCGCAAAAGATAAAGATACAACTGCCAAGAACGCCCCAAAACATGTTGGCGCTGATCACATTTAAAAAGAAGCAGAGAAAGGCACCAACGGTGCCTGCCCCTGCTACAACTAAGCTTCTATTCATCCGATCCCCCTACAGACTATTTGCGGCTTCTTCCTCTTTTTTCAGTTCGCCAGATTTCAATTCACCGGACTTGCGTTTTGATCCTGGCTTTGGGCCACGTTTCGCTCCACGCTTGTCTCTTTCAAACTGAAAGGAGGTTACTTTGACTTCATCGGTGTCTTTTTCAGACTCCTCTACCCTATTGGGCTCAAGAAGCATGAGTGCTTTTTCTTTCCAGCGGCGCGCACTGATGATGTCCACCTGGAGATGATCAGCAATCATTTGATCGGTGACGAGCATATTGCCGTCCATGAACTTTAAGGTCTGATCAAGCTTACTCTCTTCGCGTGGTTCTTCGTCTTCTTCGATTGGCGACTCTTCGGAAGGCTCTTCTTCAGCAGGTTGTTCAGTCTCTTCTTGTGATGCTTCTTCCTGTTTGGTCTTGCCACCAACGGCATTACCGAAGACATCTTTACCGGCATCAACGGCCTCATTCGTTTTATCTCTGAGTGTGGCGATAAATCCTGGCCCCTTTGCGTCATCTCTGAGCTCTTTGAGTCTCTTTTGCTTTACAGCAGTCTCTTCAAAGTACTTAATTTGCTGATCAAGCTCTGCGGCTGTTGGAGGCTTGGAGCCAAAGAATTCCGCGATGATTGAATACACAAGCGAGAAGAGCGTAAAACCAGAAGCAAAAATGGGATTGATTTTGAGCAACGAAAGATTAACTTTCATCTGCGCAACGTAGTGTAAAACGTTACTACGGTCGTAGACCGGCTGCATCGCTCCTGTCGGCTGCATAATCAGTTCCATGTTTTGAAAATGCGTCGCGTATTCCCAGTTGATAAAGGTGCTGTACCCTGCAAGTGCTAAGACGAACACCCAAACAATCAAAAATACCCAGATTGGCATTGATTTTCGAAAAAACATGATTGCGGTCGTGGTCACAAGCGCGGTGATATCGATTGCTCCTGCAATCGCATACGAGCCAACAATGTTGCCTCCACCGGCTTCAAAATCGTTGTAGAAGGTCGCGATATGGTGGATTGATGCCCACATGAACGCAACATAGCAGCCAATAAAAATTATTCTGACTAGTACTGTCATAATGGCCGCGCCCCGTGTCTTAACCATAAAGGTATCTCTCTTTCCTTTTTCTTAAAATTTTCTCTGTATTTTCAGAAGATTATTGTTAGTATACCATACTCGTCCAATGCGCGCTAGCCTTGCGTGCGTTTTGCGTGCCTGCTTCGTTATAGAGATAATACCTTGAAAGGATAGTCAATTCTCTATGATTCTTACCACGTATGAGCAGGAAGTACTGCGCACCTGTAGCGTTTCGAGTAAGCGCGATCACTTTTTGATGGCATCGCTTGGTCTCTCTGGAGAGGTCGGTGAAATAACAGATTTGCTCAAAAAACATTTGTTTCATTCGCATGAACTTGATCGCGAAAAAGTTATTTTGGAGTTGGGCGATGTGCTGTGGTATCTCACAGAACTTGCGCATGCCCTGGAGACGACACTTGATGCGGTGCTTGAAAAGAACGTTGAAAAGTTGCGTCTGCGGTATCCTGATGGCTTTTCTGTTGAACGTTCGCATCATCATGGCTAAGTGCTGTATTGCAGGATGTTCAAAAGATATGTTCAAGAAGAAAGTCTTTCCACTAGATGAGCAACGTGTCCTGGTCTGGGATTTTTGTCTTGGACACTATTTGGCACTACGGCATGTCTCTATTTGGAAAATACTGAGCTATCTGCCAGGATCGCGCTGTCCAGAACTCAATTGATACAGGGTGTGAGTGATTTTTTCACTCACACTCTCCCCTTTTGTAAAACGCATAAGGAGTGCGATGATATCAACGGATTTAAAAGTCGTGATACGAAGCCCAACTCTCCAACTCATCTCGGTAGATTTTGTACGGTTTTCCGCCAGCCTTCGTGATATCTACGACGTAGGTACGCCGGTCTCCCAGCGGCGCACTAAATTCCTCCATCTCTGCACTTTCACAGATTTTTTGTCCTTCAGGATACGGAGAAGTTGCGTAGAGTTTTTCTATACGTATCCCCTCTTTCCCCATCTTAATAATCTCTTGGACGGTTCCACGTAGCAGCCGACGCGAAAAGCGGAGTTGCTCACTCTTTCCATACTTCCTGGTGGCTCCAATGCTTTTAACTAAGCATTCATAGGAATGCCCAGGCTCAAAGGGGAGTAAATCCGCAGCAGTCAGATCCCAGCCGCGTATCTCTCCACGCATGAACGCTTCAAGGCGTTCGGGTCTCAGGGCTTGAACAATAATAAACGCCACAATCTCTTCGTTTTGCTTGACCAGATAGTTGCCTCTGGGAGACGCTTCAATCATCGGTCTACGTATAGCAGCCGAAGAGGTGTGCCCAAAGAGCTCGTGGGCCACGGCATAGACACCATCCATATCCTCTGGTGTTGCCTGCACAAACGTCAGAACTTCTTCCTCCGTTGCCTCCTCAATAGCAGCGCGAAATTGCTGCAACTCCAGAGCCGTTGCTTCAACGCTTTCACGATCATAGACGCTTTGTTTGCTTTTGGGCTTTGGAATCGCTTTAATAGAGCCATTGGCAACCAATCGATAAAATTTGCTGCGGTCTACCTGAAGACGCGCAATGGCTTCCTTTGCCGTATACACTTTTTTCTTTCGCATTGTTTTCCTCGCAGATAATGGGATTTTCTTTTTCATCTTACCATGTGTTGAAACAGACAGCAACATTACAACTGTTCGCACTATTGTAGCTCGAACAGTTTTTCCAATTTGACGCCTGCTTGTTGACAAGTTTCCCTTTTTTCGTTTATAATTTGAGCATAAACTGTTCCAACTATTCGGAATATCTCCATTGTACCATAGCATGAAGAGAAAAGGAAATAGAATGAAGCCACAAAAGGATGTTTTGTGCTGCACACGACGGAACTGCCTTCCAAAGGAACCGTGTCGCTACTGGCACGATGCTCTCTATACCAAAGAGCAACGCGGCGAAGAGATGGTGGTCACTAATCACCGTAAGACCGCAACGATCCGCAAGGTCAATGATCGCTATATTCTCGAAGCGAAACGCCTGCTGCCTATTTCTGTTAAAAATCGTAGTGCGCTCCATCATGTAATGAATGAGTTCGATATCTCTTTAGTAGGATGGTAATTATGCACCCAGAAACTTTTTGTTTAAAGACGCGTTGCAATTGTCATGAGCACCATACGAATATCATTGAACTTTGGACATACTATTGGGAGGGGCTGATCACATTTGAAAACATGCTCTCCATTTTTCGTGGCCTGACACTTTACGGCTGGTAAACTTCTCCTTTTCCTACACACATAAAAAAGAGAAAGAACAAAAAAAAACTGTTCTTTCTCTTTTTTATTTTCCTTGTTTGTGATCGCGTAAAAATGTCCAGGTGAGCAGCGTCTCAGTTGTTGTGTGCTGTTGGATGATCAGGCAGTTGCCGGTTTCCAAGAAACAAAAGCTGGCATCAGGGTAGGTGATAAACAGTTCATAGTGTGGCGTTTCTATAGTGCAGCCTCCACTGTGCTGATCGCTTTCTTGTTCTATTACCTGTGCGCTCCATATTTCGCGATGACAATCGCTCCACTCATAGCCACCTCTATTTGAGAGCGCATGCCGGTGCAGTGTCCAGAGATAGCCATCAAGAAGCGCACGCAGCTTTTTATAGAATTGATCTTTGTTCTTATAGGTCAGTGGTTCAAACACGTGTTAACTCCTCTTCAAAGTAATTGCTAGAGCTTCCATCGGGCTCTTCGTAGGTATAGACGGGAACGGCGCGCACATCGTCTGCAATAGTCATATTTTCTGGCGTTACGAGAAAGCAGGCACCTTCATGTAACCCTTCGAGAATACGGACGTACATGCCTGGGCCATAGGCAAAGCGCTCATGTGCCAGAACGTGATCTTTGAGCACGCTGTCTGTCCAATTGTGGTAGAGGCCGTGCACCAGCATGCGCACCGATTTGCTGTAAGAGATTGACACCCCAACTGTTCGGTAGTAGTTATCCAGCGCAAGGAGCCGCGCAATCTCTTCTTCGTTATAATCGCTTTGGCGTTTCGCAAGATACACCGGCTCCGCAAAGCAACCATCAAAGAGACGGTGGCACGCAGGACAGACGCCTTGTCCGTGGTCAAGTAAAGTGCGCAGAGGATGATAGGTAAAGCCAACATAAAGAAGTTGATCACCGCGCCACTGGCAGGAACAACGATAAAAGCTTGGGTTTGGGTCAAGAATAGAGGCCAGCGCCTCTGTATACTCATTCATAGGGGGGTCTCCTTTGTACAAAAGAGCTGGCAGGATTTTTCTCCTGCCAGCCAATTACGATTGCTGTTGGTAGCCTTTGAGGATACCTTCGCGCAGCGCCGCTCTATCCTGGGCTTCTCGAAAGATAGTTTTGACGATGCGTTGAGTAATGGCGTCCTGGGCTTCCTCTGTAAAGAGGGGGTTGACGACGCGAATACTCATGCCGATAAGTGTTGCGCATTCTTGTAAGAATTGCTGATCCATAGGTCTATTCCTTGATAACTAAAAGTGAGCACAAAAGTGCTGCAATAAAAAGAAAGGCAAGCATACGTTTGGTAATGCGACCACGTTCGCGGGTATCAATACCAATAGAGATGCCAGCGCTGCTACAGGCGCTCACAAATCCTAAAAAAAGAAGCAGTCTGGTTCCGCTCACGAGAGGTTCTCCTTTGTTTTCTCTCATTATGCGTTGTAGCGCATCTTTTCTCAAGCATGTCTAACTATAGGAGAAAAATGGGCACGTGTCAAGACTATTTTCTCTGTATTTTCAGAAGCAGGAGAATTCCACAGGTTTTTTCTGAATTTGGCCTGAAAAAGTATTGCAATAACGGATGGTGTCTGCTATAGTGAGGATAGAGCGCACTTCAATGATCTTTGCAAAAGCTGCGTACGAGCCAAACTGATAGTCGTTTCACTGACGGGTTGTGAGCAAGGTACTACGTTTTTTCAAATACCGGATGCGATCCCTGATGAGGTGATTATTCAAATTGAATGCGAGAGTCAGTCAATCAGTTTTTCAATTTAGAAGTATGAGTCAGAAGAGATTGTTTTTTCAACGTACGCGTACGAAACGAATTCTGCGTCTCTTCGCTTACCAAGCTTGAACCAATTCTTACGTTTTTCAAAAGTTTCGTGTGAATCAGGAGCATTGTTATCTCAACAAGCTTGTTTGAACCAGAAAGGAACACCAGAGAGTGCCCAGAAGTACCATTTCAAAGAAGTTTAATGATGAGCTCATTGTCGAACTTGGTGAGCCGGAAACGTCCCGCATTACTGAGTTGCGCCTCACCAAAGATTTACAAAAGGCAGCAGCTCTTCTTGGCCGTGAAGAAGCTCGTTATTACGTTGATATGTACTATAACTTCCAACAATTGCGGATGGGCGCAGGATCACAGATCCGTCAGATGCAGTTGATTGGCGAACCATCCATGATGCTTCAGTGGACGTTTACGCTCTATGAGCAGATTGAGAATGATATCAAGAGTGCACTAAGTATCTATGCTAAGGGGAACATTGTAGGTCGCTGGGCCATGAGCAATCCTGGCATTGGGCCGGTTATTGCCGCAGGATTACTTGCCCATATTGACATTACCCGCTCGACCTACGCCGGTAACCTCTGGAGCTTTGCAGGACTTAATCCAAAGGTGAAGTGGGAGAAGGGGCAAAAGCGCCCCTGGAATGCAGCACTCAAAGTGCTCAGTTGGAAGATAGGGCAAAGCATGGTGAAAGTATCGAATAACCCCAATAGTGTCTATGGCCCTCTGTATAAGCAGCGCAAAGTCTATGAGCAAGAGAAGAACGAGAACATGGAGTTTGCTGAGCAGGCAAAAATGATTCTGGCGACCAAGAAAATCGGCAAAGAGACCGAAGCCTACAAATGGTACGCGATGGGTAAGTTGCCCCCTGCGCACATCCAGGCGCGTGCCGAGCGCTGGACAACGAAGATCTTTTTGAGCCACTACCATGCGGTTGCCTATGAGATTGAATATAAAAAGCCCAGTCCAGAGCCCTACGCCCTGGCGTATCTTGGGCATCAGGATATGATCCCAGTTCCCAATTGGCCTCTGATTGAGGAGTAAGTACTATGATGCGCACATCTTTTTCTGGTGTGCGCCCCGTGTGAATCAAATCAGGAACGCTTCAAACCGCTTGTATGAAGAGATATGTAAGATGTTTGAGTAAAAAATCTTGGTTCTTTCGAAATGACCGTACGAACGAGTCTTTGCGCTTTTCAAGCAAGGCGTGTGAACAAGAATGACAGTTTTTCAAGGTAGAAGTATGAGTCAGGTGTGTTCGTTTTTTCAGGAAAGGGATGCGAGTCTAATTTACAGCGTGTTCAAAAAAAAAGTGTATGAGTAAGACAGGTCTGATCATTCAAGAAAGGTGTACGAACCGCCCATGAGGTGTTTCAAGTGGTGCGTGTGAACTATTCCTAGCGTGTTTTTAAAATAGCCGTGTGAACCGAATAAGTTGTTTTCCCAATGAAAGGGTATGAATCGCTCCTGGCGTAGAGCAAAATTACTGTATGAACGATACATCAAGTTGTTTCAAAAAAGTCGCGTGAGCACACACGCTTTGGTTGAGGCAATACATGAGAGCGAATTTTTGGATATGGAGAGGGGTCAAGATAGAGGAATGAGTTATCTTTCACCTGCGCTTTCAGAGAAAGGGTACGAATCAGTTTAATCGTCTTTTCATTTCATGAGCATGAGCGAACTTTTGTGTAGCGTCAAAATTCTGGTGCGAATTCAATTGCAAAGTTTTTCATACAAGTGGTATGAGTCATTCCACCTGGAGGTTCAATTTAACTGTACGAGTCGTTTGGAATGCGGTTTCAAGAACGCTGTACGAGTCAAATCACCGGTTTTTCTATGCGGGATGGTGCGAGTCAATTAATATGTTTATCGTAAACGATGTGTATGAACGGAAGGCAACGATTTTTTCAGGATATAGGTTTGAAGCAAGTTCCATGTTTTTCGAAGTAACCGTTTGAGCCATTAAGAGCGTCTCGGCCAGCGAAAAGGTATGAGCAGCAGGGGCAACGAGTGATCAGGACATAGGTGCGAAACACTACATTGATTGTAGCAAAATACCGGTTTGAATCAATTCGCGGATGCAATCATTCTAATGGAGTGAGCAAACTATCAAAGTGGTTTCAATTAGTAGGTGCGATTCTTGTCCTGGGTCGTTTCTCAAGACACGTGAGAGCCAAGGAAAGTGGAGATCAATTTGTGGAGGCGAACCAATACGACAGTGTTTCATGGTTTACGTCTGAGCAGATATAAGGGATTTCTCATATCATATATACGAAACAAGAAGCCAGTTTTCACGATTGACGTTTGAGTAAGAATTATTGTTTCTTCATAATGTACGTACGATTCATCTATCTAGTGTGTCAAAATTCAAGTAAGAGTCAGCAAGCCAGTTTTCACGGTTAACGTTTGAGTAAGGTGAAAGTTTTTTTCATAGCACAGGTACGAAACGAGAAGCCAGTCTCTCCATAATTGACGTTTGAACGCCATTCAGCAGTAATGCAGATGTGAGCCATGCTCCAGATACTTTTCATAAAGGGAGAGCGAGTCAATTGTATGTCGCTGCAATACATTGTTGTGAATGAATGTAAGACGTACCTTCAAAGCGAGCGTATGAGTAAAAGGTTCAGTTGTCTCAAACTATGAGTACGAATGGATGGAATACGTGGCGCACCAAATTAAGCGTATGAGCAAAACGGTAAGGTTACTTCAGGATGAGTGAGCGAGTTCGAATAAGGGTAAGACTCAGTTTGTAGGTACGATCCAGGTTCCATGTAGACGCAAATAAGGGAGAGAGCCACTAAAAAGGTATGATCATCTAAGGGGAACGATCCATGTTAGCTGTCCGGTCACTGATCTGGTGTGAATAAACGCGGCTTGTTTTGAACAAATAGAAGGTATGAACTATTAGCGATGTATACTTCTTAGAAGGAGATTGAGTTCTTTACGATGTGCTTTCAGATTATTGGTACGAATTATTGGCGAAGTCTTTTCATAAAAGCCGAATGAGCAAGCAATGCTGTTTTTCAAATTGCTGGTGTGAGCAGATAGCTTTAGTTTTTCATAATCGGCGTGTGAGTCTTATAATGAGTCTGTTTGTACATGGTGCACGAGCCAACCATTCTGTAGAACAAAAAGGTGACGCGAATCATTTCTAAGGCGAGTTCAAGTATAATGTGTGAGTCGCAATGAGAAGTGCAGACAAATTGCATGTACGAATTGCAAAAGGTGTATACACAAGAGAATCGTGTGAGTCAGGAATTGTGTTTTTTCAAGTTGTAGCTACGAGTTATGATAAAAGTGTCTTTCAACTAAGCAGTGCGAACACAGGATAATTGTAGTGTAAGAAACTGGTGTGATCCTTGATAGTAGTCTTTTTATTCAACTAGCGAGAAGCAAGAAAAGCCGTCTCCATCAATAAAGAAGTTTGAACGAAGCATGATGTTTCTTTCATGTAGGTAAGTGAATCAGTCGCTATGTGTTTCAAAATAAATGTATGAGTCCAGCGAGCTGTCGTATCAGATGTTGTCTACGAAACAACAATTATGTTATTACAAAATCCTTGTTTGAACCGAAAGGAGTTCGTATGGTTGCATCCTATGCTCCAGAGCAACTGGAGAAAAGTGCGAGAAATTTACTGGCGTGCGCCAAGTGGATGCTTGCCGAAAAGCAGGCGCGGCTGAAGGAAAACCGTCCGGCCATGAAAGAGGCGGAAATTGACAAGAATACCCGCGAGCTTTTTGGCACCAATTGGGGCTCTGCCTATAATGCGCTCAAGATCTTAGAGAAACTTGGCGAAGAGTACATTGAAAAGGCCATCAAGCGGGGCATTGCTTTCAGTGCGTTGTATGCCTTTACTCATGAGGATGATCCGCAGTATGCTTATGACCTTGTGACAGAAGCTCTTGCTCGCGAAGAGATTGTCGGTCGCCCAAGTCACGATAAGCTTTTTGATTATCTCAAAAAGCTTCCTAAAGAAATGAAAGCGCGGCCACCGGTAGAAGAGCGGGAGCCAGAAAATACACAGACAGAGGAAACCGAAAGCGCAGATCTTTCCGCACTCGATAGTCTCTTGAGCCCCTATCAGACGCGTCAAAAGCCCTACGTAAAGCCACAACACGGTCTGGTCATCATGAAGACACCAGCGCACCTGCCTATTTCTCGTGGACGGCGCGCCGTCATTGATAGCCGCAATGAGCTGACCGAAGAGTCGCTTGCCCATATGAAGATCTACCTTGTGGCGCAAGCCAGCAACGGGAGAGTCTACGTTTCACGGCACTGGTCCTGGCTTACGATGGAACATTTTGCGCGTGAGAATAAGAAGAACGTCAACAAAGAAGAGTATATCAATAAGCGCTGCAAAGAGATGCGCGCTGCCCTTGAAGTCGATTTTAAAAAGCGAGGACTCTATCTGGTCTTTTCCGAAGAAGTACTTTCTGCGGCCCGTGACCACATCGTCCAGTTCCTCCGCAAAAAACATTATATGGTAGGAGAGTACAAAGAATGAAAGATGAACTAAAAATAGAGACCTGGAGTATGGAAGATTTAAGTGCCCAGGTGACAATTTCGCCAGAGCTCTTTTCTGAAGAGATTGATGTCATCCAGGTGAAACGTGGCGAGAAAAGCGTCCTCGCCATTGTTCCTTGGGAGCTTTTTATGGAGATGTTGAGAAAACTGACGCTAGAAAAAATGGAGGAGTAGCGTAATGCTACTCCCTCAGCTATACCGCAAAAAACAATACAATAAAAAGTACCATGACCAGGATCGCAAGGGGATCTGGCAGGTGTAATTTGGCGTTCCAGAATAAAATCCCAGGAACAGAAGTCCAGCGGCCCCGATTGGGTGCAAACGCCATGAACAAGCATAAAATGACGCCAATAACTGCGAGTGTCTTCATTGTTTTCCTTTCTTTAAATGTGGCAATCCACGCCAACCAGAAGGCAATTTTGATTAGCTTGAAAGAGGGCTTTGATTTCTTGCTGCCATGCGTACCTATCCTTCTCATTGGTGGTCATACCCCACCAACCAGCCTCAGCGCGCTGGTGCCACGTACCATTAGGGGTGACAACCGCAAAACATTGGAAGTCTCCCTGAACTTCTGAGACGGGAAATGCGTTCCGTAGTTTCCCGTCATCGTTGATCTCAAATTCGATCATACTCCAATAATCCCACTGAGACTGTGGGTTGTAGGTACTCAGCTCGAAGAGTCCCAGGCCGTCCACGCCACCATCATTATTGCTCCACTCTTCCATATGCAGAGCAAGTTCGTCTAGAGCGTGCGTCTTATAATGATCTGCCATACGGTCAACATCTTCTTGGGTTTTATACTTTTTGTACGGCTCAACATCCATGTTTTCGTTGTAGGGAGCCAGCAACGCGGATACGGCTGCTTGTACATCGGTAGAATCCTGCGGCACCAGGACAACGGTAAAAAAGTGGGTCATTCGCTCTCTCCTTCGGATGGTTCTTCTTCGGCTGCTTCTTGTTCTTCTTCGTCCATATAGAGCGCAACCGGTGCATACGTACGAAATCTTTCTAAAAGGGCTTGATCAAGATATCTTTCCAATTGCTCAACAACGAACTTACTCTTTGAATAATGCCAGAACGGGTAATACTCTTTGAAAGGATGCCCGTCTTTGAGCATATCCGCATGCACGACATTTTGTATTGTCCAGAAGAAATCGCCATCGCCCTCATGGGCACACTGCTTGAGTGTTTTGCCGTCAATTTGCGCAAACATGTAATCGGCAAGCGGGGTGATCATAGCATCTAAAACGCGCTGGCGTGCTTCGAGTACAGCGCGCTGACTGAGTACTGCCTCTGCTAGTTCCAATGCCTCTTTGGGCGTCCAGTATTGATTGCCATCGCGTACTGTAAAAGGGATATCTTCAAAGCAATAATCGATGGCCTGTTGCGTGATCAGGCCGTTCTCGTTCAGAAGAACGGCCCTGTCATGTGTTAACTTGATTACGTCAACGTTTTGACGCTTGTGATGTTTCATTATTCCTCCTCGGTGGCTGCTTCTTCCTCATCGCCTGTGATATACATCGTTTCATTTTGATGCAGACGCATGTAGAGAAGTTCATAGAACAAATCCTCTAGTTGATCTTTGGTAAAGCACGTTGCCATCTTTGCTTTCCAGTACGGTTGAAAGAATGCATGCTCCCAGAACTTTTCTTTGAGGAGTACGTGGTGCGCTTCGTAGGCAAGCGCACCCCAATCGTAATGGAGCTTCTCAATTGTTTCTGTTCCAAGCAGTTCGATGACTTTCTCAACGACAGGGACAAGGAGTGCCTCAAGCGCTGTTTGCTGTGCTTGCAACTGTTCTTTGCGCGCCATCACCGCTTCTGCAAACTGGATGCACTCATTTGGCATCCAGTATTGGAGCGGCTCGTATTCAAGCGCATGCGGCTCACAGTTATCCTCTTTTTGAAAAAGAAGCGCGCCATATTCATTGAAGAATATGCCACGCCTTCCTATGTGCATCAGGATATCAAGATCCTCTTTCTCGTGATGTTTCATTTTTTTCCTTTTTGTTGTGCTTCAACCAGGGCGACCATGCGCTCTAGCTGAAGATAGCCATCCTGGCCGTAGTCATAGTCGTGGCAATGATCATCCTCTTCGGTGTGATCGCGCTCTTTGAACCAATCTTCAAGTTTTCCCTCAACAGAGACGGTTCTATCAAACGTCTGCTTTGCAGCCCACTCCAAGAGTTCTTCTTTGGTCACCTCTACGGTGATGTAGCTGGAACATTGTTCGGCCTCGCAACCGGTTGAAATTTCAAACTCAAAGGGACCATCGTCTTCATCTGCCACCGCGTCTTCGTGTACAACAGGTGCTTCTTGTTGCTGTGCATTGAGAAGGACGGCAAGAACTTCATTCATCGCTATACGTTCGTCATCGCTAAAACTGTAGGTATAGGTTTCAACATCAAGCATGTCTTCGTGCTCATGCACGCGGGTAAAGTAGGCGCAAAATTCGTGTGCGATCTGATCTGCGCTTTGCACTGGATGTTCTTTTACCCAATCCAACAAATCCGTCTTAGTAAGGCTGGCGTGCACAAGGCGATGATCTTTTTGCTCCCAACTGTAGTTGCTATGAAACTTTCCATTGGCATGAAAGTACACGTCGTACGTGTAGTTGAGATCATAATTAGGTACAACAAAATCAGGATCAAGCGC